ATACAAAAAAAACCCATTAGGATTATCTCATGCTGATCTTTACATATTTAATGTGATAGATATTAGAACTGGTCAGAAGTTATGTTTGGATAAATCTTTGATTGTAGCCTCTCAACTTGGCTTGAATTTTGTTCCTATAGTTGACAAAGGCTCAAGTTTCGGATATACTAAGACCGATCTACTAGAGATGGCGAAGGGCAAATATAGCGACCACTTCAACTCTGCTAAACCAAGTCAAGACCGTGAAGGAATAGTAATTCGGAGCTTTTGTGGAGAAGTTAGTTTTAAAGCTATCAATAATGACTTTTTGTTGAAAGAATAAAATGGAAGAAAAGGCACTAGGCAAAATTGAGAAGGTTAGTTTTGGATATGGTGGATACCAAGATATGCAATTCGGACTTACTGTAACATTAAGTTTTAGTGGGATGGGTTGTATTGATTTTATTGAGGGTGGATGGAGCGAAGATGTTAAGGTAGATAAATATACTAAATGGACAGAAGAAGATCGGTCTAATCAAAGAGTAGAGATGGTCAAAAAAATCAACCAGTTGCTCAAAGACGCTAAAGTCTCTACCATAGATCAACTCAAAAACAAACCAATCGAAGTTATTAACGAAGGACTCAAACTTAAAAGCTGGAGAATTCTGACGGAAGTATTATGACTAATCAAGAATTTTTAGAAAAACTACGAACTTTAGTAGTAGATTATGATAGAGATCATAGAGAATATCCAGAAAGTGAATTTGAAGGACTTGCATTTTATTGTCACGCTTTGTATGCTTTAGGAATCGAAGACGATTCTAGTAATATTGAAGATCAATATCCAGAAATTTATAAGAGAAAACTTCATTATTATGAGTGATACTGATAAGTGTGTTAATCCCGATGCCCCTACTGAAAAATGTGTATTCTGTGGAGAAACTATCTATACTTGTGAAAGAGAAACTAGTGTGAATAATAGTTATCTTTGTCCCATCAAGAGTCATAATAACGGAATTGAATCTGCTGGAGGATTGTGGATTTGTGAAAATTGTCAAGAAAACTATCTTCCTGAAGATAACAGAAAGTGGTATGATAATATTGAAGTAAAATGGTTTCATCCGTTTAATTTCTTGTTTTATCAACGTCCTAAATTAGATTCTGAATGGCATCCAAGTGATGATCTTTACCAGTACGGTTTTAGTCTCGACTTGACCACAGAATTTTATTACTATACATATGACTGGGGTTATGGTTTTAACTTTCGCTTATTAGGGTTTGGGTTTGAAATAGTGAAAGTAGGGAAATAATGACTAAATCGCAAAAACAAAAATTAATACTAGTTTATAGCATTGCTGCTATTTTTCTAGCTTGCTGTTTTTATCAAGAGCAACTGGTATCTTTATTGAGTGCTGGATTTATTTTAGGCTTTATGGCTAACGAAACTTTTTTTACAGAAAGCAAATATGATTAGAAATAGTGATTATGGACTTCTTGGTGGAATAGTTCTACTGGTGGTGGTATTGTTGTTTCTGTCTCCTTTTATTAGTATTTGGGCTATTAATACTCTGTTCCATACTAATATTCAAACTAATCTGTGGACATATTTAGCAGCATTATGGCTAACAGGTCTAGTTGCTGGTAGTAAAGTGGGATCAAAATGAATAACTTTGTAGATGCTTTAGCTTTTTGGAATATAGTATTAGGACTATTTGCCGTAGTTCCTTGTTTAATGGGAACAATGGTTATGGATAGTCCACAGGCTCAACATGATCCTTGGGCTATTTTAGTTTGCTATATTTTTTTGAGTTTTCCAATAGTTTGTTGGGTTTGTGCGTTTTTAACTTATTGGTTTAGATCATTGGTATTTGGTTTATTTCCCATTAGTGAAGCAATTTTAGTCGTATTAACACTGTGGATGCTATCAAAATGAGTTTTATAAAAGGTTTGTCTAGTCTGTTTGATTGGATGTTTCCATCAAAGACTTATCAAGAATTAACTACAGAACTTGATGAGAAGATGCAGGATTTGTATGATAAGAATAATTGGGGGCAATATCAAAACCCTCTCAAATACGCTCCTTTTCCTGTAAATAATTGCTCGTATATTTCTGCTACTGATATTAATAGGATAACAACAGCAGAACAGTACAATCAAACTATTTATGCCGACAAAGAAACCCTAAATCAATTATTGCTAGACATGAATAAAAATATGCCTAGCGATATCAAGTTGACTAAAGATCAAGAGTTTGCTATATGGTGGTTGTATGATCGGGAAGCTGGAAGATTTCCAAACAAAGATACCATTATAGTTAATGGAATTAATATCACAGAAACCGTTAGAGAATTACTTAAAGATAGGTTATTTATATGAGAGACTCCAATAAACTAACTTATGACGAGTTAGTTCAAATAAATGATGAGCTAAGATATATCATAGCTGACTTGAAAAAAGAAAAAGCAGAATTTGAAAAATGCACAGCGAGAGTTTATTCACCTAATAAAAGTTATAAAGACTTAGAAGAAAAACTAGCAAAATCAGAAGAGCAAAGAAAAAAAGATATAGATGAATTATGGACAACAAGAATAATCCCTTTACAAAAGAAAACCGAAGAGCAAGATATTAAACTTAATAACGCATTTAAGTCTGATCTTAATAATTTTCAACGAATTAAAGACTTGGAAAATGTGATAGAGAAACAAAATGTTATTATTAATCTTGCTGCTGGCTACATTAGTTCAACTCCTCAGTTTAGTAATGAGCATCCTATTAATGTTAAGAAGTGGTTGATGGGTGGTATGGAATGAGTGATTTATATTTTAATGTTAGGTTTGGATCTTATCATTACAAATTTAGTCCAAGAGGATTCAAGATTCAGTATAATGACTATCATAGTAGATCTAATAGAAAATCAATAGAGAATTGGAGATGGTTTGAAATTTATGAATGGTTTAATAATTGAACTATACTTCTGGTATTCTATGCAACTTATTGGTATTTTCATCACTGTTTATGCAACATTACAAAAGTGTCGTATTTACAATCTAAATAGGAAATTAGATAATGACCAAATATAAAATATGTAAATTTGTTAATGGAAATGGGTACGAGTGGTATCAGATTCAGAAAAAAGGATGGTTATTTTGGAGTTATCTATCTGAATATGAATGGTTTGGTCATTCAGAAGTTCCACCAATTAGAAGCGTAATTAAATTTACTTCATTTGATAAAGCTAAAAAACATATTGAAATGATTAAACATATTAATAATAACGCAGTTGTTAAGAAAGTAGAGTGTGTTGATTATGTTCCATAATCTTGAACCAGATCCAATATTTAAGCTAATGTTTTCTGTAGTAGCAACTTTAGCTACACTAGGTATGGTGATGCTATTACTTCTTATGGGACTAGGAATCTGGAAATTTGTGGAGTTAATATCATGAACACTAAAATCGAACCCTATCAACAATTCCTAATAGTATCTGCTATAATTTTATTCATTTTAACATTTTTTATACCAGAAAAGTATAACTTATATGACTATCTAAAATCTATACGATTACAATCTTATAATGAAAAATATAAAGAAATCTTTATCAAATGCTTGTATTGTAAAGGTACTGGAGAAAGAAAAGAAGATGTTAATGAACTAATGTATCAAGCCAAGATGACACTATGGTTCAATAAACATATAAGTATTGACAGATGCAAAGTTTGTGATAACATCGAAGACAAGGATAAATATCCTTTTGGTGGTAAATTTCTTTGTCCATTAGCCCAAACTACTTTTATGACCATGATGAAAGAATATGCTGAGATTGGGCCAAAAGTAGAAAAAACAGGTTGCAGCAAATGTATGGGGATGGGAACATTCTCAAGTTTTGATATGAAAACTCAAAAGTATTTAACTCAAGAAGAATATGAGTCTAGAGAGAAAATAAAAACTAACTAATTAGGGGTATATTTATAGTAGCATTTAATGGAGGCTACTATGATAATACGAAGTTCAATAGATAGTGAATGTCAAGGCCGTATGTATTATACATATAAAAGTATGGGAAAAGAATATAAAGAATATTTACCCAAATATCGTACTAGACTGAGTGAATATAATACCGAGCAACTAATTGAAGACTTAAAAAAAGATCCAAATGTAAAAGATATTTATATCTATAAAGTAAATTATAGTGATGGCAGAATTTCTTTATTGGCAAATCCGAATTATCCGATAGGAAAATTATCCTGCGAAGATGACGATTAAGGTCTTGACTGTTGCCAGCCGATATGATATGATGAGTGTATGCGAACAGATTACACATGGGTATTAGAGATATTATTGGTGTTTGTAACATATTACTTTTTTAAACTAATGTTATCAATATGAGAATAGATTTAGCTCAGGGCGTTAAAATTGGAGACACAATTTATAATTGCTTTATGGATAAGTTAGTAGTCTCATCTATTTCCAAAAAAGTTGGAGATGATGGAAAATTTCATAGTATAGTCTTTGGAACTGTAGACACTAGGCTTCATAATGCAAATTATGATCCTGTCGATGTTTATTTTGAAGACCTATATGGTGAGAGCGATGATGAAAAATCTTGGGTAGAATGGGCAAAAAACAATAGAGATTTTTTCGCAGAGTTTGATCATATAGAAACTATGAAAGAAATATACAAAACTGGATTCTGTCGTGGTTTTGATTATAAGAAGCAACTAACTTATGAGGAGATGATGCAGAAATGACTGGTCAACACAATAAATTGATTCTTAAACTTAGTAAAGCATTAAGTATGTTAAGCCAAAAAGTATACACGGATGTTTTGGTCGAAAAAGATCCCGGTCAAGATTATTCTTTGTTTAACTTGTTGTCTGAGTGTAGAAATGAACTATCTAAAATGGATGATAGAGAGCTAATGAAAATTGCTAATATGGTAGAAAAGGAAAGTAAATGAGTTGGGATGGAACTTTTAAATACGAGCCTGTTAATCCATCTAGAGTTAATGAAATACTTGAGGAGTATAAAGGTCAACAAGTTCTTGATTATATTATAGAACTTTATCGTCTTATTGAATACCAAAGAGAGATTATTGGACAACAAGAAAAACAACTTATAGGATTCAAGCATCAAGAAGCATGGAAACATTACGATAAACCGATAGAGTCTTACGATTCTAAGACTAGAAAATATATTTGAGGTAATAAATTATGCTTTGGTCAGAAGTTAAAAGATGGGCTAAGGATAAAGGTTTTGAAGTAGTTAAAGAAAAAGACGATTCAATAAACGGAGCATCGTACTACTGGGCTAAAAGCTCAGATCATACTATTAGTGGTATTGCTCCAAGCGTTAGTAAATTAGCCACAGCTATTTTTAATACAATGACAGACAATAAGTGGACTGAATACCAAAAAGAATATCAAGAAAATAAAACAATAGATTTCCCAGAAATATCTAACTATTAATCATGAATCATTTCTATCAAAACATAGATGGCTGGTTTGATTTTGAAGATTTATATTCGCATATTGTTAATTCAGCACCAAACACTTTTAAATTTGCAGAAGTAGGTGTTTGGAAAGGTAAAAGTTTAGCTTACTTTATTGTGGAAGCTATCAATAGTAATAAAAATTTTGAAGCATATGCTATCGACACATGGGCTGGATCATTAGAACATATGCCGAATATGCCAGCATACGACCCCCTTTTACAAACAACAGATGGACTATATCTACATTTTCTAAATAATTTATCTCCGGTTCAAGAAAAGATAAAAATCATCAGGAAAAAGTCTGTCGATGCTGCAAAAGATTTTCCAGATGAATATTTTGATACTGTGTTTATAGACGCTAGCCATGAATATATTGATGTCATTAATGACATAACTACATGGTGGCCAAAGATTAAGTCTGGACATAAAAAAATGTACGGACATGATTATCATGATGATTGGGCCGGAGTTAAAAAAGCTGTTCAAGAATTTGCTTCAAATAGTTCATTAAATTTTAAACCAATATCCAAAACTTGTTGGACTATTTTTGAATAAAATAGAAGGAATCATATGTCTAATGTCAAAATAATTGCTGTTACGCCAGATGCTGAAAAACTAATGGCATATTGTGCCAGAGTAAGCAATCCGAGCAATCAAAATAATGATAATTATGCAAAACTATTAAAGTATTGTATTGATCATCAGCATTGGAGTATTTTTGAACAAGGATTTATGACGCTAGAAATTAATACCACTAGAGGACTAGCAGCACAAATTTTAAGACATAGAAGTTTTACATTTCAAGAATTTAGTCAAAGATATGCGGATACTACGCTATTAGCAGAAGAAATTCCTCTATTTGAGATTAGAAGACAAGATAATAAGAATAGACAAAATAGTATAGATGATATTCCAAATGAACTGAGAGTCAAATGGAATGTAAAAATTCGTGAACATTTCGCCAAAGCAAAGGCTATTTATGATGCTATGATAGCCGATGGCGTTGCTAAAGAGTGTGCAAGATTTGTATTACCATTAGCAACTCCTACCCGCATTTATATGAGCGGAACAGTTCGTAGTTGGATACATTATATACAATTAAGATCTGGACACGGCACTCAAAAAGAACATATGATTATAGCTAATCAATGCAAAGATATTTTTGCTCAACAATTTCCTATGACAGCAGAGGCTTTGGGGTGGAACGATGAAAGAATATAGTGTATCTGCACAGGTTTACAACATAATCGATGACCATAAACAAACACTATTAGTTAATGAAACAATATCTGCTTCCTCCAAAGAAGAAGCTGCATATAAATATCAGCATCAGCATCCAAACCCTAATAGAAAAGTAGTCAAAATTTATTCAGTAGAACAGATATAAACATGGAAACCAAACAAAATTTTACAATTAAAGTAATAAGAGATCTTTTATCACACGGGTTTTCTGTACATCTTCATCAAAAAGAACATATTGATGGATATGGTGGTTGGTTTGGTACGGATACAGGGTCAGAAGAATTTGTTGTAGCCATGAAACACGATATGGGTTTTGAAATATTAATTCATGAATATTGTCATTTTCTCCAATGGAAAACTGATCGCAAACTATGGGAAAAAAGCACAGAAACATACGACATTTTATTCGACTGGATATCAAACAAAGAATCTATTGTACCTGAAGAGGCATTGAATAAAAGTTTGCACGACATACTAGAGATAGAACATGATTGCGAAAAAAAAGTATTAAAACTTATAAGAAACTGTCCTATTGAAGATTTTGACGCCGACAAATATATTCGTGCTATTAATGCATATTTATGGAGCTATCATATTAATAGAGAATTAAGACTCAAACCTCTACGCCCAATATATTCTCAAAGAGTATTAGAACATATGCCTAATATTTTTAATAACGATCTGTCTTTTTATCTAGATCGTAATAATTTAACTGATTCTGTCCGAAAGGCATTGTTGGTTGAATACGAATAATTCTCAAGTGTCGGTTGACAAAGTGACGATTTACACCTTATCAGACTTAGACAAGTTGTCCTTTGCCCATAAAGGCTGTAAATTAGTGTAATGAAAACACCGCTTTTGTTCTTCTGGATCGGTTAAATCAAAACTAGAGCATGGTTTTATATGATCAATATGCCACTCTCCCATGTTTTCCCAACTCATTCCTTTTTCAAATTTTGATTCCAAATGATTTTTAACTTCATGCCAACTTTTACAGCCAGTAAGACACAAAGAACTCTCCGCTTTCCATTGATTTTTTATAGCGGCCCTAATCCTGTTTCTACAATAACAGGCTAATTTTGCGGATGGATTTTTATCTCGATACTTTCTATGATATTCAGAGCGGTCATTATTTTTTCTCCAAGTTTTATTCCATTGTTTAAATTTTTGTTTATTTTTAGCATAATATTCTTTTCTATATTCTGTTCTATCTCTAGTATCTATTCGTGTTTTTTGCCACTGTTTCATATACTCAGCCCTACAGCTTTTACATTGATTGGTTTTTTTAGGAAATTTAGACAATGTTTTAGTCATATTGCACTTGATACACGTCTTGACTTTCATAGAACCTCCGGTATAATGGCTTGAACGAACACAAACCCAATTTACTCATATTTACACCAAAATGATAAAACTCGGCCTCTGCTGTATCTCTCTCACTCTTAAAGATCAAGGTTTTAGTCACCAAACAATGACTTACAAGCGTTTTAGTTCTTTGCCGCGAGAAGAAGCACTTAGGATTCTTGGCTCACGCATACTCAACAATCTTGCTGTAACTAATAAAACAATTCAGTTTTGTGCAGAAAATGATTATGTTTATAGGGTCAGTAGTGACATTTTCCCTCTGATCACTTATGATCAGGCGAATGTTAACCTTGAGGACTTGCCTAATCATGACGAAATACAAGACGAGTTTGATGATATTGCGGAAACTATTTCCTCTACTGGGGTTCGTGTTTCTGCTCATCCAAGTGAATTTAACAGTTTGGCTAGTCTCTCCGAAAAAGTTGTCGAAAAAACCATTACAGAACTCAACTTCTACAGCAGTTTCTTTGATAGAATTGGACTTCCGGCAGATACTAGATCTCCAATGAATCTTCATGTTCATAATAACAATGGAACAAGAAAAGAAATCGCCAACAGATTTTTTCAAAACTTTAAACGATTAGACGAAAACTGTCAGGCTCGACTCACTATAGAAAATGATGACAAGCTTAATTGTTGGAGTGTGCGTGAACTTGTAGATATTTTTCATCCAATTACTCGTATACCGATTTGTTTTGACTATCTCCACCATAAGTGCCATCCAAACAACACAACAGAAATTGAAGCAATTAATATGTGCTGGGATACTTGGCAAACCAGACCTCTTTTTCATTATAGCGAAAGTCGTCCGGGTAATAATCCACGCGCCCATGCTGATTATGCAGAACAAAAGTTTGATAATTATGGTTTGGAGTTTGATATTGATATGGAACTCAAAGCTAAAGACTTAGCAATTGCTGAATATAGGAAGATTTTAAACACAACTCTTATTTAAAGGAATTAAGTATGCCTCAAATTGGTACTATTGCGATTAGTGATAATGTAAATACCCAAGCTATTATTGGCTTGCTCAAGCAAGATCCAAAGATTATTATTGGTAAGGAGCAAGTATCTGAAGATGGAACTAGATATATCCCAATAGAAAAAAATTAATATGAGTGCATGGCTAATAGCATTAACCGGAGTGGTCTACTTGTATGTTGCTTTAGAACAAGGATACAAGGGTAATATTGGTATGCTAATAGCTTATCTTGGATATGCTTTTGCTAATGTTGGCTTGTATATGTTAGCATCAAAATAAGGAGTAGAATATGAAAGAACCGGAGAGAACACCATTAGACCCAACTACACCCAGGGCTAAAAAAGTTACACCTATTCCTATGCGTAGTCAATTATATCCAGAAGCTATGACAGACGATATTTACTATCCAGATTCTGATTCTGTGTATACCCCGATCAAAAATAACTTGGATAAAATTAACAAAGTTTTGGATGAGATTTCTAATGAAGATTCTGAAAACAGCAATTAAACTTTCATATGAAAGATTCGTTCCAAATATCTATCAAAGACGCTATCACTTCGCTATAGCATTTGATGGCAATAAACCTGTTTGTCTCAGCCAAAACAACCCGATTAAGGTTAATGCCAAGGCATTTAGAATGGGTCAGAAATTTAATATTCCTACATACAAGGAGTTTCCGTACAGTCATGCTGAATCTCATCTTATTTCTCAATTACTTGATAGGTATAATTCCATTGATTCTAATTGGAGCATTGTTGTTGTACGAATTGGAAGAGATGGAAGAATGAGGCTCAGTAAGCCTTGTGTTAATTGTGCTAAAATTTTAAATGCAGTTGGATTGAATGATATTTACTGGAGTTTGGGCGACAATAATTTTGAAGATAGTGATGGTGATCAGATAACAATAGATAGTGATTACTTTTTTAGATATGCTAAAGGTAAATTTTATGCTAAGAACAAGAACTCATTATTGGTCATCTAGTAAATTTGCTGACTGGATTAGGGGAGAACAGAAACCCTTTGCTTTAGAATGGGACGCATGGGATGACTATTATAGTGATCTAAAGAAAAGAAAGCCTGTCAGATATTGGTTTACAGAAAAATTTCTCAAGAAACTACAGAACACACTATGTTTTCCGTATGATGTTTATAGAGAAGTTAAGTTTTACATTCGTAATAGGTGGATAGACAAAACCCATTTTCTTAAAACCGGATTAAGGCCGGGACATTACTATGAATTTGATCATAGGATGATGCACGGTCTATTTAATGAGTTGGTTGATTTTGTAGAAATTGAACTCGCTCATAATATGTCTTGGAAAGATAGCAAAAAATACAAATTCAAAAATGGTCGCTGTATTGATGCCGCTTACGATTACTTTAAGTGGGCCAATAATCTGAAACAGAAAAATAAGGATGGTAAACGTGTTTTGAGCGAACAAGCAAAGTCTAGCCGTAAAGTACAAAAGCTTTATGAATGGTGGAAAAATAAAAGACCAAATAGACCTAGCCCAATGGAAAAAAGTGGTTGGGCTGAAATATATGATACGATGGAATCAAGCAATTTTAAGATGAAGGCTCCAAAAGGATGTCATAAGCATTATTTAAAGCTTCTACAAATAGAAGAAGCCTATGATAAAGAGGACGAGGATATGATGATAGAGCTTATTAAAATTCGCCGCCACCTGTGGACTTAATGTTTAAAGAACTGTTGACAGAACGCCGATAGTGTGATATAAATGGGACTCTTGGCATCATTACCCATCGGAGCGTTATATGGTCTGCAACTATTGCAAAGGTTCGATTCCAGAGGGACGGGTTGAATTTCTTACTGAATATAATCGTCCTATGGTTTGTATTGAATGTTCTTCGGAAGAACGTAGAGTGGGCTATATGGACTGGAATCATAAAACAGCCCCAAGTTTAGTTATGGTTGCCGCTAATGCTAAAGAAACTATTCGTATACTTGATAGAGCAAATAGGAGAGCAAGATGAAACAAATGACATGGCTTGATTTGTATAGCTATCTTTATAATCAAGCAAATAACATTGAGAATATTGGTAAGTTCGACTGGAATACTCCGGTTCTTATTCATGATGCTGAAACTGGTAATGAATATGATTGTGATACATATATATTTGACGATAAAATGACTCTTACTATAAATATGGACTCAATTTTTGCAGAGAAAGGGCAGGGACACTCTTGATGCACACTATTGAAATAGAAAGCCTATTGTTTAAGCAGGTTGAGAAGCCTAAGCATTTTTTGATGACACGTATTATTAATGTCTATGAAAATAGATATCGTATTAATGTCTATATTCAAGTAGAGGAAGAGGGTTTGATTAAAAAGCGTATTAGTGCTAGTTATTTTTGTCACTATTTTCCTGGTAAGCTAGAAATTATACCAGATACAGATAAGAAGCCAGATGACTTAAAAAGGAAGTTTTAGATGCAAGAAATACTAGAGCTGTCACTATATTCTAAGTATCCAGAAATGTTTTCTCTAAAAGATAATAAGACAGAACCAATAGGAGCTTATGGAATAGAATGTGGAGATGGATGGTATCAGATTCTACAGTCTTTTTGTTTTATTGTTGCTCAACACGAATTAAACATACAACAAAATAATCACTATTTAACCGAAAATAACAAAGAAACCGTTTCATATGAAAAATTTAGGTTCACTCAAATAAAAGAGAAATTTGGAGGATTAAGAATTTATTACTATGGAGGAGATGACTATATCCGGGGCTTGATTCGTATGGCAGAATGTTGGAGTTTTAACACTTGCGAAAAATGTGGAGAAAGAGGAGAGCCTGACAAGAGCGGTTGGATAACCACCATCTGCAAAAGTTGTAAGGGAAAAATATAATGTGGAGTTATTATCTTGTACAAGAATTAATAATGAATCAGACATGGATTGATGAAAATGGTAATAATTGGTCTGCTGGAAGAATAGAATGTTATGATGATAAAAATTCTTATGGCTATTCTAATAGAGAATATTCTTTGATCATAGACAGTAAAGATTGGAATAAGTTTGATGCTTATTTAAGATCAATTAATACAAATGATTTAAAAACCCTAGAAGAATTAATAGTCATGAGCGCTCTGCCTATCGTTCAATTTCAGAATCGCTAAAGAAAACCTCTTGACAGAGACGATATGTATGGTATGCTTAGAGCATAACGATAACCAATCACAGGAGAATTGATTTATGGCTAAGGGTCAAAAAACTTGCGAAAAGTGCGGCACTACAACTGGTCCGCGTGCTTATATGTGCAAGAAGTGTAACACTCCATTTGTTTTTAAGGCTAAGAGCAAGGAAGCGAAGAATACCAAGATTATCAGGGATTTTAATTGGAAAGAACTGGTAAAGGGTGATCGCATTAGAGTGGCTGGAGGCCCATATTTTGTCAGTCATGGAGAGTTCATTCCAATGGGCTATAGAGGTCGTTTTGTTGTTCATGCGATTGACGCAAATGGTATTCAAGCATGGGGTTTGGACAAGCATAGTGGATTCGCACATATTTATATGGGTGGAGATATTCAGAACAAAGAAACTGGTGTTTGGAAAACTAAGCATAAGTTGATGAAGCTTAAACAAAAAACAGAGGTTGTGTCGTGAGTCTTACAAACGAGCAGAAACATCAGATAAATAAGTTAATTGATCATAGAGATCAGATAGTTGATGCTCTTTTTCATATAGAGCGTATACTAAAAACCTATTTTCCTGAAGAATTTGAAAGAGCAATACAATTCTATTTGCCTCAAATTACAACGGCTCTTTATGAAGATCAAAAGTGGCTAAGTAGAGGAGAATATAGTATGCAAAATACTATTGATAATTTACTGGCTCGGTGTAGAGATAAAGAGGATTCCCAAAAGGGGGTCAAAAAATATTTTTGATGTAAAGAGATAATAATGGAAAAATACTCAATCATAGATTTGCAAGGATATGCCGTCGCAATGAGAGAAGGTGCTGCAAAATCTTTTGCAGAAAACTACAGTGAAAATTTGGATAATTTTATTAGTATCAACCAAGTTATTTCTTTAATCAAAAAACATAGTCTGGGATTAGATGAGGATGATCATCTGATTATTACAGAAACGATTTTTGACAACATCTTTAACGAAATTAGAGAGTGGTTATATGGTGTTGGTTTGGCTAGGTTAGCGTCTAGAGGTTATCTTGAATGTGCCTGGGACGAAAAGACCAATGAGATGGTTTTTTGGTTATCTGATAAAGCACAAACCAGTATTCCTAACAAGCCTTCTTAATAATGTCAAATGAAAAAAGAGAAAAAATCATAGATCTAAAAATCAAAATAGATGACTTAAAAGAATACTTATATTCAGACACTTGTAGAAGTTGCGGAGAAATTGCTCTACAACTAGATCAATATATTCAAGAATTATCAACACTTTTAAATATCGATGACACTAATAGTTAATTTGTTTGGTGGTCCCGGTGTTGGCAAAAGCACATTAGCCGCTGGAACTTTTTTCTGTTTAAAACAACAGAAAATCAGTTGTGAATTAGTTACAGAATATGCGAAAACTCTTACATGGGAAAATAGGCACTCGACCCTTGAGTGTCAACCATATGTTTTTGGCAAACAACTTTATAGTTTAGAAGTTTTGATAGACAAAGTAGATGTTATTATTACAGACTCTCCTATATGTTTGAGTCTTTTCTATAAAGCAGATAGATATCCTCCGTCTTTTTCTCAGTCTGTTATTGATATATTTAATAGTTTTCAAAATACCAATTACTATATTGAAAGATGTAACGATGACTATGATTCATCTGGACGATTATCCAGTATAAATATGGCTAGAAAGATAGATGAAAAAATCTTAACTTTTCTTGAAGAGTTTTATATTTCATACGAAAATATTGCTAGAAAATTTGAGAGTGCAGAATACATAGCCAATCAAGTGATGTCTAGACTATGAACGTAATAGATAGCTTAAAAAATTATTCGATTCCAGATATTAAAGAATATTGTTGCAGTAGGACAATCTGTTCTAGTGTTGCTATGGTTAATATTGGTGGAGATTTTAATTTTAGTACAATGGTTAGAAATGCTAACTTTTTTGGATTTAGGAACGTATATCATATAGCCCCAAAGAAAAAATGGGATAAAAGGGGCAGTGTCGGAACATATCACTACACTCCTATTCATCACTATAATAATTTTGATAGTTTCTTTGAAGAGATGCACAAACAAAACTGTCGCACCGTTGCGATAGAAAATAATATTCCTGAGTTTGAAGATAAAACCATTAATCTATATTCTTATAATCAGTATGTGGAAAATACTGTTTTTATATTTGGAGAAGAGAATTCTGGATTAGATAGTCAAATTCTTCAACAAGTAGACAGTATTATTACGATTCCGGGTTATGGAAGTGTAAGATCATTAAATGTTGGTACTGCAAGTGGTATAGTTATGGGGTGGCAGAGATACCTTATGGAAAACTCTTGACATATCAAAAACATCTCTTACAATACATGAGTCATGCAACCCACAAGGAACTGTAATGAAAATATCTCCTTATATTGTTCTGTTAACCGGCTTATTGATATGTTCAATGGGTTTCAATATTTTATATAGCATAGATAATAAGAGATTACTTTATAGAGTCCAAAAACTTGAGGCTGGTCCGGCCAGAGGTTTATTTCTTGAACCAGAGATACCAAAACCTAATATATCTGATGAAGAAATGAATGAACTACTAAAAGAAATTATGAAAAAAATTCTCAGAGAAAGAACAGTTTAATATGACTTCCATTAGTCAAAAAAGACTGGAGAAACTTAAAAAAAGAGGTAAATTAAGAGATAGGGCTGAGTTATGGATAGATAAACATAACCATAAAATGGAATTTATAAGAACAATATCTTCTTTGATTGGTCTGTGTATGTCTACAGTAATTATGTTAAAAGTATTTGGCTGGCTATAAAAATATGGGGGCGTAAAGGTTTCGACTACAATAGCAGATTTATATTGGCAAGTAGTAGTTGATCTGGTGGCTACTATAAAACCAGATTAAACGCTTTAACTGGCGCAAATCAGTTAGCACTTGCTGCTTAATAAAAAGCAGTAACGATTTTAGGAAGCAATGAAGGTAGCGTCCAAAAAATCGTCGTAAAAGCCTTCGGCTGCTAGAATTGCCAACGGGTTCTAGCCTGAGATTAGTTGGTACGGAAAGATGAATGTTGTTTGTTCTTTAATCTTTCATAAAACTTATGAACAACCTAAACTTGTAGAAGATATAATGAACTACTGATAGGACAGGGGTTCGACTCCCCTCGCCTCCACTTAAAGCATATTATATGAACAGAAGACATTTTTTATCACATTTAGCAGCATCTTCTTGTCTGGCATCTTCTTCAACATATTTTGCTAATTCTATATTAGCTAATACTGCTGATACGACAAAAAAAACCAAGTCTGTCATTCTGCTATGGATGGGCGGCGGTCCTAGCACCATTGACATATGGGATTTAAAGCCTGGGAGTCCAACTGGGGGGCCATTTAAACCCATCTCAACGTCTGCTGACGGCATTGAAATTTGTGAGCATTTACCTCTTATGTCAAAACAAATGCATCACATGAATATTGTACGAAGTATGAGTACAAGAGAAGCAGATCATATGAGAGGACGCTATTATTTACATACTGGCTATGTTCCTAATCCAAATATAGAACATCCAAGCTATGGTTCTGTTGTATCTCATGAATTAATATCTAGTATTCCAGAGCTTGACATTCCTCCATTCGTTAGTATCGGGAGTCCAAGTGTAGGTCCAGGTTTTTTAGGAGCTACTTATGCTCCATTTGTGGTTAATTCTAATGGGACAGTTCGTGATTTAGATATGGGTATAGAGCCTAACAGAGTTAATCAAAGATTACAAATGCTCAAAACAATAGAAGACAAATTTATAAAAGAAAATCGTGGAGAGTATGCCAATGACCATGCCAAGCTTTTAACCAAAACAGTAAAGTTGATGAGTAGTTCTCAGATGGATGTTTTTAAAGTGTCCAAAGAACCCAAGCAAATTCAGGAACGATATGGAAATACAGGGTTTGGCAGAGGTTGTTTGATGGCTAGGCGTCTAGTAGAAATAGGGGCGCCATTTATAGAAGTAGATCTTGGTGGGTGGGATAACCATCAAGATGTATTCCCAACATTGCAAAATCAAAAACTTCCCGAAATGGACAAGGCTATGAGTGCTTTAATAGAAGATTTAAATAACAGAGGGTTGTTGGATAGCACAGCAATAGTATGGATGGGAGAATTTGGACGCACACCAAATATTAATGGAAATGCCGGTAGAGATCATTGGGCAAGAAGTTGGAGTGTTGTTGTTGGAGGGGCTGGTTTTAAAAAGGGAGTAATTGTTGGTGAGACGAGTAAAGATGGTAAAGAAGTAATTTCTGAACCATATACCTCTCAAGACTTAATGGCTAGTGTACTAAAATCTATAGATATTTCATTAGAAACTATATTCACTGCCAAAAATGGTAGACCCATGAAAATTGCCAATAATGGTAAAGTGATTCATGAATTATTCTCATGACTAGAAAAATTTGTTCGTACTGCGGTAAAAGAAAAAATAAAGCTAGTTTTCCCAAACATAGTATGTACAAAGACAATCTAGATAGCAGATGTAGAAAATGTGTAAAAAAACAATCGAAGGTGAGAAACAAATTACACAAAAAGGCACCACCAAAACCAGAAGTCTGTGAGTGTTGCGGAAAAATACCATACAAATGGTGCTTAGACCACGATCATGAAGATAATAGCTTTAGAGGATGGCTATGTGAACCATGTAATACTGGGATAGGCAAGCTCGGAGACAACTTTCAATCCGTAGTTAACGCTATGAATTACTTTTTATCGAGACCCAAAAGATATGAATAGTATAAAAAAACATATACAAGAAAATAATATGACTTATTATCAGCATTTTAAATTTGCTACTTTTCATGGTGTAGTTTGTATTCTAGCCGGTCTCTGTTTAATTATACATGCTATTTTACCGTGTATATTTCAAACGGCAGGAAGTGATTTGGTGCAGTCATTGGCTATTGTGTTCAAGAAACGCAAACGAATAGACGATACTTGACAAAGAGATCGTCGTGTGCTATACTAGGACAAACACAGGAGAAAATTTGGATGACTCATCATTTTGATTATGTTTGGGGGATGGTTCGGGATCTTCGTGCTACTAGTAGCACTATTGATAAACAGGGCATTATAGAGGATTATTGCAATCATAACAGTGAAGCGGCAAATTTCACGAAGAAAATTTTGCTTTATACATATCATCCATTGTGGCAATATAATGTTACCAGCGATAATCTAAAGAAAAAGTTCTCTCTTAAAGGTAAGACTCATGACACTATTTTTAAGCTTTTGGATGCTCTTAACTCTCGTTCTATTACCGGCCATGATGCTATTGGTGCTGTTAATAGTTTCATTGATCAGCATGAAGAATACGAGGAGCTGATTCATTGTATTATTGATAAGGATCTAAAAACTCGTGCTGGTGATAAAATTATTAATAAGGCTATACCAGATCATATACCAGAGTTTAGTGTCGCTTTGGCAGATAAGTACGATCCTAATATTGTAGACTGGAAGGATGGCTGGTATGTTAGTCGGAAGATCGATGGTGCTAGATGTATTGCTGTTGTTGATGATAATGGTAACACTTCTTTTTATTCCCGCACGGGAAAAACTTTTGAAACTTTGGATATTGTTGCTGGTGGCATTAAGGCTCTCGGTATATCTAATGTAGTATTAGATGGAGAATTGTGCCTTCTTGATGAAGACGGTAATGAAGATTTTCAAGGAGTAATGAAAGAACTCCGCAAGAAAGATCATACTATCCAGAATCCTTCTTATAAAATTTTTGATATGATTTCTCACGATGAATTTTATACTAAAAAGGGAGAAAAGAATCGACCGTTCAGTATTAGACTCAATAATCTTAAAGAGATTATGAAAAAGAATGAGTGTGATTGTCTAAGTTTACTTGAGCAAGTACGGGTTGATACAGACGATGATTTTGAGTCTTTGATCTCTTATTCTAGCGAAGAAAAGTGGGAAGGACTCATGCTTCGGGCAGATGCTCCGTATAAGGGGAAAAGAAGTAAAGAACTACTCAAGTATAAAAGTTTTAGCGATGATGAATATGAAGTAGTCGATGTTGAAATGGGACCATTTCGCTATGTTAAGGATGGGGCAGAATGTGAGGAAACTATGCTGTCTTGTGTCACCATCATGCATAAAAATCATCCTGTTAGGGTTGGGTCGGGCTTTAGTATTGAACAAAGACAAGATTTTTATAAGAATCCCAAGAAAATTCTAGGAAAAATTATTACTGTTCAATATTTTAGTGAGAGTCAAAACCAAGAAGGTGGTATAAGTCTTCGTTTTCCTACTTTTAAAATCCTTCATGGGGTTGCTAGGACTGTATAATGTCTAAACCTTGGATTCACGCTAAAAATAGTGTTAAAAAATTTGGTGGACAACCAGAGGATTATATGCCTATTCATAATCTAATGGATAGTAGTAAAGATTGTATTGGTGATAATAGGCATAGATGTTTGACTCATAATAGTTGGTTTATAGGAGCAGACGGCCCACTTGAAAAAATTTTTGGGCCTATTATAATCAATAGTGATGGTAGAGAAGTTTCTGTAAGAGACATTGGAGAACAACATATTCTCGAAGACTTTGGAATGAAATTTATTCCTACAGCACAAGATTATTTACAAGAAATTGAAATTAAAAACTGGATGAACAATGGCAGGGAAGGTATTCCTGATAGTTTTAAGAAGATAGAAAAAACCAAAAAATACACAACTGTTAATTTTGACTAGGAGATACCATAATGGTAAATATTAAAGAAATTAAATCTAAGCTCAACGATATTCAAAAACAAATAGAGAAACTAGAAAAACAGGCACAAAAAGAAAGTTCAAAGCTGATATCTAAAGGTTTCAAAGATATTTTCAAAAAATACCCAGACCTTAAAAGTTTTAGTTGGACTCAATATACTCCATATTTTAATGATGGAGATGAGTGTGTTTTTAGCGCCCATACAGATTATATTTCTATTAATGGTTCAGAACAAGACGAAAGCACCTATGAACTTAGACAATTTTTAGATGTATTACACAACCCAAAGAAAGAGATAGCAGCACTGCAAAAAAGAATAGAGGAATGTAAAAAAGAAAAATATGGCTATAGCTATCTAGAAGATGAAATCAATCGCATAGAGAGTGGCTCAATTGACGAAACCAAAAATAGACTTGCTATTTTAGAAGATATTGGTCAAATTCTATCATCTATAGATGAAGATTGTTATAAATCTATATTTGGAGATCATGTGCGTGTAACAGTAACCAAGGATGGTTGGTCTACTGAAAGTTATGAACATGAATAATCTATGTCAAACTATAGGATAGTAATTTTTGCTAATACTAAGTATCTAGGACAATGTTTAGATAGAATTACGGAGTTTGATCGACTAGGCATAGATAACTTTTTTTCTATTGTTTAGATACGAATCTATATAGTATACTACCTACAAAAAATAAAGAACTAATAGAACTAAATCAAACAATATTTCAGATTAATCTTAAAAATGTTTTGCAGTAATGGATATTCTTGAATTTTACAAAAACAATAAAATAGATATGGACTTCGATGAGCATTTTTATGCTGCAAGATATCCGGAAACAAAAGATTTTTATCAGCCTTATTGTAAACATAATAATATAGATGATAAACATAGATTATATTTTCATTATATGAATTATAGTCTTCCTAAAGACGAAGTATCGTCAACTTTAAATGTTAATAAGTATATCTATAATATTAATCAGTCTTTATTTAAAGTTATTAATCAATATGAACAACATAAAAATAGTATAATTTTAGTAAATAGTGTGTCTAATCTATATGGAGCCAGCCACCACCTATTCAGTCTATATAAATATTTACAAAATCAAGGATATAAAGTTTGTATTTTAGATGCGCAATATAATGTAAATTTATATAATAAATACAAAATAAATAATAATGATATTATTTCATATAAACAAAATTTATTATTATTATGTTATATATATGAAAAATTACAGCCAAAGATTTTTTATATTAATGGTATAAATATTTGTTTTGTGCAATTTATTAAACTATATAATCATTACAATAATATTATTATACATAGTCATGAACCAGAACACGCATACGGAAGATATGGTATTCTGCCAACATATGTTGTATCTGATAGAATACAAAACCAGTTTTATATAAAACATAATTATAGACCAGAAATACAGCAACCAATATTTTTAGATGATACTTTAAGTTTAATAGATTCAGAATCCAAAAAAAATATTCCAGCTATTATTAATAGCTATGGATACTTAAATCATTCTAAAATAACTATAGGTATGTGCGGACAAACCGAAAATAGAAAAAATCCCAATCTATTTATCGAAATCTCCAAAATATACCCTCAATATAATTTTTTATGGATAGGCGGGACCGCAAACTATTTTCCATCAATGCATAATATATATCATATACCAGAAGTTAGTCTTCCTTATATTTATTATAAAGCCATAGATTATTTTATATTATTTTCAGAAGAGGATCCTTGTCCATATGTTGTATTAGAAAATTTATATATTAATAATAAGGTAATAACATTTAAAAATAATATATATACAGATCATAAACAAAAAATAATTGAGGATATATATTTTGAATTCGATGGTTCTATTTCTATAGAAAATTTATGTAAAGTTATAGATATAAAAGTTCAAAATAAAACAAAAAGAAATGGTTGTGGCCCAGAATATATTCGCTCAAATTTTATGAAACTAAACCCCAGCCTACTGGAAAAATTAAGATAATTATTATGATAGAAGATTTTTATAAGAGTAATATATTAGATTCTAGTTTCGATGAAATTTTTTATCAATCAGAATATCCTGAATGTATAGATTTTTATCAGCCTTACTGTTCAGATCAAGGAATATCAGATAAACAAAGATTATATTTTCATTGGATGAAATACGGTCAATCAAATTCAAAATTTTTTAAAAACTATCAAGATAAATTAGCATCGACCAATCCTGAACAATATTATAATTCTTCTCCAGATGTAGTATCGAATGATATAATTTTAATTTGTAATATTTATTCAAAATCAAATAGATATAAAGATTTATTACCTCATTTTTTAGAACACTATACTAATTTAGATATAGATAATATTATTTTTATATGCGATGAATCTGTTAAATTATATGTCTTATCTCTTAATCTAGATATAATAATATTAAATAAATTAAAGTTTATTGTCTATAATGATGGTTCAATGTCTAGTCCGATAGGACATAATGGTACAAATGATTCTATAAGAATCAACAATATTAAATCACAAACAAAATGTTGGTATGTTGTGGCTGATCTAGATGAATTTCATGATATATCCCCATATCAATCTTTTAAAAAATTAAGAGATGAATGTATAAAAACAGGTTCTTATTTTGTTCGTTCAGTATTATTAGATAGAATTAGTATGTCTTATGACATACCTAAAAATATAGAAAGATATCAGCCTATTATTAGGCAATTTCCTATTAAAAAAAATATTACTAAAGATATAATGTTGGCAGATTCAGCGAAATGCATACTGATGCACTATAAAATAGATATTCTAGCAGGACATCACTCAGTGTATAATGCTCAATATATAAAATTTTTCTATCAAACTTTTATTACTAATCATTATAAATGGTTTGGTGATACTTTAGATATAGAGAAATTTAAAATGTTAGAAAGACAAAAAATAGGGTTTGACCATTATAAAGAACAGGAGAGGTTATTAATCTCCAACCCATTCAGTTCCAATACCAAAACACTATTATTTACTATTGTTGATAGAAATTATAAAAAAGAAGCTTTAATATGTTTAAAAAATGCAATGAAATATAATAAATATTCCGATTATAAAAGCGTTATTATAGATGAACAATTTCAAGAGTTTCAATTTAATAAAATATCTTTCCAGTCTTTACCAGAAGCAATTAATAGGCTCATACCAGATAAATATAAATCAAATAACGACATTATAAGATGGTATCTTAAACCTGTTTTAATTGAATACTTTTTACAATCATATGATAAAGTTATATATATAGATTGTGACATATTATTTATTAACTATTGGAATTTTCTTTTTGATGATATAGACGGAGTATTATTAACTAAACACCATAGGTCATTAATTCCTGAAGGGTATCAATATGCTCTAAATTTTACTGATGGTTTTTTTAATGCGGGATTTGTTGGTTCTTCCAAACAGGGATTGCCTGCAATTAATTGGTGGAAAAAAGCAGTAGAGTGGAAATGTGAAAAAAATTTTCAAGCTGGGTTATTTGATGATCAAAAATATTTAGATATTATGGCTTTAGAATATAATAATATAGTTAAAATATCACAAAATAAAGGCTGTAATATCGCACCATGGAATTCTAATGTAATACACACATATCGTGATCATAAAAAATGGTATACTATAGAAGATGATAGTCCTGTTCTTTTTGTGCATTTAACTAAAAACTCATACTCATCAAATGAATTAATTTTACAATACTATTCTAATTTATTAAAAAGGAAAAAACTTAAGTATGATAAATTTAACAGTAGGCTTGTTGAATTGGCGAAGACCAGATAATTTAAACAAAATACTCGATTTTTTATATGGAAAAGTAAAAATTTTTCTATGGGATAATAGTGGAGTCTGGCCCAAAGATTCTAGGATCGATTGGCAAATTACATCATCCATCAATAGCAAATGTCCTCCTAGATGGTGGATGTTACAACAAGCACAGACAGATTTTGTGTGTTCTTTAGATGATGATTTAATATTTAAAGATATAGAAATTTTTAATGAACTAATTAAGTTGTTAGATAACAACTCTGATTGTATCGCTGTGGGTGGTTTTGGCAAAAAAATCCATAAATATTTGCCCTATAAAAACTGGGGATGGATCACTAATGTAGATGAAGATACAGCGGTAGATTTTCTACTTGGTAGATTTATATTCACTAAACAAAAAAATTTAAAAAATATTATTATTGATGATTTAGAAGATGACATACAACTATGTGCCACTTTAGAAAAAAAATATAATCAAAAATTGATTGTTCCTCATTTATTAAAAGATCAAATACTAGAATTACCAGATGATTTTGCACTATGGAAACAACCAAACCATTTTCAAAATAGACAAAATGCAGTAGATAAATACTGGTTTATAGATTATAGACATCAAATAAAGAGTGTCTTACCAGAAGATATTGTTGGTTGTGAGCTAGGTGTTTTTGAGGGAGATTTTTCTAAAGTCCTAATAGATACTAAAAAATTCAAAAAACTATATTTAGTAGATACTTTTAGTGGTGTTATTCATGGGACTAAAGAAAAAATATATCAAGATGGGAGTATTTTATTTGATCACGTTAAACAAAGATTTATTAATAATGAAAATATTCATGTAGTAAAACAAGATTCTGTTGGATTTTTAAATTCCTTAGAAGATAATACTTTAGATTTTGTATATATAGATACTGTTCACACATACGAACAATGCATACAAGAACTTAATGCAGCTAGAAGAGTTGTTAAAAATAACGGTCTTATCTGTGGACATGACTATATGAGAGAAAGATTTCCGGGTGTTTGTCAGGCTGTTGAAGAATTTACTACAAATTATGGTATCAGATTTAGGTTAACTCAAAAAGAAGTATATCAAAGTTTTTTTATAGTCAATCATAAGGAGTAAAATATTATGCGAGAAATCGAAAAATTATTAGAAACAATAGAGCAATTCCCTCCGAATTTGGATGATATCATTGGCAAAAAAGGTCTCTTCATTAGAAAAGAAAAAGAATATTGGATAGGAGAGGTAAAGGCTCAACACCAAGCTCAAAATGTTTGGCATACAACAAAAGCAAAATCTATAGAAGAGCTTATAGCAAGCATTGCTAAACAAATAGAGGATAGTAGAATAGAAAATTTTTATCCAGACCTAATGGATTGAACCATGTATAAGTTCATTTCTATAGGGGGGTGGTGTGGTACTACAATCAGTTTGAGGGGTAATAATTTATACGAACAAGCACTTCCTTTTGATAATATTAGATCAACTTTTGCTGGTATAATAGATTGTTTCGAAACTAATTTTCAAAATTTTTTTCCTAAAAAATTAGAAGTAGATATAATAGAAAATTATTCATATTCAGGGTTGAGTTTTAGAGGAAAATATTTTGGGTTTTATCATCATAATTTATTAGATCCAAAAATAATCAATGATTTTTATCGTAGAATTGAAAGATTAAATAATGTATTAAATAATCAAACAACCAACACAATATTTATAAGAACAATAATTAAACAAAATTATGAAGAAGAAATTCTATTGATAGATAAATTTTTAAATATTATAGATATAAAATATCCTGGTCTTAATTATATTGTTGTATTTATAGTGCCTGGACAAAATAATTCTCTTTATTATAAACATATAAATCATAGAACTTTTATTTTTACTCTAAACGATAATTCTTGTAAGAATGAAAATTTACCTATGGAATATAAACCAATTTATGATTTTATACTAACAGAAGATTTATTTAAAAATATTCCTAAGTCTAATAATGATATTTTTATTCAAAAAAATAATAATAGATATGTTTCTTTTTCGGGTGTTGATACTTTTAGACTAGATAATTAAAACAATAAAAACTTGTATTTGTGTTGGGTCCAAACGAGATTAAAGAAATGCTGTTGACAAGTCGATCACACAGGTGTAGAATCGATAGCATTGGTACACAAGACATTTGGAGCAAACAATGGAACTGGTCGAAACAAACAAAGAGAAGAAAACAACTTATTGTAGGAGCAAGGCCGATGAATTTTTTGCAAACTTTCCTAGAGAAAAGGTTGTATCGTATAAGGAATACTGGGAAAGTGTACGACCACAGAATACCGATGATATTTTTAGGAGGTATCTTTTTGCTTATTGCTCTGTTCACACTACTTGGAAGGGTAACTGCTCCGGTTATCAAGCCATTAAAGACTTTGATCAATGGATAGATAGTGAAGAAGTTCTGAGAAACAAACTGGCTAACTCAGGCGTGGGTTTGCATAATAATAGAACTAAGTATATTTGGAATTTTAGTCAACAGTTTTGGCAGAATCCGAAAGACTTTTATTTTACAACCAAGAAGTATCATGTTAAGAAGAGAGACGAGATTGTCAACCGTATTGTGGGTTTGGGTATGGCAAAAGTTAGTTTTGCTTTGGAAATGATACATCCTAATGAATGTAGGGTTTTGTGTGGGGATGTTCACCAACTCAGACTGTACAACATGGAGCATCTGACTTATAATAAAAGTAAGGAAGGCACAACAAAGTATAAGAGGATGGAACAGCATTGGAGTGTTAATTGCGGCAAGTTGAATGTTCCATCTTATATTGCAAGGTCGATCTATTGGGATGCTCTTCAAAATAAATCAGATAGTAGGTACTGGAGCTATGTACTAGAATGAATCCAATGAGATTTAACAGAGTAGAAATAATGAAAAATGGTGATGTTGTAGAAAGAGGTTATCTCAATAAGATGATGCCTCAAGAGGATTTATCATACATGTATGAAATATACGGTGATTCTGGGAAGGTTTATCTTCTAAAAGAAGATGGCTTTGTGCATATCACAGAGGAAGAAAATGAGCCAGAACGGCAAGGGTAGTTGTCCAAGGCCAAAGAGTGTTGACGCAAAAACATGGGCTAAAAATTACGACAGGATTTTTAAACATGGGAAGCGTAACAAATCTAAGAGAAAATAAGACAATATTCATACCATGCTCTTGTAAAAGCGAGTTATTGGTTATAGAATATGATCATACCATTAATATGGCAGATGTTGCCATATATGAAAATGCGGATTCTTATAGTCATAAGATGTCATTATGGCAGAGATTGAGGTATTGCTATAATGTTTTATTGCGTAGAAAACCATACGCCGATCAGATGGTTCTGGATAAAAAACAGCTAAGAGATTTACAAAATTTCTTGAATGGACTTAGCCTCTAAAGGTGTATATGATACTGTATACCTATCAACTAAATGGAGGCTAATCATGGTTGTTAGAACAATGTCAGAATTTATGAACGATCAATTAGCTGAAAGAATCAAGCATCTGCAAGCCGCTTTGAATCAAGCGGAAAATATCATGAATACACTAGAGGAAGAAAACAAAAGGCTTAAAGACGTTCTTAGTGGCCTAACGTCATACAACAATGAAGGCTATATTCTTGATAGTGAGACTTTGAATGAGCCGGTGTGTTCGTTCTGATAAAAACAGAAACCAAAGAATTATTACTCAAATTGGTGAAAAAGAATATTTAATAGAAGGCTACTGTGATTGGGCTAAGTTTGGTTGCCAATTTGATCCAGCATTTATTACATCTGCTAATATAGAGAGTGGACCATTTTTATTAGTTGGAGATTCTTTTTTAGGCAAAGGCGAAATAGCCAATATACAGAACATAGAAAACGATCAAGAAGATTATTTTATACTTAAAATTACCCTATACTAATATACCATGTCAAATCTACACAAAAGTAAAAACAATAAAGTTATATTCGGCGTTTGCGGAGGAATATCTGAGACTACTGGCATTGACGTATCATTACTAAGACTAGGATTCTTATTAGGAGCTATATTTACCGGTAGTATTCTATTTTGGGTTTATTTAGCACTGGCTATTGTATTGCCGTCTAACGAATAAATTTCAGCTTAGAACGAAATTTTTTCAAGACAACCCATTGACAGTGCCGATACTGTGTTGTAGAATGAAAGAGTCAACGACGGGTAACATCAATCATGAGATTGAGCCTAGCGTTGCAAAAGTTTGGTTAAGAATTTGGAGGTTGATTATGGCTGAAGTTACTACTACGGAAAAGCAGACTAGGGTTCGTTGCAGTGATGATGCGTTTCTTGAGGCTGTTTTCTCTAGCAAGACTTATGCTGAGATTTCCAGTAAGACTGGACAGAAGGTTGCTAGTACAATGGCTCGTTATGCTAGAGCCAAGGCTGCTCTTGCAAAGAAGGGTATTGATCTTCCCGCTATGGAGCGTGCGAAGCCCACTAAGACGATTGATAATGTCGAGGCTATGGCTGAGACTGTTCGCCGTCTCAAGGCCGCTCATCTGAACGGTTGATATAAAACCCAAGTATCCCTGCTACTAAAACTAAACTATGAGGCTACAAACTGCAATAATCAACCTCAAGTCACTAGTTTGGTAGTCAGGGGTATCATGCCGGGGTGGCGAAATTGGCGAAACGCAAGGGACTTAAAATCCCTCACATAAGAAACGCTGCGGGTTCGAATCCCGCCCCCGGTACTATGTAGGATAAATGGTAGATATTTTCATCTTCGGTGTAAATCAGAACTAGACTACACTCAGGAGATGGAAAGATGAAAAAATGCTTAAAGTGTTCAAAAGAATTTACAAATCGTGTTGTAATTGATGGAATAGAAAGAAACATAAACAAAAGAATATATTGTCTAGAATGTTCGCCCTTCGGTAAGCGCAATACAAAAAGATTGCATCTTCCACAAAGAGATAAAAATAGTAAAAAACACTGTACTGAATGTGGTAGAGATTTTAAATGGACAAAAAACAATGTTTGTCCTACTTGTAGAACCTTCAAAAGACGAGGTATTCAAAGATCGAAAGCTATAAATATCCTTGGAGGCAAATGTAAGAATTGTGGAAATTGTGACCGTGATGTATTAACTTTTCATCATAAAAATCCAAATACAAAAAAATTCAACCTATGTAGTAATTGGCATAGGGCTTGGACAACAATATTAAAAGAAATCAAGAAATGTATACTATTATGCGCTAATTGCCATATGAAACTTCACAGAAAAGAAATATTATGACATTTGATCAATGGTTGTATCAAGATGAAGGATTCGGGCCAAGAATAGACCGAATGTTGGATGATATAAAAGTGTCTGTTGAACAAGAACGAACGGATGATATAATCAAGTGGTTGTTGGCAGCATATGCTATGGGTCACGAAGAAGGATACGATACTGGATATTATGATGCTTCAGAAGAAGCTTAACTAAACTAAAAATAAAAGGAAATTTTATGAGCAAAAACTCTCTAGAAACATTTAAAATCGGTAGTAAGGTTAAGTTGGCAGACGATGTGTTTGGCACGATTAGTGCTGTTTGCGTTCGTGGTAATAATCATGTAACCTATGAATGTAGTTGGTGGAATGGTCGTTCTCATGATAGTAAGTGGTTTCATGAAAATGAAATAGAGGTTACTCTTAGCGAGAAAACCCGCATAGGATTTGCATGATCGAAGAGTATGAAAATTGGGAAGATAGTATACGAAGAACTTTTATAGAACTGGCAGACTATATGGATAAAAATGCTGATCCCCTTGAATCTATCATTGATTTTGCTTGGGCATCCGGTGCTGATATATTTTGGGTCAATAATGCAAAGGATGAACTCAAAAAACTAAGGGGGCCAAATTTTACTAGTCCTGTTGCTTGGGCTAGAATAAATGATCGTGGAGATCTATTCGATCTTAGAACCCAAAATAATCCCTATGTTGATCAAACGACAGTGGTTCCCCTGTATAGGAAAAACTAATGACAAATACTCTGTGCAATGGTTTAGTTAAAAATACAAATTCAAAATCTCCGATAGAATATTTTGAACTAGTTACAGTAAGAGAATTCCCAGACTATGAAGGCGGCACATTTATAGATCAAATTAAAACCGCTGAACAATTCTTGAATACAGAAGAAGAGGCTCTTGACGAACCATTCTATCAAATATATGGCAAAAGATACGAATATGATGATAGGTATTCTCCTATTTTTTTAGGAGAGTTCTATTCACTGGATAAAGCTAAAGAATTTTTGTATAATATTACTGGTGAAATACCCCATATTATTTCATACTAATGTCTAATCTATTAATAGACTTATCTAAAGACCATACTCAGGGAGGGTTTTGCAATGTCCATGAGATAGTTGGTCATAAGGATATTGTATTTAAAGAATTTGGCAATAAAAAAACTGCAATAGAATCTTATAAGTATCAAAAATTACTAACTCGGTTTGATCTAGCTCCAAAAATTTATAGCAAAATTTGTAAATTAGATTATGCCCCATATGGTTTTTATTGTGTTGATGAACCAAGCTTATGGGGTTATGTAGTAGAAAAAGCCAGTCCTGTAAATCATACTAAAATTACTATGAAAAAACTTCAAACTTTAGTTGAAGATATTGCAGTAAAGACCAACCTTAAATTTTGGGATTGTCATTGGTACAACGTAGGATTTGTTAAAAGGGGACGGTCTAAAAAATTAGTATGTATAGATACTGGCAAAGAAAGCTTTAACGGTTATAGTAATGCATGGGGTAATCCTGACCCTGGGCCTAAATGTTCATATTGTAATACCTACGAATGTCAATGCGAGGATAACTAATTATGCCTTATATCAAAGAAGAAAACAGATCCAGTTTAGATGGATGTATTGATCATATGATGGAGTGTTTGAGGGGCAACGTATCTACAAATCAAGATAATCTCTACTCAAACCCATATAAAGAAAAACTTACAAATGAAGAATTTTTAAGCATATGTGGTGATATAAATTATGCTTTTTCTCGGATTATTTCAGGTATTATGGGTGATATTTCCTATTCCAAAATTGCTGTCATAACTGGTGTATTAGAAAATATCAAGCAAGAATTCTATCGTAGAGTAGCTTCTAGCTATGAAGATAAAAAGATTATTGAAAATGGAGATATAAAAGAGTACAAAAAACTATAATGGGTACAAGGATGCCAAAAGATTATGACGATATCATCAAGCAAATTGCTAAATCAAACCAAGAGATACATAAAGTAGATACTCATTTATCAAAAGATATTGGAGATATTAAAAGAGCTATTAAAAATTTAGACAATAAAATATCTCTCTTAATCGATAAGATACAACAGCTTGAAATTATAATGGATGCTGCGGAAATTTTACAAGATTTTCAAGAAGAAGAATCTGAAAAATATAATACAGAATGGAATCCATACGATGATGAATATGAAGTAGAAGACTATGAGACATATGATGATGAGGACGAGTAATGGGTAGTTTAGCGGTGGTCGTCTCAATTATATTGCTATGCTTAATATTGTTAGGACCAATCACCTACGTAATTTCGTCAATTGGCATAGTACCAAAAGTTATGAAATACTTATTAGGAATAATCGATGTTGGTATAGGGATATGGGCATTATTTATACCAGTACCCATGATGAGAATATTGGGATTGGTCAATCTATCTATCGGTATCAAAATTTTGCTAGACGGCAACAAAAAATAATTCAAGCTTGACAAGCGGTGTTGCCGATGCTATAATAGCAAAATCACAGGTTCGATAAGTAACACTTTTGGAGAAAGAAAATGAAGTTGGCAGATAGGACAGTTGAAATCCATTCGTCTGGTGTTCAGAGTGCTAATCAATTCAGCATCGCACAGACAAGCAAAATGTTTAAGATTTTGTCGGACTCTCTTTATTCCGACAAGGTTATGGCTGTTGTGCGTGAGTTGTCTACTAATGCATATGATGCTCATATTGCAGCGGGAAACAAGAATCCTTTTAAGGTGATTCTGCCTACACAGGCCAATCCTTCTTTTACTGTGCGTGACTATGGTACTGGTCTTAGTCAAGCAGATATGGAGGAACTGTATACTACTTATGGTGCGAGTAATAAAAATACTAGCAATGATTTTGTTGGTTGTCTTGGTCTAGGTTCTAAGAGTCCCTTTGCCTATACTAAGAGTTTTACTACTATCTCTTATTATGATGGACAAAAACTGACATATATTGCAGCGATGGATGAGAATGGAGTTCCGAGTTTGAATCTTGTTAGTATTACAAAAACCAATGAACCAAATGGTCTTGAAATTACTTTTGCGGTTAAACAAAATGACCATTGGGAATTTACTCAGAAAAGCAAGAGGATTTATCATTATTTTAAGCTAAAGCCAATTATTGAGGGTGGTGTTTGTAACTCTATCAATGACGGATCATATTCTCATAACAATATTGTGATTGAAGGTACTGGTTGGAAGATCGGAAGAATCGCTAGTGATAGTAGTAAGTATCCAAGTAACCATAATAATATCAGTAGTGGTATTGTTGCAATTATGGGTAATATTGCTTATCCTGTTGATGCTAATAAGATTGTCGGAGAAGAAAAGCCAGATCAACCGGATCATATTCAAGCATGGAACAGGGCTTTTCGTAAGGCCGACGTAGACAACTGGAAGAATCTTGTGCGTGAGATTCTCAACCAAGGTCTTTATTTGGAGATCCAATTTGGCATTGGTGAATTGGAGATGGATGTTAGTCGTGAGGGTTTGCAATACACTAAGCAAGTTATTAAAACCCTGCGTGAACGTACACAAGATATTTATTTGCAACTCAATCAAGATATGACAGACAAACTTGCTAATGCTAATAGTCTGGTTGAAGCATATACCACCTACTATAATCTTAGTGATATTGCAGGAGGATGGACTGCTGGGGCATCATGGACTGATAGTAATGGTAAGGTTTATGATCTTCAAAGCGGTAAGGATCTTGAATACAAGTTTAAGAAGAGTAAGCAGTTTTATGTGTTCAATTTTAGAACTGCTGGATATCGTAGTCGTAGGATGATTTATCTCACAGATAAAATTCATCATGAAACTCTTAGCGGAAGAGGTTCTTATTATTGGGATAATGCCAATCGTAAAACTGGGAAGATGGTATTTTTCCGATCTGATGTTAAGGGTGCTGAAACAGCAAAGAAAATTGTTACTAAATACTGTAATCAAAATAACTGCTTTGCTTATTTAATGATTGATAGCGATACTCCAGAAGATTCTACAGAAGGTTTTGACGATATCATCAAGGATATTGGTGGAGAATCTAATGTAGTATTGGTATCACAGTATAAGAGTCTGCTTAGTAACGGCCCACGCAAAACTGGTAGTCGTGATCCCGCTGGCAGTGTTAGTGTTGATAATATCTTTCTGATTCATGGTAGTCTGTCGAGTGCCAAGGCTCTGTCTGGTACTATGAACGACTCTCATTATATGAGAGAAATTACTGATCAAGATGAGCGAGATAGTGTTCTTGACGAAGAAGATATTGTGTATGTGCCAATTCTAAGATATGGTTCTGTACAAGGTTATCCTGCTGTTAGAGATATCAGCAGAATGACCAAAGATGAGTCTTGTAAAGATCTCATTAAGAGTCTATATGGAGATACTAATATCTATGCTATTAAGGAAAGCTATGCTCAAAAGTTGATCAAAGAAGGATACAACCTAATTAATTTTAATGATTTTATGAAGTCTAAACTGGAATCGGTTTATGCAAATAAATTCAAGGATGTTTCTGTCTATAATGGTCTTGTTGAGTATGCCAAGGAAGAGTTTAATAAACAAGAGAATAGAGATTCGTACTATAATAGAAACTATACCGATAGGCAGTTTCTCTGGCACATACTGAATATCTTTGGTCTGGATTATGCTTCTAGTATTTCCGATACCAAGATTGTAGATTTGGTCGATCATTGTATGATCATGGAGTTCTTTGCAGATACCATTCACAGAAACAAGTTTGATATTGCCAAATTTAAGCAATCTGATTACTTTGCCCATATGACTAAGATTCTTAATAAGATCGGCATCAATGGGATCAATAGTAATGAAATTCGTGATGCTAATGTTGCTTATCTTCACCTAAATAGGTGGGTTAAGGAACTCTATTCGGATGATACATCTATCCAGAAGGCTATTAAGCCAGACGGATCTTTGAAAGATAAATTGATAAAAATCGATGAGTTGCGAAAGCAGATTAAAGAGGCTCTTGACAACCAGCCGATGTTGAAGTATATTGTGTGTAGCCATGAGGTCAACGGCAACTTGAGAGAACTTACTAATGATAATCCGTTGTCAGCATTTAGAAGCACATACTATCATGGTCCTAATAGTTGGAGCTATAAAATGAATGATACGGAGTCATTCAGAAAACTGGTAAGTAAGACAATTGTTTGATTTAATTTCACAGGAGAAAGATTATGAGCGTTCCTTTTATGTGGGTTGATGGAAATCTGACACTAATCCTTAACAATAAGGCTCATCAGGTTTTGCCGGATCATATTAACTATAGGCTGATTATGGAGAAGCTTTCATCGGCTACAGAAGATGAGTTGACTGAGCTTGTCGATATTCAAAAAGCTGTTGCTTCCTTTAGTCAGGGTCTTGTCGAGATCAAGAATGGCAAGGTCTATTATGAAGGAGAAGAAGTTCACGGTGCTATCAGTAAGCGTATTTTGGAGTTTATGAGTAAGGGATTGCCTTTTGAGCCTCTTGTAAATTTCCTAAATAATCTTATGGAAAATCCAAGTATGCAAAGTCAGAAGGAACTGTATGATTTCTTGGAGCATCAGTATTTGCCAATTACAGAAGATGGTTATTTTCTTGCGTATAAGGCAGTACGTGGAGACTATATGGATAAGTATGCCGGTAAATTCCGTAACAAGGTTGGTGATATTTGTGAAATGACTAGGGCAAAAGTTGATGATGATCGTGGTCGAGGTTGTTCAAATGGTCTTCATGCAGGCGCACTTAACTATGTTGCTAGTTATGGTAGTCTAGATGCTGGAGATAAGATTGTAATCGTCAAGATTAATCCCAAGGATGTAGTCAGCGTTCCTACAGATTGCAATTGCGAGAAACTTCGTACTTGTCGTTATGAGGTTGTTGGCGAATATCAAGGAGAGCTTCTCAAGCCTCTCTATAAGAGTGATTTTGACGAGGATGATTACAACGACGATGACGATGAATATCTAAATGACTATGATGAAAGTTACTGGGATCAGTTTGACGATGAAGATGAAGATTATGATCCCGATGCGGAGTATTATAACTGAAAAATGTGGAGTAGTCTGGGACTAGAGAGATTCAACGATGATCTTTTGGGGTTCGATTCCCCAACTCCCTTTATCAATAACTTGAGAAGATTAACTGCCCTTGGATAAGATGTTCTTGTCCCCAGATAATCTAGATGATTACAGGAAACGTAATGGTGGAAAAGATGAATAACAACAGTTTTAGTGATGTTCTTGGTTTTAATCCCTTTGATAAGAATCTAAATAGTGGTCATTATCGTAATGAACGAGATTGCTTCTTGAACTCTTTCAAACAAAACCATATCTTTGTGTACAATGGAAATCCTCGCAAGAAGATTAGTAGTATGAATCATACCAATGATCTTAACGAGATGCTAGAAGCAAATGTCGATAAGCACTCTGATGCTTACTTCTATGTTAATGGTGGACGTAAGCTTTATGCTATCAAGCAATTTACTTGTTGTTTTTGCGATATGGACGCTGGCAGAAATGCTGATGGTACTTATTTTAAGCCAAGCATTGTTATGCAGCACAAGAAGAGGTTTCTGAAGAAAATCAATGAGTTTCCCGTAAAGCCAAGTTGGGTTATAGATACTCGTAATGGATATCAGTGTTATTGGATCTTTGATGATGCTTCACGCAATATTGTTGGGGCAAACAAAACTTTCTGGAATGGTCTACAGAAAAAGCTCGTAAACTACTTTGATGGCGATCCAAGGGCTATCAAACCTAATCAGATTTATCGTGTTCCTTATACTTGGTGGCGTAAGGAGTGGGAAAAGAAAGCTCCTTATTTTACCAGCATCCTTCCCGGTAGCACTGGTCAACCAATTAATGTTGCTGATCTAAAGTCAGCCCTTACTGGTCAACCTGCTACTCTACAGATTATTCCTGAAAAGTGTAGCGATGAATGGTACAAGGGGTACGCCAAGGCTTATAAGCAGTCAGACGAAAACGGAGTTCCAGTACCAATGAATGTTGCGAAACAAATTCTTAACAGTCTTCAAAATGACTATGCTTGTAATAGTACGTCTTATATTAATAACCTTGAATATGAGCGTGCCTATGGAGAACCCATGCCGGTGATGCCCATAAACGAGGATAGGTCTGATGATACGGAGGATGCTCTGCCTGACGAAGATATAAACCTTGATGGTCAGCAGACCAAACTTTTAAAAACGGTAGTGGAGTTCCTTAATCAAGTATCAACTCCTTTGTACTTTAGTAACAACAGGTTCCTCTCCAGTGCTGCTAAAGACCTAGCTTCTCAAATTAGTGACAAGTTTTGTATAGGATAATACTATGCATGAAGATTATGACTATAATGATGATGAGCATGACTATGATAATGCTAAAGATCCATACAAGCATTACTTCAAGTTTGATCCAACAGCATGGGATGCTTGGAGTAAATGGCTACAAGATGCTTTGAATGATATAGTTGAATCTTCACCAAATGTATGGTATACTATACCTAATATTTCTGGTTTTCCAAAAAAGTCGTTTCCTGTGAATAGTTACTTCTCCAATACTGGTAAGGGTAATTCCTTCCAGTATTTGGGGAATAACTATCAAGGTTCTCCAATTTGGAAAAAAAAGTATTTTGTTTTGGATCCTATTGATATAGGATATAAAAATCATATACAGTCACACGCTGTGCATTTTATCAATCAGCCACATTACTACAAAGGAATGTTTGATATACTAAATTAATATCACAAAAATATTATGGGAAAAAATACAGAATGGTTTATAGTTGAAGATTTAGATAAATTAGTTGAAAGTACTAGAATTTTAGTATTTGATAATTTTAGTACTACATCTGAAAAGACAAGTGATGAACTCAGTATGTTAATGTCTGACCTATCGGAAGATGAGGTATCAGAGTTAAATGAAGTCCTTACTCAACAAGAATGTTTAGTAATTGCAAAATCCTTAGTTAAGATACAAAAAAGTAAAACATCTGATAAAGTTAGATATTTAATTAATGACAAAAAGTTCATGGAAATGATAGAATCTTTTAACAGCAGAATGGTAAGTAATATACTACACACTTTGGTAAAGAAAGACATTATAGATAGTTCGTATGATCCTGATCTTAATGACTTTGTATTTTGGATAAAAGATAACGATGAACAAGAAAATCAAAAACCTGAAACCGACTGAGCTAAACGTACACTGTAAATATACGTGTCCAGTATGTTCTGTAGAACATTGGCTTTCTCTGGCAGAATCCCAGACCAAAGGTTTTATTATAGTTTGTGATTGTAAAACTATGCTAAAACCAAAAAGAATTAGCAATATAGAGATTCTATATGATAAAAAATCAGCTAAGACGAACACACAAAAAGTAGTAAAAGAAACGACATTGGCCGACCTGGGTCAGTGTGTTAAAATTCTAGTTGGGTATGGATTCAAAGCTTCAGAAGCTAAAACTATAGTAGCAGAAGCTCATGCAAGCAATCCAACATCTGATACGGCGTCACTAATTAAGAATATTTTGGTTACTATTGGAGGTAAAAATGGCTAATATTGTTCGCCCTTCTAAGTTTGAGGATATCATTGGGCAAGACGAGGTTGTAAATCGTTTACGCATCGTTGTGGCGGGTTGTAAAAGCACAGGCTCTACGATGCCTCATGTTTTAATTGACGGCCCTCCGGGGCTTGGCAAGACCACTGTGGCTAGTGCCATAGCGTCAGAAATGGGTGAAAACCTGTATACGGTCAATGGGGCGAATGTTAGAAGTATAAAGAATTTACTTCCGTATCTAATGGGTATTGCTCCAAGATCGGTTTTGTTTATTGATGAGATCCATAGACTTCCAAAAGTTGTAGAAGAATTCCTTTATCCTGTAATGGAAGATTTTGTTCTTAGTATCGTAGTAGAGAACAAGCCAGAGTTAATAGAACTCCCTCTTTTTACCTTGGTTGGAGCAACAACTTGTGGTGGAAGGCTTAGTCAACCATTTTATGACAGGTTTCAAATCAAAGAACATCTTTCCTTTTATAATGATGATGAATTAGCTAAACTAGCAAGATCGAATGCAGTTAAGCTTGGACTTGAATTATCTGATGATGAATTATTAGAGATAGCAAAACGTAGCAAGGGTACTCCTAGAATACTTAATGCTCGTTTAATGTGGTACAAGAGTTATACAAGCTTTCATAAAAGTATTAAGCCCGATGTAGATGAAGTGTTTTTAAATCAAGGAATTGATAGCATGGGTTTAGACGTATATGACAGAATGTACCTAGATCTACTAAAGAAAAATAGAGCTAATCCTCTTGGACTAAAGAGTATATCTTCATTAACCGGTATTGCAGTAGAGACCATAGAGAATAGTATCGAACCTTTTCTGATTCGTATGGGGTATGTACATCGTACACAGAAAGGTCGTATTATTGGCAACTATAAGTCATAGTCAGGCAATTTTTGCGGCCCCTTGAGGACAATAACACTATTAAGGAATATATTATGAGACTAAATGAATAACATAATAATTATAGCCATAATAACTCTTTTTATATTTTCATACATAATAATCTTCCTATTAGGACTACTAGTAGGGAGATTATTGTCTTTTGATGGTGTATTTAAACAAGAGACGCCTACTGCAAAAGTATTGTCGTCGATCAAAAATACATCAACAGGACAACCAATATCAATTGATAACAGTAAATTTGTAGTAGATATTAAAACTGATCAATTAGAAAAAAAATATGAAGGTTTAGGAGAAATTAAGAATAGTCAGGAAAATATTGGTTCTTCTATCAATAAACTAAAAAATATGAAAGGTTAGAGGTAAAATTATGGCTAAAGGTTTAGATGTTGGAACATCATATATAGTATTATCTTCTGACGATAATAATCAAATGCAATATAAAGATTTTAGAGATGCATTTTATGTTATTAAACCAACAACACCAGTAGCTACAAAAATGATAGAAAAAGGATTGACTGGAAAAGTTTTTATTAAAGACTCAGATGGGTCTTTTATTCTATTAGGTAAAGATGCTATTGAAAAAGCTATTGAAAGAAATGATACCGCTAAAAGACCTATGTATAGAGGTGTTGTTTCGGCTAAAGAAAAAGACGCAAAAAGAATCTTGGCTTTTATTTTAAAAGAAGTAGCAGGTAAAGCATCTGAAGAAAATGAAAAACTGGTATTCTGTGTCCCAGCACAACCAGTTGATCAAGAAGACGACGATTTTGATGTTGGATATCATGAAGATGTTGTTAAAACTATTTTAGCAGAATGTGGTTATAATGCTAGAGCTATCAATGAAGCAGAAGCCTTATGTTATGCTGAATTAGAATCAGAAGACTATACAGGTATTGGGGTTAGTTGTGGAGCGGGAATGACTAATGTTTGTGTAATGCTTAATGGCGAACCAACAGTTTTGTTTTCCACAACTAAATCCGGCGACTGGATTGATAGAATGAGTGCTGTAGCCACAGGAGAACCAGATAGTGTAGTACAGGTTGAAAAAGAAGGTGGTGGATTTAAAATAGGAGAAACATGCGACAACCCAGTGTTGGCTGCTGTATCAGCATATTATGAAAGACTTATAGACTATACCACTAAAAATTTAGCTTCTGCATTAATAAATCATAAATCACTACCAAAATTTAAAAATCCATTAACCATAGTGGTTGCTGGTGGTACATCGTTAGCAGATGGATATATCGAACATTTTAAATTAAAAATGCAAGAAAATGGATTTCCTGTTGAGATAAAAGAAATAAGACATGCTAATGATCCATTACACGCAGTAGCTAAAGGATGTTTAATAGCTGCTAAGGTATTATAGATTATGTTTAATAAACTTTTTTCTAAACAGCTAAGATTCGCTGTTAGGTCTCCTCAGTGGCAGGCGGTGAGAAAAGAGCATTTAAAAAAAGAATCTAGATGCAGAGCGTGCGGGAAAAACAAAAATCTTGAAGTACACCACATAGTTCCTGTACACATAGACCCAAATAGAGAACTTGATCCATCAAATTTAATTACATTATGCTCTGAACAATGTCATCTTATGTTCGGGCATCTAATGGATTTTAAAAGTTGGAATTCATCCGTAGTAGAAGATTGCTATGAAATCAATCAAAAAATACAACACAGACCATACAAAACAGAATAGTCTGGACAATTCCTAGGCCCCTTGACTTATAGTGTATATAATATATACAAAGTGGTGTGAAAAGGAGCGGTATATGAAATCTTATATTTATGCTTTATTCATATGGAATTTTTTATCAATTTTTTCTATTGCTGGAACAATAGATCCTCATACTTCAGATCAAAAATATATTGATTATGGAGCTAAGTTTCATAGTGTAGTGAAATTATGTTGTTTTGACGGCAAGGGTATGTCCTGTGGATCTGCCGTAGTAATAGATCCTCACTGGATTATAACAGCTGCACATGTTGTTGAGAATTGTCATAGTTGGACAGTAAATATAGGCGAAAATAAATATAATATTAAAAATATGATTATGCACAAAGATTATGATACAAATGTTTTTGGCTATGCTGATATAGCTTTAGGATACATAGAAGATCCTATAGATTTAGATTTTTATCCATCTATTTATGAAGAAGATGATGAAATTGGTAAATTATGTTCTATATCTGGTTGGGGTTTTACGGGAACATTTAATTCTGGCACCAAAAAACATGATGGCTTAAGAAGAGCAGGATCGAACTTTATAGATAAAATAGAAAGACATGTACTGATCTGTTCACCATCTAAAAGGCATCAAAAGCCTACAGAGCTAGAATTTTTAATTTGTAGTGGAGACAGCGGGGGTGGTCTTTTTATAGATAACAGGCTTGCTGGAATTAATTCATCAGTTATAGGATATGATGGATCTTCTAATTCTACATACAATGATGAGAGTTGTCACACAAGAGTAAGCTTATATAAAGAATGGATAAGAGAGACTATAAAGCATGAAAAGAAAAAATAATTATTCATTATTACCATATGAAGTAGAGCCAGTATATGGCTTATCACCAGAAGACAGCCAATTTTATGGATGGGAAATAGAAACATTCAAAATAAAAAATCATTGGAAATTTTCTAAAGGAGATGGTATAGTTGTTGCTGTAATAGATACTGGATGCGATTTAGATCATGATGATCTTAAACATAACTTAGTACAAGGAGTAAACTTTGTAGAGCCATCAAGAGACCCCATAGATAAATGTGGACATGGAACACATGTGGCAGGAACTATAGCTGCTTCAGACAATGGATTAGGCATGGTTGGTGTTGCTCCAAAAGCAAAAATTATGCCAATAAAAGCCCTTAACGATAGTGGTATGGGGAGCAATGAAGATATTATCAAAGGTATATATTGGGCTATTGATAATAAGGCAGATTTTATTACAATGTCACTAGGTTCACCTGTTCCTAGTCCAAGACTAGAAAAAGCTATAGATTTTGCTAAAAGCAAAAATATTGTTGTATTCTGCGCAGCTGGTAACTCTGGTGAGAGTTCTGAAATACTGTATCCAGCTAAGTACGACTATCCAATAAGTATTGGGGCGATAGATAGTAATTTTGAAAGAACTAGTTTTACTTGTAGCGGAGACGAGCTAGATTTTCTTGCCCCAGGACATGATATATTAAGCTGCTACCCAGGAAATACTTATGCCAAAATGAGCGGTACGAGCATGAGCAACCCATTTGCTGTTGGGTGTGCAGCATTAGCTAAATCATACTATGGTAATCAACTGACAACTAAAGAAGACTATATAGAGCTATTCAAAAAAACAGCTATTCAATTAAAAAATACTAGGCATAAAGGGATAAGAAAATATGAAGGGTATGGAATCATCCAACCTACACCATGAGACTATGGTCTATATAAATCTCTAATAGTCTCACCATTCCATAGGCCCAGTCGTTTCAGTCTAGTTTTTTCTGATCTTCTCCATTCTTCCATGTCTCTATAGTAAGCATTACTAACTCTGCCTTTAAAGTATGTGTCTATTCTTTTTGTATGATTGTCTAAAACCATACTATAGCCAGCTTGACTATTAATAAAAGCTTGACTCATATCTATAGCATAGCCTCCCTCTGCCGCTATAACAGATGATACACTGTTGTTATAGGCAGCTGGTGCTGTATTGGCCATACCTACGAATGGCAATCCACTAAAAACATTTACATGTTCTTGACTATATGCATTCGAAAACATGAGTAAAAAAATAAAAGACCAAGATATAATTTTCATTTAATTTCTCTTATAGCTATAACGTCCGCACCATCAGAACTGTAATGTACAGTATACCCGAAATGTAATAGTTTGGTCAAGCAATTATTTAAAAATTTGTCTCCTATAGAAACATACTCAAATCTAACTATCTTTGGCAAGTATTGTTCAAAGTCCATATCGTTCAGTATGATATGATCATGACCTTCGGCATCTATCTGTAATATATCGATCTTGTTATTTTTAACATATCGGTTCATAAGTGTCTTCATAGACATACAGGGTACTCTTACGGCTTTGGGTTCAACGTCAAACATATGTTTTGCTTTTATAAAATCAAGCGTAAAGTGTGGAGTTGTAGTACCACAGTATAATTCTACAAAACCATCACGGTCTGATATAGCGTAATTCAAAAACATTAAATTGCTTCGTCCAGAATAATTATGTTTTAGTGCATCAAAAGCTTCTGCTCCTGGCTCCACAAGAATACCGGACCAGTTGTAACGAAGGACTAGATCATGTATCGGATCAAACGACACACCATCATTAGCACCGATTTGAACAAAAAAAACATCTGTTAATTTTGAACATACTGAAGCAAAATCTTCTTCCGATATTATACTTTGCGACGACATAACCATACAACATTAGCAAATTCTGTTGCCATAAAAGGTTCTAAATTATTACTATCGACGGCCTGCTGCACATCAGAATCTTGAATCTCCATCCAGCACCACACCTTATTCATTATGTGTTCTTTAAAATATTCAAGGTTTGGAGAATAATCATGAGCCATAATAATATCTCCAGATTTCAACATAGGAGCTACTAGATTAAACTCATTGATTTTATTTCCTCCGTCACACAAAACTAGCGTTGTACCTTCTGATTTAATAAAAGTTTCTATTAGATCAGGATTCTCTAAGTTTAAATAATCTTTACTAAATATATTAGTATAAATAACTTCTAAATTATTTTCTTTTTCTAAAACCCTATGTGTAGATGTATCATAGATATCAAAAGTTTTAATCGGTACATCAGACATACCTAAAGTATTTAATGTGTGCCTGATGTAAAGACATAGACCCCCAGCAGCGGTTCCTATTTCGAGAACTCTGGCAGGTCTAACTGTCTCTAATAAAGACCTAAAAACTTCAAACGCTCCTTCGTGTTGCATAGCAGTAATCCCTGCAAAAGCACAGCATCCTGTTATTGGTTTCCCATTAATGTCTAAATATCCACCCTCTGGATTTAATATTCTTCCTACATGATCAGTTTGCATTATATGTTATTAAGCTCCTCGAATGTTTTATAAAAACTTTTCTTACCCACTATTGCCGCCTGACACCAATCTCCACTATCTTCATGATACCATACATCAAAATCTACCTTTTTATATTTGTCAGGATTAAAATTATGTTCTATAGTCATAATAACTTCATCCAAATACAAGGTTTTTTTATTAATAACCATGTCAATAAATCTATCTGTTATATCATTACAATATTGAATCATGGGTTCTTTTTTGCCTCCAAATATACCACCAATAATGGATTCTCTAACAGTTGATCTAAGATGAGACGGGTCTATCCAGTGTAACCAATCAGATATTCTCCACATGACTACTTTATTTGGATCTATTAAATTAATAAGTCCATCAACTAATGTATTATTAAACAAAGAACAATCCGACCACTTCTTCATAGGATCGTCTTTCATTGGCAGATACTTAAATGGAAATAATGCAGAGCTGGATAGCCCTACATCCATATAGTAGAAATTGTCAGTATTAAAAAAATTATTCTCAATTGTATTTTTGACCATTAAGAATTTTGCTTGCATTAAATCATATGTTCTATCAGACTTTTTTTGCTCTTCTGGATCTTTTAGTGTTCTTATCACACCATAAAGAGGACTCTTATAAAGATCATATGGTATAAATTTAATTTTATTTAAGGCATCAGGTCCACACTGAGATACTATAAAATCTGTCAGTTCTTGAATATTTTTTTCCCAACAATAGAGAACAATAGAGGAATCCATTTTGAGCATGGATACTAGTCCATAGAAATATTTATTTCTTGGATGAACTCTGCCTCCGAATTCGGTGCCGCACAGGTCATAGTACAAACATGTTGTTATGGTCAGATTTTTTAAATCCATTGATCTATTCCGGTTAGTTGTATAGCTAATTTTGCACTATTAGGCCACATCGCATAATTATCGAACCATTGTTTTTGATTACCAGAAATATAAGCCAATAGGTCGTTATCCTGAATAATCTCATTATACTTATCTTCTATTAATGATGCTACACCATCATTGCCATTTTTTTCATAAATACCGTATGCTGTTTCTCTTGGTATACTAATATAATGATAATTTTGTATTAGGCCATTATGTACACAGTCTTTATATTCTATTCTTATAAATGGAACGCCTAAAGCGCAATATTCCATATCTCTATAACAAAATTCGCCGGGATAGTCGTATGGGTTAGTATACCTATCTAAATCCATATAATATGCTAAAGCTATTTTTTGTTTCGCCAAGGTTGTCATGTATAGATCAAATGGTAGTGTTTGAGTATCTAAAACTTGTCTATCTCTAAGGATCTCTATAACTTTTCTATAAGAGCCTATACCGGACCCTTTCCAAAACAAAGCAGTATTTTGTTCTTCGACCGGCGTTTCATTTCTGACATTTCTATATTTTGCAACATCCCATTCGTCTATAGAACCAAAAAACCAAGGTGCAACGTCGGGCAATCTGTGTACTAAATTATCTCTTTTAAGCCAATAGTAAATATTATGATAATTGAAGTGTGCGGATAATAATTTTTGACAGTTGGGGGATTTTAAATAGTGTACAACATAAGAATTAAAATATTCTGTAAATGTTAATACTACAAATTTTTTAGTATCTAAATTTTCTATAACACAATCAACATCGCTTAATGGAGGATTATGATCAAAACCTCTAATATCACTTAGTAGTTCAAGTCTTGACGAAGCTACTTGATTATCTGGATCAAAATAATCTTTCCATTCCACATTGAAAAATTGTTCCAGATATTTGGCAAATTTTCTAAACCAAATAGCGTGATATCTTCCCCATGCTTTATTATCAATTCTATGAAATCTTATATTTGTCACGGAAGATTTCCTTGAATCATATCACACCAGCCTTTTGATCTACTATGAGGCCACACCACCCAACTTTTTGGTTTAACTTCTGTAGAAAACTCTCTCCATACCTTACAGTAGCCATCAGGATCATTTTTCATTCTTGCAATTTCTGCTTCATCAGCATCTTGTCTATAAAGATCCTGACCATTTTCATCTTTAAATGCAACACACCAGAAATCATAATCTGTTTCGGGTACTTGAGAATAGCCAATATCAATACAGTGCTTGAAGATATTCAGAAATGATTTTTGATATTCTTCTTCTGTGGCATAAGTTGGATTTGGCGGCTCTTTATGGTCTAATGTGTATCTTTGTACAGCTCTTTTCTTAAACGATATACCTGCATATTTCTCATAATCTGCTACTGTACGCTTTTTACCAAAACCCCATGGACCAAAATCAATATCATTTGTTAATCCGTCCATTTCGAACAACTTTCTGTTTCTCATATGAGAATCATTATTTCTTTGAGGCCAAACAGGATCATCGTCCCATTGTTTTGATCTGCCTTTTCTAGTATATTCGTGCCAGCAAACAACTTTATGAGGATGAAATATATCATAACCATGAGTATATGCTCTAACTGCTATGCTAATTTCTTCTCCATGAAAGTAGTAATTAGGATCATGTGGAACTTCTTTACAAAATTCTCCAACAGTAAAAGCAAAATGAGCAGAATAGAATCTTCCCTTAATAGGTCTATCCTTATCGTTGAAAGATTCAAGAGATGCTGGCAAAAAGAATATTGCGCCCTCGGGTATGAATCTATCGAAATTCATTTTCCATGGTTCTTGAACCCTTTTTTCCGGATCATGTTCTGGATCAAAACTAGGTATATATGCAGTAATAAGGGGCTTTGCATAGCCTTCCTTTTGTAGTCCTACTAGCATATCTATTAAAGTTTTATCCCAGTCTTTTGCAAATCTATGGTGTGAATCTAGTTGTAGGGTGTACTTTTCTCCATCATATAGTTGTTGAACGGCATTTCTCGCCCAACAAACACCCTTAGAGTCTTTGTAATTGATGTCTAGAATTCTAAACCTAGAATCATCTTTAAATTCATCAAGTTTATCCCAACTGTCTGCATCGCTATGCTGCCAAGCGATACCGATTCTAAGATTTTCTGGATGTACAGCATTATTAATCATATCTCTTAGAGTATTCAATAGCTCTGGATCACGATATGACGCTATCTGTACAAAAATCAAATTATCAGTTTTCTTTCCTCTCTGACGCTTCATAGAAATGCACCCTATTATGTGTTATTGGACTAGCTAAAAGAATTGCAGGCTTAACTTGGTTTTCTCTTGTTAATGTATAAATATGGCTCATCCATGTCTGTTCAAAAGGATGCGCCCATGTAGTGTCTAGAAACATTTTCTTGTTTCCGTCCTGAGATATAATATGAGGCCAGTTGGAATAGTAAATCTCTCCCTCTGCATATGGAATACCGTTAAATGTTTTTATAGAAGAAAACTTTGTTTGTGGTCTTTTTTTTATATTTCCAAAGTATTCTATTTTCCTCTCTCCTGGCACATTATGCCACGCCCATTGTTCTGAATTATTACCATAAAACTCACTAAATGTTAACTTCAAAAAATCATAGTTCTCTATATCCATAATAGAGATAGAGTTTTTTAATAAATTGCTAATATTTTTTCTAAAACCAAATTTACAATATCTATTTTCTCCACTATCAACCAACATATCATCTTCAAAAAATAACATATATTTTGCACCCAACTCAGCGAAGTGTTCGGCGGCTAGTTGCCTACCTCCACAAACCCCAATATTGCCTTTCCTTATTTCTGTAAAACCATATTTTTCTGATATTTTATCGTATATAGGAAATAGTTCTTCTTTTGTGGTATTATTAATAAGATAAATTTTAGTGTCTGTTAAAAAGGCTTTATCGTTCTTTTCAAAAGAATCGCAAACCATTTGTAGTTGCTCTGGAGAATTGAAAGCATTAATATATACTATAATATCATTATTTTTATGAGATACTTTTTTAGGACTAATACTTTTAGCTAATTCTGTTTTATTGTCCTTCACATTTTCAAAAAATGTACCAAGCAAACCATTATCATTAATCATTTCTACCTGAAAAACTTCAGGATCAAGATAAGTCATTAATGTAAAAATACTTTCTTCGGTTCCCATCAACCCTTCGTTCAATGAGTCTCTTAGAAGACCATAATACATATCATTTGCATATGATATAAATTCTTTATGTCCACCAAAAAATCCTCCTCTTGCAACCCTATTGACAATTTCTGATTGTGCGAATTTTTTCATGGCATCTATCTTAAAACCATGTATTTCGCTATTTGTTTCATATGGAAAACATACGAACAAGAATTTATTAACTAATTGTTCTATTTTTTCTATTACTTTGTCATGATAAAAATATCCAGGATGTATAGTATTAGTTATACCTCCATCTATCCAAAAATAATAGTCTGTATTGAATATGTTATAGCATTTAGCGTTATGCAGCATGAACATTTTGCTCATAACCATCGGATTATACCATTCCATTTTAGCTTGTGTGCTTTCTTTAAGCCATCCAACCTGATTATACCAGTCTGGATTGGTTCTTATAGATTGTACTTTATCAAAAAATGGAAAAAAACTACTGTTAAATGATTTTGCAGATTGATTAATGACTGCTGTGTTGCTTTTATCTCGTACATCCCATACTATCTTTTCGTGCTCAGGATCTATAAAAACACACATATTCGTGTCTTTTGTTGCTTCTAGCAGCCTCTTGAAGTGGTCTACGTAATGATCAAATTTCCTTGACCACCCCTCTTCTAGTCCAGACCTACCAAGATCCCATATACCCGTAACGAGAGTTGTATTATGCATGTAATAGATTGTATTGTATTAGAGGTAAAGTATACCCTATAAGTTATCTTACCGGGCCTGCATAATATATAAGCTCGTTTTTAGCTCTGTCAAGCAAAGAAAATCTAGACAAAAAAGATATTGACAACCATCAGTCTGGGTGTACTATATTGGTTGTTCACTTTACTTCAATAGCTAGGGAGATAAAATTCGATTTGTCATGTCAAAAAATAAAAAAGATTATGAGGATAGAAAATCTTTAAGAAGAGAAAATTTTTTTAAGAAAAAGGGTTTGCCAATCCAAAAACAAGAGAATGAGGAATTCAAGAAAAAAATTAAAATCAAGAATGAATTCAAATCTAAAAAAATAGACATGAACCAAGACGAACTGTGGGAGGATTGGGAAGAACAACTGAGAAAGTACAATCGATAAGATCTAATTTATGGACAAATACATAGAGGAATTGAAACACGCAGACTGCTTTAATTATTTAGATAATCTATATATTGTAACAGCAGATTTCAAAAAAAGTGGCGAAAAAAATTGTATAAACCTAAAAAATGGCTGTGCATCTTGGTTTAAGCCTAATACTATAGTGCAGGAGTCTAGCTTATATTCTCTAGATAAAGATAATAACTTTTATCCTATAAAGAACCAGACAAATGTCGATACTCTTATTAAGAATAACAACCTTTCTTAAATCTTTGTGGTTTCATGTATGGGCTGGTTTTCCAAAATCAACCCAGGTTGAAATAGATCGAAGATGGAATATTTGTATATATTGTGAAAATTTTGACAGAGTAAATAATCAATGTGGCATATGTGGTTGTAATTTATCAAATAAAAAACATTTTCTAAATAAATTAGCCTGGGCCGACCAAAAGTGTCCTATAGAAAAATGGTAGATCATGGACACTAATTATATTATGTCTGTACGATTTTTCCCTTGGTGGTCAGATGCTGAGTCTAGCCAAGTTGTTGGACTAATTAGTATGATAAATAGTATACTAAAAGATAAACCCAATATTAATAATTTGGTTGAAATAGGTTCTCACCTTGGTGAATCCACAACTATTTTTCTTGGCTTTGAAAATATTCATTCTATACATTGTGTCGATCCATGGAACCAAAATCCGATCTATGAAAAAATTTTTGATGCTAGATTGGAAGATTTTATTAAAAACAACAGATGTAAAAAGTTAAAAACCATATCAACAAAAGCCTGTTCTAGATTTGCAAATGAATCTATAGATATGGTTTATATAGATGGTAATCATGACTATGATAATGTGAAAACAGACATTTCTGTTTGGTATCCAAAACTAATAAGTGGTGGTATTTTAGCTGGACATGATTACAGTATAGATCATCCAGGAACCAAACAAGCTATAGATGAGTTTATTTTAAATAAAAATACTTCGCTTAAAACCTTTTTAGATCACAGCTGGTACATAATTAAGGAGTAAATAAAAATAATGAAAACTGCATTAGTATTAGGAGGCGGAGGATTTATAGGATCTCATTTAGTCAAAAGACTAAAGCTTGAAGGACTATGGGTTCGTAGTGTCGATCTTCACCATCCTGCTTATTCTATTAGTCCAGCAGATGAATTTATTATAGGGGATCTTACAGACGAGGATACTGTATCAGCTGTTTTATTAGATTCCAACAATAAACCATTCGATGAAATATATCAATTAGCTGCTGATATGGGAGGCGCGGGATATATTTTTACAGGAGAAAATGACGCTAATGTTATGACTAACTCCGCATCTATAAACCTGTTGGTTGCAAAGTATGCTCATAAATATGGCGTCGGATCTTTATTCTATAGTAGCAGCGCTTGTGCATATCCAGCATATAATCAAACAGATCCAGACAATCCTAAATGCAACGAAGCTTCAGCATACCCTGCTGAACCAGATAGTGAGTATGGCTGGGAGAAATTATTTAGTGAAAGACTTTATCTTGCATACCAACGTAATTTTGGTTTAAATATTCATGTTGCTAGATTTCATAATATTTTTGGTATAGAATGCACATACAAAGGGGGCAGGGAAAAATCTCCAGCAGCACTATGCAGAAAAGTTTTAGAAGCCCCCAATAATTCCACTATTGAAATTTGGGGTAGTGGCAATCAAACTAGGTCATTTTTATACGTAGACGAATGTGTGGAAGGCATTATTAGATTAAACAGATCTAATTTTTCTGGTCCTGTGAATATAGGTTCTGATGAAATGATTAGCATTAATAATTTTACTCAAATGATTATTGATATATCTGGTAAAAATTTAACTATTAAAAATATTCCTGGTCCAGAGGGTGTCAAGGGTAGAAATTCTGATAATACTCTTATTAAACAAAAACTAGGATGGCAGCCAAACTACCCACTTAAGGATGGTACTATTAAGCTATATAAATGGCTAGAAAGCGTTTATCAAAAATGAGTATTAGTATAGTTACCACAACAATCAATAGCCCAACAGAGGCGACTATAAAGTTTTGTAAAATTGCTCAAGAAAAAGAATATATATTTTTTATAGTTGGAGATAAAAAAACTCCACATGAACTATATCAAAAATTAGCTAAAGAACACGGAAAAGCTGTTCAGTATATACATCCAGATGAACAAGAATATTCTCTTAAAGAATTATCAGATAATATAGGATGGAATTCTATTCAAAGAAGAAATATAGGATTTATATATGCATCAAAAACTAATAATACTATTATAGCTACGGTAGATGATGATAATATACCATATGATTCATGGTCATCGGACATACATATAGATAAAACTATAGAGTGTGATCTGTATGAAAATGACAGCGGCGTATTCGATCCTCTTTCCGTAACAAACTACCCTCATTTATGGCACAGAGGATTTCCTATAGAGCTTTTATGGAAAAAAAATTCTTTTATATATAGAGGGAAAACACATCTTAAACCATTGATTCAAGCTGATTTGTGGGATGGGGATCCAGATATAGATGCTATGTGTAGACTATCATATAAACCACTAGTTAAATTTGATATTACCAGACCATATTGTAGCACTAACATATCTCCATTTAATAGCCAAAATACATTTTTACATAAATCTGTAATGAAACACTATTATGTTCTTCCTCATGTTGGGAGAATGGATGACATATGGCCATCCTATACTATACAAAGAGTTTTTCCAAATTCTCTTATATATAATAAGGCATCTGTTTATCAAGATAGAAATCCTCAGGACTTAATTAAAAATTTAGAAAATGAAATTGTTGGATATAGAAATACGTTAAAATTAATAAATAATGAAGACGTATTACCAACGAGATCTAAAGAATTTATAGAAATATATCAATCATTATATGAGTAAAGTAGCATTTTTATTTTCTGGACAATTAAGAGGTTTTGTCTATAGTTATCCAACTATACAAAAATATTTTGAAGATATTTTTCAAGACTATGACATTAATTATGTTTTTAATATACTAGAGGGAAATTATAATATTGAAACTGTTATTAATGAATATCAAAAAATTATAGAAAAAAAAATATGGAAAAAAGATCCAGTAGAAGACCTTCATGCGTTCTGCATACCTAATGGTATAGGTGGTTGGTCACAATTTCATAGTCAAATGAATAATAATACTGTTCATGAAGATAAATTTAAACATTTTATGTTGCAGTGGTATTTTGTAAAAGGAGCCTATAATTTAATATCAGAAATATCTGATACCTTTGACTATATAATCAGAATACGACCAGATCTGTTTTTCTATAAGCCAATATTAAACATAAATTTAAACGGTTTGGATAATCATACTATTATAGTACCACAAAAATTCGATTTTGATGGCATTTGTGATAGATTGGCTATAGGTAGACCAAAAGCTATGCAAATTTATTGTGACTTCTATAATATATGTAATGCTATACCGGGTAATTCAGAAACCAGACTCTTGACATGGCTTCGACAAAATAATATTAAAGTTATCAAACATGATATAGAATTTTGTCATATTAATCAAAATCAACAATTTACATATTGCGTACCAACCAACTAAAAATTTAATGGTGTTAATACTATGAAAAAAACTGTTCTTATTACTGGCGCGGCAGGATTTTTTGGTTCTCATATGATAGAAGAGGTTCTGGTCGATACTAATTGGGATATTATCGCCTTATGTAGACTTTCTAACATAGGAGATATGAATAGACTTGTGATGAGTAAACATATACAGAATTCTCAAAATAGAATTAAATTTTTGTATCATGATTTAAAATATGATATTTCAGATCATCTTTCAGAAAGCATAGGAAAAGTAGACTATATTATTCATCTTGCTGCTAATAGTCATGTAGACAGAAGTATTACTCATCCAAAACAATTTTTTGAGGATAATGTAATTGGCACAGTTAATTTACTGGAATGGTATAGAAAAACTAATCCTGACGCAGTATTTATCAATTATTTAACAGATGAGGTTTTTGGGCCCGCACCAAACGATTATGATTACAAAGAGGACGATAGATGGAGGCCGTCTAATCCATATAGTGGAAGTAAGTGCGGACAAGGCGCTGCTGGAATCAGTTACCATGTCACATATGGTCTTCCAATTATTACAACATATACGATGAATATGTTTGGTGAAAGACAAAATAAAGAAAAATTAATAGCGAAAGCTATACATCATATTGTTCATGACCTACCCATACCAATACATTCCAAAATAGATGATGATGGAAAAATTGAATATGTTGGAGAAAGACACTGGCTCCATGCTAGAAACGCTGCAAATGCTACTTTATTTTTACTTGAACACGGTATATCTGGTGAACATTATAATGTAGTGGGTGATACCAAATTTAAAAATGATGAAATAGTTAAATATATTGGCAATATAATGAACAAGACACCAATATTAGAATATGTAGACTTTCATAAAACCAGGCCAGGACATGACCGTAGATATGCTCTAGACGGAACAAAACTAGCTAATATGGGCTGGAAGCCAAAAGTAGATTTTGATACATCTATGAAAAAAACTATAGCGTGGACACTAGACCACTATGCAACAACAAAATAATTACGTAATAGGAATACAGTGTTTTGTAAAAATAGACACACTTCAAGATTTGCTCGCGTCTTTAGAAAAGTGTATAGGAAAAGAAAAATATACTCTTGTTTTTTTTATTGACAATACTCATAATATGTCCTATAACAATAGGAGTCATTGGTATGCTGCAAATAAACATGTGATTAACTATATTTATAGCTATAAAGAACAGAAAAAATACTTATATAAAAATATAATAATTAAATTATCTAATAATAATGTTGGACCATATAAAGGAGCAAAAATCTTAATTGATGAGTGTTTCCAGCATAGCGACTATGTAATTTTTACTGAAGATGATGCGGTATTAGCTAAAGACTATCTATTATTTTATGAAACACTATATGAATCTTTTATAAAAGATGATCAAAAAGCTTATGGCGGATCAGCTTTGTCTACATGTAGAAATATTGAAAAGAATATAGAAGATTGGCATTTAATACAAAAGGTACATTGGCTTAATTGTACAGAGTTCGCCGTTCCTCGACATATATGGGAAAAATTTGGATATCTCAGAGGAGAAGTAGTAGGGGATCGTAAATTTGCTGAGGCAGTTAAACCAAACGGATACTATAGTTATTATCCAATTATTGATCGTTTTTATAAATCTGGCATTAATCATCCAGATGCTTTTACTATATATCACAACCATCATGATGCAGAAATTCATGAGGTTCCACTGCGTACAAATATTTTAGATATCAATATATCATTATATCAATTAAACTGTAAATAATTATGTTAAAACTCACCAGACCCGGAAACACAGAAACAACCGTTATGTTTTGTAGACATCTCTTAAAGTCTAAAAAATATGATAATTCAATAGATAAAATAATGATTACTGATTTAGAAAATCAATTTATTAATTGGTTATACAGTTCTACAGGATTTTATGATAAAACTATTGGTGGAACATATTTTGATATAGATACTGAATCAGTAAAAAATAGTGATGTGTATAATCAATTTTTGAATATGTGTCAACAATCAATACATAAAGCTACATACTGGCATATATTTATTCATGGATTTTTACTAAAAGAACCATATAAAACCATACTAACAAATTTTGCAATCGAGAACGAAGTGGTCTGCTCAACCAATTTAATCAATATTTATAAATCAGAACTAGATCAATACAAAGACTATTGGTGTATTTATACCCCCATATTACCATTATTAGATAATAAAAGAGTATTAATTATTAATGGTTTTTCTGATTTGATGCTAGATCAATATTTTTCTGGTAATTTAAAAAAAATATATCCATCAATGAGTACTATAAAAAATATGATTGGAATAAAAACTCCTTTTACATTTTTTAATAATGGATCACACGACAATTATTTAACAGATATAAAGATAATGAAAGAGCAAATTGATTCATTGCTAGGTAGTTTTGATATAGCTTTTGTGGGATGTGGTCCAATGGGGTGTATTCTAACAGACTATATTCATTCTTTTAATATAGATGCTATACATATGGGTTCTGGTATACAAAAACTATTTGGTATTGATTCTGGTGGAAAGCCAAAAGATTATTGGATTACAGAAATTCCAGAACATTTGATTCCAAATAATGCTAATAAAATAGAGAATGGAAGATACTGGTATGGCGGATAAAATAGCCTGTGTAATAACTTTCTATTACAGAGAAGAAAGAAAAAAATTTTTAGAACGTGTGATAAATAAATTACAAAATACGTCATATAATATAGATATAACTGTTATATGCAATAATCCAAATACCGAATATTATTATGTTGGAGAGCTAGAACACCCGTTCCATTTACCGTGGAAACATATTCCAGTAATGCAAAAATATTATGATGACTCATCATACACACATTTTATATATACAGAAGACGATGTAGTTATCGATCAGAATAATATAGATTATTGGTTATATCATAGACAAGAAATAGATGATAAAAGATTTTTTCCCGGATTCATCAGGGTAGAGCATTTGCAAAACAGATGGTATTTAACAGATATAACCAGGACTTACTCCATTAGAGATATTAAAAAATACAAATCAAATTATATTAATTTACCAGAAAATCATCAAGCAATGTATATTATGGATAAAATAATGATGAAAGAATATCTTTCATGTCCAGCTTCAAAAGAATATGCTGGAACAGGCAAACATGAGGGTATATTAGAATCATCGGCTGAAGGATTGCTTTACTATAATATTCCTCAAGGATATTATTCTAGGAATTTATTACACTATAGTTTTTCGCTAATTGATCCCAATTGTGTCATACATCATTGCTCAGACTCGTATGTCTGCAATAAAGATGTTCCTTTATCTAAACTATTAATTAATAATCTAATTTGTAACTAAACATATGAAATACTTAGTTTTAAATCATATTCCCAGATGTGGAGGGTCCAGTCTTAAAAGAGGATTTTATGAAGGCTATAAGAACAACGAACATTTTCAACAAGCCCCAGCATATATCTCGCAATTTACTCATGGAAATATGTGTTTATATGAACAACCTCATTTAATAGACACAATTCACTCTGATACTCTGATGTTCATAGACCATAGTCCCAGCTATTATATAGAAGATATTTTTAAGCTTTCTATAGAAGACACATACAGAATACTGACTATCAGAGATCCTGTTAAACGAGTGATAAGCCACATTCATTATTTTTATGGTCAACACATAGACAACCTTTCAGAAAATTTGCTTAATAATTACTTAGACAGATTTGGCAATATGACTATAGAATATTTAACTAATGTGAAATATAAAGAAAAATCTTTAAAAGAAAAATATGAGATTGCTATAGAAGAACTTAAAAAATATAACTTTATTTTTCAGGTAGAAAATCAAAAACTTTGTGAAATTTTTAATGACTCAAATCCGTTTCAACTACATATTACTAATCACCATATGAATAGGTCTCCTGTTGATTCTGATTCTATAATAGGAGACAAAGTAAAAAACATAATATGTAATAAAATTAAATACGAAATTCAATTATTGCAAAATTTTTACAATACTGATTTAATCATATGAGATGGGTTTCAAATACATATACCAAAAGAGTTGTTGAGCAATATGGATTTTTGCTACCTAAAGATTTTGATCCTATTATTTATACGCTGTTACATCCTGACCTCATAGTCGCCGGTATAGACGATGAACAAAAGGCTAAAGAACATTATATTTTATATGGACGTAAAGAGAATAGAGCTTACAAAAAAATTGTTCCATCGTTTTCAGAGACCGTTTCATCACATGAACTGGTGCCAGAAATTTGGAATAATGGTAAAAATCTATTATATTTTTCGCCAATGGCGCCAGACTACGACACCAGCAGCGGAGGCAATAGATTATTAGAGATACTTAAAATATTAAAAATAGATCTGCAATATAATGTCTGGTTTCTTTGTAATGGATCCTCTAAAAAAAAATATCTAGATGCTCTAGACGCTATAAAAATACCATATTTTTTGCCAGACATAGACAAACAAATATACTTAGACACATATTTAAAAAAAGCTAAAAAATCAAATATTGTTTTTGACAATGTAATTTTTTCTTGGTATGATATAGCTAATCAATATCTTGACATCGTAAAAAAATATTATCCAAATATTAAAATTATTATAGATACTGTTGATGTACACTGGATTAGAGAACAGCGAGGAAAGGACTCTGGACACTTAAATATACAACAATCCATTCTTGATGTTCGTAAAAAAATAGAAAAACAAGTATATTTATCTGCTAATGTAATTTTTGCCGTTACAGAAAAAGATAAAGAATATATACAAGATGAAATAGGATATAATCATAACATTAAAATATTAAGCAATATTCATCACAAACATACTTGTAAACTAGGGAATAATATAGTTTTTATAGGAAATTACGCCCATGGTCCCAATCTAGATGGTGCTATTAGATCTATAGAAATTTTTAAAAGTTTTCAACTAACTAATATATACAATAATCTTAAAATAAAACCAAAACTATTACTTATTGGTCCAAATTTAGATAAAACAATACAAGATAATATCTCTTCTGATCCTTCTATAGAATACTTGGGTTGTATAGAAAAAATTTCTGATGTATATAAAAAAACAAGTATATTAATTGCTCCTCTAAATTGGGGAGCAGGCATAAAAGGGAAAATATGTGATGCTGGTATGAGTGGCATTCCTATTATAACTTCCAGTATAGGAAACGAAGGTATTAATTTTATACATAAAAACCATGCTATTATAGCAGAATCTAATTTTGAATTTATAGATGGTCTACAGTACTATTTTAGTCTTAAAAATAAACAAAAAATACAGCTGGGTGAGGCCGGGAAAGAACATCTAGATAAAATAGTATCCAAAGAGTCTGCTATCAATGTTCTCAAACACACGCTACAAGATAAACAAGTTACAATTAGTATAGTTACATATAATCAACCCAAAAAATTACGTAAATGTATAGATTCTATTTTACAAAAAACATCTTATTTAAATTATAAAATTGTAGTTACAGATAATGGAACAAATAAAGAAACCGAGAGACTATTAAAAAAATATGTTCAAATATATCCTAATACTATTGAATATATAAAAAACAATCAAAATGAATATTTTATTATTCCAAATAATAAGATTATGCTTGATCCAAGATACAAAGAGTCAGATATATTATTAATTAATGATGATATTGAAATTATAGATAAATATTGGTTAAATTATTTATATTCTAGCGCATATATAGCAGATTATATAGCGGCGGCTGGAGGTAAAACAATATATCCTGACGGAAGACTAGCTGAAGCTGGAGCAGAGTTATACAGTGATGGTACTGGTTTGAATAAAGGTAGATATGACCATCCTAAAACTTATAAATATAATATTCCTAAATATACTGGATATTGCTCAGGATGTTTATTATATATGAAAAGAGGAGCAATTAATAAAATAGGTGTTTTTAGCCATGAATTAGATTCTATGTATTATGAAGATAGTGAATGGCAGTACAGGGCTCATTTTTATGGATTAAAAACCATATATGATCCAAGATGCGAGGCTATTCACGACGAGGGTTCCTCTAGCGGAACAGATATTTTAAAAGGCACTAAAAAATTTCAAGCTATTAATCAAAAAAAATTCTTAGATATTATCAAAAATTTAGGCATCTCTAATATAGAAAGATATAATGAATAATTGGGAAGAATACGCTAAAGCTGCAATGCTGTGTATTAAAAATAATCAACCAGAAATAGCTAAAGAACTATTATATAAAGCTATTAATTTAAACCCCAATCAGTCTTGGCCATACTACAAACTCTCAGAACTGATAGATAATATTGATGAAAAAATTAATTTAGTGTTGGAAAGCAAGAATATTGAATTTTCAGAATGGTATTATTATACTCTAATTCAATTATATGAAAAAAAATATCATAATATTAAACAAATTATTAATAACTTAAAAAAAGATTTTAATGAAATAGATAAAACTTTAATTACAAATGATCATATATTGTCATATTTTGAAGTCAATAAAGAAGATACTAGATTATTTAAAGATATCTCTCAGTATTGTTCGCTTGATAGCATTAAACACTATGAAAATAACCTAGAATGTATTTGTTTACTGGCAACAGGTGAACAAGAAATTACCGATAACTCATATCTTAATTTCTTAGACCAGATAGATAAAAACACCAATGCCGATTTGTCAAAAAATATAGATTTAATAATTATAGCTAATAAAAAATATGATCAACAATTTTATGAAAACAATAATGGTATCAATAATTTAAAAAACAAATTTAAACATTTAGAGATTATTTATTTAGATATCCCTCAAGACTTAGATATTTATTGGGGAAAAAATTCTGATTGTGATGAAAATGTAATCCCTCTATACGGATATAAATCGGGTCCAAACTATGTTTTCTTTGCAGTTATGGATTTGTTAAGAAAATACAACTCTAGCTTATTGTTGGAGTGCGACTGTTATCTATCTGATAAGTGGTTAGATAGACTGGTTAAATACTGTTCATCCCAACCTTTTTTAATTTCTGGTTCTCAGTATGATGGCGTTAGTAATGAATCATATTCGTCCTTATTAAATAGCCATATTAATGGAGGAACTTCTATATATGCTACTGGAAATCCTTTATTTCAGGAATATATGCAGTTTTGTAAGTCTGTAATGCCAGAGTATATTAAATATCATAGTCCAGACATGCCATACGACTATTTGCTTAAATTAGTAATGCATTATCATTTTGATAGAGAATCATCTAAACACAATAAAATATTATGGAACTATATAAAAAAACAATATGTGTATACAACATTGATTGTTAATTTAAGTTTAAATAGTGAAGAGAATAGAAATATGCCGATCACAGAACTAAAAGAAAAATATAACTATGCAATACTGCACAAAAAATAATATTATCTATACATATTATGAAGTTGTACCCGAGATCGAACATCGGCCTGCAAAAGAATATTCTCAAGAGTCTTTAATAGAGCTATGTGCAAAATCTTGGCTAAATCATGGATGGGAACTGAAGATAATATCCGAAAAAGACGCTTTGTCTCATCCTTTATATAATGAGTATTCAACAATAATAAAAACATTCCCAAGCATCAATCCTTCGTCCTACGACTATCATTGTTATATGAGATGGTTAGCAATGGCTAACATAGGAGGAGGAGTAATGATTGATTATGATGTAATAAATAATACATTTCAAGAAGATATAAATTTTTTTGATTTCACAGAATTAACTATTTATCAGGGACATGTCCCTTGTGTAGTGTCTGGTAGATCTGAAGATTATTTTAATATGTTGAAATCATTTATGGTTCTAAAACCAATAGACATTCATCTTATAAATAATAAAGAACATACATCAGATATGATTATGTTATCTAACCGTAAAACAGATTATAAAAGTTTAAATCTTGTAGCTAATTATCCAAAAATAGGGAAATTAATACACTTCTCATCATCAAGTTGTAATACTTTAAAAACAAACAAATATAAAGAAATTTTAAATTTAATTCAATGATAATACTCGCTGCGAAACTTAGTGAATTAAATGCTAGCAATAATTTCATGATTTATAAAGGGTGTGGACCTAGAAATATTTTATTTTTGGGAAGCTGTAGAACAACTCCAATAATGTATTATTTAAGTTTACTTTTTCCAGAGTTTAACATTTATTGTATTTATACTCCGTTTTGGGGACAGAAATGGAATGCAGAGAAAAATTATCTTTTTCCGATCTCTGATATTCGTAACATTTTACAGAAAACAGATTTAATTATTACAGAAACTATAAAAAATTATCAAATTTTAAATACAGACAAAAATATTCCAAATAACTTTTTTGAAACATTTGACATTTCAGACCTAAAAGAAATTAGAATGAGTAACTTAGAGCTGGAATTATATGCATACGATATTGTTCATATATATAAAAAATCTATTGAAGATACAAGAAATAGTTTCATTCAATCTAAACATAGATTGGATAAATCATTAATTAAACACAGTTATGAAAATGTTAGTAATTTTATAAATCAAAATTTTTTAAAAACAAAATTATTTGCTACTCATAACCACCCTTGTAGAATATTAAGTATGGCTATGTTTAAAAATATTGCAGAAAGGCTAGAAAAAAAAGTATCATTTGATTTTTTGAAAAAAATATCTAATCAAAATTTTTTAGAACATAATTCTACTCCAGTTCTTCAATATGACAAGGATCAGTATGGTTTTACGTGGATAGATAGGATTTTTGATAATACCACGATTAACGAAGAATCTAAATACTACTCCCCGAGCGATAAAGAAATGGCGATATCTGACGATCTGATAGAACAGATTTTGTCTTAGATGCTGATGGTTTGCTTGTATGTAGGTTGGGAGCTACTATAAGTCAAAAGAGGAGTAATCTATGCAAACAAAATACCACAACGCATCTCATAGGTCTTTTTACACAGTAAGTAATGACGATATTTTTGAGAGAATAATAAAAAGACTATCTTCTGAAAAACTTGGAAGTTCGGTCATAGTACCTCATGTATGTAATAATATAGATGTGTTTGGCGGAGGTTTTGCCGCTGCCGTATCTAATCACTACCCTATCGTAAAAGAAAATTATCACATGCTTGGTAAAACCTTTATGAGAAATAATTTTGGACACGCACAAATTATAGAGATTCCGGTTAAAAATAAATATGGCTATAAACTAATGTTTGCTAATATGATAGCTCAAAACGGATTACCAGATAAAAATCATAGAAGATGTTTAAATTATCAGGCACTAGTTAAATCAATGACTCTTGTTGGTCAATTCATCAAGAATTTTCAAGCACAATCAGAAAACCAAAAAATAGAAATACATACTCCAAAATTCGGGTCTGGTATTGCTGGAGGCAATTGGAATTTTATCTCTGATCTGATTGAAGATATCTGGGGCAACTATGATGTCTTTGTCTATACATATAATAAACAAAATCAAAAAAATAGTTGATTATGAAATTTATTCATTTTATTCCGCATGTTAACAGACCAGATTTAACCCTATCCGCTTTAAAAAGCGTCCCTAATTTATGGCCTAATACACTACTAATAGACAATAGTGATGATGGTTCATTAGCTGAGTATATTGGACAAAATATTGAGTTTGGATTCATGCTGATTAGACCTCCAGTACCATTGACCACAGCTCAAACCTATAATTGGATGAGGTTTATTGCTATTAATGAAAATACAGACTTCATAACCTTTATGCACAACGATTGCGAGGTTATGACAGAAAATGGGGACAATATACTGCTAGAAGCCGCTAAGTTATCATTTAGTGACACCTCTAAAAAAATAGGATGGGTTCATCAGGACGCCAATGAAAATGAAGATTTGTTTTGTGCATACAAAACAGAGATGCTAAGCGATGTTGGAGAATGGGACTGGTTGTGTTGTCCGTTTTATCATTTAGACATAGATTATATGAAGCGTGTAAGAAAAAACGGCTGGACTATTCAGAAAACACCCGGTATACTATGTAAGCATCACAACAATGCTTCAAGTACAATTAAATCTAATAAACTTAGAGGATTGATTAATCCATATTATTTTGGTGTCTCAGAAACGCTTATGCATATCAAATGGTCTAAACTAAATGGTGATTGGTCTAACCTATAAATAATGTTGTATGTTACTTTTTCTTCTTGTGCTTTTTTTATTAATGTGTTTCTATGAATAGACTAAAGAATCAAAGAGTATATCTCGCTGGTGCTATGGATAGAGTTCCAGACAGAGGTATGACATGGAGAGATAATATAACTCCATTTTTAGAACAAAAGGGTGTTGTAGTATTCAACCCTATAACAAAGCCGACTACAACAGGTATGGAAGACAATGATTCTCATATTATAAAAACAAAGCTAAAGGCGTCTGAAAGATACGACGAACTAGCAGAAATGATGAAGGTTATACGTCGTGTAGATCTGAGATTAGTAGACATTAGTGATTTTCTAATTGTTAATCTAAACTTAGATATTCATCCATGTGGAACATACGAAGAAATTTTTTGGGCAAATAGACAAAAAAAACCCATAATAGTACATATGGAACAAGGTAAGAATCAAACGCCGGACTGGCTATTTGGTACTATACCTCACCAAATGATATTTTCTAATTGGGACGAACTTAAAAACTATCTGTCTCATATAGATAATTCAGAGAATATTGATACACACAAAAGGTGGTATTTCTTTTCGGTATAAAACATGCAAAAAATTATTAATGAAACAAAGTTAGATTTTGATGATGTTCTTATTGTTCCTCAAAGATCAACTTTAACTAGTAGATCAGATATTAATCTAGAAAGAACTTTTCAATTTTATCATAGTCCTAGACATTGGACGGGCATACCTATAATGTGTGCCAATATGAGTTTTTGTTCTTTTGAAATGGCCAAACAACTAGCTAATCATAAAATGATAGCTTGTTTACATAAGTATCACACAATCCAGCAACTACTAGATTATTTTACAAATTATCCTCAAAATATTGATTATACTTTTGTTTCGATAGGATATAAAAAAAGCGATCTTAACTATCTGCTAGACTTAAAAAATTTATTACACAAACAACCAAATATTTGTATCGATGTTCCAAATGGACATATGGATGCATTTGTTAAATATTGTCATAAAGTTAGAGAAAGTTTTCCTGATAGTATTATTATGGCAGGTAATGTTACAAATACTTCATCAACGCAAGAACTTTTAATATATGGTGGTATAGACATAGTTAAAGCGGGTATAGGCGGTGGCAGTGCTTGTACTACCAGATTTTTAACTGGATGCGGAATACCGCAACTATCTTGTGTTTTAGAAAATTCATATGTTGCTCATGGTCTTCAAAATGGCCCTAAAAAATTGGGGTTGATCTGTTCTGATGGTGGACATAAAACAGTAGGAGATGTGTGTAAAGCATTGTGTGCAGGAAGTGATTTTGTGATGCTTGGTGGGTATTTTGCTGGTACTGAACCTTGTGAGGGAGAATGGGAATTTGGTGGAGATTACTCTAAAGTAATTGGTACAGATGAAAAAAGCAAGGGAAGATTCACATACTATGGAATGAGTACTCATCATTCACAAGATATTTTCGAAGACGGCAAAAAAAGCTATAGAGCCTCAGAGGGGACAAAAATTACTATACCTTACAGGGGATCTCTAGATAAAGTTGTGCAAGAATTACTAGGAGGTATTAGGTCTTGCTGCTGTTATATTGGCGCCTCACATATTAAGCATATGATCAAATGTGGACAGTTTTGTAGAGTTAATCAAATTCATTCTAATAAAAACCCTATTTTCGGAGTCTAACTAGTGAGCAAATTATCAGAAATAAATCTACAAGCACCCGTAACTTACACAGGATATGGGGTGGCTGGCTGTAATATACTAGTGGCTCTTATGGAGCGGGGTGTAAAAACTTCACTATTTCCTATTGGCCAACCCATAGCTATAAATCAGAACAAAATACCTCTTATAGAACAAGCTCTAGAAAATAGAAATAGTTATAATCACAAAGCTGTATCTCTCAAGATATGGCACGCTTGGGATTTAGCTTCTCGCATAGGATCTGGCGAATATAGGGTTTTCCCATTTTTTGAATTAGATACAATAACAAATATTGAACAACATAATTTCCGTTGCTGTGATCATGTATATGTTGCTAGTCATTGGGCTAAAGATATATTAGTGAATAAATATAGCATCAAAACACCTATAACGGTTGTTCCATTGGGTGTTGATACTTCCATATTCGATCATACGCTAGTTAATAAAATTACAAATAAACCAGACAAATATATATTCTCTGTTATTGGTAAGTGGGAGATTAGAAAATGTCATGATATACTTTTAAATATTTTTGAGAAAGCATTTCCCAATAATGAAAACTTTGAATTATGGATTAATGCCTCCTCCGATAATGGATATATCCTCCCAGAAGAAAAGGTTCAATGGGAAACAATGTATCAAAATAGTAAACTAAAGGATAAAGTTAAAGTGTTTCCGCAACTACAAACGCACAATGACGTTGCCAAATTATTAGCATATATAGATTGTGGTGTTTATATATCAAGAGCCGAAGGGTGGAATCTTGAATTGCTAGAAACAATGGCGATGAATAAACCTGCTATAGCTAGCAACTACTCTGCACACACAGAGTTTTGCACCAGTGACAATTGTTTTATGGTCGATATTAATGAGACAGAGCCAGCATATGATGGTAAATATTTTAGAGGACAAGGTAATTGGGCTAAACTGGGACAGTCTCAAATAGATCAAATTATTGATCATTTAAGATATGTATATAAGAATAATATTAAAACAAATCCAAATGGTCTAGATACGGCCCAAAGGCTTTCATGGGATAACTCTGCCGACAAGATCATAAATTGTGTATAACTAATGTAGGAGACACTATATGCCAATCCCAGAAAAAAAACCAAATGAAGATAGTCAAAAATTTGTTTCTCGTTGCATGAGTAGCGAAATTATGAAAAAAGACTATCCTGACGCTAAACAACGAGTAGCTATTTGTCTAGGACAAACTAAAAAATCAAAAAATAGCCTTTTAGACAATGTTGCTGCCATATTGGGTTTTATGTCAGAATTCGATTGTGAAGAATGTGGTAGCGTAGAAGAATTGAGCATATCCAATTTAATTATTCCCAAAGATGAAGACTATATTGATGCAGGCGAAGAGATAGAAGATTATGATATTTCTCATATAGTAGCATCAGAATACCAAGGAAGAAAAGTAACACTTAATAAACCATTTAGAACACCGGGTGGTCCTAAAAAATTTAGTGTTTATGTCAAAAATGAAAAAGGTAATGTTGTCAAAGTTAATTTTGGCGACCCTAACATGAAAATCAAAAAAAATATTCCAGAAAGACGTAAAAGTTTTAGGGCTAGACACAATTGTGATAATCCTGGTCCAAAATGGAAAGCAAGATATTGGTCTTGTAAAGCATGGTAAACTAATTCAACAGGAAATTATACGATGAAATCAATAGATGAACTAATTGAAGAACAAGATGTGGCAAAAGCAACCAATACAGAAGAACAAAAACCAGAACCAGAACAAGAACCACAGCCAGAAATAGTATCAGATAATACAGAATCACAACAAGTAGAAACACATTCCTCTGAAACTGTTATTGATCTATTAAAAAAATCTCTTAATATTCACTGGCAACAAACAACAGTATTAAGTGCTCAAGCAGTTCATTTAGAGAGATGGGGATATAAAAAACTGGCGGAAGTAATCAAGGCTGACGCTGTACAAGAACATCAACATGCTATGGCTAATATAGCTAGATTAGAGTTTTTTGATCAAGACTATCAACCATTAACAGTATCTCCTCCAGCATGGACACGACATGATATGGTATCAATGATTAATTATAATTTAGCTTCGGTAAAAGAAGCCGCTGTTGCTGAACGTGCCACAATTGTTGCGGCAAGGGCAGTAGGGGATGAACTTACTGCTAATATGATGATCCCATTACTTCAGGGTAGTGAAGACGGTATTGAACTTTATGAAAGCTATCTAAAACTAATTGAACAAATGGGTCTAGACAACTTCTTATCGATACAGGTTTAACATGAAAGACTCTAGAGTTAATGAAATTCTCAATTCTGTTCAGGCAAAAATGGAGTGCCCACCTGCGACACAGGACATTAGCTTAAATTTAGCTAACAGAAAAATTTGTGTTGAAAAGGCAAACTATGGACCTGCTAATCCGAATTTAGATAATCCAGAGTTTTGGCAAAAGAAAGCCGACTTATTCAAGACCACTGTAGACGAAGCCAAAACAATGTTATGTTCAAATTGTGCTGCTTTCATTGTTAAAGAAAAAATTATGAAATGTATAGAAATGGGTATTTGTGAAGAAGATCTCAATGAAGCGGGAGCAATAGTTGATTTATCTAATCTTGGATATTGTGAATTATTTGATTTTAAATGTGCTGGTAGTAGAACTTGTGATGCATGGCTTACAAACGGTCCACTTAAGGATTAAATTCAATGAAAAGACTTAAAAATATTTTAACAGATATTCAACAAGAACTATCTAAAAGTAATGAAAAAATCACAGTTGGCAATATGGTTATGAATAACGACAAAGAGTGTAAGTATTACCATAGCATAGGTGTTGTAGAAGGTATCGACACCTTCACAGAACCAATGGGTTTGGTTGTGGCATATAAAACCACAAATGCTGGACCAAATTGGACCGCAGGACAGGTTCTAAAAAAAGAAATGAAACATATGGTATTGGCTTCTGATTTCTCTAATGAGGATTCTAGAAATACACAATACAATAATCTTCCACTTATAGCAGAAGAAGAAGATGAAGCAATTGTTGGCAATGAATTTTTAAGCATGGCTCTAACAGCACTTAAAACCATTTCTATCCATGCCAAAAATATTTATAATTCTTCCGATGACCCCAAGGTAATAGATAACTTGACAGAAGCGTGGGTTCTCGGTAAAATTGCTGTTATAGAGGATCAATTACGATCCATCAGAGATTTTGTAATGTTTTCGGAGTACGAAGACGATGATAGTTCTGATGCTGGTTCATCAAAACCGGGTCTTTGGGACAATATCAGAAAGAAAAAAGAAAGGGAGGGTAAAAAATATCGACCGGCCAAACCGGGAGATAAAGATAGACCGGACCCTGAACAATGGAACAAGCTGACAAAAGACAATAAGAAATAGACGATTGCCGATAGATAATTTACTAGGACTTTTATATTCAAAGGACACAAATGGAATACCAAACGCTAAATACGTATAGAACAATTGCACAAAAAGCTGTTAGAAAACTAGCTCCAAAATTTTATCCATCATTAGCGATGGAAATTATAAGTAATGATGAGGCATTTGGAGAAATAGTAAACGCTATCATAACAGCAGACTGGAAATGGGATGAAAATAGAACTGGTAAGGATACTGGTAAAAAGAAAACTCTTTATTCTTACAGAAACCAGTGTGTTATTTGGGCCTTAAAAACATATATTACCAATAAATATAAGAAAAATACCAGATCGGTTTCTATTAATAGAACTAGATCTAATGATGATATAGCTTTTGATGATCAGATAGAAGATAGTAGAGATGTTGATCCATCAGAAATTGTTATGATGATGGAATCTGAATCTAACAGACAAAAGTTAGTAAAAGATTTATTTGATAGTAATATTTTAACAGATAAGCAGAAAGAACAAATTAAGTTATATTACTTTCATAACCAGACTCTTTCCGAGATAGGATCAAAATACGGAACAACCAGAGAGGCTGTACGACAAAATATTAAAAAGGGATTGAAGTCGATAGGGGATTTAATTAATGCAGGCTAATGTTGTCTTGCTGATGCTTATACCCGCTATGGATGATAGCGGGCCGACATATAATGTTATTTCTTCTCCGGGTGAGGGGGTAACAATCCCATCTATTACCCTGCAAGATAAGTTCGGATCTATAGACAATGTATTGAATTCCATTATAGAATACCATTTGGGCGCTTTGAATTTTGAGCCCTCTCGTATACTATATGATGTTCAATATAATAGTAGTGATGATAGTATAAATATATACTACTATACTTTTCTACCAAGAGGAATATCATTACAAAATGGATATACTATCGATATTAAAGAAATCCAAAATTTACAAAGCTATCAAAAACTTATTTACAAAATCCAAAGATAAGTTAGTTACGCAAAATAGTAAAGATAATCTTACTGGATCTATTATTTTTGATATTATAGATAATAGAGATATAAGAATACAGTGTTATTTTCCTGATATAGAAAAAATGAATGATGGTGAATTGATAGAAAATGCTGAAAACTATGGAAGATTATTAAGCAATATCACGGATGGTGTTTATGCTCAAAAAATAGCCGATATTTTACTCAGCAGTTCAGACGTTGATGATCCAAAGACCGTATTATTTGTTAACAATATTATCTCTTTTTGGTCGGCTTTTCATATTGACAACCATAAAAAAGAAATCAGAAATTCTAATCAGCCATTAGTAAGACCTAGCAGGGTTTTCAGAAGGTCTTGATAAGTTCACGGTGTACCTTAACTTAGTAGCCCAGATCTCTACTATTAAGAACAGGAGATCCTTATGTCTAGAAATAATCTAATTGTTTGGGAAAAATGGATTGACCCATTTGAGAAAGAAGAGCCTCTTCCAGAAGAAGATATCGACGATATAAATAATTTGGACGAAGAACAAATATTACCTAATCATCATATGATACCTACCAAAGCTATTATCACGCCAATTGGGATAATGCCTTTGCAGGATTTGAATATGAGTGAAATTTTTAATTTTTGGATTGGTCACACTAACTTTAATCTTACCAAAGATGTTGCTGGTGTAATTGAGCAATCTGACGGGGTAGAGGTTTTAGATATTATTACTAGATATAGATTTAGAATTGGTATCGGTAAAATTTTTACAGATAGAGATGTTATGAAACAAATTAATGACAATGTTTATGAATTTATAGATAAATACTATGATTGATTTAGTAAATATAGATCAGATACATAATTTTAATATTGATATTAAAAATAGAGAAATTTTTCTTCATTCTTATCTGTCGGATAGTGCAGATGAGCAAATAGATTTTAAGTGTTCTGTCGTATTCGAAAAAAATCTTAGATTACTTAATCATATCTCTCATGATCCTATTTTAGTCCATATGCATCTGCCGGGAGGAGATTGGCAAGATGGATTAGGTATGTATGATGCTATTAGATTTTCTAAAGCCAAGATAATAATACTAGCCTATGCAAAAGTAGAATCTTGTAGCAGTGTGTTGTTTCAAGCTGCACATTCTAGAATATTAATGCCAAATACAAATATGCTTATTCATTATGGGTCTATTAGTATTAATGAAGAACATACAAAAGCAGCATCAAGTAGTATTGCGTGGAACGACAGAGAAACCGACAAGATGGTTGACATATTCACTGACCGGTGTATGGAAACTAGTGTTATTGCAAAAGAAAAAAATTGGAAAAAAATGATGGCAAAAAAACATATTGTGTCACAATTAGCAAATAAATGCGACTGGATATTAACAGCAGAAGAAACAGTATATTATGGTTTTGCTGATGGTATTTTGGGATCTAAACAATATCCTTCAATAGATAGTCTCAAAATCAATAAAAAGAAATGAAATTAGAATATTCTTTATACGATATTGCTCTTAATGATAATGAATATAAAGATAATATTACAGAAGCAATAAAATACAACATAGACGTACTGTCTGTTTTACCATCATACTTAAAGGTGGTCAAACCTATTATTCCTAGTGGGATCAAAATCTCTGCTGCCATAGACTACCCTATGGGTACATCCGATCTAAAAACCAGACTAATGTGCATTGAGCAATGCATCAAAAATGGGGCTTCTATTATTGATATTGTGGCTCCTCCAAGCCCATTAACCAACAGAAAATACGACAAGTTTAGAGATGATGTAAAAAATGTTTTAGAGCTATGCTCTTCTTATACGAACATTGAAGTCAGGTATTTTTTGGAATATAGAATATTCACATATGATTTATTGTATAAAATTGCTCAAATTCTACATGGATATGGTATTAAGAATATTTTGCCGTCAACAGGATATTTATTAGATGATATTAATGATAACATCCTTGCATCTGTTATGATTAAGCGTAAAGTTGCAGATATTAATATTATTTGTAATGGTAATATATGGAATGATAACCAAGCAAATGCCATTAAAAAGGCTGATTTACAAGCAGTTAGACTGAACTCTATAAACGGTCTAAGCCTATTTGCTAAAAATATAGCAAAATAATAGGTTTGGGGTATAAAATTAACGAATATTCATCGTTTTCCTTTTTTACCCATGCATGGAGATTATAAAATGGCAACAATTCAACAAAATGGTTCGGCAGTTACTGTAACAAGTACTAAAAACAATAGAGGAGCTGTACTAAGAGTAAAAACATCTGCTGTCAACGTAGCTGGTGTTAGTCTTGGTGGCTCAAATCTAGGCTTTGTAGGCTCTAGAGTTCTTGTTACAACTGACGTTGCAAAAGCTGTTAGTGCTGGTCTTATTGCTTATAATACCAGACAACCAGTAGCTTTAAGAGTTTCTTCAACAATTACAGGCTTAGCTAATACTGCTCTACTATCTGGTGCGGATGTTCCATCCCAAATCAGAGGTATTCATAAATTAGAATCAGTACTTACTCGCAGAGAGTTAACAGCTATCAGAGCTGGTAAGTTTAATTTTTATCTTGGTAAATGGGATGCTGGCTATCCCGCTGTAGCAAACGATACTGGAACAACTGGTACAGCAGGTGTTCTTGTTGATGCTAGCGGCAATTACAAAGATGTTGCAGCAACTCCAACAAGAAGCGTTCCCGGCAGACTCACCTTCAAGGGTGGCGCAAAGAATCCTGTTGTTGTTAACTACAAAGCAAAGAATGGTTAATTAAATGTATAGAAATAACTATTTGGTAAAAAAACCGAATGGTATCTATAAACATACCAATGCTATCTATAAGTCCGACACTACGGTGTCGGACTTTATAGTATCTAAAGATCATATATATAAACAATTTAATGAATTAGATATTGATGCTCGTAATACCAAAATCAATTTCAATATTGGGGCAAGACTTCCTTCATTATCGGTAAGGATAAAATATGCCTAGAAATATATCAATATCATCTGGTACAGATTTTAGTAAAAAAATTTTTGGTTCAGTCTCTAAACTGAGAAAACCAGCGTTTGTTCACGACGGTAAAATATTTTCGGATAATACTTTTAACAACCAAAGAACTATTCCTCTTTTAGTAGATAATATCTATTATACAGAACATGGGTTGTCTGACGAGCTTATAGGATATGATTACAATAATCCTATTAGTATTATCAATAATACTATACTTAATAGTATGAACTCTAATGAATATGAGACATATTCGCAATTCGCAATTCTGTCTGATAATACAGGATCTTCTGTGTCCGAGCGAAACATGGGTGCTACTATTGGTGCAATGTCTACTGTTGGTTTTTCTCTTATAGGTTCTGACGATAATTATCAATGTGATGTTAATAACATTATTCCTTGAAATATTTTTTTATTAAGAAAGAATAATTATGAATCCACCAACAGGAACATGTTATCCACCATCAGTAGGAATGCCCAGATTCTCTAGAAGTATAAGTTTTGTTTATGCATTTTTTTTAAAACGAGAAGGCCAACAGAAAATCACTAATGGCTGTGATGACTCCAAAAGTACCGGATGGACACCAGTAAGTAATTTCCCTCCAATTGAAGGAGGTAGAGATACTTTTAGTTTTACTCTAGAATTTGAATTTGATTTTAATTTTCAAATAGGCGGCGATCCAAGAACAATGTATAAGTGTACTAACATTAATAACTATACTCAAGAGTTTGAAGCGTTTATGTTGGCATTACAGGCCAAGGCCAATAGAGCGGCCAGCGATGATAGTGCAAACGGACAAACCTCGGAATCCACATGTCAAACATCAGATTGTGAAACAGGCAAAATTATTATAAATAGAAGAAGATTAACCACTGTCGCAGGTATTCAGTTAATGCAATCTAATACCCCTGGCTGTGCTTAGAAAGGGTCATTTTATATGAGTGAAACTATTATACATTTCTGGGAAAATATAGCAACAACTTGTATTGGAATTATTGTAACCATGATGGGATTCTGGGTTGCAATAGGTAAAAATATGGCCACAAAAGCCGAAGTTTTATCTATGATAGAAACTCAAAGTCCTTATGTTCATGATAGACAATTTATTATGGAAAGACTTAATAGCGGAAAAGAAAGTCAAGCGGCATTCGCAGCTGCTTTACAAAGAAACACAGAAGTCATGAACGAACTTAAGGTTCAAATTGCAATGCTAGGCAAAACACTAGAAGCATTAGAAAATAGAATAGAAAATCACTAAAAGTGTATTATATAATATACCATATTTTTTAAAACTTGGAGATTTTATTATGGCAAGACCATTTACAGATATTACAAAAAGTAAGACATCAGAACCAATAAAAAACGGTACGCTAGTTACTAGTGTTCAAAAAACAGGTAATTATAAAACAAATAATGTTACAGTACTCAATACCCCCACAGTAGAAACTATATCTAACAAATACGGCAATAGATTCTATAATGGCATTTTTGTAGAAGTAATTAGCACTACATAATACTCATATATTTTATTGGTGTATATAAACTATAGTTTGTAAATTACATCAAATTATTTGAGGGGTGAACTAATGATCAAACCAGGATATAGAACCAGCGAATTTTGGTTTACTCTTGTTAGTTTCTTATTTAGCGGTTTATATCTTCTAGGTTTAATAGGAGACAACAGCCAAAAAGAAGATCTTATAAGAGATGTTAGCCATGGAGTAGAAAGCATTATATTAATAGGTGGTCAATTAGCTATTCTCTGGAAATATATTAATAGTAGAAAAGAAATTAAAAAAACGTGGTGGAATACAGCAAACGAAGAAGAAAGAAAAAGGGTTGATGAGAAAAATGACGTCCCAATCATTAAAACCAAAAAGAAAAGGAGTAAGCCTAATGGAAGCACAACTGTCCGTAAACGATCTAACAAATCTAGTCAATAAAGCTAAAGATATTATTAAATCAGCTAAACAAGTAGCATTTCCACAAGCATGGAATGTATTACAATTAGCAGTTGCCGAAGTTATTCAAAATATAGAAGATAATAATCCTAATTTAAGAGGGGCAGACAAAAAGACATTAGCTATGGCTATGTTAAGCAACTTTTATGATCAAGTATTTACAATAATAAATTTTCCTTTTGTCCCCAAAGTTTTACAGCCTATTATACAGAAGTATGTGAAACAGTTGCTTATGATCCTTGTGAGTGCATCGATTGACGCTTTGGTAACAACCTTTAGACAAACTGGTGTTTTTGTTAATCCGTCGTCAACAGTAAATAATGAAGTAGATAAAATCCCAGAAGTTTCAGACAAATAAGTGAGGATACAATGAATTTTACAGAAAGTTTTCAAGATTTTAGTAGTCGTGTAAGCACAACGGATTTGGCTTTATATGCTGGTGTAGGTATTGTACTATGGGTCATGTTTAAGGATAAACTAAGCCCGGTACAAAAATTGGTTGTGAACTTGGTAGAGAAAGTAAAAGGTGCTTCAGACAAGGTATCTCTTCCGGCTGTTAGTGTTCCTGTTGTTAATCCAGTAACAGTTCCAAAAAGCACTGCCGAGGACACCTTTTTTAAACTTGTTGTGTCTTGGAAACAAACTCGTGATCTGGCTGTAGCAAGCGGATGCGTAGAAGCCGTAAAAGTAGCCGATCAAATGTTTCCATACTTAAGTCCAACCGTATGTGCTGAAAAAGGAAGTGTGAACCATGAATAAGAAAAACGTACTACTTGGTCTTGCTGGGGTTCTAATTTTGCTGGGTTTGATTAAGCCAGATTTATCTAATCTCCTTAATTCAAAACCGTCTGTTGTTGTTGACGTTTTAGAACTATCGGCCCCAACAGACCCTGAAGTCAAATCTGCGGCAGAAGAAGTAACAAAAATCTTATCTTCTGTAGCTGATCATAAGTATGATTCTAGAAGATTAAGAGACCTATATTTAGATCTGTCTAGACTTGTTGAACTAGATGGAGAAGATATGGTAGTAAAAAATACAGAAGATATTCGTCAGGCTAATAGTTTAGCCGGGGCTATGTGTAGGCTAGATATAAAAGGTAAGTATACCAATCTAGCAGACGCGGCAAAAAAAGTAATGGTTACAGCAATTGGTGATGATCAAATTGTTTTGTCTCCTGAACTAAGAGTTAAAGCTGTGGATGCTTTTAAAGCTCTGGCATGGGCATGTAATGAAAGTAGTAAATAATGGCTAGATTTACACCTAAAGAACTGTACGATAATTATCGCAAAGGTTTTTCTGGATGCATATGGGAACAGCACGTATTTGACCATTTGATGGAAACCTCCAAGTATCCTTTGTTTGGAGATGCCAGTAAAAAAATTAGTAATACTGGTAAAGGTAAATTATCAACACCATACAAGAGTGTGTTGAAGTTTGATAAAAACCCTTATAATGAAAGACAAACGACAGGAGATTGTGTTAGCCATGGAACACGAAATGCTTGTGATGTAAGCCGAGCAGTCGAAATAGACGTACACAATGAAAGAGAAGATTGGGTGGCGAAAGGAGCTACCGAAGCTATCTACGGCTATAGAGGATTTTCCGGTCAGGGCATGAGTTGTGCTAGAGCAGCAGAATTTGTTAGTAAAGTTGGTGGTATTGTAGTTAGAAAAAATTATCCCGGCATAGCAGACTTTAGCAAATATAATGGTAATCTTGGTGCTGGGTGGGGAGGCAGAGGATTACCAGATAAAGTATTAGATCTCGCCAATGATCATCAAATACGTACAGCTTCTTTAATTAGAACAGTAGAAGAAGCTAGAGATGCTCTAGCGAACGGCTACGGCTTGGCAGTATGTTCTAGTTATGGGTTTAGTAATACACGAGATAAAAAGGGTTTTGCTAAACAATCAGGAAGCTGGGCTCATTGCATGGCATGGATAGCATGTGATGACACTGGTGGAGAGCCAGCATTTCTTGTACAAAATAGTTGGGGTAAATGGAATGATGGTGGTCATCCAGAATGGGGTCCGATACCAGATGGATCTTTCTTAATTCATGCAGATGTTGCCGCTGGTATGCTATCACAAAACGGATCATATGCTTTTAGTGGATTTGATGGATTCCCACTACAAAAGCTACCAGATTACGGTTTCGACTATTTAGCCTAAAATATTCATTCTCACAATACTATAAATGGTGTATTAATATATACCATATTTTATAGAGGTGACTAATGAATCTGAGAGAAAGACTAAAGGTCAGGGCTATAGTCAATTTAATTATCAGTGTCATTGAAAGATTAGTTAGAATTTTTGATACTGTTCAAAAAAATTATATTCCAAAAAAGCCAGAAGTTACACCTAATAAACCTAATAGAGTTAGACCTCTTAAAAAGGTGGTTAATAAAATTAACGAGGTGATTCCTTTTCCGTGGAGTAAAAAATGAACAAAATTAATATCGGACTTTTATGTATTGGACTACTGTTCGTTCAATCACACTACTATGGCTCTACAACCGCTCCAGTAACTCTTGCTGGCGGTATTATAAAAGCAAAGCACACAGATGAAGTAGTTAAAAAATATAAGCGTAAAGACTGTCCAGTGTGTAAGGGTAAGGGCTGGTATATGAGTGGAGATAATATCAAAAAAATAGATTGCACATATTGTGAAACAGATGATTCTTCTGCTAGTGGGGTAATATCTATTGGACCGATTACTTCTATTACTCCTGCGCCTGCCCCTCCGACTAAAGACAATTGTCCAAATGGTAAATGTCCTTTACAAAAAAATATAAGAAGATAATCTATGAATAACGACGAAAAATTAAAAAATATAGCTATTAAAATTTTAGAAAAATCTAAGACTCCAAAAGACGACAATTATGGATTTGCTATAGTTACTATTTTAATGATTATAAGTATTGTCTTAACGTGTGTTAGAATTTTACAAGAATGTAATAAAAGTAAAATTTTGGCTAACTGCACAGCAGAAGATAAATATGCATTGTATGGTGAACAAATAAAAGAATTCAGTAGTCGTAGAGGATGGTTCACCAAAATGAGAATTAAAAAAATTCTTAGAAGAGAAATGAGCCCAGAAGACTATAATAAATATGCGTTTTCGATCTTGAATGCATTGTTAGATACAGGAGAAACATTAACCAAGGATGAAATCAAGACTTTAGTGGAGGCCGCAAATGTTTAGTTTAATAGTATGGTCAGTATATGGTATATTCGTTGGTAGTATTGCAAAAAGTTTAGTGCCGGGAGAAGAAAATTTCGGTTTTGTAAAAACAGTGGCTCTAGGGGTTGCAGGATCGTATGCAGGAGGTACAATAACATACCTGTTAGGCATGACGCCTCTTCAACCCGCTGGACTAATGATGGGTGTAGTAGGAGCTACAGCTTCATTAGTGTTTTACAAAAAATTGCTAGAAAAGTAGGATATGCGACCTGATTGGATCAATTATTTCTTAGGACTTGCTAAGGTTATTTCTCAGCGCAGTCATGACATACATACTAAGCATGGCTGTGTTATTACTGATCAAAATAATAGAATTTTAGGTGTAGGATATAATGGTTTTCCTAGAGGATTGGATGACACTAAACTTCCAACGTCAAGACCAGAAAAATATCCTTGGATGGTGCATTCAGAAAGAAACGCATTGTCTAATTGTGTGGTTAGACCAGATAACGGAATAGCTTACGTCACTGGCCAATGCTGTAATGATTGTATTATCGCTCTATGGCAAGAAGGTATTAAAAAAGTTTACATGATCGATGATCACGGAACTCATCTATTTGATCACGACGCACAACAAAGATTCGATACATTTATTAGTATGAGCAAGATGGAAATTCACAAAGTTGATGCTGATCTTTCTTGGCTTCATAACCTAGCCGGTGTATTATGAAAATACATATCGGCGCGTTCTATGTCGGAATATTTTTTTATTTTTTTCACTGGATGAGTGGTAACACAGAAATGGCAAATTTTTGTTTTAATCTCACTGTGTTCCTCGGATTCATGTACTCATTTTCAAAACAATAGGAGTGTTTATGTCTGCTCTACAAGAATTACAGAATTATACTTTCGTTAGTAAATATGCTCGTTGGCTTGAGGAAAAAAATCGTAGAGAAACTTGGAAAGAAGCGGTAGAGCGCGTTAAAGACATGATGAATACCAAGTATGCTGGCTATGATATAGCCGACCAAATCAATTGGGCATACGATATGATGTATAAAAAGAAAGTTTTGGGTAGTCAAAGAGCTTTACAGTTTGGAGGAGAACCTATCCTGAAAAGACATGCCAAGATCTATAATTGTACAAGTTCTTATTGTGATCGTTTGAGATTTTTTCAAGAATGTTTCTGGTTGTTGTTGTGTGGCAGTGGCACTGGTTTTAGTGTTCAAAAACACCATGTATCTAAACTCCCTGCGCTTTCTCAAGAGCCAAAACCAGCACAAGGAAAAAAATATATTATCGAGGACAGTATCGAAGGCTGGGCGGATGCTTTGGGTGTTCTTCTTAGCTCATACTTTGTTAAACCAGCAGAAGATAGATTCAAAGAATATAAAGATCAATACATTGTTTTTGATTATTCTAATATTAGAGCAAAAGGATCTTCTCTGTCATCTGGCGTAGGCAAGGCTCCGGGTTTTGAGCCTCTCCAGAATGGTCTAGAAAAAATTAGAGCACTGCTAGATAGGTGTATTGAAAATGGACAAAAAAAACTACGACCTATAGATGCATATGATATCATTATGCATAGTAGTGATGCGGTACTCTCTGGTGGTGTACGACGAAGTGCTTCGTTAGCATTATTTAGTCCAGATGATACAGAAATGGCTAAAGCCAAAACTGGTAATTGGTACATAGATAATCCACAAAGAGCCAGAAGTAACAATTCTGCCCTCCTATTAAAGGATGAAACCTCTTTTGAGGCATTTAATACACTTATGGAAAGTGTCAAAGAATTTGGAGAGCCAGGATTTATCTGGAGCGATTCTACTGAGATGACTTTTAATCCATGTGTAGAAGTCGGCATGTGGCCTGTTGACGAAGAAAGCGGTAAGAGCGGGTGGCAAGGATGCAATCTCTCAACTATAAATTGTTCCAGCGTAGATGACGCAGAAGACTTTTATGAGAGATGCAAGGCTGCTGCAATTATCGGCACTCTTCAGGCTGGTTTTACCGATCTTGATTATCTAGGAGATATTAGTAAGAAAATATTTCAAAGAGAAGCTTTATTGGGTGTGTCTCTTACTGGTATTATGGAAAAACATGATATAGTATTAACAGAAAAGGTTCTAAAGAATGGAGCCAAAATAGCTGTAGAGACCAACAAAGAACTTTCGAAGAAGATTGGTATCAATCAAGCGGCTAGAGTAACCTGTCTCAAACCAGAAGGAACATCTTCAAGTATGCTTGGAACATCATCAGGCATACATCCCCATCATGCTAAAAGATATATCAGACATGTTCAAGCCAATGTACTAGAAGCTCCTTATCAGCACTTCAAGAAAATCAATCCACAAGCTTGTGAAAGATCATCATGGTCTGCTAATAATACAGATGAAGTAATTAAGTTTCCCATCGAAGTACCAGATGGAGCCAAACTTAAAAATCAATTACCAGCTGTTGAAATGTTAACTATAGTTAAAGAGACACAAAAAAATTGGGTGTATTCTGGTAAGAACAGATCATTATGTACTCAGGATTACTTGAGTCATAACGTTAGTAATACTGTTACTGTCAAACCAGATGAATGGGATAGTGTTACAAAATTTATCTACGATAATCGAAAATATTTTGCTGGTATTAGTTTAATACCTCAAAGTGGAGATAAAGATTATCCACAAGCACCATTTACAACAGTCTATACAAGTAGAGAAATAGTCAAAGAATATGGAGATGCTGCGTTGTGGTGCTCTGGATTAATAGAGCTTGGCCTAAATGCATTTGATAATAATCTGTGGGCAGCATGTGATTATGTGTCAATGAACCAAGCTAAAGAAAATGACAATGAAAACAAGCTAAAGTTTGTCACAAAAATGAAAAACTTTGCTGGTAAATATTTTGATGGAGATGTTAAACGATTAACATACTGCATGAAAGATGTTTACAATTGGAAGCTGTATTGTGATCTTTATAATAGCTTTAAGAAAGTAGACTATACTCAACTGTCCGAAACAGAAGATAACACACTAGGTATTGAGGAGATCAGCTGTGCAGGCGGCGCGTGCCTATTATAAGGAGACAGATGGTTTGTTTATCTACTTTAAAAAACTACATCCAGAAGCCTCTATGCCACGTAGGACGAATCCTACAGATGCAGGAGCCGATCTGTTTGCAGTGGAAACGCAGGAGATCAAGCCATTATCTCGTAAACTAATTAAAACAGGCATTGCCATACAGCTACCAAAATCTTACTATGGTCGTATAGCTCCAAGATCTGGACTAGCATTAAAACATGGCATAGATGTGATGGCAGGAGTTGTGGATAGTTCCTATAGAGGAGAGGTATGTGTTCTGCTATACAATACGGACAGCTCCGAAAGTTTTTATGTTAAAACAGGAGATCGAATTGCACAAATTATTATTGAACAACATTTTAATTTTTCATTTGTAGAATGCGAAGAATTGCACAATTCTGATAGATCAACCAAAGGTTTTGGATCTAGTGGATTATCTAAATAGCTATAGATAGCGGTGTATATTAAGCTATAATTGGTATCGATACATCGTAACACTCTATAGTAAAGGGTATACTTTGAGAAAAAAAAATAACAATAAGAAGAAGAGGGTTGTAGACGCAACAAACGATTTACAGCCAGCCCCACAGTTATATAGAAATAGATTAAAACCCAGGAGTAAAAATCAACAAGAGTATATCAGAACAATTGCCGAAAATACAGTAACCTTTTGTCAAGGATTGGCTGGAAGCGGCAAAACACACATTGCTATAGGAATGGCTTTAGAATATTTATTAGATGAAAAAGTCAAACGTATAGTTATTACTAGACCAGTGATAGAAGCAGGTGAAAAGATAGGTTATCTCCCAGGCACTGCTGAAGAAAAACTTCATCCGTACTTATTGCCCATTCTAGATGAGATAAACTACTTCATATCTCCTGCACAATACGTTTCTTTGAAGACTAATAACAGAATAGAAGTTGTTCCTCTGGGATTAATGAGAGGTAGAAATTTTCATAATTGTTTTATAGTAGCAGACGAGTGCCAGAATGCTTCATACGAACAATTAAAAATGTTATTAACTAGAGTTGGACAAAATAGTAAATTAGTTATGACTGGCGACATAGGACAGTCAGATCTAATGAGACACTTGCAAGGCGGCTTTATAGACCTTATTCATGCTCTAGATGGTCTAGAAGGCATAGGCTTTGCCAAACTAGAATCATCGGACATAGTTAGGAATCCTATAATAGCTTCTATTTTAGCAAGATTAGATAATTATGAAGGACAATCATCGTAAGTGTTTAGTATTGAATGCCGATTACAGCCCTCTGTGCGTCATATCGTGGCGGAGGGCTTTAATCTGGTCTATTAAAAATTCATACGATAATACTATAGGAATAGAAATTGTGGACTTTTATAAGAATGATTTTATAAATGCTCCAAACGGGAAAAAATTTCCTGTTCCTGCAATAGCTAAAACCTCTAAATATCGTAAGCAGAATCATATAACAGTTAATTTTTCTAGGAAAAATCTGTTTGTTAGAGATGATTTTACATGTCAATATTGTGGTGAATCTAGACCAGTTAATGAATTAACGTATGATCATATTATTCCTAAATCTCAATGGGATTACCATAATAATGGTACGCCAACAAATTGGACAAATATAGTCACATCCTGCTTGCCTTGTAACAGGAAAAAGGGCAATAGAACACCAAAACAAGCGAATATGCCACTACTAAATCTTCCATATAAGCCGTCTAAAAGCGTTAAGTACTTGCCACTCAAGTCTTACCTCTCTAAGATAAAGGATGAGATCCCAGAGGAATGGCTGACTTATTTACCAGCGTCTTACATATCATGAACATACATAAAATTAAAGAGAATATTGTAGAATCATTTTACTATACATTAATAGGAGATGAAGATTTTCTTGATGAATATGGTAATCCAGCTAAAAAATCGTTAGATAATAGTGTCTGTGCCAAAGCGGTAAAGAACAAGCCTCCAAAAGCTTTTCAATCTAATACATTAAATAATAGTGCGGGGTTTTCTTATTATATAAAGGCATCCCCAAATAGGGTATTACACAATCCGGTATCGTTATACTCGACTAATAGCTCAAAGCCATCCTTTATAGATTCGGTGTGCAAAAAAGACAAAGCATTTATAGAAGTCAACAAGGCAATATTCGATAAATACCTGACTTTCTTAAAAACAAAAAATATCCAGTGGCTAACGGAAGCTCAAAGAGAAATAAAATAATGCCCTGCTATACATATATTTGCGAGAAATGTTCAACTAAATTTGAGATAGTCTGTTCATTACGAGACTATAAAGAAAAGGTTTCTTGTGAACAGTGCGGAGCCAAAAATGCAACCAGATCATATCATGATGACCTGTCTACACTAGCTACCTCTGTTAGATTAGCAGACAGTGAGATTAAAACGCTGGGACATCTAGCAAATAGAAATAGTGAAAAAATGAGCGATGACCAAAAAGCTGCACTAAATATGAAACATAATAGCTATAAGTATGAGGAATCTACTAAGAGCTTACCGAGTGGTATGAGCAGAATGAAAAAATCGAAAGGAAAAGTAAAATGGACAAAAGAATAGAAAAGTTAGATAGTAGCTGTATTTTTCAAGCTAATAATCAAACAGTGTCTAAACCCAGAACAGAGAATTACTATACTATAGCTGGATCAGAAGACTTTAAGGACGACGAATTTAATCCTAGGCTTAACGTAGAAAACAATCAAACCTACGCTAAATCTATTTATATCCCAGATAATAACAGTACCAGATACTACGTTAAACTAGATTCCCGAGGAAAGCTTTTTAATCCAATGAGTAAGTTCAATGAAAGTGTTTCTCAGAATTTTATCAATAGAGTATGTAAAGAAAATACTAAGTTTCAAGATGTAAATCCTAAAATTTTTAGTATGTATCTAAGATTCCTTAGAACAAAAAATGAGTCGTGGCTTAACAACGCAGAAAGAGAGATGATATAATGGCTAGAATCAGTAAGACTAATATATATGCTGTTAATTGGTTAGCTCAACAAAATAAGACACCAGAAGAAATAGCGGAAGAGCTTAAACTAAGTGTTGATCAAGTATCAAAAATTCTTGAAAAACATAATATGACAAACACAACTGGTTCAAATATAAAAACAGCACAAGAACCCGGAGTAAGTAAGTCTAAGAATTTGATGATCAATACTACTATGGGCAAGCAAACTAAAACAGTCTCTATTATGACTAAGGACGCATCAGAATATAATGATGCTGTAAAAAAGAATGCTCCCGCTGCTGGTATAGAACAAAACAGATATATGAGAGATGGCATATTCATTCCCAGTGAAAGTAAGAAAAATAAAGGAAAATAATTTATGGATCTTGATAAATTATCTAAAGACCCAAAAAAGATCAAAGAACTAATATCTTTATTATCGTCTCTAATATCTGATGAGGAAGAAACAGAAACTCCAAGAGTAGACGACCCTATAAAAGATACTAGTAGAAAATTTAACACCAAAACTAAAAGAGTTAATAAATTTACAGATATGCCAGAAGCTAAGATGCATCAAGAAGATGTGGCTATAGATAAAAAATTAGCAAAATATCCTCCAACCATGAGAAACAGACCTGTCAACTTCGTCGAAGTTAAATGCAGAGTATGTGGCAAATCTGAAATGGTTAGTGAAAATGTTGTAGACTCTACAGACAGATACAAATGTAATAACTGCGCAACATCTCCAGGATAAAATATGTCAGATATACCAGAAAATACCGACCAAGAGCATATAGATAAAATAATAGAAGATTTAGTTTCCGCTAAAACTAAAGAAGCAGAAGACTATTTTAGGGGTTCATATGGAGAACTGTTTGAAGATCAAGAGAAACACACAGACTACCAGCATGAGATTTTAGCAAAAGTAGTATTCCAAGTTTTGTCTGTTAATGAAAAAGGGCAATCAGTCAAAACGTCTAAAGTTGTAGAAAAAAATTTCTATATCCCTCTTCCGGTCAAAGAAGACTATGATAGGTTTATAGGAATATTTGATGATCATCTACAGAAATCAATGGCAAAAGCCAGTAAGGAAATTTTTGATAAAAAACAATGAAATACCCATCAAGATACTCGAATGACAAATTTGTTTCTGCCGCCCAATATATTACAGAAATGATTTGCGAGAAAAAGGCTAAGATGGATAAGCAGGATCTTCATCATAGATTCTGGACTAATAAAGTGTGGGCAGGATTTTTTAGAAATCAAATAGCTAGTGCTAATAAATTAATTAAAAAGTATGGTGAAAAAGCTGTGATTAGAGCTTTGAAGAATCCAAAGTGTGAAAAAATCTATTCATTGCGAGCGCCGCATCTGGTTCCTATTATTGAACAAGAGGCGTCGATGTTAGAGAAAGAAAACAATACTTTGACAAAAAATCTAGAGAGAAAAGATAATATTTCTCATAGACAAAACATCAAAGGTAAATCAAATATACTATCTAAATTAGAGGACATAGACAATGGGACTTAAAGAAGGGGTAATTAAAGATTTTGGTTCGGACATCATCTTGTCGGCTAGTGCTGTAGTAGACAAAACATCAATAGTGATCCCTGTGAGTCCAGCCATCGACGTTATTTTAAATGGAGGCATCCCAGAGGGTAGCTTTGTTGTTTTAACTGGACAACCCAAATGCGGCAAAACTACAACCTCTCTCTCGTTTTGTGCTACAGCACAAAAGAAAGAGTATCAGGGAGATCTTAAAAAACCTAGACATGTGTACTATCTAAACATCGAAGGTAGATTGAAGAAAAGAGATTTAGAGGGTATACCCGGCCTTGATTTATCTAGATTTGATATTATAGGTTCTCAACAGGGTAAAATATTACATGCTGAAGAGTACTTACAGATTGCAGAAAGAATTATTAACGAAGAACCTGGATGTGTTCTAATTATAGACTCATATTCTGCATTGTGTACAGAAGCAGAAATAACATCTGATATGGATAAAATGCAAAGAGCGGACGGAGCAAAACTATTGGCTAAGTTTTGTCGTAAAGTAGCTAATGTTATACCAGTAAATAAAAATATTGTTATAGGTATTACACACTTGATGGGAAATCCCACTGGTTATGGTGCTGAGTTTAAAGAAAAGTCTGGGCAGGCAATAGCATATCAAACAGATATAAAACTTAGAGCAAAATCATTTAGTGCATGGACACTGGGTAGTGATGGTAATCAAATCGGTCAAGAAATTACTTGGCAAGTGGTATGTTCTGCTCTCGGTCCTCCCGGCGGTACTATTACATCATATCTAAGATACGGGCAGGGTATTGATAAGCAAACAGAGCTAATTGTTTTAGCTTCGGATATGGGTTTGATTAATAAGGGTGGTGCATGGTATACTTTAGATTTTGTCGATGGTGACACCAAACCCAAATTTCAGGGTGTAGAAAAAGTAAGACTATACCTATTGGAACATCCAGAAGTTTATGACAAACTTTATGGAGAAGTGAAAAATATGATGGGCATAAAATGCTAATAAAAGATCTAGATGATAACACTCATAATTGGCAATTGATTGGAAATATGGCTCATAGTAAATTAACCAATAAATCTAATTTACACATGCAAGCCAGATCGCTGATCAAGAACATTTTCCCGACCTTGGTTGTGCTGGAGGAAGTGCCTATAATACTACGAAAGTCAGAAACTCTGTTTCTCGATTTTTACTTGCCTCTAATCAAATTCTGTATAGAGGTACATGGTGAGCAGCACTATAAATTTGTAGCACACTATCACTCTAATCAGCTTGGGTTTATGAAACACAAGAAGAGAGATAGAGAAAAGGTGGAATGGTGTTACAAAAATGATATCAAATACATAGAACTACCATTTAATGAGACAGTAGATCAATGGGAACAAAGGATAACGGATGAATACAAAAGAACAGGTTGAATCATGGGATAACATATTAGATGAATATGAAAATTCCATAGGCTTAGAAAAGTATAGGCCGAATATCTTTGAGGAGACAGAATTACAAAACTATCTTACAATGAATAGGGATATGTTGGAAAAACTAACTCCAGAAGATTGTGCTCAGATAGCTTATAGATTAGGTCAGTTCTCATTTCATGTACAAAGAACTATTAATAGAGAAATAGCCAGATACAATTGGGCAGAAGAGACTATTAAGGATGTTATCGCAGATGAGGTCAATAATTATAAAGGGTACGGGTATTTAGAGAAGTCTTTACAGGCCATAAAAAATAATGACAAGGCGATAGCTCTTAATAAGATTAGAAAGTATGCGAAACAAAGAAGTGACAGACTTCAATATCTTGCAGGAAATATAAAAAATCTGTCGGATATTCTTCTGTCTATTCAAAAAATTAAATTGATGAGTTCTCATAGCAAAATAGGATAAACTATGATTTTGGCAGATCCCGCAGCAGAAAGAGCTGTATTAGCTGGTATATGTGCTTATGGTCAAGATGCTTACCTTGATGTTGCTGATATTCTCCAGGATACATCATTTACCATAGATAGTAATAGTATCATCTATAAGTGTTTAAAAACATTGTGTGATAATCAACAATCGACTATAGATATAGCGTCTATATACTCGATTGCTCAGGAGATTGGGGTTGCCAATATTCTGAGCAAAAAAGAGGAAACACAACATTTAAAAGCTATTATAGATTTTCCTGTCAGTCTGGATAATGTCAGAAAATTTGCTGCTAAAATCCGTAAGCTAGAAATTGCTAGGCTTCTTAGAAAACAGCTGGAACTTACACAAGAGAAAATCTTAGATGTAACTGGTAATGAACCTATTTCTTCTATTATAGGTATAGCTGAAGATAGTATATTTAACTTTTCTTCATTGCTCGCAGATAGCGACGGAGCGCCAGAAAAAATAGGACATTCTCTAGAAGAGTATGTCGAACAGCTTGAACTCAACAAAGTGGATCAAGTTGGTATTCCTACTGGTTTCCCTATCTATGATCAATCTATCGGCGGAGGATTAAGAAGAGGAACGGTTAATGTTATAGCCGCAAGACCCAAAACCGGTAAAACGCTGCTATCCGATAATATGGGTGCGAATATTGCTCTAAGAGGTATTCCTGTATTAAATATGGATACAGAAATGAACAAAGAAGATCATATTCATAGGCTCTTAGCTATGATGACAGAAATAGAAATCAATGCTATTGAAACAGGACAATTTGCAGAATCTAATGATAAGAAACTAAAAATATCTAAGGCTACAGAAGCTTTAAAGAATGCAAAACTTTATTATAAAAGCATAGCCGGTAAACCTTTTGAAGATCAATTGTCTATTATGCGTAGATGGTTGGTTAAAGAGGTTGGCCTGAATGCGGACGGTACAGCTAAGGAATGTGTAATATTTTATGATTATTTGAAATTAATGGATTCTGCTGGTATATCTCAAGATATGAAAGAATACCAAGTGCTAGGATTTATGATGACAAGTTTACATAATTTTGCTGTTAGATACAAAGTGCCTATTGTCTCATTTATACAGCTTAATAGAGATGGTATCACCAAAGAATCTACAGACACGGCATCTGGATCGGATAGAATCATATGGCTATGTAGCAATTTTACAATATTTAAGCGTAAGTCTGATGAGGAAATAGCGGAGGATGGGCCAACAAACGGCAATAGAAAATTAGTTCCACTTATTAGTAGACATGGTGGAGGATTGGATGACAATGACTATATCAATTGTCACATGAAGGGCTGGTGTGCTAAAATAACCGAAGGTAAAACTAAGTTAGAAATCAATAATACTCGCAGTAATAACCAAGATGGATTTGTGGTAGACACATCAAATGAAAACAATGACACAGAAATTCCGTTCGTATGACCAAAACAAACTTAAGGTGATTTGTGATCAGGTTTGTGATAATATAGAGGATTTATTGATAGCCCTCGATATTCCCGATACTGATTATAAAATAACCAATAAGATGGTTACAATGTCATGTCCTATACACGGTGGAGATAATATGTCCGCGGTGAACATATATCATACCGGAGACTATTATAGAGGCAATTGGAAGTGTAGAACGCATAATTGCGATCAGATTTTCAAAGGTTCTATCATTGGTTTTGTCAGAGGTGTATTATCCAGATCAAAATATGAGTGGAAAGAAGACGGAGACAATACTGCGTCATTTCAAGAAGCTGTAGAATTTTGTCTTGGGCTACTTAATAAGTCTCTAAAAGATATTAAAATATCCAGATCAGATGCTGAAAAAACAACATTTACAAGAATAGTAGAAAATGTTAAAACCAATAAAGTAGACAATAATCCTTTGTCCACAGTTACACGATCTCAGGTTAGACAATCTCTACAGATACCAGCTACATATTATGTTCAAAGAGGATATACGTCAGAGATATTGACTAAATATGATGTAGGCTTATGTGCTACTCCAGGTAAAGAAATGCACAATCGAGTAGTAGTACCTATATATTCTCTAGATGGAAAGTCTATTGTCGGATGCACAGGAAGAAGCATATTCGATTGCTGTAATAAATGCAAGCATTACCATGCCTCATCCGTTTCTTGTCCAGACAAAGAAGAATCATGGAAATATTGCAAGTGGAAACATAATTTTGGATTCAAATCCCAAGAGCATCTATATAATTTCTGGTTTGCAAAAGACCATATTCAGAAAACTAAAAATATTATTCTTGTAGAAAGCCCAGGGAATGTATGGAAATTAGAAGAAGCCGGTATACATAATAGTGTAGCCATTTTTGGTTCTTCTCTCAGCGATAAGCAGAAACTACTGATTGATTCATCGGGAGCTATGAATATAATACTTCTAATGGACAACGATGAGGCTGGACAAAAGGCTGTAAAACAAATTACAGAAAAATGTCGTAAAATCTATAGAATATATTGTCCAAAATTCACCGGCTCCGATGTTGGTGAACTATCTGTTGATGAAATAAAGAAAGAAATAATACCACAAATAGCGAGTATACAATGATCATAGCATTAGCGGGACGAAAACAGTCTGGTAAGAGTACAGCATGTGATTATATTCAATTGGTAATCAGACAATATCAGCCCAACCTTTCATGCAAAATATACAGCTTTGCAGATCCTTTAAAACAAGATATATGTATCAATATATTGGGGCTAACATATGAACAATGCTATGGTACAGACGAAGACAAGAATACTCTTACGTCTTTACGCTGGAAAGATATGCCGGAGTACAATATTACATGGACACGAATGAAAGATTACCACGAGAGTGGATTTATGACAGCTAGACAAGTTATGGAATTTGTAGGAACATCAATATTCAGACAAATGAAAAAAGATGTCTGGTCAGCCGCTACTATTAATAAAATCAAATCAGAAAATGTAGATGTGGCCTTAGTAGCAGATTGTAGATTTCCCAATGAGGTTGAGACTATACAAAATAACAATGGGCTTGTCATAAGGCTAACCAAGGATCCTTTTCAATCCAATTCCGATAGCGAGTCTGCTTTAGACCAATGTTTCTATGACTGGTCAAAGTTTGATTTAGTTCTTAATAATTCTCAGCTATCCATAGAAGAAAAAAATCAAGCTATTTATAAATTTCTCTTAGATAAAGGAATACTCCAATTATAATCACATATTTTCGAAGCTCATCCTATAATGCTCATTCGATGTGTGAGCAGCAATATTTTTTTGAGTATGTTTTGGGTTATCGTGGACCAAGTAATCAAAAAGCTGATAAAGGTACAATAGTACATAAGGTACTAGAAATACTTGCTATGATCAAACAAAATCAGCAGAATAAAAACCAAGTATTTGAAGACGATACTATTGGAAATGTAGATATTTCTAATTATAATTTAGATGATATTAGTAATCAAGTATATGATTATTACACTAGTAGGTTTCATCATCATAAATGGACAGACAAGGATCGCAAAGACTGTAGAACATGGGTTGATAAAGCAATCTTATATAATAATGGGATGTTTGATCCCAGGAATAGAGAAATTGTATGTCCAGAACAACATTTTGATATAGTAATACAAAAACCTTGGGCCAAATATAAGTATAATACATCTCAAGGTGTGCTTGAGGGTAATTTAGGAATAAAGGGAACAATAGACTTAATTACAAAAGTTAATGATAATACTTTGGAAATTGTAGACTGGAAAACAGGTCGCAGACTTAACTGGGCCACGGGACAAGAAAAAACACAAGAAAAATTAGAAGATGATCCTCAACTCAGGATATACCACTATGCTGTGCAAAATCTATATCCAGATATTGAACATGTAATGGTTACTATATTTTTTATTAACGACGGTGGAGCTTTTAGCGTTCATTTTGATAAATCCGATATGCCCAAAACAGAATCAATGCTAAGAGAAAAATTTGAAATTATAAAGAAAACAAAAAGACCTAAATTGAATAAGAGCTGGATGTGTAGTAAGCTTTGTCATTATGGGAAAAGCACTTTTCAAGACTCTAATGTTTTGCCAATCATCGAATATAGAGATAATCAGTTGTGTCAAAAAGATACCTTTATGACAAAGTGTGAACAGGTTAAGCACGATATCGAGCTAAAAGGCATAGATGCTGTAGTTGACGAATACACAGTTCCAGGGTATACTGTTGGAAAGTACAAGGCACCAGGAAGCGTTGAATGAAAAATTATATTCCACTGCACGTTCATTCTCACTATAGTTTATTGGATGGATTAAGTAAACCATCACAAATATCAGAAAGATGTAAAAAAATAGGGGTAGGATCTTGTGCATTAACTGATCATGGCAACATAGCCGGAGCAGTTCAGTTCCATACCACCTTAAAAAAGTCTGGTATCAAACCCATATTGGGATGCGAACTATATATTTCAGACTCGGATCCTTCTATAAAAAATAAAGAAGAATCTCCTAGTCATTTCTTAGTTTTAGCAAAAAATTTGGCCGGTTGGCATAAATTAATACGAATTATATCCGAATCAAATAGAGAAGACTACTTCTATCGTAAGCCAAGACTTAGTATAGATAAGTTGTCAGAATTTTTAGATGGAAATATGATTGGTTTCTGTGGTCATCTGGGATCATATATTGCTAACCATATTTTAGAAGATGATAAGATTTCTCCAGACTGGAAAAATATAGGCATAGAAAAAATAGGCATACTCAAGAATGCATTTGGCAATGACAATTTTTTTCTTGAAGCACAACTTATGGATCAAAACCATAACCCCGCTCAAAAAATATTGACAGACTGTATTCGTGAATTGGGTAAACTGACTAATACCAAAGTGATCTGCACACCCGATGCTCACTATTCAGAAAAAGAAGACGCGATAGATCAGAGAATACTTCTTTGTAATAATCTAAAAACAACATTTACAGACATTAATCGAAAGATAGTAAATAATGAGTCTGTACCAATGTCAACATTTTTTGTATCGGATAATTATTATATTCTGTCTCCAGAAGAGATGAATGAAATTCATACACAAGAAGAAGTTGATAATACCAACCTTATAGATAGTATGTGTGAAGATTACGATATCTCTCATAAACCAATGCTGCCTCCATTCGAATGCATCAATAATGATCCTGATGAATTTCTGAGACAGTTGTGTAGAAATGGGTGGAGAGAAAAAATTAGCAATAATATTAGCAAAGAACAACAAGACATGTATGCAGAAAGGATCAAATACGAACTGTCTGTTTTACAGGGGGCTGGTCTGTCTAGCTACTTTTTAATAGTGTCTGATATCGTCAATTTTGTGCGAGATAGTGGCTGGTTGCCCGGTCCCGGTCGAGGTTCAGCTGCCGGATGTCTGGTTTCCTATTTGATTGGTATTACTAGTATTGATCCACTAAAATATAATCTAATCTTTGAAAGATTTTATAATGCAGGAAGAAATACTAAGGATAGAATCTCTATGCCAGATATTGACGTTGACGTACCAATTAATAAGAGAGAAGATGTTATTGGTTATATCAAAAATAGGTATGGTACAGAAAATGTGTCCCAAATGATTACTTTTAACACCCTAAAGGGTCGAGGGGCTTTAAAGGATGTTTTAAGAGTATACGGAGATATAACTTTTGATGAAATGAACACTATCACAAAAAATATACCCGACGAGGCTAAGATTGCAGACGAACTACAAGAAATGAAAGAAGAATATGGAGAAGCCTCGATTATACAGTGGTCTCTAGAAAATAATGTTGACAAACTCAAGAATTGGTGTTATATTAATGAGGATGGTGTGCTGTCTGGTCCCCTAGCGATGCGTTTTGAGCAAGCCATTCGTCTAGAAGGAACTAAAGTTAACCAATCCAAACATGCGGCTGGCATTGTTATTTCTGATCAAAAACTAGGGAATATATGTCCTATGGTTTATGATACCAAAAATAAGCAACAAATAGCTGGCATGGAAATGCAAGATTTAGAAACTTTAGGTATTATCAAGTTCGATATCTTAGGCGTTGCAATGTTAGATAAGGTTATGACTGTAAGTACACTTTTGAAAAATGGAGGTAGTTATGAATAAACTATTTTCTGAGCTAAATGTTGGACAAGAATTTAAAGTTCATGGTTCTGACACTCAGTATAGAAAAATTGATACGATTAAGGTTAGCTGTTGCAAATCTATTAATGCAGAGGACGTGTCCAATGCGGCTAACAAAACTTTTTTTGCCCCAGGAACAGCAGTGGTAATTAATGGCTAATAATCAAAAAATTTGTGTGTTCGATTTAGAAACTGACGGTAAAGACCCCAATGTTTGTAGTCCTGTTCAAATAGCCGCTATTATTGTAGATCCATTTAAACTGGAAGTCATACCAGACTCCGAGTTTAATATAAATCTCAAGCCAGAGGCTTTGGAACAAAATAGCAGCTATTCCTACGAAGACTCAGACGTTTTGGATTTTCATGCCAAGGTGAGAGGATCATCAAAAGACGATATCCTCTCACAATGGAAATCATATCCGAAGCAGGATGCTGGATGGAAAATGTTTACATCCTACTTAGATATGTATCATATTCGTTCAGAGAAAAAATCGTGCTTTACTGCTCCCATAGCGGCTGGCTATAATATTAATAGGTTTGATTTGCCTATAGTTCAAAAACTAAGCGTAAAATATAAGAATGTTAATAAAGAAGGTAATTCGTCTTTATTTTATCCGAGAGATGTAATAGATATTATGAATTTAGTTTTTTATTGGTTCGAAGGATCAAAAGAACTAAAGAGCTATACATTAGATAATCTTAGAGATTATTTAGGTATTAGCAAAGATGGTGCTCACGATGCACTTAAAGACGTAAAAGATACAGCAGATATTTTGATTAGATTTTTGAAACTTCACAGAAAACTGGCAAGTAAAGTTAAATTCAAGGACTCATTTTCTAAACCATTGATGACTTAGGATGGAATATTATACTTTTGATTGTGGTTGTAGATTTCCAATCATAGAGAAATCCGAAGGCGCTATGCCAAAGATAGATTTTTCTATAGATATGAACTCTATAAATTTTGACTGTAAAAGAACATGGGACATGCTTTCTTCTGGAAACACAAAGGGTTGTTTTCAGTTAGAGTCTCGTCTTGGACAAAGCATGGCGAGAAAGCTTAAACCGTCTAATATTGAAGAACTTTCCGCCCTCATTAGTATTATGCGACCTGGGTGTCTGGAAGCTATTAGGGATGGGAAAACGGTTAGTAATCATTTTATAGACAAAAAGAATGGCGAAGAGTCTATAGATTACTTTAATCCTGCACTAGAGCCTATTCTCAAAACCACTTTTGGAGAAATGGTTTATCAAGAACAGGCGATGGAAATAGCTCAAAAAATAGCTGGTTTCGATTTACAGGAAGCAGACCAGTTAAGAAAAGCCATTGGCAAGAAAAAGCCAGAAGAAATGGCAAAACTTAAGATTATTTTTATTCAAGGGTGCAAAGCTACTGGTTTAGTTAATGAAAGCGAAGCAGAGCAGATTTTTAGCTGGATTGAAAAAAGTCAAAGATACTCTTTTAATAAATCTCATGCAGTTAGCTATGCTATAAATGCATATTTATCAGCTTTCAGCAAAGCCCACTTCCCCAAGATATTCTTTGCGTCCTACCTTAAGTATGCCAAAGATAAAATAGATCCTCAACAAGAAATTAAAGAACTAGTTAAAAACGCAACTGATATGGATATAGAAATTTGCGTTCCAGACTATAGATTACTTAATCAGTTTTTTGTGATACATCATAATAAGATTTATTTTGGTCTAACAGACATAAAAGGTGTTGGTGATTCTGTTTATAACAAGATTGTAGACATATCTAAAAATTTAGATGTATACAATATGTCGTGGGTAGAAATATTATTTAAGCTACTATTGAAAATAAACTCTACCGCCGCAAAAGCTATGATTTGTAGTGGAGCCTTTAGCTATATTAAGAAGAGTAGAACTGAGATGTTATTTGATTATGATATAGCTAGCGAGTTAACAGCCAAAGAAATAGAATATGTATTATCTCTAGATATCAAACAATTTAATATTGTTCAACTGATGAATATTTTGGTAAAAAAACCAAAGATTACACAGAATCGTAGGAATATTTTGTTGGGCTTGATAACATCTCTAATTAAACCTCCATATTCACTAGAAGATAAAATAGAGTGGGTATGCGATAATGAGAATGCTTTATTGGGCATTAATATTACATATTCTAAAGTAGATTCTTATGATATTAGTATGACTAATACAACATGTAAAGAGTTCAAGGACTCTCAAAGAAAATCTATTATTATGGCTGGAGAAATAGATGGAATGAATGTGATTAAAATTAAGAACGGAAAGAATAAAGGTAATGAGATGGCTTTTGTAAGCATCTCTGACAGTACAGGATATGTAGATTCATTGATATTCTTTACCGAACAGCTATCTTTATATCGTAACCAATTATTTGAAGGTAATATTCTTATTTTTAAGGGTACGAAGTCATCGAAGAAGAACGACCTAATCGTTGAAAAATGTTATCTGCCGATGGCTTGACTTGCGTGGGACGGTGTTTATAATATACCAGTGTTGGGACATTTTGGTTTTTAAACAAGGAGTCGAAAACGATGAATATTGTTATTATTCGTGGAAATTTAGCTAGAGATCCTGAGCTTAGATCAATTAGCAGTAATGGTAAGGAAACTTCAGTAGTTAACTTTACAGTAGCTACTTCTAGAGAATATACCAAGGCTAATGGAAGTAAGGATAAGATCACATCTTTCATTCCGTGTGAAGCATGGGATACGGGTGCTGAGATTATCGGAAAGTCCTTCAAGAAGGGCGATCTAGTTCTTGTGGAAGGTTCTATTAGAAATGATTCTTGGGAAAAGGATGGAGTTAAGCATTCTTCTCTCAAGATTCGTGTCAATAACTTTTCTAAGATTACTAAGCTATCTTCACGCAAGGAAGAATCTAAGGAAGAAACGGTCGCATTCTAAGATATCGTCATAAGAAGTGGAATGAAACAGGGCTATGCTAATAACATAGCCCTTTTTCGTATAATGACACAACAACCATTAAAAATTTTATTGTGCAATGAAGCCAGTTTTTTGAGCACTGGATATGCTGTGTATGGCAAGGAACTACTTGCTAGACTTAGTAAGAACCCGGCGTTTCATGTTGCCGAGCTGGCTTGCTATGGTATGGTAAACGATCCTAGGGATCGAGATATTACATGGAGATATTATGCTAACTGTGTTAAAAATACAGACCCAAGATTCGGAGAATATTCAGCTAGTCCTGAAAATGCTTTTGGTAGATGGAGGTTTGAAAAAACATTAATAGATTTTGAACCAGATGTGGTTATAGATATAAGAGACTATTGGATGAATTGCTATCAAGCATACTCTCCTCTAAGAAAATGTTTTCACTGGATGGTAATGCCAACAGTCGATTCTTATCCTCAGCAGGAAGCTTGGCTAGATACTTATTTAGGTGCTGATTCTATCTTTACATATTCTGATTGGGCAGAACAAGTTTTAAAGTTACAAACTAATGGACATATAAATCATATAGATACAGCATCACCAGGGATAGATGCTACCACATATAGCCTAATAGATAGTAGCATAGCTAAAAAAGCTCTACAAATTGATGAAAATAAAATAGTGTTTGGTTCTGTGATGAGAAATCAAAAAAGGAAACTAATCCCAGAGCTGATCAAAGCAACTAGACAGCTAATAGACAAACTCGCATCTGAGAACTCTCCTTTTGCAGATAAGGTGTACTTGTATCTCCATACCGGATACCCCGACTATTTGGGGTGGGATATACCTACCCTTCTTAAAGATAACAGAATGTTAAACAGAACATTGTTGACATATTTGTGTCAAAATTGCAAAAAGGTATTTGCTGATGTATATTCAGGATCCCATAGAAACTGTATATATTGCAAAAATAAAAGCGCAAGTTTGCCATCAGTTACATCCGGAGTAACCTTGGATCAGATGGTAAATATTTATAATGCTTTTGATATGTACATACAATACTCAATATGCGAAGGATTCGGTATGCCTCAAGTAGAGGCTGCTGCTTGCGGTGTGCCTGTCACAACGATCCCATATAGCGCCATGGAGGATATAGTCTCAAAATTAAACGCGACCCCTGTACAAATCGCAACATTATTTAAAGAGCTAGAAACTCAGGCTTATAGGGCCTATCCAGACAATAATAGTCTTGTAGAAATTATGCATAATTTTCTTTATATTCCTTATCCCATTAAGTATAGAAATAGAATTACAACAAGAAATAACTGTATAGATCATTATAGCTGGAATCATATTATATTTAAATGGTAAAAACGACTCTTAGAACTATATCAACAAAAACAACAAACAGCCCATACTAATAAGTATGACGAAATAAAAAAAATACAACCCAAACCATACCTAACACCAGAAATTGTGCAGTCTTTGGGCGAGTCAGATATCCAAAAGCTGGATAGAATCTGTAGTCAATTTCTTAATGGTGCCCATCATATTAATTCTTATTTTATACTGAACATGTTAGAAAAATTGACACTAGGGTTTGAAATGGGTAATCAAAAAATTTCTAATTATTCTTGGTCTGACGCAATTGCATATTTTAATACTGTTATCAAGAATAACAATACATTAATAGCTTTTTATAGTAATAAACAAAAACTCAATGATGATTTTATAGAATACGCACACATCAAAGATCCTCGTCATGAATAATAATGTTATATTAATACAAGAATCACAATCTAAGTTAGCTGAGACTATTGCAGAGCATTTTAATCCTTCTCAAAAAACTATTTTGCAGTTTACTTTATATGATAAACTTTTTATATCTAGAAAATATACAAAAAATATTGTTTTTCCTAGAATTCCATATATAGAATATATAGATTTTCCTAAAGCATATAGTCTTGTTTCAAAAGTTTGTGTCACTAATGACGTAGCTCAAAATATATTGAATCAAAATCATATAGATAGTCTAAAACTAGATTTTATTGTTTCATATAATCAAAACAAAATTAAGTTGAATCGCGTATTTGATAATTACTATAAATTTGGAGCTATTCTAAACTTTAATCAAGATATCCATATAATCGAAGATCTAGTTTGTGTGTTTTATGAAGCTGCAAGATTCAGAAATACTATACTAGTTCTTGCCATAGAGTCAACAGAAGAACAAAAGGTTCTAGACTTTATAGAAAATCTACATAAAAAAATAGGAATCGCACCAAGCAGTACAAAAGTTATTCTCAGTATTAGTGGAAACATTACAGACGACTATCGTATTTCTGTTATTAATAGCATAGATTGTTTATTGCAAATCAATGCTGTTTTTATATCCGATATCGAGTATTACTATGCTCTACAAAGCCATAAAAGAATTATAGGTAAATATAACCTAGATAAGAGATATAATATTGAGACTATATCTACTAACAAACGAATATTTAAGTTCCAAAAATGCAATAATTTCTATGACCATATAGACCACGATTCATTGCTTAAAAAACTGTCCTGTATAGATAAAGCCACAAATATTCATTATACTATGTCAACTAAACTGGATCTCGGTAGTCTTTATGAGTAATACATATAACAAAATTTATGGATCAGAAAATAATTCGTTGATACAATATATCAACAATAATTCTTGTTTTGATTTATTGATGGAGTCTGAATTATCTGATAAAATTATTAGAGCTAATCAAATAAGCGATCTACAGTATTTTACGGCTAAACATGTTATATTAAATGACTACAGAGTATTTATACATAATCCTCATTTAGTAAATAATTATGCGAATAGCGGAATCAAACAATTTACACTATTTATTCACGATGACATGTCTTATCTGAAAAAAGAAGACATATTTTTAATTAAGCAAAGATTGTCTCTTTTTAATGTTATAAATTTACATCCAAATAACAATAAAATCTTTGAGAAAAATTTGAGAATTGCTATACCAAAAACCAAAAATACCTCAAAAATTAAAAATGATAAAATTCTTATATTAGATAAAAATCATGATAAAATACTAACAGATATTATATATGATATGGGTGGGGTGTCCAAGATAGAAGTATTGATTGACTTTAGCAAATACATGGATTATAATAAATTAGTTGAATACTTTTCTACATACGCTTTAATAATATGTTCAAATATTCTGGATAGTTATGTTGCCATTTCATCTGGATCTAGTGCAATTTTTATGAAAGATATAATAGAACAAAAAACTATTAATTCTAAAAATATAATGAACAGTAATAATACTAGCTTAAATTATGATTTTAAAACCTTTGCAAACCAACTCAAGAAAGCGATGCTACTATGAATTTAGTATGTTTAGATCAAGAAAACTTTGCAGAAATTCAGCAATTACCAGACTATTCACAAATCGCCATCCGATATAACGGATTAGATAAAGTACCAGAGGATAAAAAAATACCGACCATAAATTCCATTCTGCAAAAAATAAGAATTGAAGGGGAGCTGGTAATTAGCCTATTAGACTATAGTAAAATTATAGATGCTCTGTCCAAAAATTCTATAGAGGTAGATGCAGGATTATCTCTTTTGAGAGATATCAAACATCATACAGAACCTATGAATATTATTAATTATATCATTTCTTTAGAGCCAAAAATTATATTATATAAAATGGTAGAAGATAACTTTAAAACTATTTTTACCCTAAAGAGGATCCAGTATTGATGGACACAACATACTGCAAAAAATGTATTTTTTATTCAGAAGATGAGTGGTGTGAGTTTGGCATACCGGAAAGTATTACTAATGATAGTATCATAATCGACAGTATTAATCATACTATTCATCCATATAGTTGTTCTTATGCTTTTGGTAGTGAAACACTAGAAAAAAATCAACAGTCCATTAATAAAGAACAAATCAAAGAAATTATATTACGAAACAACCAGATACATTATACTCTAGTCTTAAATTTTGATACTTTAAATAAATCTGTTCAAACTATTATAGACAGTATTAATAATGCTTCTTTTAAGCCGAAAAATGTCGTGTGTTTTGGTAAAACAATAGAAGGCGATATGGTGGCATCCTTTGAGAAACATTTGTCGGTGCCATGGAAAGCTAGTAAAATATTACCTCATATAGATGAGCCAATTTCTATTATTTCATGTGTTGATGTATTATTGGATAAATATGACTCTAAAGGTTTTTTGTATGTATCTAATCAGGATACCTTGGATAATTTAGAAGACATAATGAACAACGCACACATAGATATGGTGATTGATCAAAAATATGCAATAAGACTATCTAGTCTCACAAATCTGGATGGATTATTTATGACATATGATACATATAAGATTCTTGGATCTGATAAGCCCAAATTCTTTTATGAAACCGCACTATTTTTTCAAGATAATCCAAGCTGTCCATATTTAATATATAAATGATTGATATAGTTTTTATTATTCCTGAAATTACTAAGGGCATGAAGTCATTTGGCCCCAAGTCTTTAATTAATATACGGGGATATACTCTAATAGAACATCAAATAGAACTAATTAGAACCATATATAAGCACAATCCCATCTACCTACTAACCGGTTTTGAATCAGAACGAATCAAAAAAACCATATCTTCATCCGCCCATAAAAAAAATATACATTTCTTAGAAAATAAACAGTACGATACTAGTAGTCAAATAGCATCTATTGTGTCCTATATTGAACAAAGAGAATCTAATAAGGGAGCTATTTTTATTAATAATGGTATTATTACCAGATTTAATTTTAGTAAAATGCTTAAGCCGTCACAGAATACGCTATTTCTGATCAAGGGTAAAAAAAATAATTTCAACATTGGATGTTTAAATCCTGATAAGGTAGAATATTTATTCTATGATTTACCCTTTTTATGGTCAGAATGTTTATATCTAACAGACAGTGCTTTGGATCTAGTTAAACAAACCATATTACCTCATGAATTAAAGACATTATTTCTATTTGAGATGGTAAATAAACTACTGGATAGATCTATAGTATTTAACAATATCTATATTCCTAAATCACAAATTACAAAAATTAATAATATTAAAGATATTAATAAAGCAAAATTATTTATATAACAATGAAACACAAAATTATTATTTCTACTACCAACAGTAGATTACTAGATAGTATTAAAATATCTATACCAAATCATGCCGAATATGTGGATTTTTATATTCTAAATGTAGAAGAAATTTTTAAAGCATACGATATTATTAAACCATATAAAATTTGTATAGCTAAGTCTGACATAGAACATTTTGCTATCAAAACATTTATGAATCAATACCATGCAATGAAAGATTTATTTATTATAGATGATTTAAATAATTTCAAGCATGTAATTAATAGAGAGATTTTTAAAAAATATAGTATCTCCAGAAATAATAAAAGAGCTATATTACTAGATAATATTGAGGAGCTTCCATCCAACATTGTTGATCTCACCATGCGCAGTGATTGTGATATACATATGTTTAATAATAGCAAAATCAATAATCCATATAATTTAGGAACATTACTAGAACATCAAAAGGCTTTTATATTAGCATCCTATAAATCTATTATTGGTAAAAATCATATATATAAAAATGAAAGTCTCCTATGTGGTGCATCATATATCGACATGGATACTATGGTTGCTGTAGATAACATGGATAGCGATATTATTGATATTAACGATTATATCAAAAAGGAATTTTATGTCAATAATTAGTGATTTTGGGTTTGTTGTAAATAATAATCAAGAGTATCAAAACATATATGATACAATATATACTGCTATTCAATATGATCATTCTAACCAGTATGTGTGTTTTGCATACAATACGAACTCTATAACCCACAGATTAAACGTGCCAGTCTTACCAATATCTCAGTGCAAATTTTTTAATGGTAAGTTATGGATATCCGACACAGAATCTCTTATTATATCAAAGGGCTTTACAAATATAAATAAGATATATTTTTATGCAAAAGATATTCCGTGGCTAAACACTGAAGCAAACTATCTATATCTTAACCATTTGTATGGACCTACCCAAAATTTGTCTATTATAGCTAAAAATCAATACATATATAATGTTTATAGTAATTGCTGGAATAATAAACCAATAGGTATTATGGAAAATATAACATATGAAAATTTCAAAAAAACCATACTCGATACTGAGTGACGTAGAAAAAAAAGACATATTAATCGACCTATATGTTAAACAAAATAAGAGTTTTGCGGATATTGCGGAACTTTATGAGACATATCCAAATAAAGTTCGTAGAGATGCGAAAAAATTTAAGATCAAAATAAGAAGCAAATCAGACGCACAAAAAAATGCTCTTGCTACAGGTAAACATAAACACCCAACCAAAGGTAAGCCTAGAGATACAGAAACAAAGAAAAAGATAGGCTTATCTGTTTTACAATCATGGGATAATCTGTCCGAGACTGAAATTAAAAATAGAAAAGAGAAAGCTAGACTAGCGTGGGAATCATTAGACGACAATATAAAAGAAGATATGCTACAAAAAGCCAATAAGGCGGTTAGAGATGCTAGTAAAACAGGGTCGAAGCTCGAACACTACATTTTTAATAAATTGATAGGTGACGGTTATCGTGTAGACTTTCATAAAGAGCAGGTGCTTGTAAATACCAAGTTGCAGATAGACCTATTTCTGCCTAACATGAATACAGCGATTGAGGTTGATGGCCCGTCGCATTTTGAACCCATATGGGGAGACGATTCTCTGTCTAGAAATCAAAAGTATGATAATAAAAAAACTGGACTAATCCTTGGAAAAGGCTGGGTCTTAATAAGAGTTAAGCAGTCAAAAGACTTTTCTCCTTCTAGGGCTCTAATTATTTACGAAGAATTGAAATCAGTATTAGGTAATATTAAAACAAAATTTCCAACTAATAATAGAATATTTGAAATAGGAGACTAAAATGGTGAAAAAGGAAAAAGAAAAAGTTGTCGAAAATACAGAACCCAAGCAGATTAGCCATAATGATTTAGAATGGAACGATTATGTACTTGGCCTATTATCAGAGGATGAAAAAATTGATGGTAATCCAACGACAGACGGCCTAAGAAGAATTTTTGAAATTGCTCTCAAATGTTCTGTTATTCAGTCAACTAGTGATGTGGTACAGAATCCTGACCCGTCAAATGAAAAAAGAGCCACCGTGGTACACACCATAAGCTACGTTTTAAACGATGAGTGTGTGGGAGCCAATGATTTAAATCGCTGTCGTACAGTGAGCGGTGCTGCCGATGTTTATTGGGGAAATTGTGATAAAATTTACAGAAACCATCCTGTGGCGGTAGCCGAAACCAGAGCGGAAGGAAGAGCATTAAGAAGGGCTCTTAAGTTGCGCAAAGTAGTGGCGGCGGAAGAATTGGCCACAAACGTAGAGGACGATCCAACCGGAGACAATGTTTCCAAAATCAGTAATAATCAAATCAATTTTATTGATGTTATGGCCAAACGGCTTAATATCAATACTTTAGGTTTAATTAGCCATTTAGGTTTTGATAGTAATAATATTAGAGGCTTGATGCATGATGATGCTGTTGCTATTATAAGAGAGTTATCTAAACATCAACAACATATCGACGAAATTCCAGAGAGTATTTTGGGATATTCGGAGAATTGGAAACCATGAGGTGAAATATGAAAGTGCAGTATACAGTCTCTAATAAATTACAGTTCGAAATTGAGGGAGAAGGCCAAAAAGAAATTTTTAAAGGTCTAGCCTCAGTACAAGAAATTTTTGGAGAAGAAAAATGCGGGGTGTGCGGCAATACAAATTATAGATTTGTTGTTCGCAATGTGGATGATAATGATTACTATGAATTAAGATGTAATAATAATGACTGCGGAGCTACTCTAGCATTCGGCCAACATAAAAAGGGTGGGACACTATTTCCTAGAAGAAAAGATGATGAAGGTAAATGGTTGTCAAATAAGGGATGGCATAAGTGGCAAAAAGATGAGTCTGCTGGTCAATCTGATTCCAAGGCCAAGAAGAAGTAATTTACCACTTTCCTACTGGACATTTCTGATTTTTCCAGTCTAACTTGCTAATAAACTGTTGGTGTCTTGTTATAGGACATCCGCATTTTGTACAAGCGAGACCATCGTAGAACTCACATTGGGAGCATATGGATAACCTGTGCTCCCTTTCTTCTTTAGATGTCCTTTTAGCGCCTGTTCGTAAATGATCTACTAATGCCAAAATAAAGTTATAAACCTTTTTTGGAAAACTAGGACTTTTGACTGGAACTAATTTAATATTATCTGCCGGTATTGGCTTAGATAATTTAGCTATACACGGTATTTGCGGTAGTCCAGTAGCAGCCATACCATATTGCATTCTGTTATTACAGAGTTTACATTTGAATTCTGTTTCACTATTATCAATAGGTTCAAAATCACAAAAAATATCTAATTCATTCATATCTATATTCATAATTAACCTCTCATGGTCTGGTGGGAGTATATGTGCTTGTTGGAGTACCTGTCGGTGTTTTGGTTGGTGTCTGTGACGGAGTTCTGGTATAGGTGACTGTGGCGGTTGGTGTCTGTGTCGGTGTTACGGTCAAAGTATTAGATGGGGTACTAGTGTTAGTAGGAGTTGGTGTCCGAGTGTTTGTTGGAGTATTGGTTGGAGTTCTGGTCGGGGTCACTGAAGGAGTAGATGTTCTAGTAACTGATGGAGTAGGAGTATTGGTCGGCGTTGCAGACACAGTAACCGATGGAGTTGGTGTTACAGACCCCGTGACTGTCGGAGATGGTGTTGGAGTAGTAAAACTAACATCTCCTAAAATAATTAATTCTTGTGTTTCTTCATCATATTCTATAGGGTCAGGATAGGGCGCTGGAACTAAAACACAATTAGAATATTTAGATTCTGTAGGTGTTGGTGTGGGAGTATTACTACAAGTTTGTGTGGGCGTTATAGAAACACTTGGTGTTGGTGTTGATGTAGGCTTAGATGAACAAGAAGCAGACAGACTCGGACTATTGGTCGGAGTATTGCTTTTTGTAACAGTATTCGACGGGGTGTTAGATGGTGTTGATGTTTTTGTAATGCTTGGTGTTGGAGTATTAGTTGGACTACTACTCACTGATTGGGAAGGTGTAGGAGGAGGAACATATCTTTCAACCTTGAAAGGAATTTTAAGCTGACCTACTGGTTGACATTTAACTGGCCATCTTAATTCAACAAATATCTCTTCTCTTACTACATCAGGTGCCGGGGGTTGAAGATTAATTCTGTCATTGAGAACACCATATTTTTTAGATAGTTCTACCGTTGTTACATTGCCATTTAGGTCTAAAGCTAATAGCTTACCTGTGCCTTCCAAAGTATCACCGACCCACTGAACCAGTCCGCTATCTTCTTCAGATGGCATATACGCAAATTTACCTTTGAATTGTAGAGATGTTTCGCCTTCAGCTAATCTTGGACCAATAAAATATTTAATGGGTAAGGGGCCAGGGCTTGGAGTATTAGACGTTGTATTGGTTGGGGTGTTTGTGGGTGTCTTCGTAGTAGTAGCGCTTGGTGTTGGACTATTAGTTGGTGTTTGTGTAGGAGTGATAGATGGTGTAGGAGTATTTGTAGGACATATTCTAATCACTTCGGAAACTATAGTACTAGAACTAATATTCGGTGTTGGCGTCGGGGTTTCTGAAATAATGAAAACGTATGGTTCTGTTGGTTTGGGTGTAGGAGTAATAGGTCCTGGCACATATGAGTCACCAATCTTATAGATTTCAGTTTTTCCTGCTTCTTCATCCAATGCCCTTAAGAAGAAAACTGTTGCAGTTGTTCCAAGGATATTCTGAAATTCTCTAATCAACCAAATAACAGAAGTGATTTCATCCTTAAATAATGAAGCTCCTTTTACTAATTTCTTTTTTTGTAATGGATTGTCTAGACATAAACATTCAACTATAACTTTATCGACATAAACAGTAATAGTCGGTAGTGTTTCTTTTTCATGAGATATTTTTCTTAGATCATCACTAAGGTAATATTCATTAGAATTAAGTGGCTTGGTAGATGTAACCGATGGAGTATTTGTATTAGTGGGTGATGGAGTTGGAGTACCTGTTGGAGTATTAGTTCTAGTAGTACATATATAAACTTTATTACTAGTAGATGTTTGTGTTGGAGTTTTACTATTAGTTGGCGTGTTTGATGGGGTAGCAGTGTTTGTTGGAGTTGAAGTTTTTGTAGCGGTTGGGGTTTTTGTATTGGTTGGTGTTTTAGTCGTAGTAGAAGTATTAGTAGGGGTCGCTGTGGGTGTTTTTGTAGGTGTTCTGGTTTGAGTTCTGGTCGGAGTACTAGTTTGAGTTGTTGTTGGTGTTGGTGTCTGAGTAGACGTAGGAGTAGGGGTAGGAGTAGAAGTATTGGTATTAGTTGGTGTTCGTGTTGGCGTAGAAGTAGCAGTAGCAGTACCAGTACGAGTATTATTTGGCGTTCTGGTTGCTGTTCTCGTTGGAGTTGCTGTAGGAGGAGGCGAGCCAGTAGGGGTTGCAGTAGGTGTCGGAGTTGACATTTAAACTATCCTAAAAATGTATCTTTTAATTCTTGAATTCTAGGATCATTTGTTTCATATAGAACATCAAATGTTTTTTTATCTGGCACGATTCCTGGTCCTCCAAGCTCAGTCACATATGCTAAACATCTATTTACTATTCTTTTTTTATCATATGATGATGTGACTAATTTGGACAATAACCAACATCTTAATTTATATCCTAATTGATCTAAATTATGTAATCCTGCTATAAAAATATTTTTTTCCTCATCATTATTATTACAAAAAATACTATTGTCGTATTCATAAGGTATCCATTCATGAGGATATTGTGTTTTAGATGATGATCCTTTGATTTCTAAACCATCCGCACTCCCAAAAAATCCTCTAAATATCATTTCATTTAACATCATATAATATGGTGGAACAACAGTATTCAAAGTACTTGTTCCCCTATCTATATAATTACAAAACCATGTATAAAAACTATTTTTAATCGGCATCTCGTCTGTTCCAGCAATACCGCCGGCTTTGTATGTTCCATTGGGAGATATGATATATTTTCTAAAAAAATTATCTACATGTCTTAATTTTCTTGTATTATATCTAAATCTCACTTTAATATTTGTATTATTTGCTATTAGAGCGGATGCTTTGACTGGTAATCCTGCGTATCCTCCAGATGCTCCTATTGTATTTTTAGCTATCCAATAATATTCTTTAATAAACATAAGTGTATCACCATTAGTGTTTCCACACGACATTCTTACATCTGGCCTATTAAACACTATCTCGGTCCACTCTATTTGAGGATATTTCCGTGCTATAGCAGCTTTATGAGCATCTGCTTGGACATTAGTAAATATCAATGTCGGGTCTCCATCAGCTTGAGCACCTATCAGATTAAAAGCCGTTGACTTTGCTTGAACTTTCATTAGCTCTATTGGTGTTGTAATAGCAGGTGTCCATGTCACACCATCATCTCCAACACCTATACTGCTACCATAATTTCTAGAAATACCACAAATATTGTTGCAATTAAGTCCGCCAGGAACGGTTCTAGGCTCACTACAAATGTATTCTATTTTCTTTAAAACTTTAATACTGGTGGTTCTACTATATATTCCATATTGATCTTTATCTAAACTGATCCAGTATTTGTTATCATCATATGGTAATATTGCTGTATTAAGTCCAGCATCTGTAGCACAAGTGCTAGCTATCTCTACTCCAGATGAAGAAATTAATCTTATCCAAGTGATATTATTATGAGGGTCGGGATTATCTGCTGTTGGTCTATAGGAAATAGATATGTTTTCTGGGTCAACAGCCTCTATAGCCGCAGCTTCTGAGTCAGTGATAATATGAGAAGCATATCTATCTGATGGGTCTTGTCCTACGCCATTATCTAATGGAGGATCAGGCGGAGATCCCTCCTCATAATTATTTAAATTAGCAGTAAATAAATATATTCCGTTGACAAAAATATCAAATTTAGCCCTGTTACAATAGTGGCCACCAAAACAACCGTTAGCGCCCTCAACATCTAGACTGCTATATATAGCTTCTATTTTAGCTCCAGACAAACCTCCACTACTACTACCCAATTTCGCAGGAATCAAATGGTCTAATAAAGTAATTGATCCAGCTGTCGGCATATCTTTATTTTTTAAACCTTCTATACTTGTCATTGTATAAAAATAAAAAATAGAATTTAAATCACTAATATTTTTATATAGATATTGTTTATTGTCGCTACTAATTGAATATAAGTTAAATTTTTCTGGATTCTTGTATAGCGGCCACCCATTGATATTATCGAACAAACCTATTTCTAAAGAAGATGTTAGTATTGGAGAATTATTTCCTACCTGAATTCGTCCAACATATCTATTTGGACTATAACCTCTAGCAAAATCAATTAAGCTATAGTCTTTAGGTATTGTAAGTTTTTTAGCTGGATAAAGATTGTTAGAGGAAGAACCCCTGCCCCAAGCACCTTCTCCATATACCGGCATAGTATAGTCCGGCGTGAAGACATTATTGTTTATTAAAGCTTTGACACTAGCCGCCGTAAATAAATTACCTCCCTTATACAAAACTACCCCTAATAAATCTTCAGCATTGCTTTTTTGAATTAATATATTAGAATCTAAATTTTTGTCTAAAGTATTTTTAAGAGTTTTATCGTTAAATAAAATATATGTATTATATTGATTATTTTTATTGAGAATAGCAATATTATTAATTGTTTTTTGGATTAAGTTTCTATATCCATAACCATTCTGATCATGATATATGATATCTATTTGAGCATTCGTTGTTATGGTACCAGTTTTTAAATAATAAAATGCTTTAACATGAGGAATCTCGATACATACTGTGCTTTCCGGATCATATGTATTAAAACCTATAAATACATTAGAAATGTTAGTTATGTTGGGTTTATTATTTAATAATCTAATATTTTTATGTATATACAACTCTTTGGCTTTAATGCTCTTTGCGGGTAGGATCAATCCAGTAATATTGTTATAAGTATTAGGATCGACAATAATTGGAGAAGTTGCCGATGGCGTGGTTGGGACCAAAGACGTACTTAGTTTAGAACAAGTAGTTTCTGATACTGGGCCGGCTCCATTGTACTGTATTTTAAGAGGCTTATATACTGGAGAACAGTACTGGTTATATTTGAAAATTTTAGCATCAAATATATACCATTTATATCCACCGTCTACTGAAATTTCTATCAGCGCTTTATCTGGTACTCCATAACCATAATTATCATACGATGGGTCATAGAAACTATCATCAAAAGCATCTACTAGTCTAGTTCTTCTAGCATTATTGTAATATGATACTATGCTATTTACGGCAAGACTAGACGCCGCCCCAAATATAGTTCCTCCGACAAACGCACCTGTTAAACCACCAATCGCACCCATACCAGCTGCCATACCAATACCAGCAGAAAAAAGATTAAATGCTTGATAAATAAATCTTAATGCATTGTCCTCTACTCTGGCAAACCCGAAATTATTATATTCTTGAGTAGGATAAACACATGAATTGTAATCTGTTAAATATTGGTGCGGAGCATTTATGTTTACTGGAGGTACTAGAAATTTACGATCAGTAAAATCACCAATAAAATTATAACCATCTGGATAGCTGCCAGAAGTATTGGATAAAGATGTATCTGTACGAGTGTAGTCAATATGATTCGCTGCCGTATGATTAATGTTTATTCTCTGTTCTTTTCTATGTGTTGCATCTGTTGTCTTATATGTATCTAATATAATTTCCCAATTACAAATAGAATTTCTGGCAATATTTGATTTTAATAGATCAAAATCTCTATTATTTTTAAGATGAAGGTCTGGGATATTTCCATAATTTCCTTTAGGGTATGAATTTACTAATTCTACTTTCAGTTTAAATGTACTATTAATTACTGACTGACCATACCATTTTCTAAATTTATTGTTTATAATTGACATATTATAAGAATTCATAATTTCTTTATAATACTGAACATCTTTATCTGTGTATCCGTCTGGCTTAAATGACGGGTGAATAACCTCACCATCCGCTAAACTACTATTAAGCAGTGAGCTGTGGTTAAGTTCCTGATCATATTTATTTAGAGGATTAGGAAAAGTATATGGGCTGGCGTAGTCAGAAAATCTTAGTACAAATTCAGCACCATATTGTTTGATATGTTCTTTATTTAATAAAATTATAGTATTAGAAGTATTCTGGTTGGCTAGTGCTGTTACATAGTTGTTGATTCCGGATTCTCCTGGAAACGGTTGCGTTCCAACAGACGCATAATAGGCACTTGGTGTCGTTACGTTATTATAGGCGGTATTGGTATACTCTAAGGTAAGCTTAATATCTTGAATATTATCAAAATTAACAAAGTTTAATTTAATTTCTATGTCTTTTATTCTTAAATTTTCTATATCTGTTTGATTTACAATCACTTCTGATGTAGCAGCATCTTTCAAGGGATATATATAGTAATCTATTTTGGGCTGATAGTTATTACTACAATCGTTGTCTCTAAGCCTTTCTGTAGTATCTACAAAGTTGCCATTTGCATCTCTTTTACCTCTATACGGAATGCATTCTTCAGTGAGATACTCATGAGGATATTTTGACTGATATGTCGTAATATCTCTGGCCCCTGTTTGAATATTAACCTCTTCAGAATTTGTTTTTTGTGCTCCTAATTTTATATTAACAGTACTATGATAAGAGCTGTATTCTGGAGCAAATATAAAACCTACCCCCTTAAAAGTAAACTTAGATTTAAAATCCGGTCTATATGATACTACCGCTGTTTTATTCTTATAGTCTGCATACATTGGATGCCCCACCCCAATCCAACCATAATGAGGATGGAAAAATCCTCTTTCAAAATCTATTGAACCTATAATATTATCAGATGATGTATTATCGGCGCTGTGAGAAAAGTATGATCCATCCTCTATATATCCTGTTCTTTGATAACACTTGGTCTCATCTGTATAATTCGGATTTCTAGTATCTAATATAGGTAATTTATCTCCCGGCATAGGATGACTAGGCAATTTAATACCAAGTTCGGAAACAATAGACGCATCATATCCACCGTAGGCTAGAATAGGAGGAGAATATTTAGTAGAAACACCCGGCACCGAAGTGCTAGACATCTCCTCTATTTCTACTCCAGCTACTGTATTCTTTACTTTGCCAAGATATATTGTATCGCAATATCCAGCCCTCCCGTATCCAACCTTCTTCGGAGTTTGCTCAAATACGTCTATACCTAAAAATCTATTAACACCTATTTCTTTAGTATAATTTTCACTTCTGCTGATAACTTCTTTATAAAAGGATTCACACCCACACAATGTTTCTTCTTTATATCTTAAAAAATTTATGTCCAAACTTTCTAGTTTAATAATATCAGATGAATCATATACTTTAAATTTTAAAGATGGTTTTTTATATAGATCTGTGTCTGCATTATCAAAGTTAAATTCTTTTGTACCAGAAGAACCCCATCTAGATGCTAATTTATCAGTTTTTAAAAATATTGGTTTACCATCCAATTTCCCATTATAAATGCTTGATTGACCAACCGGCTCATCTATATAGCATGTACTGCTAATTATTTTAAAACCTCCCTGTTTATAAAACATACAGTACTTAATTTCTGGCAACAATAAAAAATTACTCTCACTAGTATTTATTCTGGGATTTTGAGATGCCTTAATAATGCCAGCTTTAATAGTCGCATTTTCGCTACCAGCATCTACAGCTTTGAAATATACTAGTTGGTTAGCCATATCTGTTTCTATTCTCATAGAACCGGCCTGTATGTGCTGATCATAATAACGATGACCAACGTTTCCAGGAGTTGGTCTGCTAGTAGCTTCACCAGAAATATCTCTGGAGGTGGTCCAATAGACATATCGAGAATCTATAGATATATTTGGTCCACCGCTATAGTCTGTACCATTTTTACTGGTTTTCCATCTTAATAGTCTGTTTACGGTAATTTTAGCATTATCTCCAGATATTCTTAAATATAAACCATATTTAGATGCTAATTTATTAAAAATATCATTAGGAACTTTAGAATAATTAGTACTTATATCAGATGGGTTAATTTTATATGGTACTATAGATGTATTATAAACTCTATTTTTTTCTAAGTGTTTTATTTCTCTATATGCATTTTGACAAATGGCTACTAAAGAACTATCTGATGCCGAAGGGTCGTTGATAAAAGCAATTATACTAGGAATATAGTTTCCAGAAGAATTATATCCGTCTATGTTTAGTGTTACTTTGTCGTTCTGAGGACCAGTAGCTAGTACATAACATAGCTTTTGTAGTTGTTTAGCTTGAGACGATGTAAGACTTGTTAATCTAGTAATATTTAAAATATTATTATAGATAGTTCTATATGTTGGCATTAAATTAAAAGATAAATAATAGTTTAATGAACTATCTAAACCATAGTATGAGAAGTAGTCTCCATCTGGAATATGAATACTAAAATATGCATTGTTAGCATTTAAGTAATGAAAATTATTATATATATTCCATGTAGATGGTTTATTTGACGAACTATCTAAATTAATTTTTGTAGGCTCATATATATTAGTGCCGGAGCCCAATGGATTATTGTATAGTTTAATATCTCTAATTAGACTTGCATTGGAAAGCGTGGTGATATTAGATGGTAAAACCTGTAATTCTTTATTATTTAGTTTTACTAGTATTTGTCCGGCTGGAATAGTAATATTTTTTTGAGTATCTGTTTTAGCATTAAAAGCTGATCCCGAATATATCCATTCTCCAATAGCCACATTAGATAATTGTGTGGTTCTGGGATCGCTGCTACGTTTTTTATACCAGAAAAAAATCCCTTTGTCCGGAGTAATATCGGTATTGAGAGGATCATTTAAAAACCAGTCAACTCCAACCTTAATATTGTTTTCTAGTGTTATATCTTTAAATGCGGGATTGCCTATAACAAAAAATTGATCAAAACCCAAGACTGGTTTTCTGTTGACCTGTCCCTCAAGATACGGCATTGTTGCAAGAGTGCCAGCATAGATAAATGCTGGAGTCCAAACTTCTTCTTCTGTGTCTGCTCTTAAATATGCTGTGAGACTAGATAACTTATTTACGGTTAATGGCTGTACAGAACTTCCGAATCTGGAGCTTATAGCTGTTCCACCGCTAGAAAATAAGTAGAAGGGATATAGATTATCATATATTTGTGTTTTGAATAAACTGCATTTTTTAGTATCTTTATGTAACATTTTTAATTAGTAGATATCAAATTCCATGCACCATCAATATACATAAATAAACCCTTTTGTTCGGCAGAGACCCCGAAACTAAATGGATTGCTGAATGGCACAGAGACGGTGTTTGTATCTATACTCCTGTTCCTACTTTGCATATATGTTAATGTTAGTGTAGCATTTGATCCGTTTGATTCTATTGTTCCAAAAGCAGTAAAGGTAGGCTTGCTTAATATTTCATAAAATCCGCTATCCGGATTATACATACATAATAATTTAGCTCCTTTAGGCGCTGTATATCCTGATTTATCGACTACAAAAACTAGTTTTCTCACATCTTCGCTTGTTGTATCATATTCTAAGTCTGTTATGAATCCCCTACAAGGTTTTAGTGTATCTTCTGGATTTTGTACTGTAACCAAATCTTCTTCTAGTGTTATATATACATTCTTATAAACTTTTGGTTGTGGGGCCACCCATACTTTTCTCTCTTTGTCCCATCTTAAATCTATCGGTCCAACTGGCCATAAATCTGGCCTTTCTCCCCAATTAAGATAGAACTTATCGCTTCTTACAGGTTTACTCCACTTATTATCCGTTGCTGACCAAACTTGACTTTTCCCAATAATACTACCAAGCTGATCAGCCGATAATGATCCTCCTGGAAAATCTCCTGCATGATCATAATCATCTTCGTAGACAGGATTATTATCAGCATCTACTACCAGACTACCATCTGCATGTGTAGCCTGTTTTTTCTTGTGTCTTTTAAACATGCCTTTATCATTAACTTCTTTAGGCTCCTCTGCGGCGTTGGGTACAGGATAGCCGTCTAAGTCATATCCCCAAGCGTGTAACATTAGTGGTCCTCTTAAACCCATAAATCTATTATTTAGTGGGTATGATTGAAAACCACAATTGCCAGCTATGTTAACGGCCTGTGTATTACTACAAGCCGATAAATATTGCTGTAATTTAAGATCCACTTCTCCATTAAAGTCTGGATTAGCACCATATCTATTATTCTCTAAATTATTTTTAATAATGAGGTCGGTCATACCTCCTATTGTTTCTCCATGATGCACCCCTCCTCTTCCAACGACACTTATCGAATGACGCTTCTTATCAGAAGGTTGAGCATTTGGGTTTTTAAAATCACCATTGCTTTGAAGAACTGGCTGTAAACTAAAAACATTAATAGTAGCTCCACTAACCTTATTCAATCCATACTGATCAGCGCTTATACCTAAAATATTTGTATCGCCTGTATTTTTTACAGTAATATATGGTGGTAGAGGCAAATTGCTATTGCTCTTTTTGGGAAGAGTTTTCTGTGCTTGTGTAGTAGTCTCATCATAGCAATATGGACAGAATTTTTTAATATCAATTTCTGAATTACTTTTATAGTCTCTAAATTTTTCATTTAAAATTTTTGAACCACAACAAACAGGACATTTTGATCTTGGCCATTTAGCCAAACTATAACAAGAATTATATGTGGTTGGATAAAAAGATATTGGAGACAATATGCCGTCCAAACTCATTACGGCTTTGTTACCATAATTATTCAGTTCGTCCAAACCTCGTTCTTTTGGTTGATGTATACTGACAGTAGCGTAATGTCTAACGTCTTTAATCATCGTGTTGATAGGGCCACTCGCCTGATCATACGGAACATTAGAATTACTACTATTAAAAGATCCATTAATATCCCAATCTCCTCTACTGCCTTCGTATACCTTGGCTGTAACATTGGTATTATTTTGACTACTGGTTCCAGTGCCTGTGGCACGAGACTGCTGATCATTATTAATATTTGTTCTAGTAGTTCTAGCAGCAATTTTGGTTGGAGGCGAAACATGGTATTCTGCACTACCAATTAGTAAACGAACAGGACTCCAGCCTAATAGCTTTTTGGAAGCGCCCTCTGTGGAATAACCAGTAAAACCAGATTCTCTACGACCTATCTGACCCTGTAATGTTCTAATATTCTCTGCAACTATTTTCTTGACAGCTGTAGAGCTTCTTTGAGTAATCATTAAGTTTTGTTTAGCTATTTTCTTAAGTCTATCAGCAGCTTCTTTATTAAATCTGCTTAAAGGCTTTGAGTAAACTTTCAAAGAGTAAGATGTAGAGATTTTACTTTCGGACACAGTAACTTGTATATTGCTAATGACAGGATTAACATCATTAAAGTTTTGATCTTGTAAATAGTTAAAATTATAGGTACTATTTTTATAGGTAAAACTATCTGTTTTTCTTAGAAAATATTGGTTACTATAATTTTTAGTAGCATATGGAGACGCTAGCCTGCCGCCCAAACCAAATACTGGTAGACCGGGAATTTCGAATGATCCAGACTCTATAACATTTTGATACGTTTGTCCCTCATAGAGCTTTAACATTGCAGCTTTATCCATGAGAGACGAACCTCCGTAATTCCACGGAACCATCTCTGGATCAACCTCAACCCTAATACCACTAAGAAGATTTTTTATCATATTATCTTGATTAGAGGATCCGGGAAATATATTTGCTTTATAGATATGAGGATAGTCAGTCCATGGCCCATAAACAAATCTATTATGCTTAAGAGGGATCGCAGCAAAAAATGGCTGGGCAGCTTTTGGCGCTAACTCAACCATTTGTGCTGATTCAGATTTTTTGTGTTTTGATCTTAGTAAATAGCCATTATACATATGGCTTAGTCTAGAAGACCATACTCTCATAATATCTAATACTCTGAAATTAGATGGTGTTGTATAAATATATATTAATAAATCCTCTAAAGCAGCATTAGATACTACTGTTTTGTTTGGATCTTGAGTATATTCTAAACTACTACTATTTAAAAAGAGTCCGGGTGAATCAACTATTACTCTAGGGTCGGATAGTGTATTAGCGTTACTAAAATAAAAATTAGGTCTTGTCGTGGCTTTTACATAGGCTTTCCGTCCATGTTGTGTTGGTATATTTGCTCCAACGCCATATGGATTTTTTATTTCATTCCTATTATTAACCACTAAAACATCCTCGGCTACTCCACTAAGATCAATCGAAGGATAATAAAACTTAGCATTATCACAATCTTGAAACTCTATAGCCTGCATAGAATATAACTCTACTCCGAATACAGGATTTAATTTGCGACTACGATAAGCAGCATCGAGTAAAGCAGCACTGCTACACATTTTTTGTGCAGTGTGGTCGAAGTTATCAGAAGCATTATATCCCAAAGTGGTTTGAATTCTGCCTGTTTCATCCATTAGGTGATATGAGTCTGTTGATCCAACAATAATATCATCATCAATATAATTTCCTGGTTCTTCCCAAGCACCATCTTGAGCAACCTCATAATTGTAGTATGTCTTTGGTACTCCAGCCCATACATATACGGGGTTGCCATTTGAGTCTGTTCCTATTTCTTGGTTACCCCCACTTGTCCAATCTCTATATCCATTGACTCCTGGTAATTTGACAGAATAGGCTTTACCATAATACTTGGCCCCAATATCAGCAATAAAAGCATGAATAGCCATTAAATCTTCCGTAAATGATTTACTTAATAAAAGATTTGTAACATTCACCTCCTCATCCTGATCCGCAAAAACATCTGGAGAAGGCCCACCCTCTGTATCTGCCGCATTTTGATCTTCAACCATACCCCATGGACCCATTGCCATCGGACCATCTGGTGTTGAAACAATAGACATTCTGTTAGTTACATATGTTTTTTGTAACATAAGGATAAGGTCTGGCTTGTATGTTTTTGAAGCATAATATAGAACAAGATTATCAAATCCTGCCATAGCAGCTCTAATCTCTGTTTCTGTTACCACAAACTTACTATTAGGATATATTGTGTTGATACCGTATCTGAGAGGAGGTAATTCTGCTATATCAAATACTATGACTTGCTGACCTGTAAATGTATCAAGATAAACCTTTCTTGGTCTTTTCAAGCTTTCTTCTGGTAGGCCGTCTGTTGTGGCAGATTTTTCTTCAAACTCAAAACCAAAAAACGGAGATATAACATCGTTATCTAATGGCATCCATCTTGCTCTAATATTATCAACAGGTGACCCCGCAATACTTGGAGCAAAAGTATAAAGAGGAATAGGGTTATAGGAAGAATCTTTTTGATAGTTTCCTAATTTCTTACCTCCCGCCCCCACCACTATACTGGATAATCCTGGTCCATTGTCTGTATCCTGAAAAACAGTAGATGTAGTATAAGTATAGCAGTCCTCTACTTTATTTTTAATAATCTCATCATCTGCAATTAACCAAGAATAATCGCTAGCAACTAAATTAGCGTTTGTCGCTAATCTTGTAGACAAACCACTTGGAACCCTATACTTAGACATATTATAGGAATAAAAATTTACCGCCTTAACAGCAGAAGGATCTAAAATATAATTGCACTGAGTATATGCTAGTCTAAAATTCTTTGCCTGATATAGTCTTTGTTGTGGTCCCCCAATAAGCATTGTTCTATTTAAAGCTTCTCCTGACTCCTGACCATAGCTAATATTACTAATAGCATATGTATTCATAATACTATTGATAATATTTTTAACTTGATTAGGAGCGGGCTGTGTATATCTATTAACTGTTCTTACTTTTATTACAGGTATACAAAGGTTGCCATTTTCAGATGGCATAGGTATCAATTCAATAAAGAAATCTCTCGATGTCATGTCGCAAACCTGGGTCACTAGATCCAATATGCTGATAACTGGACCATTCATTCTGAGTAAATTATTTGGTCTAGGTAATTCTGATAAGTCTAGTATATATTCGTGCCTATACCCACCAGCACCATCCGACACATAGGGGAACAATCCGTGTCCGTCATAAAAACCAGTAGGACAAAAGGATTGGTCCGACTGCATTGCTGCACGACCTATAATTCTTTGGAAAGGAGTAAAAGCTTTTGAAATAGCTTTATTTTTTTCGCTTGTTAAAATCTGCATAGCATTAATAATATATGATATTGGAATACCTTGTTCATTTTGGTCAGAAAAACCAAATTCAAAGGATTCCAGAAAACCATATACATTAAACAAATTATGGATTGCTCCATACTCTATTTTTCCATCATAGTTTGCCTTATCTCCATAATAATTTCTAGGAGCGCCTATTGTGGCTGCACTAGTCGATCTTGCAAAAACGGATCCGGCATATTCTCCGACAATAATATAAGAATTTGCTAATAAAGAAGCTGGACTTTCTATAGTTACAGTTGTTGTCTCCCCTCCGCTTCCTGCGCTAGTCTCCCAGTTCTTTATCAGTCCTGAATATTCAAAGTCTCCGCATCTAAAATAAACTGGTGTTCCAGTGATATCATAACCGGCATTATTTGTTGTAACCCAATTATTTTTTAGTCCAAAGAATCCAGGATCTTTTTTCCTGTGATATACTGAAACAAATTTTCCTTTACTTGTACTCCATTTATGATGTATTTTCCCGTATAAGATCCCTCTTCCAGTACTTGGATCTCTAGAGACATATAAATTATCTCCATCAGGAGTATCATAATAATGATTATCATTATCAAATCCTCCACCTGCCTGTCCTTCTATTTTAATCACATCATCTGTAACTGTACAGCCAGAATTATCTGTCACTAAATTCACATTCAACGAAGATGCCTGTGCGCCCCATCCTAAATTTGTAGTAAAATTTGCTACACTAGCCCCCAAAAACATAATTTGAGGTACAGTTTTTCTTTGATTTTTCGGCTGTGTTCTATTTGATGAACTGTTTCCAGTATATGCTAGTGACATCTTTTATCCTTCTTGTTTTAGGCAGCTATATTGATCTGCGCTTCCGGGCTCAAATATCCATTCAATATTTCTTGTATATCTTCCTTCTGAAGGGTTCCATGAATAAGTATCAGATTTGACATAAACATCCCCTTGAAAACCGCCTTTGCTAGATGTATAAACTCCTTTACTAGGAGAATTTGGCAAAGTTTCATTCTTGGAAAATCTTTTACCGAAGGGTTTTTGTCCTTCTATTATAGCTTCACATGTTTGAAAAATATATCCTCCAGTCCATACAGGACATGTATTATTTCTCATATTAAAAGCAGCAGCTGTTGTTGGAGGAGGTATAATTAATTCTATATTAACGCTTTTAGTAGTAGCTGTTTTAGTACCTAATGATTGTAATACAGGACCAAGTGGTCTGCCTAGTACAAATAATTCTACCGCAATATCTCCAGGGCCATTTGTATTAATACTAACACTTTCAGAAATAACACCACTAAAAATTTTTGTAGCATTGTTATATTCATAAGTGTAACCAACAGCACCTTTTAAGGTGTCATGAGATTCAGATGAAGACACAGGAATAATGTTCAACAGATTTTCTTTTCGGAATGCCGGATTTCCCGGAGGTGTTGTACCACCATTATAGTTACTAGGATAGTAATCTTGTGTTCTGTCAGGCGTATTTAAAGCTAAACATGCACGAGTATATAGAGATGGTTTTATATCATCTATCCATGCATCTAGTGCATTTTGGTATTTTTCTCCTTTAAAGGTTTTGCCCCCAACAGTGCCAGATGTTCCACTAGTACTGTATTGACCTAGTTTTAGTTTACCATTAGCATCGGGCAGGTCTGCATTTTTTGTTACTATATTACTATTAGCAACATGTAGTCCCTTAATTAATCCCTGAACCTTAACTGTTTTAATAAACTTTTCATCTGTAGAACTTTCTATAGTGAATTCTTCAGTATGTCTGATACCACTAGGCAAAGCTAACCATGTATCATTAACCTCATAAGAACCTTCAGTTATACTAAAATTAATAGATCTACTATGATTACAAACAAATAAATTAGTGAAACTACTAATATTGTATGCATCAGCAATTTTAGTAGTATAATCTCCTTTATTATTTTGTGATGTCTCAAAAGGAAGATTAAGCCTATCGTCTATCCATTTTTTTGCTTGTAAATAAGCATCGTTTTCTGCTTTTTCGTCTGATGCAGCTGTTAGATTGTATTCATGACGAGATGTGCGATCATGAGAAACAAATGTATCAGTTCTTACACCTACTGCTGATAATTTTCTTGTTAGTCTAAACTGTGGCAATCCTGTCACCATCACATTAGTCATTGTTGTAGCAGATGCTGGTTCTGTTTCTGTGCGTTTTCCTACAGATTTACTTAAAGCCAAATAAACAAGCTCTCCGACTGGCTCTAAAGACCACGATTCGTTTACACTACTAACACGATAGTCAGACTTGGCTATAGATTCGTAATATGAGAAATCTATAGAATAGTCGGCAGTATAAACCCAATGATCTGGGGTCTTATCTATGGTATAGCCTACAACCTTAGCATTTTTTCCTCCTTTTTCTCCCAATAAGTTACTACCACCACTTTTTTTAATTTCCAGATCTCCGACACCTCTTTTTATAAGGCTTTTTAGATTATCTTCTTTACCTACTAAAATACCACTAATACCCGGATTACCACTATCATATATTTTACCAGATAAATTAATTTTATTATTAATTCCTATATATGATCCGGCACCATCTCTAATAAAATCTCTGGATATTGAAATTAATGGCACTGGGCCTAATTTAAGGTGACTGCCAAAACCACTACCACAGAAATAGATGTCTATCTGCTCATCCCTCAAAGAGCCAGTACCGTCTCCTGGTTTTGCCGTAGTTAAAATATTAAAATTATTATTGGATTGATTATTATTAAGAATTAGTGGTACTACCATGTCTTACCTTAAAAATTGATAAGGGTTGCTATCTTTAGCACAGGGCTGATAAAGCCACTCCACACTTCTGCTAAATCTGCCGTCTGTTGGACTCCATCCATATGTATCACTTTTTTTAATTACTATCATACCGTTACCAGATTCTTCATATGGTTTTTGAGACTCAATAAATTCTTGGCATTTTTGGAATACATAACTATTATAATGAACTGGACAATTCGTGTCATCCATCGAAAACCCATCTATGCTTGATGGAGGAACCAAAACCAAATCTATTTCCACCTTACGAGAAGTGCTAGTTTTTGTTCCCAGATATTGGAAAGCTGGGCCTAATGGCCTATTAAGAATAAATAATTCTGCTATGCTGTCAGATGGCCCGGTAGTTTCTATCTTATATGATTCTGATATAACGCCACTTATAATTTTAATTATATTATTATATTCATAGTTATAAGAAACTGTACCATTAAAAATATCATAATTTTCTGATGTAGAAATTGGAATATAATTTAATACATTTTCTTTTCTAAATACAGGATTACCAGGAGGTAATAAGCCATTACTATTATTAGGATCATACCATGGCTGAGTTCTATCTCGGCTATTAATAGCTAAACAAGCTCTTTTGTATAAAGCTGGTTTAACATCATATATCCATCCTGAGACAGCATTATTGTATTTTTCACCAACAATATTTTCATATGTTTCCCCAGTTACATTATATCCACTTAAATATATTTTGCCATCTCCACTATAAGGTATTTTCATTCCTGTTGCATATAAATTTCCATTAGTAATCTGTAACCCATTTATGGTTCCTTGTATTCTAACATTTCTAACATTTTTATTATCTGTAGATGTTTCTATAGTAAAAGTTTCTGTAAACCTTGAAGCTTTTGGTAAGGCTAGCCAACTATCATTCACTTCATACGAGCCCTCAGTAATACTATAATTGATGTTTCTAGTATGATTATATAAGTATAAGCTGCTAAAACTATTGAACATAGATCCAAATGACGAGTCCGAAGAGCTTACTAGTGCCGTATATCTACCATTAGAATTTTGTGTTGTATTAAACGGTAAATTCAGCCTATCGTCTACCCATTCTTTTGCCTTCTGGTAGGCATCTTTTGAAGGAGATTGGGTTATTGTACGAAAATTATATTCTGAGTCGGCATTTCTTTTTGGGTCAAAATGAGAAAAAAAACCAGAATCTGGAACGCCAACAGCTGATACTCTACGAGTCAGTCTAAATTGAGGAATATTCTCTATTTGTGTTTGGCCACCAACAGAATCTGGATCAGGATCTGAGGCAGGGGTGTCTATCTTTGTATAAATATTATCTTCTATTGGTTCTATAGACCATCCTTCAGTTATACTGCTTACTCTATATTTTTTACCGGTTTCATTTGGGTTTTGTATCGGTTCGTAAAACTCTAGATCTATAGAGTAGCCCATACTCATAACCCAATTATTGTCGCTTTTTTCCGTATTATAGGATATTACTTTGGCATTAACACCACTAAAAATTGGGGTTCCAGATGTAGTGATTTCAAAATCCCCAGCCCCATTAGAAAATAAATCCCTTAATCTCTTTTCTCTCTGCATTAAAAGAGAAAATCCTAATTGGGTACCGCTGGGACGTATTTGTCCAGATAAATTGATTTTATTGTTAACACCAATAAAGGTACCAGCACCATCTTGAAGAAATTCTCTATTGAGAGTAACTAAAGGAGCAGCACCTAATCCTAGGTCAGCATTAAGTCCACTATGAGCAAATTTTACATCTATACAGGCTTGTCTGTTAGATCCGCCTGGATTTAGTATTGTTCCTGCCATCTTTTAAATCCTTAGAATTCTTCTTTTATCTTACTATCTTTATATACCCTTGCCTAATAAAATTTGACTCTTAAATTTGATACTGGTGCCAGCAATAACAGCGCCATCCGTAATACTGCCATCTGGCTTAATATATATAGCATAATCATAACCAGTTGGCACTACAATACTCTGTCCTGTAACACCCAAATATACTCTCACAGGATATGTTGATCTGTCCGCAAAATAATCATCTAAAGCTATAGGATTTTCTGTCAATGCGGAGGAGTACGTTGAAACATTAGCTGGCAATATTTCTAGAGCTATAGAAGTTGGTGTTGGAGTAAGTGTAGGAGTTTGAGTAAGAGTAGCAGTTGGTGTAATCGTAGGAGTGTTACTGGGATATGGTGTTGGTATTGGCATATTTTTATCGTTGCATCCAAAAGCAACAAAAAATGTTAAATTTTTAACAGGTGTGCTCAATATCGGTTTTATTATGGCTCCTCGTCCACCCCCTCCAACGATATTAACCGTTGGCATACTTGTATATCCTTTACCTCCATTGGTCAAAATAATATCTGTAATAGTTTTGACCTTGGTATCATTAGGAAAAGATTTTTCTGACACAACAGCAGTAGCGGTAGCAACCGTGGATGCTCCACCACCCACAATTTCTACTGTTGGTGTTGAAGTAAAACCGAGTCCTCCATTGATAACCTTAAAGCCAACTACGCGAGATTCAGCGATGAACGAGTATTTAGATGGAAAAATTTGGGCTCTATAAGTTGGTGTATCCTGAAAAGTTACATAATATTTTTGTCCCATCTCCATGTCTCTACAGACAACATTGATAAGATTTGGACAGCAACAATCTGTAAAGTTGATGACTTTGCCACTGGTGACGAAATTAACTTTGAAATTAGCCATATTTATATTCCTTATAATGTCAATATACTGTTATACACCATCAGACCTACCCTCTCTGGCAAGGGTCTCTTCTGCTATACACTTGCAACTAAGATCCACAGAATTTCTTTCTGCATCCGTAAAGACAATTTGCTGTCCGTCAATATCCCAAGAATTTCTTGGAGTAGGACTGTTACTCGGAGTTTGAGTCTGAGTATGTGTAGGTGTCGGGGTAGGCGTTCTAGTATTAGTAGGAGTAGCAGAAACCGTTCTAGTAGGAGTTCTTGTTGGAGTAGGTTGTGGGGTTCCTGTTGGAGTTGTAGTAGTGGTTGTTGTTGGGGTTTGACTTATTGTAGGAGTTAATGTCGGCGTTTCACTAATAGTAGGAGTCGGCGTCCTAGTATTAGTGGGACTTGCTGTATTAGTGGGACTTAAACTAATAGTAGGAGTATTAGATGGTGTTAAACTAGTTGTTGGCGTTTGAGTAGGGGTCGGAGTGGGCGTTGGAGGAGGTGGTGGTTGAACCCAATCAGACTGCGGTAATATTTTATTGATAACAGTATTAATAGCAGATGTAGTATCTATGGTTAAATTAACTACTGAACTTTGTTCTAAATCATAAATAGCCAAACTTTTATATGAATAAAAACTGTTACCATTTGGAATAGATCCAGCAATAATAAGCCTATTATTATCTATTAGTATGTCAGAAATATAAGAATTATTAATATCAAACAAAGACGTAGACCCAGTAAAACTATTATCTTTAGTGATATAATATTTATATGGTAATACAAAAGGATATTTATTTGATACCCCAGGATAACCAGAATATGGCAGTCCATACAATTCGCCATCATCATCTATAGCATAGTATTCATTTGTACTATCCCATTTTTTATTTCTAGTCAAATAGTCATATCTAACAGGACTGCCCGTGTCTATTCTCAGAGCAGACGCAGCGTCTATAGCACACAATCTAATATTAGTTAGTCCTAAACCCGATAATGTATTTACTGATCCTAATGTGCTTATTCCACTGAGACTATTGATAGTCCAATATGGTTTGTTATTGAAACGAAACTTGATTAATAATTGTTTATGATTATTAGTATTTAAATTTAATTCATATATATTTCCGGTTGCTAGGGTTTTTGCCTGCGGAATAGGCAAACTTATAATATAACTGGATACATTGGCTGTTTTTACCCACGCAGATGTGTTGATCTTGCCTACAGAATTATCTCCAGTTTCATCATTAAGCAAATTTTTGTGCCAATATGTTGTATAAGTTTTATCATTTAATACGTATGTATATGTTACAAAACTACTAACATGAATTAAATCAGCATTAATAGATTTTTGAGTCAAGCTGAATACTGTACTAGGAACACCAGTAGTATTAGACTGAATAGAGAAATTGAATACATAATTATGATTATACCAACAACTATCATGACTAATATCAATATATTGACCAGGATCTCCGATGATTGGAGTTTCATCATTAACAAAAGCTGGACAACCCAACAATACTGGATTACCGGGAGCAGATGGAGCTGGAATAGGTTTGATATTTTCTATATCGAACAAGCCTGTGTGTTTTTCTGAGTTGCCCGATACCGTTCTAGTAATAGGATAAGCAGATGTTCCCTCTGGGCCACCCCAATAATATAGTAGTCCAGTGATATCTATTCCATAGATTCCAACAGGAGATAAACTAATACTTTTCCAGAATGAGCCCATCTGGTCGGATACAACACTACTACCAGTTCTATTAATCGGAGTATCATTAGTCCCTATAGCTATTTCAATCTGAGTAGGCAATAAAGCATTACCGACAACTCCTGGAATTAACTGACCGCCTAAGTCAGTAGTGCTTTGGCCCCAGGCGTATAATGTATTATCATCTTTGATAGCATAATATGTATTGTCGCACACATATAATTTCTTATATCCATTTCCAGCAACTTTGACTGGAGAGTCTATAATAGAGCCCAAAGGAATATCTGGACCTAATTGACCATAACTATTTTTACCCCAAATATAAATTTCTCCAGAAGTTGTTAAAACTGCAACGGTATCTAATCCCATTACAGCATCAACAATTCTACCGTTTAAAGTTAGTGGACCATAATCTAAATTATATTGAACAAAAGCTTGATACGAAATTTCTTGAGACAGAGGTACATAGTATGCCGCACTCGAATTCGTCTCTACCCATTGAGATTTCAGAGCCCATAGATTGTTATTAGTATCTATAAGAATGGCAGCTTTGGTTTGTTCATATGTTCCATTTTGTATAGAAATACCATTATGAATTTTTCTAAATTTAACATTGTTTTGTTTTAAGAATCTTGTTGCTTTATTGCTGATCGCAGATGTTGTCGAATTACCTTCTACATTATAATTTGTAAAAATATCCCCAGTAACAGAAGCATACGTTGTACCTAAAAATACTTCATATCCTCTAGTTATATCTGATGTATTTAAATCAATAGAAGAAAATAAATTTTGCTGATATTGAGATCCTGATTTTTTAACCGCCGATGTAATATAAAGAGTACTATCTATTTGATAATCATTGAGAATTTGACCATTAATTTTTCTTGTAGAGAAGGTGGTAGCACCATCTAATAAACAATAAACCAAAGTAGTACCATCATTAGCCACATCTGTTAAAGCATCTGCCTTAACCACATCTTGCAGGGTGGACTTTCCGTTAAAAATACCCTTATCTAAGATGTAGATATTATTATTGTAAATATACAAAGAAAAAATATTGTCATTTAAAGCAGGATTCACACTAGATTTGCTTAAAAGACCATACGCAGAAAGATTTATGATCGGAAGTGTATTCGCCCCATTGACAGGTTCAAAAAATGATCCGTTGTATACCACAATATATCTGGATGTAACCGCAGACGGGGTGCTACCTATAAGACTATCTACAAAATTACCAAAAATATATAACTTACCGTTGTATGTCTTCATGCTAAGAACGCTATTAGGAAATAATCCCTTATCTACTAAACTACTTATACCTCCAGTAAATGTAGCATATCTTTCCCATTTTCTACTGCCAACATTCCATCTTTTTAAACCAAAGTCGCCGCCAGCCAAAACTTCTCCAGCATATACTATCACACTGTATATTCTTTTAGCCGCATATGGTTTTCCTGATATGGTTACTGTTTCAGCCAAACCGTCAAGATTGATATCGTCTATCTGATTTCTAGTATTCAGTACATGCAAGTTCTGTCTAGAATTAGAAATAATATAAACTAAACTGTTGTCTGCTACTGCGTCTACTAGTGCCATAGTTAATTATCCTATACTGGAAATGTTATATTTGTAAAATCATATACTTCGACCGGAGGTGTTGGTTCCGGAGACGGTGGCGGAGGAGAAGCCGATTGAGTTGGTGGTGGAGTAACTGGTAATACATCTATAATCTTAAATAAAAATATGGGTTGTGTGGGTGTTGGTGTTGGTGTCGGTGAAGTAGTAACAGTTGGCGTTGGTGTATTTGTAGGGGTTTTAGTAACAGTAGCTGATTGTGACGGAGGCGGAGGGGTTGGTGGAGGAGTATCACTAACACTAGGAGTTAATGATGGAGTTGCGGTGTTTGTCGGCGTTGGGGTAGGTGTTTGAGTAGTAAGTTCCTGGAAAATATAGTCTCCAGCAACAGCACCGCTCATATTACCCTTAGCCGATATGTCTATCCAATTGCCTCCCCAAATTAATGTTGGTTTATCAAAATTAGTTTGTACAAATCCGAACTGGTAATCTTCTCCAGATCCCCAACCATATAATACCCCAATACTATTTATTGCCAAAGAATGTCTACTACCAGCAGCAACTTTGGACCAACTTTGATAACTATCTCTGGAAGTTAATTTGTCAAATATAGGATCATAATTCCCTGTACCTAGTTGACCGTAATTATTATCTCCAAAAACCCATAATGTGCCATCTTTTTTAACAACTAAAATATGACTATCTCCAACAGCTATGCTTCTATATTGTGCTATGTCTGGATCTATAGATTCTGGTTGGGAGTTTATAGATATTCTGTTATCCTTAAGTCTACCTCTTAATACATATAGAGATGTGTCATTTTGTTTAATACCAAATGTATGAGTCTCATTAGTAAATATCTTCTCCCAGCCCACTTCATTTGTATACCTAGTAAAATGATTGATGACATTACCATCAACAGTTCCGCAAACATACAAAGAACCATCATCTCGAATAACAAATGCATGAGTTTTACCACAGGCTATATCTAAAAAGCGAACCTTGCCATCGACTAATAATTGAGTCGGTAATGGCAGCTTATCGAAATCTGAGTCTAATTGATAGTATTTATTATTTCCCCATCTGTATACTTCATAGTCGATATTGAGCAGATATGTGAAGTCATCCCCTAGAGATATGTTTCTCCAGCGACTATTAATTGTACTGATAACCGTATTTAGTTTATTGAGTTGTGTTATATTGTCGGAAAATGGTAGACCTAACTGAGAATTTCTGTTGTCTTTAATCGGGAATAAAACCCTATCTTGTCTTGCTGCTATTGCATGATTAATACCAGTAAAAATATTAGTAAATGATAGATCAACACCCATAAAATTATTATCTTGATCTATTTTTTGAGGATTAACAATTATATCATCTTTATATCCATTGGTTCCCCAAATATAGACATATCCTGCTTTAACAGGTTCTGCGGATGCTGATGGAGATGTTGTTGGTGTTGGAGTATTTGTTGGAGTTGGAGTATTAGTGATTGTGGCTGTTGGTGTAGGAGTTGGTTCTTCGGTTTCTACTGCTATATTAAGATGCTTTAAACTAACAGCCGATGCTTCATATACGTCCAAAAATTCAAAGTCGTCTAGATTAAAATATGTAGAGACAACTTCACTATGTTGAGGATTTTTGATAAGTATAATAGCATCATTTATCCAGTTGTCTTCTATAGATGAGGCATAAGAATCCCACCTACGAGCAAAAAGATGCACCACTCTCTGCTTCAAATTTTTGTTATCAGTACTCGATAGATAAAGACCTCCGGTAACTAGCAGAGGGTCTTTTGGAGGTATTAGATTTTCACTATTGATATAAAAATATGATGGTGAATTAAATGTTATATTTTTTAAAAATAGATTCGTAGTATCAACAACGTCTTGTGAAATAAGTTCGATATATCCGTATAACGACCCATATGTACGAACAGAATCAGATATAAACAATGGAGTAGACGACGCAATATTAAGCAAAGCGTCTTTATTTATATCCAGGGTTGATTTTCTATTACGAGCGTATGTTTGAAATGCGGTTGCTATGTTTTCTTTAAAAATCAGATTATTTCTACCATTAAGAGATGGATCAGTTAAAACAAAAGAGGTTTGATTTAAAGAATACTTATCTGGTTGATAACCCCACAATCTATTAATACCACTTTGATTGCTTGTATAATCAGCAGGAACGTCTATTAGTGGTTGTATAGTAGAGCCGAAAGCCTGATGTTTTCTTGGTTTAGGTCCGTAAAATCTGATTTCCTTAATATAATAAAGTGTTTCTGGTGCTGTAAATTTTAAAGTATTGACACTATTATATTCACAAAGATCAATAGCAATATCTTTTGTTGTATTGTCTGAAAAAATTAGAGATATGTACGAAGCATCCTCTGAAGACAATTTACTTAACGAACCTTGAGATACTCCGTCTATGTCTGTAAAAATATCTGCATTAAATTCTATTGATAAAATATGAACAGGATTTGAAAATGGTATGCTAATATATTGTCTAGACTTATTTAATAAATCATTATCGCTAAATATACCATTATAATCTTGTACAGCATCACCAGTAGGTTGACCACCGCCCCTAGGTCTAGATACAATATCTATATTGTTATTGAATAATATCTTTCCCTGACTAAGAGTTCTATATCTAACGATATCACCAATGGATATTTTTTTGTTAGTGATATTGTCGATATAGTACCCATATGTCCAACTGTAAATTTGAAGATTATTATTTATCATATTAAGTGGATAACGGTTGTGAGTCCCTAGATGGACTAGATTCTAATGGATCAATTTTATTAGCAATTTCTATAGCAAAGGCTGGTTTATTAATCGAGAAAAGGAAATAGGATGCTGTATTAAAAATACCGTTCTTCCTGTCTATTGAGGAAGTTTCGTTGGTATTAGCACTACTGAGTATAATCCTGTCTACTATGTCGTTTAATCCTATGTTTTGAATGGCCATAATTAGTCCCCTGTTTAATAACAATCCTGTATTTCATTACACTTAATGAACACAGTATTGTATTCTATTAGGCCAGTATCCAGATCTGTTACTTTGGCATTAAGAATAATCGTGGCTAAGGCTGCTGAAAAACCTATTTTAAAAGCTATATTTTGAGGATCAGACGTTCCTGTAAACGTAATCGTGGAAGGTTCTACTTTACCCAAACCAATATCATCTGTAGATAATTCAACTCGATACTGATGTCCAATAATAACACGATTAATCTTCATATTAATAGCTTTGTAAATATAAACAGCCGTTGGAGAAGGCGTAATCGTTGTTGTCGCTGTCGCCGTGGTTGTTGGTGTTGTTGTAATCGTATTTGTAGGAGTCGGAGTATTCGTCGGCGTTTCGCTGGGAGTATTTGTATTTGTTGGTGTTTGACTTGGAGTAGACGTTGGTGTTTCAGTGTTGGTTGTCGTAGGCGTACAGGTTGGGGTTTCTGTTGGAGTAGGAGTATTAGTTGGGGTCGGAGTATTTGTAGGTGTTTCGCTAGGAGTAGCGGTGTTCGTTATAGTGGCGGTATTAGTTGGAGTAGGAGTCTCTGTAGAAGTATTAGTCGGAGTTACCGTTGGAGTATTCGTAGGAGTGGGTGTAGTGGTAACACAAATCTGAATATCTACAATTTCTGATTCGCCATCTTGATTTTCTTCAAGAGTATATACTGTTGTTGTTGTTCCTACCTGTCTTCTTATATATAAATTACTTGCAGATTGTATTCCTAGCTTAGATAATAACTCACTATATAACCATATATTTAAAGCATTAGAAGTTTCATATAATATTTCTCCAATATTTAGTATACCATCATTATCATATACTAAAACAATTGTAGATGGATTATTATGACATAAATTATATGGGTCATTAGATAAATAATAATAAACACCATTCAGTGGATCCGTAGCTGTTGGTGTCGGTGTTGCAGAATGTGAAGGAGTAGGGGTGTTTGTTGGCGTTCTGGTTAGAGTAATACTAGGAGTCGGAGTATTGCTAACTGACGGAGTTATTGTTGGACTAGGACTCAAACTTATAGTAGGAGTACTAGTTTTTGTAGGAGTTGGCGTTTGAGTAGGGCAAATGGTAGTCGTATTGGTAATGACAGCATAATCTGTAGCAATATCTTGTTCTATACGAATAATATATGTATTTCTTTTTAGAAATAATTTAATAGCTCCAGAAAAAGAGGGGTCAAGAGCTACAAGCTCTGTCCATGTCCAATAGTCTATGCCATTATTTTTGTAAATATAATTACCAATAGTCAGGCTTTTTGTGCTTATCTGTATATTAACGTATGAGTTTGTATGACATAATAAATATGTCTCATCTGACATCTGCATAGATGGACACTGTATATTATCGGAATCAACAACAGCAAAGCCTCCAGTGCCGGACACAATACTATAAACCAAACCCGTAGAACTCTGAATAAGATATAGTTTTGAAACAGATACTCCGAGTCTTGATAGAAGCTCAGTAAATAACCATCTACTAGAAGCAGAAGCATTTTTATAGATAAAAGACCCAACTTCTAAAATTGTGTTTCTATCATATAAACTTATAGGATTTACTATAGATGAGGATCTGTTATAGCAAACATCTTCCAGATTAGAAGAAATATAGTATAAATACCTATTAAGAGGAGAACTTGGAGTAACTGTCGGAGTTTGTGTAGGAGTGCGAGTATTCGTCGGAGTTGGACTATTGGTGGGTGTAGGAGTATTGGATGATGTAATAGATGGAGTAGGAGTTTGTGTAGGACACGTTGAATTAATTTCTATAATTAATGCATATCCATTTGTTAAGTCTTCTTTAACTTGTAAGGTAATAGTCGTATTATTAGACTCGTTTAAATAAAAGCTTTTAGCGGTTGAAAAACTTCCACTAATAGCTTTTAATTCTGTCCATAGCCATGGCAATTTTGTGGTTTTATACAAATAGCTGCCGACGCTGAGATCTGTAACATCTATATCCACAGTTGTAACTGTTATTGTGTGACATAGATTATATTGTGTAGTATTTATATTGTATATCATTATTTATTCTACTATTTAAGAGCAGCTGATGTCCTGTTGATCTATTATAGCATAACCACTATTATCTGCAATAAGTGTTGATAGTTTATTAGAATTTAATTCTAGCATGTATATTATAGAAGCACTGGTATTTAGTATCGTTTGTAAATCGTCAAATTCCCACTTATTGTTGGCATTTTTATCTTTGTATAAGAAAGATCCGCTTTGTAGATTATTGTCTCTATCGTATACACTTATCACTCTAACAGTATTAGCCTCTTTATTATTGCATATATCTGTTTGGTCTTCAGAGATATAGTAGAAAAATACTGTCAGTAGTGGACTTGTTGATGGAGTAACTGTTGGTGTAGGTGAATTACTTGGTGTTAATGTCATAGTGCGTGTTGGGGTCATGGTAGGCGTATTAGTTGGAGTAGCACTATTTGTTGGAGTATTTGTTATAGTAGATGTAGGAGTCTGAGTACTCGTAGCACTAGGAGTAACGGTATTTGTAGGAGTATTAGTTGGGGTTCTAGTAACAGTTTTTGTTGGAGTGTTGGTCGGAGTAGATGTGTTGGTGGGAGTATTTGTAATTGTGGGCGTAACGGTTGCAGTTCCTGTAAGGGTTGGAGTTGGAGTGTTTGTTGGGGTAGCACTATTTGTAACTGTATTTGTTGGTGTAGCAGTATTAGTTGGTGTCGAAGTTCCCGTACATGTTGGAGTTTTTGTTGGCGTATTACTAGTAGTTGGCGTTACTGTTGGTGTTCTAGTCGTAGTAATAGACGGAGTAACAGTGGTAGTAACAGATGGTGTTGGTGTTGGTGGTGGTTCGCCAAGGGCAAATATGCTATTATTAGACAAAGTAATATCTGTCCATACTCCAAGAAGAGGGGTCGGTACAGAAAAATTGTTTGTGGTCGGCGGGAATAATCCCAACATAAATTCATTATTCAAACCCCAGCCGTATAGAGTATTGTCTTCTTTCTTCCCTAGAGAGTATTGATTACCGGCAAAAACCTCTGTCCAATCGACAGAAACATTAGAAGATGCGGTAGGCACCAGTCTTTCTCTAGCAGTACCGTCTCCCAATTGTCCGTAAAAATTATCCCCCCATCCGTATAGGAGACCGTCTACTGTAATGCCAAGAGTATGTCTAGAACCACTACTTATGTATTTCCAAGAGATATTTCCGATTTGAGTTAAAAATTGAACATATTGTTTACTATTATTTCCTATCTGCCCATTAGCGTTATTCCCTAAAGCATATAGTTTTTGGTCATTTCTAATAGCAAATAATGTACCATTGCTATTAGCAGATAGTTGTAAAAATTCGTCTTTATTAAACTTTAAGAAACTATCTTCTCCATTGATTCTGATAAGCAAATCGGTTTCGCCTTCATATAAAATAGCAAAGAAATTTTGAGCTATACTAACTACATCATAAACTTTTTCCTCTATAATTGGATTATCGCTCCTCTTGTAGTTTACTAAGTCATAGCTATATAATTTACGAGAATTACTATGTATATAGTATATAGAACTAGCATTTTTATATACAAATGTAAATACATTAGGGGTAACAAAAAGTAGCTCACCATCCAAACTAGAGGGAGAGTTTTCTCTCCATTCCCATAGAGTAAAGTTATTTTTAATACCATACCATAAATTACCGATATTTTTTCCAGGATCGGCAGTTAAGAAATATGGATTGCTAATAACTTTTTTCCAACCCGGCACTCTAAATAATGTTGGAGCAATACGAGATATTGTGTCGCCTTGGCCTAGCTCACCATTATTATTCAATCCCCAACTATATAAATTCTTTTTTCTACTTACTCCAAGATAGTGTTTAATATTTAAGGCTGGATCAGAATAAATAGTAGGGGTAATACTAGGTGTAACACTACTAGTTGGGGTTTTTGTTGGAGTAATACTAGGAGTGACCGTATTTGTTGGAGTAGGAGTTTTTGTTATATTCAACTGTCCACAAACTGTAATTGAATCAAGCAAGATATTGCCCGAATTACTCTTAAATACTATTCTATTTGTAGGAACTGTGGGACTAAACAAGACGGTCCCCTCTGCCCAAACTACATTATTAAGAGAATGACCTGTGTATGAATCTGGATTATAGCTAAAGTTTGTGGTTGATAGACCAGCCATTGGATCAAAAGAAGATGTAGGATTAGCCCACAACACTGAATTATTATCTGCGCCTAATCCGACCAACAAATCTTTGGTATTATTTGGAGGAGTAATTGTTGGAGTTGCGGTAGGAGTCGCCGTAGCCCTAGTCGGAGTGGGCGTAAACGTAACATTAAGTACTGTGGATGGATCGGCTATATTGATCCTATCATAATCACTATTTAATAAATAAACTCTATTATCATCAAATGCAGTATTGATAAATAAAGATTTAATGTTGATAACATTGCTCAAATATGTAGAAACCTTAAAGTCAGCAACGCCATTTAAGCTTAACACATAAAAACTATAAATTGTTGTTGTATCAATATTATATACCAAAACTCTGCCCGATACACTATTGAAATATATAGATGATCGTCCTATAGTTATTGGTACGCCGCTATTATTTAATAGATCAGGAGACACACTATTAGCTAACGTAATAGTATTTATTCTTACAAAAGATGTAGTTGTTGGATTAAAAGGAATACCATATAAATTATTAAAGAATTCATCAATAAAGAAATCACTTATTGGTCCATAATTAATAGATTGTAAATCTGGTGCGGTAGTGAAGTTTGTGTTAAAATAAACAAAAGAAATGTCTGTGGAGTCTGCATCAACCCTAAAGCTATTTGTGGTTGGATTTACTAAAGAACTATAATCTACAATAAAGAATACTCTTTGAGCACTAGAATCTACAATCCCTTTGCCTAACTGTCCGCTTTTGATGCCATGAGCCACAGAAGCTATAACACTATTATTTGTGCAGTCAATGATGTCGATTGTAGAAGCGGTGGAGACATAAATTCTGTTTAAAGCATGATCTACTGTTATATATTGTGGGAATTTAGATACTGAAATATATTGTTCTACTGTGTCGGTATCTCCATCTATAACAGCAATTTGACTAGTAGTAATTAAAGCAACATAAATCTTATTAGTATTTTTATTTATCGCTGAGGCTCTCGGATTCTTGCCTACTACAATAGTTTGTCTACTTATAGTGGATAGAGGATTATTGGTTAAACCATTAAGTACAGTAATGTCTTCGCTGTTAAAATTAGTTATATATGCTTTTAGCGTGGTTGGATTAATATCTCCATCTATGGGTCTATTACCAGTTGCGACAGTATCTAGAGATACTGATAGAGGTAATTGGTTTGGAACATTGATCAAAAAGATTCTTGAATTACTGCTATTAATAAATATGATTCTAGAGTCAGTATAAACCTCATTAAGCCTGATAAATGATCCAGCATATGATAATGCCAAAGCGACAAAAACTTTATTAATTGATCCAGTGATATATGCGGAGTATGTGGCATACAAACTATTTGTGGACTTATTGTATAGATATGTTTTGCCATTAGACTGATCATATAGTAAATCTAATCCGCTAACAACTAGCTTGGTGGTTCCACCAGATAGAAAAAATTCAGCAGACAAAGATCTGTCGAGGGTTATTGTGTTTAGTCTGAAAAGCTGGTAGTCTGTGCTTCTGCCAGTGAATTTATATGTGGCATGTAGTGAGTTAACTGTTGAATCAATATAGAAGTCTTTAAGAGGTTCTCCTGCTATCGTAGAAACTGAAGGGTTGGTGTTGGCATTACCATCGAAATAGATAAAAGATGTAATATTAGTATTATAAGATTGATAATCTAATAACACAAACACCCTGTTGAGCGAGATATCCAGAACAGTCTTAGTGGGGATACCTCCATAGCTTCTACAATCTACTATATACAGCACTTGATCAGTGTATCCGTCTAAAACTACTACAGACGTGTTTGTACATACATATACTTTATTCAAAATATCATCTACGGTTATATGCTTCGGACCATCATTAATATTGATAGTTTTGATGAACGCGTCTGTATTAGTATCAATAATAGTAATTAAATTACTCGTACTATTAGCTATATATAATTTATTTGTTTTCTTATTGATGCTCAAACTAACAGGACTAGCAGATGTTTGAAAAGTATTAAGTATTTTGTATCCATAAGGATCTATGACACTAATAGTATTGCTTAATGAATTAGCTACATATAATTTACGATTCGATGGATCCGAAACTAAATCAACAGGTCCACTACCGACAGTAATTTGTTGGTCGTTTAAGTCAGAAGGAGCAAAATTTCTTCTTGATGGGGTGATACTGGGTGTGACTGTAGGCGTTGGAAGTAAAATATTTTTATTAGCAGTATCCGAACTATATTTAAATTTAACTAAATATCTCTGACCTGGGCTAGCTAAGAATTTTTGAGACACCCATCCACCAGCATTAAGAAGTATACTTTCATTACCATCTACAACAGAATCAATATCAGAATTACTTACTGTTATAGGTAAATTATTGGTTAGTGGGACAGTGGAGGGGGTGAAGTTATTTCTGTAGACCACATAACCTTTAACTATTCTAAAGCTATTCATAAACCCACTGAATCTAGCAAAATTTTCACCATCTGCACCTATTCTTAATTCTCCAACAGATCTTCCTGGTCTAACAGATGAAACAATTGTTGATCCAATTTGGACACCATCTATAAAAAATCTCCAATTATCATCTTCTCTAGTAATAACTAAATTATACCATCTTCCAACTATAGGTTTCCATGGTACGCTAATAGACGACGAGAAAGTTTTATCTGCTACTAATATACCTATATGTCCAGCACTAACGACACTTGTTGATGATAATCCATTATAATATAATCCCCATTTATTTTGTAATAATCTTCCATCTGACTGTCCACAGATACCTATAAGTTTGGAAACATCATCAAAATTAATCCACATTTCGAGAGTAAAGTCTCCACTGCATATAAAATCCCAATCTTTATTATCATCTAAATAAATCCAGTTTTGAATATTTTGTTTACATCTGGTTTGATCTATAAACCTATTAGGACTATTGGTAATACTGTTACAGTCTGGGTCGTTTATGTTTTTCTTAACACAGGCACAATATCCTCCTGTATTATTTGAGTATATATTATCTGTGTCTCTAATCCCCAAAAATAAATATCCAGATGACGTGGCTTTTCCTGTATATTCTTGACCAAAATATAGAACCGAACTACCAGACACCGGACCTATAGCTGAGACCGGTGAATCGAATATAATCCCATTGATATAATCATTACTAAAAGGAGTTGATCCATTAAAGGTTCCGCAGCCTTCAACCGAAACGAAAATATCGTCTCCAACATCGAAATAAACACCAGTATTAAAGAGTCCTGTTTTAGTAGCATCTAAGAAAAAATTATTACACGAAATAGAGTCTGGAATTATAGCAGATTGGTTGAAGTAACCGCTTGATGTACCTACTTTATAGTTTAAGTTTGTAATTATCGGGTCGCCATATAATTTAATAGTTTTGGCTAGTGGGCTGCTGTCTATAAAATTTTTAGATCCATTTGGTCCATTCATCCCAAGAGATAAAGCTATTTTGCCTTTGTTGGGAGCCAAAGAAACCACATATTTATCCCAGTCAACTATACCATTTTCAAAACTATTATTACTAAGTATACTATTATTGAATATACACGGTGTTGTTGGTGGCGTCTGTGTCGGAGTTGCCGATGATGTCGGGGTTTGACTGATACATGGAGTAAATCCATAGCTTACAGAGATAATAAATTGTCCACTATTATCTGACGGGATACCATCTTCTATAAATAAATAAAGTCTACCGGTCTCTGTAGGAAAATTAAGGTAAGATGATCCGACTCTAAAAATTTTACCTGAAGTTCCTATTCTACCTAATAGGCTCTGTATCGGAAATCCAAGAGGAGATATTATTGCAGAAAATCCATCCGCATTTGTTGCTGGGGTTCCGGCCAGATTGACACTAATAGTACCTGTGGAAGTAATAGATAGAGGTGTACTTCGATTAACCAAATCTGCTGCTATATCAACACCAGTATCTAATGGATTAGATAAATTATTAATTCTTGGATTTAGTATTAAATTATATTTGCATTGAGAAATAATCCTTGTAGGAGTTGGGGTCGGCGTTGTTGTAGGTAATGGGGTAGGAAAAACCTGTGTTATTCCGCCCAATGGATCAGCGCATCTACCAGAAGCTGATCTTGACGCTGTGGCAAACCCTAAATTATATTGACTATTAGTAATACATAGATTCATTGGACCCCAATGAGGATTGGGCGTTAATCTATTAGGTTTTACATTTATAAAATATCTTTCTCCGCTTAATGGGACAGGAATACCGGTCAGAGTTTGTTGTGCTGGTATTCTTCCTCCATATGGTGGGTATATTACTCCACCAATGTTTATTGATCTAGATGTATTGTGATTAATAGTAAATAAAAATATTTCTCTTTTATTAGAAACTCCATCAGAAGCAGTAATAGTTAAAAAATAATCAAATACGGCATTATCACATCCATGATAATTATATGATGAAATAATGCTACCATTTAGTGGAGGTAGAACACCATTACTGATTGATCCATTTATAACTTGTACAATTTCAAGCATCTATAATTCTCCTAGGATGTGGCCAACACCCCAACATAAGCCCTAAAGACTAGATCTCTATCAGTTTTAATACACAATTCATCTTCACAGAAGGTTCCTCCAATATATTGATTATTCAAACTAATTACCATACCATATGGATCTGGTAAGTCATTATTAGGAATAAATTTAATAGTATATGTATTTCCAGGAATTAAATTAATATTAACGCCAGAGGTAATATCCCATATAGTATAATCATAAGAATTGCTAGCAGAAATGCTAACATTCTGACTATGTAATAGTGTTAAATTATTCCCTGGTTGTCCACTATATACCTCTAATTGGCCCGTACCAGCATAGAATCCAACAAACATAGTTTCTATTCTAGAAAGTCTACCAAAAATATTATTAACAAAACTTTGACTCCAGGTATGAGACACTGATAAACCTATAATAGCCGATTTATTGGTTTGACTTGCTGTTAATACATTGACATATCTGGGACTTGGAGTTGGAGTAGCCGTATTCGAAGGAGTAATAGTATTGGTCGGAGTATTACTTGGAGTCACAGTGTTAGTCGGAGAATAGCTTGGAGTATTAGTGGGTGTTCTTGTGTTGGTTGGAGTAAATGTGTTTGTAGGAGTGTTACTTGGAGTTCTCGATGGAGTTACGCTGTTTGTTGGCGTTTGTGTTGGTGTAGCGGTAGGTGTCGCTGTTAAACCAGGTGTTACTGTGTTAGTTGGTGTTGTTGTAGGAGTTCTGGTAGGAGTCTTTGTATTAGTTGGCGTAATGCTAATAGTCGGGGTATTTGTTGGAGACAGGCTTATTGTAGGACTATTAGTTGGAGTGATACTGATAGTAGGTGTGTTGCTCGGAGTGATTGTGGGAGTTCTGGTATTTGTCGGAGTCTGACTAGGAGTACTAGATATTGTGGGAGTATTTGTAGGAGTATTTGTAGCCGTATTACTCGGTGTTAGTGTTGGTGTTGCGGTATTAGTTGGTGTTGGCGTAGGATCATATGATCTGCAACTAAATGAAAAATCGTCATACTCTATAGAGTTATCTAATAAAACCGGAGCATTTCCTATATAGGATCCCCAATACCAAATAGAACCATCTCCTTGAATACCATAGTTAATATGTTGTCCAATATTACCATCAAATACCTTGACTTTTCTCCAGTCTCCCGGCACCTGAACAGGAATGTATCTGTCTAAATTATCTCCTAAACCCAACTGTCCATTGTTATTCCAGCCCCAACTCCATAGCGAGTTGTCTTGTTTTAGGGCAAGTGTGTGGTTAACGCCACAGATTACGTTTTTCCAATTATTGTCTGAACCTATTTGCACAAAAGATGTTGTTCCACCAGTACCATTGTTGCCAAAACGTCCTTCATTTGATCCTCTAGCGAATAGCTTACCTGTTTGACTAATCATCATAGAATGGTATGGACCCTCACTATAAGATAATGGAGGGAGATTATTATCTGGAGCACGAGGAATTCTGCTGGTAACCGTTTTAATGCCTGTAGTTCTATCAAATTTAGTAACCACATCAATATCTTTAGCCGAACTAATATTTGTTAGGTCTAGGGATGGGAATGAAGTTTCTACGGCATTATATCCACTAAGTTCTACAAGTGTGCCTACACCTGTTACTATTTTACCACCAGAGTAGACAATAGTATTAAGTATTCTGATCGAAGTCTTGGGGTCAGAAAGCCCTGTTCCTATGCCGTTAACCATATCTTCTATATTAGCTAATTTACCCAATGAACTACTGTTGTTGCCAATTGGTATTGAGTACAGAATATTCGTGCCTCTTACAGCTTGAACTCTAACACCATTTGGTAATGGTAAGACTGCACTCCCGCTTCTAATAATGTTGGGATAAATACTAGATGGAGGGTTAACGGTATGGTTATAACCCGGTAATATCAAACCAAATCCAGGAAAGCTTACAATATCATCGCCAGTCACCTTGGTCAGAACATATAATACATACATATTTCTACTTGTCTGACCATAATTAATATCTAGAATTCTTTGCTTATTAAATCTGTAAATTAGTTCTGGATAATAAAATTCTGTAAAGATATCTGTTTCTCTATCATCAGCACCGCCCCAGCCGTATAGTTCTGACCCATTTTCACTAGCAGCAAAACTAAATGTTAAATTTTCTCCTATGGATAATGCCAAGGTTTTAGACCATAACTGTGTTGCTAATTTAGAATCTATTCTTGGGTTGTCTGCTACTTGAACATATGTTCTACTATCTGGAATAACTCTAAAAGTTTTTCCAGCAGTATCGCTTACTATATTTTTACCCCAGAAGTACAAATACTTATCTTCTGGAGAAGAAGGGGTTTGAGTAGGAGTTGGGGTGTTGGTGGGAGTATTAGTTGCTGTTGCTGTTTGAGTGGGAGTATTGGTTGGAGTATTCGTAAAAGTTGGCGTTGGAGTTTTTGTTATATATTGAGCACCACATGATATGATGTTATCTATTATGATTCCATCATTACCATCGACACTTGTAGATAAATCCTGAAAAACAACTCTAGTTAATTCGGACGTTGCTGTGTATGTTATGATTCCGTCTTCCCATTGTAAATTTGTTAAGCTATGAGAAGGATAAGATGAAGCAGAGAACGAGAAGTCTGTCACTTGCATTGTAGAAGATATTGGATTAATATTATCTCTATCACTAACATTAGACCAATTTATAGATTTATCATTTTCTCCAATACCGACTCTTAATGTTTTCAATACATTATTGGGTGTGTTAGTGTTGCCTGGATTTCCAGTATATTTGAAGCGTATAGCATACGCATCTCCAACATTGGTATAGAATGCCTGACTTATCCAGCCATTTGCATTTCCTGTTAAACTAACAGCATATTTACCATCGTTTATTGGTCCTACTCCTCCTTGACCACCGAGGTAGCCGGCAGTTAATTGTGGCCCACCTAATACATAAACATTATAATAATCCCAATTATCTAATATTTTAGTATCATTATTTTCAAAACTGGGATTTTTTATAACGTCGGTAAAATAACATTGTGTACGTGTCGGAGTGCTAGTGATAGTAGACGTAACAGTATTAGTTGGGGTTTGTGTATTAGTAGCAGTATTAGTTGGTGTAGTGCTGCTTGTGACGGTATTAGTTGGTGTCAAACTAATGGTGGGGGTGTTGGTTGGTGTTTGACTGATTGTGGGAGTATTAGTCGGAGTTGTAGTATTAGTCGGAGTGGAAGTATTGGTTGGTGTTCTTGTATTGGTAGCAGTAGGAGTTGTGGTCGGCGTAACAGTTGGAGTTGTGGTATTGGTTGGTGTTGATGTAGTTGTTCCGGTTGGTGTTTGAGTAGGAGTAACAGATACTGTAGAAGTATTCGTCGTAGTTTGGGTTGGAGGAGGAGTTCTAGTTGGAGTAGCTGTTGGTGTTGGAGGTGGTGTGCTTGTACTTGTTACGGTTGGAGTTGGTGTGGGAATCAATGAATTGGTATCGCTATATACTACATTGGGGAATGTAATATATTTCGTAGTAGTATTATTAATATTACTTAAAGAATTTGAAAAGATACTTGAGCCAGAATAATTTGCATAGGTTTGACTAAATTCATCGTTAGATGTCATTGCAAAATATGAATTTGCAGATAGTTGATTAGATAGCTGTGTTACTATACCAGCAAATGTCGTAGTAATACCAGAGATATTGAATACCGTACCGTCGCTCCTAATAGCGTCTATACTAACACCCGATCCGGATCCAAACCACGGAGCACTTAGAGCAATATCTGTCCATGTCGCTCCTCGTGTTGATGCTAGTGGTATGGTAGATAAACTATGTGCTGGTCTCAGATTACTATCGAATGCAATACCTGGATTATATGATATGTTGTATAATAATACTATTTCATTTGTTTTGGTTAAAGCTATGAAAAAACCATTTGCTGCACTTTTATAGCCCATAAGAGAATTTACAGCTATAACTTTTTTAAATGAACCATAAACAGTTACAGGCGTTAATGAAATATCGGTCCATAATTTTAGATCATCATTACCGTCTATGCCATATGCTGTATATGCTGAGTAGCCTGGGCCAGTAGATCCTCCTTGTATATTCCTTAATCCTCCGTCTGCGCCCAAGGTCGTTAATCTAGGATAGTCTACTACTCCGAGAGTAGGGACGTTTGGACCCCAAACATAAACTTGGTTTAGAGTATTGATCCCATAAAAACATCCATGGACATGATATATATCTTTCCAATTATCTGCTATAGAACCTTCTAAAGTAATTCTTGTTAACCAATTGCCGCTACTTGCAGGAACACAGGTTGGTGAACCAGACCTGATATTGGGCCAATCAGTATAATAAGGACTAGGAACAGTATATGATCTGTGCTGATTATCTCCTGGAGAGGTATAATTAGTTCTACCATCATTAGCAACACTACTATGAGAAGAAATGTAAACTGAATTATACATATCTAAAATTTTAGCATAATTACCACCATCGTTAAATCTCCAACTAGGTCCATTTGAACATGAAGATATGCCAGCCTTAGCGTTAAGTATGGTCGTAAGTGTTCCTTGATTACCATCTCCAATTGTCTTCCTATATTCCGGTCCAAACAAAGCGATTCTTTGTGGGCTATAAATATCTATAGTATTTGCATAACTAAATACCGATGATAATGGACGATCATACATAGGATATGTTCTACTGATAAAAGTATCACCACCAGCTATACTACCGAAAATAGTTGGAACTCTTCTTCTGTATGCTAAACCTAAACCACTATATGCCTCTAGACTACTCTGAGAAAGACTTTGATAGACATTGTTGTTGATAATAGTCCATAACTGTCCAGTTGTTGTAAGGGCATGAAGAGAGAATGGAGTTAATATAACTTTTTGCCATTTTTTATCTGCAAGCTTTGGCCAAGAAGCAAACTTATTAAACATAGTTTGATAAGGATTAGCATCAAACTGACCAGCATAAACATAATGCTTGGGAGCATGTAGATAGACGTCCCCATTATTATCTACTATGGCATAAGACCCTACATATGGTGGACATGAATCTGGAGAATTATTATAACCAGCAGCCATCGGATTTGTATAACAAGAGCTAAATGACTGTACCCCAGTGCTAATATCAATAGACTCTGGAGCAAAAGTGTTATGATAAAATAAAGACGAGGCTGTTACATTATAGATACCACCAGCGCCTAGATATTGTCCACAACTTGTGTCTCCAAAACTGCCGTATATCTGTGGATTATTCCAGGGATTATATCCTTTAACATATATCGCCATGCTTTATCCTCTTAGCAGTTACTACATTCTATAGTTATAAAATCCGTAGATGTTTTGTTCATACCGTCTTGAGATACTACCTCAATCTTTGCCACTATTGGTGATACATTTTTTATATTAACAAGGGCGCTAATTTGTCCAACGCCGTCTCCAAAACCAACAACACCACTAGCTGGAGTTATAATAGAGCTATCATTATCAACACTAAAAGTATATTTATATGGTTTTCCTTTATCAAAATTTCTAGCATCAACAGTAATCGGAAACGCCTGATCTCCACAAGTCCCAGATAAAGAAATCTTTGGACCATTGGTAAATTTGACAGATGGATAATTTACTACTCTTCTGGGTAGACAAGATTTACATCTTATTGGTATAGACTGAACTATTGGTACACAAGCATCAAATGGTTCTGCCACAACAGAAACTTGTAGAATAGCATAAAGATTATTTTGTCCATAATTTTCTTTATAGTCAGGGTCTAGTACATAATTAGTGAAGCAGTCTGGGCAGTCTGTTGTATCTAAAGAGGGGGCAAACATCAAATAGGCATTAATATTTTGACTTGTACTCTGAGGAGTGATGATGCCTTCTTTGGGTAGAATTTTAACTGGCCAGTTGGACTGGAAATTGCTTAATTTGTATTGATATTTAGTGCCAGGAAGTAATTGAGAAATATTGATTGTTAAATATTGATAATTTTGATTTTCTCCTTCCAAAACGAATGACGGGGCCGGAAACGATATTATTGGAATCTGGCTGACGCTACATCCGGTGGCTCCGCTACCCTGTACCAAACCACCTATAGCCGGTATAAAAACAGGATATGTTGCTGTTGATCTCATGATGGCATAATAAGCCTTATTGGTTTCCAATTGGGTCAATGTAGAATTTTTGTCTCCAACACCATTAGTTTTATAGAAAGTAGGAATAATACCAGCAGTATTTTGAGATGTATAAATAGAATCAACATTTTGAATAAAATTATTATATTGAGCAGTTTGATCTGAGGACATATTAGCCGGAGGAGTCAATAACGTCAGGGGATCTTTGCCCAAATACGTAAATATAAAAAACCTGGTTGTGATTATCATTTATTTAAACTCCTAGCTCAAATTGATTGCTGGGGACGTTATAACAACATTTGTATATTGATAGACGACGTTGGATAGGGCGAATGTTATGTCTATGGGTGTGCCAATAAATATGCGAGATGGGTCAATTTGTAATTGTCCAATAACGACATTCTGATAAATAATAGTAATTGGTGTCAAAATATTAGGACTACTAGTTTGAACAATTGGCAACTTAATACTAACATCAGACACATCAGTATTTGTGGTGGCAAATCTGGCAACTATATTACCAGAAACAGTATAAACATAATTATTGGTCTGGTTAAGGAAATAGGCCACCTGATCAATAGGTAGTGGTGTTGGTGTGGGTGTAGTTGTTGGTGTCAATGTTGGGGTTGTGGTAACTGTGGGCGTAGGGGTGCTAGTAGGACATATTATGGTCAACATATCCTGTGCAACCGCACAACCGTCTGATAATGACACTTTGAGTAGTAAATTATTAAGCATAGTAGGGTCTCTTTATTCTTTAATACACTATTACTGCAAGATACAACCTCCTGCCAATTTTGTCAGGTCGCACTCCTCTCCAAGCTCTAGGCCAGATTCCGTAGATATATTTTGAGGATATTCTACTAGCTCAATATTTTTTGGTAATTCTGTACAATTATTGATATTTACAAGATATATTAATGAACTATTTCGTACAATACCAGTTTCTAAGTCTTTTAATGAAGCATATAGTATTGATATCTGATTACTTGTCATATTAAACATTGCTGTGACTATCTGTTGCGAACTACCGGCAAAAAATCTGTCAGATAAAGGTTCGATATTAATTGGTGAATTATTTGGTATCATATGAAATTTATATTCATAATATCCATTAAGAGTCAGATTATCTGCTAATAGACTAATAGGGGTATCTAAGTATTTAGTATTATTTTGTATAATTATTGGAACGTCCTCTGAGTTTCCAAAAGCCGTTGATTGATTAATCTGAGTTCCTAATGAACTTAAATTATTAAAACGAATAGTAAAATTTTTATTAATATTTTTGAGTACTGGATTATCTATAATTGGCTGATTGAAAGATGTCTCTAATCTACATACTGGACAAATAATCTGAGCAATATCTCTACTGATTGTTGTATTATTTTTGAGCAATGAAATCTCTATTAGAGCCGACTGAGTACATCTCAAACTCATTTCGACTTGGCAACTAAGATTTCTAGATGTTGGCGTAATCATAAATCCATTTAAATATTCTGTTCCTATTCTGTTAGAGCAGCATGGGTTCGAGAATATATATGTTTTTTCATTAAGAGGTATTGTATTTAATGATTGTATATCTAAAACTCTATATTTAATAGCATATTCAGATGAGGGCGTCATGTCTGTAATATCGAATTCGAGAACAACTTTATCAAGACATTCTAGTCTTTTGATAGCTCCCAGACTAGCTAGAATAGCTTCTGTAACTGATACTGCTTGTCCAGCAGCAGAACAACTACTATAAACAATATTTTCTTCTGGATCTTTGATTCTCACCCATGTAATATCTGTGTGAGGATCAGTGTTGGTAGGATGGGGGAAAATATTAATTGTATAGTTCAGAGGATCATTATTGGCTATTTCATTAGCCATAGATTCTGATATTATATTAATAGAGTATCTATCCATCGGATCTGATCCTATACCATCAGACATCAATGGTGCAGGTGGTGCTATCGGGTGATCGGGTCTTTCTGTACCGTCTGAGTTTTCTGTCTTATTGTTTAAATTAGCTTCTAAGACCACAACATTATTGATCAGCACATTAAATCTTGCTCTGTCGCATGTGTGTCCACCACTACATGGAGCATTAGCTACCGGATTATGTACATATATAGCTTCTACAGAATACCCTTTTAGGGTAAATCTATCCGGAACAATGACAGTATTGAGTGTGTTATTTTTAAACTTAATTTTTTCCATGATACTACCTTATGTACAATTTCTGATATTGAGAACAAAGATTTTACTAAATACAGACGATCCAGTACTGTCTAAAATCGAAGCTATACATGTTTTATTATTCAGTTTCCTGTCTATATCTGTAACATTAATATCAACAGTGCCAGTTGTGCTATCTTCTACAACATTAAAGGATGCAGCAATAAGTTCTGTCTTGTCTGATGCTTGTGAAATTTGTACAACATATGATCCAGACAAAGACTCTTTATTTTTCTTCCATGAAATATTTACTGTTGGAGCTTGATTATCGCAACTATCTGTAATAGCATCTATAAAAATATCGCTCGTAACCGGAGGAGGTGTGGGTGTTGGCGTCGGAGAGGGTGCTGGAGCACAAGGGCATTCTTCAACAACTATCCCATCATCTGTAGCTATTGTTGTATTGCAAAAATCACTAAAGTCTATTGAGCCTATTATCTCGTTAAGTCTAGGTCCAAAAGACGTAGTATCCGAAGTTGTAGTAATTGTTTTTATGGCAAAATTAGAGTATGTGTTGTTACCATAATATCCAGCTATAGCATACTTGCCATTCTCTATCTCTATTACTCGTCTTACGATATTGTGTTCGTCTAGAGCACTAAACCTATCTAGTTTTAATGCCGAAACAGTTTTTAGATCGTTAGAGAGTTTAACATATCCGAAGAGTATTCTAGAGGACGTATTATGTTTGGTAATATTTTGTGAATTAACTTTTATTGTTCCATAGCTATCTTCTGGCTGTCTGTCACAGGGTACAATTGTACAATCTCTGTACTCTAACCCAGAATAATCAAAATTACCACTAATTAAGGACTGTTGTTCTAGCCAGTGTAGAAGAGACTGTCGTGATCCTCCTAGTTGATTGAATGGATCATTCTCTATAGAAACATTCAAAAATAAAATAAATTCTGTACCTAAATCTAAATAATTGCATCTAATATTAGAAAATTTTACAGTTAGTGATCCGACAGTATTATTAATGTCTGATATATTAAAAATATTATTTGCGATAACCACATTTTCTGTGCTGTTGCCAACAACACCATTCATCGAGTATTTATTGATTTGAATACTAGTATTATTATTATTAATTACAAGATATATCATATTGTCTTTGACAAGAATATTCTGGAAATATGTATTTTTTTTGTCAGTGTTAGCATATACATATCCATTATTTCCAAATGATGAAACTAAATTACCTTCTGACAAATCATATTCAGCTACTATTACAGTATTTTGCGTTATCGAAGAAAATGTTTCGAATACAATATATAAAGAATTATTGTAACTATATACATCCTTGCCAATAAATCTGCTACCATCAAATTCTGATAAATCTGATCTGAGAGATAAATATCCTTTGTTATTATTAAATGTGGCATCAATATTGCCAGAATTAGTTAATCTAAGAATAACACCAATTGATCGTTTGTTGATAATGTCATAACCATTACAGAATAATAAAATACGATTATCTGTTTGGATATGCAGACCAAATACATCTAATAGTTTAATGGACTCTGCAATAGTATCAATATTAACATAGCCGGAACCATTTCCAAATGTTCTATCTAAAACACCGCTTACTGAATATCGAGCAATTAAAGCCTTATAGTCTGTTTGACCAGCCGCCAATATTTTAATTTGACCAGAAACTGTTTGAGTGGTAACGTGATCAAATTTTGCAGAAACCTTGAGGTTGTTTGAGTTGTAAAATACACTGTTGACTTTGCCCTTACTACCAAAGTCATTATCTACAGCAAAATATGTAACTGTTTTGTTGTCTGATTGTTGAACAGTTTGTAGATCTATCTTTCCTACCATGCCTCTAGATAACGGCAAAGTATCACTTATAGATAGACATGATCCATAACCAGCTAAAACCAGCTGATTATCTGCAAGCTTTGTTAAAGAAGTTAATTTATCAGTAGACACTGATTTGAGACAGTCTTTGATGGTATAATTATTGCAGGAGATGTTGCTCTTAAGGTTTACAGTAATACATGCCACTGTGGGTGTTGGTGTTGGGGTCTGGCATGGCTGACAATTTATACCAGAGTTTTCATGTTTTGAAAAACGTAATTGATCTTTTCCGATTTGTACCTGTTTTACCATATCTTAAAACCCCTTATTTATTTAACCTATAGTCCAAACAGTGTCTTTATTAACGATACCCTGTGACACATATACTCTAAGTTCTGTAATTAAGCTTAAATTATCTCTAACATCACCAGATCTATACCATGCGGTATTATTGCCTGCTACAATATATATACCATTTTGTATAGGATCATCTTGATCTTTGACTAGAATTCTATCGTTTTCTGCCGTTTGAACACCATCTATAACTGGAGTACCAGATAGTGTTATATTAGATGTTGTAGCTAATCTGACCTGTCTAATAATTACATCGTCTACACACCTTAAAGCTGATGGAATCGCGCCCTGTGTGGAGAAATTAGTTGGTAGTAACCATTCTGTCTTACCGTTAGTATTTCCTTGTTGCACAAAAACAGGACAATACTTGTCTTCTGTACCACCTATATTGTCAGAGAATGTTGTACACCAATCTCCAGAGGTTGGAACATAGGATATTAAAACCCATGGTGCGAATTGACTTCCTACATTCTGTACGGTATAAACATCTGATCCTGTCCAAGTACTACTTATATTATTCTTGACTAAAACTAAATCACCAACATTTAATATTATACCATCAATAGTTAATGGAGTTCTAAATCCAGTCATAATTGCTGATCTAAAACTACCAGATAGATTAGTATATCCTAAATTTTCTGTTGTTGCGACTTTTACCAGTAAATAACTTCTCGCAGCGCATCTATTAACCAAACTTGGAGTAGGAGTATTAGTTGCTGTGGGGCTACTGGTAACAGTTGCCGTTGGAGTTGTGGTTGTAGTAGTTGTTGGGGTTGGAGTGTTTGTACTGGTTACGCTTGGAGTAGGAGTATTGGTTGTGGTAGTACTGGGAGTTATAGTATTAGTTGGGGTCTGTGTATTCGTTGGAGTTGGAGTCGATGTTTGAGTTGGAGTCGATGTTGGAGTAGTCGTGGGAGTAGCAGTATTTGTTGGTGAAGGAGTAGGAGTAACATTGATAATTTTACGACATTCATCATCAAAATAGAAACAAATATTCCTATTTTCTGGTTCATTTATAAAGAATACAGAAGATCCTTGACAATCATTTACATTTTGATTCTGGTCAGACTCGCAAGATACTGAGACCGATCTTGTCTTGACCAAGTTTCTATTTTCATCATACAAATTGATAGTTAAGTAATTTAATTCACAAAATTCCGTCTTAACCGCAATAAATGCTGTAGTAAGATATTCATAATATTGAGCCACAAAATTATCTTCAGTATTATATACTTTAACATTATCTGTTCCAACAATGTCAAAAAAGTATCTATTTCCAATATTTAGGTTAACAAATACAATCTGAATCCTGTGGTGTGGAGAAATCAGCTTATTGTTTGTGCAGCATCCTAGATAGTAGGCTGGTTTATCCGTACCAATACATTCGTCCAAAGGATAATTGGTTGGACTAGGTGTTGGAGTAATAGATGTTGTATTTGTAGGAGTTAAGGTTGTCGTTGGAGTAGCAGTTTGAGATGCTGTAATAGTTGGAGTATTAGATTGAGTGGGTGTTGAGGTATTTGTTGGTGTGGTTGTGGGAGTTTTGGTGTTAGTAGGAGTTGCACTATTCGTTGGGGTAGTTGTATTAGTCGGACTATTAGTTGGCGTTTGTGTAGGAGTAGCAGTATTTGTTGGTGTTTGTGTATTTGTGGGGCTCACAGATATAGTTGGAGTATTTGTTGTTGTCTGTGTAGGAGTAATACTAATCGTTGGTGTCTGTGTTGGAGTTGGAGTATTAGTTGGTGTTTGTGAAGGGGTTGCTGTATTGGTGACAGTATTGGTTGGCGTTTGAGTATTGGTAGCAGTTGGTGTCGGCGTGGAGGTAGGCGTTCCGGTATTCGTCGGAGTATTAGTAACTGTAGACGTTACTGTTGTGGTCGGAGTAGTAGTAGGAGTAACACTTGGGGTATTTGTAGGTGTGGGAGTATTGGTTGGAGTTGGAGTGATACCTGGAGGTATGCCTCCGCAGTCAAGAGTAATGTTATCTTCTACGGTTTCTTCTGTAGACAAATCGACTAAAGAAGCATTGAAAATATAGTATCGAGCATCCTGACATACTACTTTAACCAGAAAATTACCAATCGCTGTAGAATTTGCGACAAAAGTTTCAGAAGGAGGATCAAAACTAGCAATACCATCTTCGGTGATCTTGACAAAATTTAGAGAATAACTGTGTCCAGGTATTAAACCACTAATATTTAAAAAGATTTCTACTCCTAATGAGCAGACATCTGGATTATTAGTTTGTATAATTGATTTTGTAAATTGTAAACTTAACATTTATTCCCCTTACTTACACTTTAATGTGGCAAGCGTGCTGTCTGAAAAGTTGTTGTATGAGTCCGTCACCGTTAATTTGGCTATAACTGATCTAGATCTTCCAGTATATTGAACTAAAGTATTAATATTTTCGCTTTCTGTAGTAGCGATTAAAGTACCACTAGCTGGCATAAATTGTAAATTGCCCACTTCCCTAGTATCCAATGGAGTAAAACTATATGTATATCTATTTCCAATTAATAGATTAGAAGCCCTGCCTATCAAACTATTGTCAGGACCTCCACAATCTATAATAATATTATTTTGTTCAAAGGATGTTGTAACAAATTTAGGTTGTCCACACTCCAGTGTCATAATATCTTCAACCTTGTCTGTCGGATCATTATTGTTTGTTATTGTAACTTTAATTACATGAACTCTAGACCCTTTTAGCTCTCCGACCACCATAAAACTTTCTACTATCTGTGTACCAGTAATATTAAAGTTATTGGGTTTGAAAACAGCTGTTCCTGATCCAGTATTGCTCAGATTGCAATTATACTGAACACCCGGAACCATATTCTCTATTTTAAATGATAATATGATACCTTTTGGACAACATTCGTAGTTATCTACTTTTTGATTTCTATTGTCGAATTTTATTGATAGTTTTGACATTATTTATTCCTAGCTACATGTAGCGCATTGAACCAGTAAATAATCTTCGAATTGTTCAGCATTTTCATTTTCTACTACTAATTTAATACAATATATATTGCTTTGTCCAATAAACTTAGCCACTGTATTGATATTTTGTATCTCGCTTCCGGCACAAACAACTCCAGTAGCAGGCTCAAAGGATATGGTGGTTTTAGGATTAGTTTCTAGGGAAGAAAATGTATATGTATAATTTTCTCCAAGAGTTGCATTATTTATATCTGCTTCTATATTTACTTGTGCATCACACCTGTATGGACTTGCAACCGTTAGCAGTGGTCTATTGCTAAAACGAACATATTCAGACAAAACAATAGGTACTGGTACAGCTGGACAATTTATAATTGAACCACATTTTACCGTCACCATATCTGATGCAGATGTTGGAGATCCTGTTCTCGTGATAAGTACATTCATGATATATACTTGACTATCATTGATAGTTGCCACAGTAGAGAATTTTTGTGTGGTCTTGGATGCAAAAAATGTTTCAGTTGCTGGGGTAAATATGTTATCGTCTAGATTTTTGAGAGAATATTGTACTGTATATTGTCTGCCAAGCTCTAATCCATTTGCAATAACTGATACTATAATTCTTTTACATTTTACCTGATCTGTAGTTAGCTCTACAATTTTATTGTTAATATCAAATGTATCAGCATCAAAATAGTGGCTAAAATCAAAATCTATAGATAGATTATTATCGTTCATTTTTATGGCCTATTAATGGTACGACTGTCCTCTTAGTAATTAATACACTGTTCAAGATGTTATTTCTCATTATTGCACCTTACTACTGCCATAGAATCGATATTATTAAATCCATCAAAAATACGACACTTAATAAGGCTTTCAACTGTATCACTTAGAATTTGAATATTAGTATAAATATTCATTGTAGGTTCTGATAAAAATACTATACCACTAGGATTATCAAAAACTACATAATCAGGATTATCAATACTACTAAATGTATAAGAGTATTCATTATTTAATTGACCACTTAAGGCTACATTGATTAGTTTTGGAGAAGAGCAGCATTCGAGATCAATAATATGCTCAGGAAAACTAAGAGAGAAATCGACCGGCTTCGGTAGAGGCGTCTCTGTATTACTGGGCGTGATAGATGGAGTCGGAGTATTGGTAGATGTCTGAGAAGGAGTAATTGTATTGGTTGGACTGTTGGTTGGAGTGTTTGTTGGGGTTTGTGTGGGAGTAGGCGTATTAGTAGCTGTTTCTGACGGAGTAGGACTATTAGTAACTGTATTGGTCGGTGTCGGTGTTGTAGTACTGGTTGGAGTTGGTGTTGATGTTTGTGTGGGAGTATTAGTTGGTGTTTCTGGTGGTGTCGGAGTCGGTGTTCCAGTTGGAGTATATGTTGGTGTTTGAGTAATACACAATTCTCCGCATTCTATAGAAGCAAAGTCTGTATATATATTGGTACCATTTTTTGTAATAGATAGTTTAATTAAATGAGAACTTGCTAAATCAAGTACTCCGCTAATTTGGGCAGTGGTATAGATATTGCTGCCTGTGGAACTTGGAGTATACGCATATCCGCTCGGATTGAGGATAATAGATCCACTAGGGGTCGATCCTTGATGACTAAAAGTGACTGCATATGTTTCATTAACAGATAAAGGTATGCCACTAAATGGTATAACTATTCCATCTATGCATTTACTAATCGTATAGTTGAAAACTTTTGGCATATTTTATTCCTATTATGAACAAGCTCTACAGCATATAGAAGCTATATTTTCTGCAACAATAACATTGTTGAGTTTGACTATAAATTTTATTAGAGTAACACTCTCTGGTCCATCCATACTTAATATAATACTGACATCACGACTACTAGACGACGTGGGCGTCAAAGATCCAGTAATATCTCCTGTAAATTCTACTCCATTATTATTTAAATCCACAAATTCATAAGTATAGCTTTCCCCAACGGTTAAATTAGATACTGTAGCAGTCAAAGTATCTCCCGTGCAACAGAAAGTAGAAAAATCACTAAATGTAATTTGTGGCACTGTAGAAGCAGAAGCAAAGACCGGCAAATATTTTACAATCACACCATTAGTTAATTTCATATATATTATACCGGTAACAGAACTGATCGCTAATTGACCAACCTCGATCTGATCTGGCGCTGGAGGGTTTGTAGTTGTTTCGTCTCTTAAAAATTTAAAGCTCGACATTATGACGGTACTCCTGTAAATACTATAACTCCACAGTCTATATCCACATCTCCGCTCACTCTAAGTTGTTCTGCATATAAGTATCCTCTAACGGTTAGAGCAGCATATTGCTGTTCTCCAACAGAGTATGGTATCGATCCATTAATAACAACCTGAGACTCATCTTCGCTATTATCTAAATAATTAGCGTTAATATAAAGAGCATAATTTGTTGCAGCTCCATATATACCAAAATCTATTTCTGCTTTGCCAGTATTAAAAATAGATGGTGTCCCTGGTCTTATACTAAACCTATTAGTAGTTGCTCCATTTGTTACAGATGATAGTAGATATCCTCCTCTAGTCGCGGAGTAGATTGTGGCCGATCCTGAAGATACGCCCATAGCAGATACAATCAATACTGTTTGTCCTGCTACTACGCTTTGACTAGTAATTGTAGTATAATAAGTTGTATTGTCTTTAATGACTACCACAGTATCACCAGTAACAAACTCTTCTGCACTAATACTGCTTGTTATAGTAATTTGTGTAGAACTATTTATAGTAGCATTTCTAATAGCATATTTGTTCCATGATAATTCTGAATTACTAAATATTAAGTCGCTTCCTGTGACAGTCTTCCATTGAGCGACGCCATTACCCATATGCATAAGCATAGCGCCCGATGGCATTGTTGAGGCTCTATCTATCACCAAGCCACTAGTTACCACATAACCATCTGTAAAGATATCTGGTTCGTTGCTATTGATAGTATATTCTACATCTGTATTTACTTTAATATTTTTATCAAATTTAATATTTGAAGCATTTAATTCAATAGCAGTATAATTGCTTAATTGAGAATTTGATAGCGTTAGTAGATAATTATTCGTTAGACTAGGGATAAATACATCATTATTGATCGTTAAACCGCTTGGGGTCATATAGATATTATCTAAACCCGAAGCTGTAACATCTCCATTTTTAATTAATAGCCCACTATTATTTCCAACAATAAGATTATTAATATTATAATTACTAGGATAAATATTTTGTCCACTAGTTAAAACCAGTTGACCATCTGTGGATGTTGTGCTGAATTTATATTCATCCGAAACGATACCAGATGTTCTAATATCTCCGTTTATATCTAATGAAGATGAGGGATTTTTACCTACTCCTAAGCGTCCTTCAGATACCACTAACTCTGGATATCCACTATTTTTTATGAGTATATTAGTGTCCGTTAGCAATAAATGATTATTGTTATTTCCAATAACAGTAGAATTAATACCTGAATAAATAATATTTTGACCAAATAGTATATTATTTGTTCCTGATAGATTATTATTTCTTCCAACAATTACGCTAGAATCTGATGCCGTATTGTTATATCCAATTTTTGTATAGGAAGTACTAATATCTAAAATATTACTTGGACTTCCATTATCATTAACGTCTACAGCTATTGCACCCTGAGATCCAGCAGATGATACATCCAAAATTTTTGATTTGATAACGGCATAATTAACTTGATTAGCGCTATCATTTTTACCAGCTAAATTAATAATAGATGGGGATGACCCAACAGAAGGAACAGTAGTCGGTCTATGATACAAAGTGAAAACTGATGGATTTGAGGAATGTCTATTCTCTACTCTGATACTTTCTGCGCAAGCTGTTTGTAGAATGTGTAGTGGAACCTGAGGAGCATAGCTAGCTGGCATATTTATACCTAGCTTACCATCTGAATCGAATACTAAATTTTTACCAGCTTTTCCATTTACAATAAAATTATATGAGCCATTATTCAAATTAAATTCAGTATTTCCAGAAGCTCTTAGTATTGATGTATATGTGGATTTATCTCCAATTAATAAATCATGATTATTATTGGTAAATAAATTAGATCCTTCAAAACCACCATTGCCATCATTAATTTGTAATGAGTATGATTGTCCGTGTGGTGTTCCTGATTGAACTATAATATTTTGCGCAAGAGATATCCAGCCTGATCCTGTTGATAAAAATTGAACATAATCATTTTCATCAATAATATATGAGGATAATTCATCTATTGTTTGAGAGCCAGATGGAAATATTGTTAGTGAGTGATTATTTGTGTCTTGGGTTTTAAAATCGATAATTAGTCCAGCATTTTCTGATAATGACGGAGGAAGAGTGCCGCTACTATCTACAGAAGATAAATCTATTACATATGTGGCTCTGTATGAGTCTATACTGAATGATCCAGATGTATTTACGAAGTTATTGAAAGCATTTTTATTATTTATCTCGTTTGGAACAATATATACTGCTTTTGTGCCGGCTGTGCTAAACGATACAATATTATTGTTGTTAGAAGAACTGGCGATAGTTTGTCTTTGTATGGCCAATCCAGTACCGCTAGATACTATGGTTCCGATACCAGACTCGAATTCCACATCCCCATTATTAAATATATTTCTGGCTAAATAAGAAACTCTACTACCAATATATCCTGATCCTATGGGGTTATATCCTTGTGTGGGACCAGATGGAACAATGGTGCCATTTGTATAGCTAAAAAGACTGGCTACATTATCAAATAGTTTTATAATATTGTTCATATTTTTCTTTCTTTATACGTCTGTATTCGTAGATTGTCCACCAATTTTTGGACTTAGTGCTGCACCTTCTCCAGATGTTCCCTTGTCGTATTCTCGAAGTTTTGCTACAACTTCTTGTACTATTTGACCTCTAATTTGTTCTGGCATCTTATTCATAACTTCCGCACCATTTAATGTGACATTGACTCCTATACTTTCGCTTGTAAGTCTAATTTCCGTAGGAATATTTACCTCTCCTAATTTGGTCAATAATGTATCCAATTTGCTGGCAAAGGCTTCGAATCCGCCCATACCGGGTAATACACCAGCGCCTTGATTTTGTTGTCCGGGTACGTTTTGTGCTGGTCTTGGAGCCGGAACCGGAGAACCAGCTTCTGATGGAGGAGTAACATATCCGGCTTGAGTAGCAGGTGCGGTTGGAGGCACCATCTGACCATTGGTATTTTGACCGGGTACAGTTTGTGGCATTTGTGGAGCACTTCCTACAGGGGCTGGAACTACCCCTGGCTGTTGTGCCGCCGCGGCAGCTGCACTATCTTTCTGTGCTTGTATGGCAGCTTCTTGTCGTTCGCTTGGTTTTAATAATCTTTTACCAAGTTTCCTTTTTTCTATATCTCTAGTCTCGGGATTCAAGCTACTCAAATATTGTTGTTGTCTTTCATAATTTACTTCTTGCGTGGTCATACCTCTGAGATACGCCTCTTGATGTACATTATTTAATCCCATTGGACCACTTGAGGGCTGCCATTGTGGTGTCTTTTGACCAGTACTAGTAGAGGGTTTGGTCATAACAGAACCAGTAGCCATTGCTCCTTGAGCGGCAGAAACTTGTCTTTCAGTATTTAATGCTTGCATAGAACCGGATGCTAATGCCGCATTACCAGCCCCTGCCATTACTTGTTGTATCTGAGCCATTGCTTCTGGTGGTAATGCTGCTTGTGCAGCTGCTAGGTCTCCATTTTGTATTGCTGTTGCTAAAGCTGGATTGCTTTGTGCGGCTTGAGTAACCATACCTTGCACTTGCGGAGGCAGATTTGCAATCACACTACGAGTAGCACCTGATAAACCATCTTGAGATCTATAAGCAACATTATTATTCTGTCCTGCTGTCATAGCAGCTTGCATGGTTTGACCAAACGACGGAGGAGAAGATGGACCAGTGCCGGTATTGGGTGCTGGTGCCGCAGCCTGATTACTTGCGGCTTGAGAAGTTGGAGCTGGGGTCTGCGGAGCTAAACTACCATATTGTCTACTATAGTTATTTGAGTAAGCTGAATGTTGTAGATCTAAGTATTCTTTCTGTTCAGGAGACATGTCTTCATATTTAGTTCCATAAACACTTTCTGCTATTTCTTCCTTGCTTTTTCCTTGTAACATCGCTATTTTATGTTGTGATCCTTGTATCTCAAGTCTAGCATTTTCTTTGTCTTCTTCGCTAGAAGATAGATCGTTAATAATTTTCTCGTTTTGTGCCATCTCTCCTTGTTGTAGAACAATCTCGTCTTCTCTTTGCTGACTAGTAATTGCTCTTACTGGTGGTTGTGGAGTAGCAGCTTGAGATGCTGCTGCCTGACCGGCTGGAGAAGTTGAACCAGCAGGAGATGTGGATGATGGGGTAGATGATGTGGTAGTTGGTGAAGGTGTTGCTGCCGCATTTCCAGCAGCGTTTTGTTGTGGAGTTGTTGGATTTTGTGACACTTGTTGTGGAGTAGATTGACCTGTCATATCCATCAATTTGCGCCTTCTCTTCGTAAAATCTTCAGGAGTTTCTCCCGGAAGAGCATGTTCTTTAAATGTCATATTTTCAGCAGACGATAGTCCTCTTGTGCCGCTTAGTCCACCTGTAAGGACCGCATTCTCTTGCTCTTTTTCTGCAATAACTTTCTCAGCTTTTTCTTTGTCTTCCTTAGAAGCTGCCGGATCATTAATAACTTTTTTGGCTGCTTCTATATCATTGAGGTTCTGATCCTTTCTTTGTTGAGTTTGTTCTTCATTAAGGGCTTGAGCCTGAGCTTGTGGAGAGTTAGCTGCTCCTGCTTCTCCCGGAGGGCTTATACCAGCAACTTTAGCTTCTTCCATAGCTTTTTTTACAGCTTCTGCGCCTTGTTGCATAGCATTTAGAATAACTTCTCCTGTTTTTTGTTGTATGTCTGCCTGATCTTTAGTATAAATTGCTTCAATAGCAGCATTAGCTTGTACAAGAGCTGCTTGTTGTGCTGCTAAAGCATCGTTCAAAGCTTTAACTTTTGGATCTTCTTTAGCTCCTTTCTTCATCATATCCAAGTAGTCTTTCATGCTCTTATCGCCAACCTTCATTTGCGAAGGATCCATGCCTCTAGCAGCAAACATATTTTCATAAACACTAGCCATCATCTTATTTTGTGCGTCTGGATCAACGGCTCCTAGGAGAGGAGCTAATTCTTTAGCCATACTAATCGTATCACTGCTTTCCTGAGCGTATGCTTCTTGGGCGGCTCTTTGGGCTTGCATATGAGTCCCGCCCTGATTCCTGACTTGATCATACGCAGTTTTGGCAGAATATGACTCTTCGAAACTAACACCTTTCCCAGATAGAGTTTGATTAAGATTATTGAATGTGTTGCCCATCTTTCTAAGGTCTTTAGGAGTAGATGTTAACATCTTCTCCATGAATCCACTAGCTGCTCCGATTTTAGCGCTTCTTTCTTGCATTACGTCTTGTAATTCACTTAAGATACCATTAATGTTATCTTTAATATCATTCGGCAATCCTAAAATTTCTTCACGAGCTTGTTTTGTAGCTTGTGCAAATTCTGCTGTGGTATTGGCAGCCTGTTGCATCTTATCTATAGCACCCTGAGTTTGATCTCCTCCAGCAAGCATTGCCCCCTTTTGTTCTTCATTCACTTGTTGTTGTCTCTTAGAGGCTGCGTCGGCACCCTGTTGAAGAGCAAGGTATCTTCCTAACATTTTTTGTGGACTGGCTGCAACATCAGCTGTAGTACCTAATCTTATTGCACGAGCTTGTGTTCTTACTCCAGCATCAGCCTGCCAAGAAATTTTCTCTCCAGTACCTCTTCTAAATGCCAAGGTACTATTAGCAATAGTTGAAAAAGTATCTGCTCTAGCATTTCTGATATCTTGGCCTTTAGATGCTGTTTTCTGGGCAGCATCACCCATCATTGCAATAGCATTGGCAGCAGATTGAGCCTGATCTTGTAGTGCTTTCATAACTTTGCTAGAGGAGGCCATCTTGTCTGCAAGACCAGGAATTTCTTTTAACAGATCGTTAAAATCTATATTTTGTAATTCTCCAGATGCCGCCTTGCTGTTTAGGAAGTCATCTATCTTCTTTTGCATGTCATTGCCTATATTTTCTCCAAATGCAGCTTTCACAGTATTCATAACAGCGGACTTAACAGAGCTTCTGGTCTCTTCATCATTCTTGCCAGAACTTCTTGCTTCAACCATAGCGGAGCCAAAACTTTGTTCTAATTTGCGAGGTAATACAGCAGCTTGAACCATTTGTTCAGAGCTAGAACCTGCTACACCAGCATATTGACGAGCAGCGTCCTCAACTTCTTTAATCGAATATGCTTCAGGGTTGGAGATTATATCGGCAGATTTAGAAATTTGACCAACTTGATTGGCAGCTAATGGATTGTCTATGGATTCTATTCCTATCTGTCCATTCTTCATAACTTGATTTGCTCTAGCTGCGGCATTGCTCATAGCATCTGCCATTTTTTCAAACGATACAGTAACTTTCTGCATCGCTTTATTTAGTCTAGCATTTTCTCTGGCTGCTTGAATAGCTTCTTCTTTTACCTTTAAGAAAGCCATTTGACGCTCAACGGCTTTTTGTTTTTCTTTTTCTAGTTCGGCACTATTCCCTCTTAATTTTTCTTTTTGTTCTTGATATGCTTGATCAGAATCAGCTATGGTATTTGTCATAGCAGCCCACTGTGCAGGATCCATAGACTGTCTAACCTGAGCCAGCGTTTTGCCAGTAGTCTGCATCTCCGTTTCTATAGAAGATAAATTTGCGTCCGCTACTCCTTGAGCAGAATTAGCTCTTTCTGAAGCTGTGGATCTTGCTTGATAAGATAAATATCCAACATTTTCCATTCCTGATTTTTGTTCTTCAGATGAAAGTTCATTCATTTTTATTAGAGTTTGTCTGGATTCTGCCCTGGCTCTATTGCGGGTTTCTACAGACACATCTCTATTATTCATTGTCGTTAATTGTTCATTAAGTTTAGTGGTGTGTCTACCTATTTTATCCTGTCTTTGCTCACTACTAAACTGTGCTGCTACTTCTTTACTATTAAGAGCGGCGTATCCTGCACCAGCTAGACCTCCAACTCCTGCTCCAATAGCTCCTCCAACTACGGTGCCAAGACCAGGGACAACTGAACCAATCATACTTCCCATCATCATGCCTGTACTAGCACCAGCAACAATACTACCGCCATAATTAGCCGCTTGTCTACCGGCTAAAGTCTTTTCTCCTCCTAATGATTTAGCATATTGATCTGCGATAGCGCTACCAGCCATGGATAATCCCATTTCGGCCATATATGCGCCCATACCACCGCCACCACCACCTCTTTGTCCTGGTTGATCTGGTACATTGGTTGGTGCTTTAACGGCTCCAGCTGTTTTAGCTCCTCTTGGCCCTTTTGGAGGAGGTCCGCCACCACCTCCATGAACTATTGCTCTCATCTGGTCTTGAGCAGTAGCCCCTGCTCTTCTAGTGGCTAAAATAGCATTGGAGCTTTGGGGTCCGTATGACGCAGGGTTAACCGTGGCCATATCCCTAGCTTCCATAATAGCTTGTGTCTTAGCTCCTACTTGTGTATTTACTGCCTTACCGGATGCATCTCTTTTTACATAGGTTTTTCCGTCTTTGATATATGTGTCCGCTTGTCTTCCAAAACCAGCGTCTTGTAAAGCTTGTTTTTTAGCTTTTGCTCGCGCCGTTTTTGTTTCTTGTTCAAATTTAGCATTATACGCTGGTGGTTGATCTTTGGCACTGTGGTATACAGCTCTACTTTTACCTCTAAGTCCAAAAGCCTCTTTATATTCGGCTTTAGTAATTTTCCCTTCTTTAAGAGCTTGTTGAGCTTGACCTTTGGTCATACCCTTTAATTTACCTTCTGTAGCCACAATAGTTCTTTGTAATCCAATAAATTTAGCGGCTAGTCCTGTAGTGTTCCCAGCCATGCGGGCAAATCCAGCCTTCATTAATGATATGGCACTACCTACTCCACCCCCTCTGCCAATAGCAGATATAAAACCAGAAACAGCTAATGATGCATTACCAAGTCCTTTAGTTAAATTATTTAATACTTGATTGGTAGCTGCTCCTACCAAATTACCTTTCCCACTAGATAAAACTTGTTGAGACTGCTTACTAAAAGTAAGATTATCTAATTTTTCTTGACCAAGAGATACCCTAGATCTTCCATATCTATTCAAGGCTCCTACAGGATCCATTATAGATCCTAATACAGACTGTGATTTTCTCCGAGATGTCTTGATATCATCTCTTCTCATTTGTTCCATAGTTGAACTACTCTTAACTGTGCGAGTAGCTTCTTCCAACGCCTCTAATTGTGATGTTCCGTTACGAATAGCTGTAATATATTTCTGATAAGCTTGATTTACGACCTTGGTATCGAGTGTTCCAAATTCTGCTGTAGTCTTATCTATCATCCATCCGAACTTATCTAAATGAGGCTTAAGTTGTTGTATAGCACTATCTAATACAGCTGGGCCCTTAGTAGTAGATATGTTACCAATAGCAATACCACCAGCACTACGAACATTAACACTATCTTTATTTTTTGTATTTATAGGAGATGTAAGCTCTACTCCAGAATTGCTTACATTAACACCCTTTTTAGAAACTACCGAATCTGCAAGATTTGAAGCAAGTTTATTTTCTGCATTACGTAGTGCTTCTGCTGAAGATACTCCACTCTTTAGTTCATTGGCATACTCATAAAATAACTGCTGAACAACATCGGGTTTCAAATTTCCAAAACTTTTGGTTGTACGATCTATCATATTTCCAAAACTATCTAGTTGTGGTTTAATTATATCTAATAATTTACCAATAGATGAAGTACCAAATACGCTACCAAGATCAACACCACCTGCTGACCTAACGTCAAGCATACGAGAATTTGTTTGAGATGTAGATACTGTGGTTGACCCTCCAGTAGCAAATTTCTTAACATCTCCGCCGCTGGAATACTTGGCCAACCCCAAGGCTGCTGTTGCTCTTTTTCTAATAACAAAAGACCCAACCGGAAGAGCTACTGGCCCATAAGAATCTGAGTCTCCAGAACCCGGCACTATACCAATATTGCCACCCTTGGCATATTTGCTTCTACCCATTCCATTTTTATCGGCAAAATTCATACGCCTTAAAGTAGATAATCCAATACGATTAGTTTCAGGAGGAGGAATTACTGCCTCTCCAGGAGTCAACATGGCCATAACATGACCACCAGCAGCAAATCCAGTATATGTATTTAGTTGATCTCCATACAATTCTAGTAGTTTACGTTTTTCATTTTGTGCTCTACTTTGCTCAGCTTCTGCTTCCCATATTTCATTTTGATAAGGATTTCTAGTCGATTGACCAGTTAATTTACCAATAAATCCTGGTTTTCGATCATGACTTTTCAAAGTGGCTATAGTGTTATTAGCTTGTTCTATCTGTTTATTAAGTCTATCTATGGTCTGACGCATTTCCAATTTTTGTTGTTTTGTCAGCATAATAGTGACTGAACCAGGACGAGATGAGGCAGTAACGTTTTGTCTCTGTTGAGGCATTATTGTTTTTGGCCTAGCTACAGGAACAACTGCTTGTGGTTTGGATCTAGCGATCACGCTGGGCTGTGCTAGTACTGTGGGTGTTGGAGCACTCTTCTGAGATAATAGATAGCGTCTTTGTGATAATCTTGCTATTTCATCTTCTAAATCATATATTTCTCTTTGATATGGATTGCTTTTACCTCCAAAAAATCCAGTTTTTGTATGAGTAGCTAAAGCTTGTCTTCTAGACTCTAGATCATTAATTTGAGATTGTAGTGTAGATAGTTCATTGTTTTGTAATTGTGGTTTAATCATTGAGTGTTTTTTAATTGGTCTTACATTACCCCTAACTGATCGTTGGACACCTCCTCCATTAGCTCTTAAAAACTCAAACTGCATTTGTTGTAAAAAACGATCATATTTTTGGTCATTCATATCAACAATATCTGGACCCTTGATAATATTTGGCTGTTGTTGATATCCATAATTAAGAGAATCATTTGGGTCTTGACTTAATGTATGGTGTTTGGAATCTAGTGAAATTTTTGATACCTGAGAACCATATTTATTATCTGGCTTGGATCTTTCATTTGCATATACATCCCAAACTTTCTTAGCGTGACCACTCACCTTCCCTCTATGAGCGGTTAACACCCCTCCTCTGGCTGTTACAGCTTCCATAACCGCATCGTAAAGTCTCGGACCATAACCTTTAGTAGCTTTGCTCAATCCTATATTCCAAATACCTTTTTCTATCTCATGAGCTGTGACAAATCCTTCTCTGACATTATTTTTAAAATAAAAAGCTGTTATTTCTTTACCAGATGATCTTAGTCCTATTTTACCAAATTGTTTTTGGGGTTTCGGGGGCATACCTCCTTGTGCCAATCCATATCTTTCTGGATATCTTCTAGCTAGTCTAGCTAAAACTGTATGAGGTCTAGAACCAGCTTTACTTTTAATAGATGTTTTTTTAGCTCTTAAAGATTCTACAGCCGCAACCATATCCGGTTGTTCTTGTCTGATCTTCTCTGTTATTCTTGAAGGATATGAACTTAGAGATTTATCAATCTCGGATACTTGTTTAGTAGTTCTCTCTTGTGTTTTCTCAATAATTCTTGGCAATATTTCTTGTCTATTAGAGAGTTGTGTGGCTTTAGATCTTAAATCTTTTTCTACTTCTGGATGGAAACCAGTAAAATCTCCTCGTAATATTCTTTCTCTAGCTGCGGTACCGCTTTCTCCATTTGGGTCTCTGGGTACTTCTCTAACCCCAAAGCCAGCTTCTTCATATTTTTTGAGTGACTTCTCATCTTTTCCAGCTACTAAAGCCTCACTACCCTTTGCTCTACGAATAAATAGTCTTCTGCCAGTTTCTGGATCAGTACCAACATCAAAAACATGTGGTATAGCAAATCCTGAGGTTTTCTTGCTCACATATGCATCTGGAAACGCCTTCGTAGCCAATCTATGTCTAACATCTTGTGGTAATAGTGCTGTACGAGCGGAATGAGGGTCGGCCCCAACAGGTTCATTCGGACCAACAAGAACAAGCTTTTTATATTGTGCATTGGACATCAAGCCCTGATCATGGCCTGCTTTGGTGGGTGGAGAAAAACTACCAAATCCAAGACTAACCTGTTCTTCTCGTACTAGTGGTAGTTCGTTCTGTCTTTTAATTCTTTTCTTGAAATTGGGTAAAAGGCCCAGAGTAACTAATTTCTTTTTGTCTCTTAAGCCCATTTGAAGCATCGCTTCAGTTTCACCACTATCTTGAGCTGTAATAGTATGAGTTCTACCGTATTGTTTATCTCCTGTAGCTGTTCTATGTCTTAACTGCCTTCTTAATATTTTCTGTTCTTCTTTTGTGCTACTAGATAATGCAACGATCCTGTCTGACTGATTCAAATCGACCAATCTATCTGGAGAAACAGAGGCCGCTGTGTCTATTATCGAGTTCGCTTTGGCTACATCTTCTGGTGTTTCTATAGGAAACCTATGTGTCTTTCTAAGTCTAGCATTATCGGCTACCGATGTTCTTTGATTACCCTCAGCAAAAGAACTTTTGCCACTACCGGGAGAACCGACCACCGTTGTTAATCTCGATACTGATCCAGATTTTCTAGCTTTAATTGATTCTTCTGTTAAAAATCTTTTATATTCATCTACATTCATACCGAGCTTATCCATCTCGGCCTTAGCTTTTGGACTATTTCTCAGAAAATCACTGTCAATCCAACCTACATTGCGAACAGCAGGTTTTACAGAGCCTCCCTTGGCAAAAAACATGGCTGGTCCTTCATAATTAACTGGACCACCAGATTTTCTTAGCATAGATAAAATAGATCTAGAATCAGTACTGTGTGTAAAACCAGGTCTTCTTTTAGACTGGGCCTCAGATGCTATTTTTCTAATATTTTCTTCTGGACTAATACCAAGCATTTTAGCATCTTGTATAGCTTTTGTTATCATTGGACGAGATAAGCCCATTGATAATCCAGATCTCTCTAATGCATTATAGTCTAATGGTTGGGCTACTGGCCCTGATGCAAACGGGCTTGGCCCAATACCTTTCTCATTAGGAATTAGTTTGAAAGTTGACCTAGATAATTTACCAGATCTGGTGATTCCTCCATTTGCCAATCTTTGTACAATCCCTCCGATGGCTTTTGAAGCCCTAATAGCAGCTAAACCCCTACCTATCTGACTAGATGTTCTCTGTCCTTTGGCGTTTCTACTCTTACCTACTGCTTTTCTCTTAGCTGCTTCTTCTAGTGTTCTCCCCTTTTCTCCTCCATATGTAATATCTGTTGGCACGCCCGATGCAGACGGTATACCAAAAACATTGGCTAGTTCTGGCGAGAGACCAGATGCTCCTAAATCTATAGAGCCCATAGGTTTGTCTATACCCATCAAACCTAAAATAGCTTGTTCTAATAAACCTCCTGCAATACCAGAATGCATAGGTTTTCTTTTAAGCTTTGCCATATTATCGTTTGGCAAAATCATTTTTGCTTCTTGAGCTATAATTTTCATAACCTTTTGAGTTATTCTGGCTGTCTGATTTCTAATAACAGCAGTAACTCTAGCTGCTGTTTTACCCTCTAAAGCACCTATATGAAGAGTAGCTGGAGTGTCTTGTGTTCTTTTTCCTGTTTTTCTATCTCTCGCACCAGGAATAATAACTTCACTGCTACTACCTCTAACTCCGGGAGGTGCCATAGCGCCTATAACTGCAACATTGGTTCTTTTTGCTCTTGCAGATGTTGCTGCTTGAGAAGTTTTTCTAAGCATTCTAGCTTCTTCTAGTTTTGCAATAAGTCTAGAACGAGCTTGTGCTCCTATGTCTCCTTTTTTCCCTAACTCTGACCAAGAGACAATATTTCCATAATTCACTCCTAGTCTTCTAGCCTCAGTCAATAATTGTGACCTCCCCATACCCTGAAGAGGTTTGTCTGAACCTCCGCTTAACCTCTGAATTAAGCCACCCATATATCTTTTAGACAATCCTTGAGATAAAACCTCAGATAATGATGTTGGTAAAAAGTCTCTGTGTTGTGTTCTGCCCTGATGACTATAGAAGCTCATCATTTCGACTGGTCTTACTAGTGCTGTCTGTTTTTTCTTATAGAATTCTTTAATTATACCAGATAAACTTTGTAATTGAGTATCACTGGATATAATCCTAGAGCCTTTTGCAAGACCTGGAATATCTTTGGTGAGTCTTGTGGAGTTTCTTATCGTTTCTTTTTTGAGTAATCTAATTAATTCTGCTTCATCGGTTTTCGATAATTGTGGTAGTGACTGTTTTTTTTGCCTGCCACTTGTGCCTAACGACCTCAAAAAGTCTGGCCTGTCGAAACTTTTGATGAAATCTCTTAGAGGAATAACAGAATTAGATCCTCTCTTAAGGGCTTCATTATATCTATAGGGTAACCCTATTGTAAGATTTTCTATAAGTTCTGCTGATGACGAACCAAGTAATGACGGTTGGAATTTTTTAGGAATTTTTTTACCAGATTTAGTATAATAGTCTAGAATTTGTTGCCTCATCTCTTCGGTCATAGATGTAGGAGTAGATACATGTGCTCTCACAGTTTTGCCGGCACTAGCTAACCTAGGAGCAGCCGATAGTCCTCCGGAACTTCCTCTGGCAAAATTTTGTCTAATTTGTCCACCGGTAGCAGCCATCTGAGCAATATTATCTGCACCAACTGCTCTAACCGATTTTCTTTTTATAACAAAAGAACCTTCTGGTAGATTAGTCTTAAATGTGTCTCCTCTTCCAGAACCAGGAACCATAAATATGCCTCCTCCGGAGGCACGATTTAAAGCTACTCTTGGATTAGGACGATCACCGGCTCTGTTCAATCTTCTTAGATTACCATATCCTGCTCTACGAGCAGACTCTCCAACGAAAACCATCTCTCCTGGTTCTAATGCAACTGGTATTTGTCCACCTTGAGCATAACCTCTTGGAGCACCGCTTAATCTTTCTCCTAATCCAGCAGCACCTCCACCTCTTCTCATGCCACTTGCAAAACCAGAGGCAAACCTAAATGCTCCAATAGTACCCTTAACAGCTAATAAAGCGGTAATTGCTGGTAAAGCATATTTAGCTGAATCAGCCACCTGAATAAAGGCACTAGCTAAATTTAAAGCCATCTTTACCATTGTCTGAAATTCATTAGAACTACCAATTTTACGAACCATCGCAACAAATTCTTCTTGTACCTTTGCCATCTGTATAGCTAAAGCTTGCTGTGCTTTTGCAGCATCGGAGGTCAGAGACCCTTGTCCTCTCTGAGCAACCATTAGGGCTCTTTCAGCAACAGTAAATTGTTGTAATAATGGAATAACTTTACCTACTTGACGAAACCCACCAAGCTCTTCTATGATAGAGGAAAATCTGACATCTCTTGTATCTAAACCAGCCAAACCCTGACTCAATCTTTTTACAGCTTCATAAGGACCAACAAATTTACCTTCTAAATCTGTTAATTGTATACCATACTGTTTTAATAGCTCTATTGTATCTCTTCTTTGTATTCTGGTAAAAATTGTTCTCAAGCCAGTAGCAATCGTTTCGGCGCTTTCACGAGTAGTTGCTCTAACACTAGTAAAAATTGCTATAAATTGATTCAGAGCCTCAGTGCCTTCTGCTACTCCTTTACTAGACGCGGCGAACACACCACCGGTACGCTGAATTGCCGTAATAATATCATCTGCTTCTACTGCAAATTTAGCAGCTACTGTGTTTATCGAACCTAGTGCAGATTCGAGTTGTCCTGTAGAAATCGCAAACTGTCGCATAAGAGCAATACTACCTTCTACGGTATTGTTTAAATTCCCGAACGAAGGAGCTAGGGTGGTCTTGGCAAGAGCAGATAATGCTTCTTCGGTTTCTTGCGCAGATAAGCCTGCTTGCGCTAGGGTACTCGATACATCTATCAAAGAACTAGAAGAAACACCTAGACTGGTTGATAAAGACGTAATGGTTCTTTCTAGCCCAGCCAAATTTTGTAGGGATGATCCAGTAACCTGAGATAGTTGTACCATCTGTTGATTGAATTTAATAAATTCTGCGGAAGCATTTCCAAACGCGCTTGTAACCTTATAAATAATCCCAGTAACTAATGTAAAAGCAGCAAATCTGCGAATAGCTAAAGCAGACTGCTTTCCAAATTCTACCATAGAATCTGTTGATGCTTTTGTTGCGACAGCTGTTTGTGACTGTTGCTGTTGTAGCTTTTGAGATTGTTGTGTTACTGCTGCGATATCCTTAGGGACAGATTTTATATTAACCGTACCTGCTGCTGATCCTATTTGTCTCAAAGATGCTGCGACAGAAGAGGCAGAAGCATTGATGCTTTTTAATGTACTATCCAAAGACTGTAATGACTTATTTAAATTATTAACAGAAGTAGATATATTAGGATTAATATTTAGAGTAATGCTACCACCAGCACTACTCAGCTGTTTACGCAGATTAGATATGACTGGTTTAAGATTATTGGGTCCAACTATATTTAACTGAGCGGTTAAATTAAATCCAGCCATACTGTGTAATCCTCTTTATAAATAAAAAACCGGCCCAGATAATAATCGAGCCGGTTCATTTACGGTAATAAGAAAACAATACAAGCAAAAACTAAGCTGGAGTACCAGCTGATTCTTCAGTCTTGAGATTTTCTGGAGGAGCTGATAACTTGACTTCTGGTGGTTGTTGTGAAACTGCTGCATTGTTAGTCTCTTCTACGATTGGGTTTCCGTCATCGTCTAGGAATGGCTTAAATTCAACCACATAGTTGCCGTCAAAATCAACTCTATTTCCGAATTTATCAACAAATTCTCCTTTGTCATTGATAAATCTTCCGCTTTCATCTATTAGTCTTCCCTCTTCGTCTATGAGTCTGCCTTGTTTGTCTATTAGTCGTAATTTATCATCAACAAACTTATACTTCTTTAAAAATTTGTTTTCTGGTAAATTATTTTCATAGTCACTATCCAAACCATATAGCATATTAGCCAAATTTTGAGCACCAAGTACTGCTACTTGTTCAGTAGCTCTATTTAGGTAATCTTCCATATTCTTAAAAACCGGCTCTTTAGTATCATTATACACCACACATGCTGATACTAGATAATTAAACCTAGTATTATCAGCTTGACCTTCTGCACTATGATTATCCAGAGATGATCTGGCGCTAATTAGTTCTCTGATATCATCACGAACACCTTTCATGTTCATAGCGATACTTTTGGCCTCTTTAAGACTAATACCACCCTGAGCAAGTCTTCTTTCAGACTCCAGTAGGGTTTGTTGTAGTTCCGACAGTCTGGCCTGCTTCTCATTATTCCATAAACCCTGTTCTGTTAATACATCATCCATCTTTGCTCTAACAACAGCTTTTGACTTAATGGCATCTGTAAAAGCCTGATTATATAGTTTCTGAGCTTCTCTCTGGTCCTGGAGACTCGGACTTCTTACAAAAATTTCTGTTTCCTTAGAGTCGATTGTGGCCTTAAAAGTTCTACCTGTCATATTGGTCTCCTTTATCCTCTGGTCTGTTGTTATTGAAATAGAATTTATAATGGTACTTATAGCCCTTTTCTTTATTATAGGCATAGTCTTCCAATTCGTCTAGTGCCGATCTCAATTGATTATTTCCATTATTAAGTATATTGTTTCGTGTTTGTTGCCATAACTTATAGTATGCTTTACCATTTTCGGTATCGTTATCCCATAAGTATCCAAAAGATTCTTCAAACTTAGCTAATGCTCCAATCATGGTTGTCTGAAATTTTTTAGTGATACTATAAATTAGATCATCTAAATCTTCATCTTTTTTATTATGTTTCATAATTATTTCCTATTATAATTTCCTGCTTTACTAGCAAGCTGTTGATCAATATCCGACCTAACATCTGGTAGGTCCAATTCATCAATTATTCCATTCTGTTTGGTGGCATTAATTCTAGACTTAATAATCCCCTTAGAGATGTCATCGTTAAGATCAGATATTCTCTCTAGATCTTCTTGATTTTGAGCCATTATAAAAACTTCCTGAGCATTCTTATGTGTCTTGCTTAAAGCATCCCTTGTTTTGTCTCTCTTAACTTTTTCTTTCTGATACAAAATCCATCCGTCCAACATGTCATCATCGTCTATAACAAAATCTTCCGGGCATTCCGTATGATCATACACCGAATCATACATAATTGAAAAATTAATCAGACCTCGTTGATCGTCCGAAAGATATATTGCTCCTTTTTCTCCAAATGGATTACTTTTATTACAGTTCCATATGGACTTCCATAGATTGTCTCTTGCCAACTCTCTAAGTTGAGAAACGGTAATCATTTTCTCGTTGCTGGCGGCAACAAGTCCATTAAAAAGAATATATGAAGAATTGCTATTAAAAGACAATACTTTATTATTTTTTTCATCTAGTAAACAATTACATAAAATATATTCATTACGAATACTATTAGCATAGCCTTCTAAAGTATGCTGATATAATTCTTGTTTTTGACTGAGTATTTTATCTAACTGATTATATAATTGCTTTAATTGTTTGCGTATACTAGTAACCATTTTACTATTAAGTCTGTTCTCATACAAACTAATTTTAGTTTTATCAACCTGTTTATTAAGATCTTTTATTAGATTTTCTGTAAAAGGAGTCCAATACCCATAATGAATAAGTAAATTAATTAGATTGCTTTCTCTCAACCAACCATTATATTTTTCATCTGATATAGTATCATAATATATTTCTAATGCTCTTTGTTTTATATCAAACGAAGCAGCAGTTAAACAATATCTTTTATTTTTAAATGTAAAAAAGCTTTTTTTAGAAATTACTCTATATAAAATAGATTCTAGATCAGCCTTATTCATTCTTGGTCTTCTTCAAGTCCGCTATTTCTTTATCTTTATTTTTAAGCTGTTCTTGTAATACGTCTAATAGCTTTTGAGAATGATATAAATCAACATACAAACGACCGATAATATTTAATAACTCGTCCATTATAATATCCTTTTTAATTTCCTGAAACACAACAAGCCAAAAGGCGGGACTGCCCGCCGATTGGCTTATTATGATAAAAATCTATAAGATTATGTCAACTAAACTAATTAAGCAAAACTATATGGCTCTGTAGCATAACTGCCAGCACCATCTAGCTGTAGATAGTTATAATTCTGGAAGCTATACGTTAATGTAACGTTACCACCACCAGTATCACCACCGGCATAGTTTACAGCAGTAGCTCTATTTTTTGTACCAAGATCAATCCATAGATAATCGTTAGCAGTAGCACCGCATAACTTAACTTTGATTTCTTGATCTCTCCAACCTTTGTCAATACCGCCACCATCAATACTATTAGTGTCTGAGCCAGGAGTAACATCATAAATAGTAGCAGAAGCACAAGCATAACCAGCATGGTTTTTAAAGTCATAGTCTGGAGCCACTAGTGCTACGTCATTACCAGATACTCCATCGGTACCGCTACGATGTTTACCAGCAATAACTTCAAATTCACTAGTTACTTCAAATGGAAAGGTTGCATAACGACAATACTTTCCTCTGGTACCTAGTTCTTGAATTACTTCACGACCAATAGACATTGTAACATTAACACTTTGTAATGGGAAGCCGGATACGCCAATTGGCAACTTACTATTGGTTTTATCTAATGTCCATCTTTGATATGACGATGCGGCACTACCACTACCAATAACATCTCTAGTATTATCTCCTAGACTATCAGCAATAGGATTACTACTATCTAGCCATTTTCTGGTATCTCCAACAAGAGTAACTTGTTCTGTAGCAACACCATCTAAAGGAAGCTGAATTTGAACGTTCGAAACATACATGCCGCTGCAAAATACCGCGGCTTGAGTAGCACCACTAGCATAAGGAACAGACTCTGCGTAAATACCTAGTGCTATTTCTACAGAATTAGAAGCTAATTCAGCAGGGGCTTTATTATTAGCTATTCCATGGCCACCATTAAGAGTGGTATAAAGAGGTTGTGTACCATCGATAGCTTTGCTAATTGTGCATTCTACCTGAGGACTCTGGCTTTCCATACGACCATAAACTTCTGTTTGGCCTAATTGGAACATTGGTTCGAATGCAGCACTAGTTGAAAAACCAACGCTTTGAATACCTTTTGGTACAAACCATTTATTGTCATTAGCGCCTGCGCCAGTCTCCAACTGCTCAATACCATTACTGTCGAAGCTAGCGACATATGTTGGCCTAACAGCTAAGGCACTAGAACCGAAAAATATACGTTTAGCCATTGTATCGTCTCCATGTTAAGAAATGTGGAAGATGTATCGTCAGTATATCTTACACCAATAATTTAATACCAAGGGAAAATTTCTAACCTATATCTAAGGTTGCCAATATATAGGTTTTGACCGTAATTGTTAAGGTCTATAACGTCAGCTTTCTTAATATACACTATTGTTAATTTGTAATCTGTATTTTCTACTAAGTCAGTATATGATAAGCCGGACGGATTAATAGACCCATCATAATTTAATGGATAAACTCCGTCGTTGACCACTTTGTTAATATCATATAGATATATTGGCCTATCTTTTTGTTGTACTAATATATCTAATATTATTGCTCTATCAGAATAGCTTTCTGTTAAAATATTTAGCATTAAATCTTGATATATAATATTGGATGTTGAGCCTATTTCATAGGGTTTCATATCCATTCCTGGCAAAAATTCTAGTACTATAGATGGCATCTGAACTCTATGATTACTTGTAATTTGCTTAATATTATTGAATTTAGTCGGATCATATGAAGCATACTGTAGTTCCTTGAACCATGCTGATTCATTAGATTTATATACTTGTACATTTCTGTACGAATACGACATTTCAACATTAGAGTTAAGAGGTATTCCAGAAGCAAAAGTAACACGACCAAGAGGATAGTTCAAATTATAAGTATAGGGCGATGCTCCTGTTGGCTCTGGGTAAAAAATGTTGTTTACATATACTCCTGAAATGTCTATTGGAGTAGCTCCCGAATATGTGCAGCAGTCCTCCCATATCCAATCTTTTTTAGAAGTTTCCCATGCTGATCCACTTGGTAAAGCAGGATCGCTTACAGAATTTAGTTTGGCCATGTTACCACCATACAGAGTGCCTGTTGGTCTATCTATATTGGTAAAAGCCCCAATATTCAAAAAAGCTGTATCTAAAAATGATTTAAAATTGTCTTCTAATTGTGATAATATCGTATATTTAGCATATTTATCTATATGGAAAAAATGAGTGTAATTTTGATTAATACAGCATCCACATTCTGCTGTTGGTGTAGGTGTTGGGGTTGTCATAGTTTTATCCTCTTAAAATTTTACCAATTTTGTCTTTGATTTTATCTTCTATTTTATCTAGTGCTCTTGTGGCCCAGTTGTTAGATGGACTACCGGCAAACTCGCTAGGAACTTTCCAGTTTTTATTACTATCAATCATCAAGGCCATACCTGTTCTGGAAAATTTATTAGGACCAATTTTAACTGTAAAGTTTTTAACCAATGGTCTAGTTCCTTTGAACAATAACCATTCAAGCCACGGCAGAGAATATCCTCTTTTCTCATCAGTCATGAAAGCATTGTCTGACGATATTGCTGGCTCTCCGCTTTTATCAAATATACTAATCGTAATACCCATATTGATCCTTGTAGGATTCATGCTTGGAGTAACTTGTATCTTAATACTATTACTCATAATAGATACTACCTCATCTATATTAACATCTTGAGGAAGACCAAATTCATATTTAAGACGACCAGACTTTAGAGACTCATACTCTGGCTCAGATTTAAGAGCGCTTTCAAAATCTTGCTGGATATCATTTTGTAAAGTCTTAATAGATTTATTAACTAACGTCTCTACTTGAGGCTTTAATGCAGAAACTATGCTCTGAGCTATTTGTCCGTCGCTCTCAAGAATTGTTAGCTTAATATTCATTGTCTTTGCCACAAAGTGAGTATATAATTTGTGTCTCCAAAACCAGCCGGTTGTGGTTCTGTTAATCTGGTATATTTGTATAGGTTATTGTTGACAGTCACAATAATTTCTGAAGCATTTTTTAGTTTATCAATAAAAGAAGACGAGCATATAGTTTGTATTACGCCATCAGGTATTCTTATGGTATCGGATCCCCATTTTAAGAAATATTTGCTATCAAAAATTACTCCAAGATGAACAGTTTCTTCAGAATCAGACTGTGACAACCCTCTGCCAGAACAAACTGGACAAATCTGGCCATCTCCAAAAGGTACGCCTCCTGACGTTTTGAATTTATTTGCAGATCTTTTAGATAAGGGATCATATATGCAATTAGGACATAAGGTTTGACTTGTACCAGCATATTTTAACTTGCATGGTATACTGAGAGCACCCTCTTTTAAAATACTGTCTATCGCACCATTGAACATGGATTTGAGTTCTGGTGTAATAATATCACTCATAAAATTCCTTTACTAAAATTAATGGTATGAGTTAAGATACACCGATAAATAGCCCATTAGTCTGTTTATCATATCTTCGAATATAGTTCTGATAGTCTTTCAGATAGGTCCAATTCAGAACAACAGAATCGTCATTAATGATACTATATATATAGCCAAAAATTAAATTTTTATTAGATCTAGTATAGCAGTAGTTATTATAGCACTTGTATATACTGAATTTCTTTTTGTGTTCAACATTATAAATAGTCAGCAAAGGGTCTTCTCTATGATAACTTATTACTAATTTTTCATTATGTATAATCTTGCCGAAAATACGCTCCATAGCATGACAAAATGTCCCCTTCTGAATATCGCAGACTTTACCAGTTTCTAGTAAAGGATACACATGGTCTATGAATGATTTGGTAAAATACTTTTGAAAAATCTTAGTCCTACTTGCAAACATACTACCAGCCATGAATCTGTTATCTGTAGTTTTAATGTTTAATGTATGACATAATATTTTTATATGGTTTTTATTATTTGCTAATCTAGTCATAATCATAGTGGGATCGGTTATAGCTCCAACCATTGGATTGCTAGATAGTAAGTCAATATTTTTTTGAAAAATATCCTTTGACCCTATAAGGGTATTAAACAATACATATCTCCATTCAAAATTTTTAATTTTAGATTTTTTACTATGCAACTTAATAAAATATGGATATTTGTCAGAATCTAAATCTTGTATCTGTAATAAAAATGGACCTATGTCAGCACCTTTATTCTCAACATATCTAATCTGAATAAGGTTAAAAGACTGTAAATCTTGTAAAATTTTACTATTATCATTATCCTGACATAAAGCAATATCTATAGCTATATTGTCTTTTAGTGGTAGCAGTAGCGTGTATAACTCGTCCCATATGTCTGTGTAAAAAACATAAATTAGTACTGCGGTCATGGTACTATCTGACTGTTTGAACTATTTGTTTTTCTGGTATGAAGGTAACGCTCTCGACTTTGGATATGGGTAGTGTTTCTATATTTTTATCGGATACGATTGTTACCGTATTAGATATAGTATCTACATTTTGTAGTCTATTATAGAATCCTAATTCTATAGATAATGATCTGGTGTGAAAATTAATATTATTTATTTTTGTCATTTAAGTACACGGATTATCTGGACACCCTAATGTATAGGTCCATCCAGTATTTTGATCTGAACCAACAACGGTTACTGATATTTGAGTAACCCCAGATGGTTTGCAGAAAGTTATGGAACCAGAACCAGAGACCGGACCGGTATTGACGAATGTTTGTCCTCCACCTTCTATCTGAACACTGAAAGAATCAGGAATGGTATATGCATCATAGAAAAACTCTACCTCTCCCTCATTAGACGGCATAATATAATTATTTACTGTGGTTCCAAATCCTCCGCTAAATGCTTGAGTACCACAACTCATAGGAGCGGATACAGACGGAGTTACGGTCGGTGTTTGTGTTACTGTAGGAGTGGGAGTATTAGACGATGTAACGCTAGGAGTTGGAGTATTTGTTGGAGTGGGGGTATTTGTTCTTGTAGGAGTTAAAGTAGGAGTATTAGTGGGAGTGGGCGTAGGAGCCACGTCTTGCATGGTCAGGATCAAATTCCAAGATTCTAGATATCCACTAACTGGTACATCGTCATCAAAAATAATCAGAGACCAATTACCAACTGGAATAGTTCCTATTAAATGATTTAAAGAAGACAATAGGGTTTCATTGTTAAGCTTAATAATATCTGTTTTATCCATAATATTTGTATAACCAAAATTACTAACATTATACAGGTATGTGTCTTGCGTGGCTTTGTTTGAGAATGTAAAATTAAAATCTGGTCTATTATTTAGTATTTTATTGTGACCAGCAAGTAATATTTTGTCTCCACTGGGTGGTTGCAAGAATATTCTCAGATCTTGTGGCGCAGAGTGATTCAGGTTATTGAGTGCTACTTCTATATTTTCTATTGTACCAGAATCGTAAACATTAATAGTACTAATACCTGAACTATTATCTAATATATTTATTCTATTACCTGTATATGAATAGTCGAAAGGATCAAGTATTCTCGTATCACAACACAAATCTTCGCACTGATTATCGGGATATTGGATTTTACACAAATCTAGAGGAACATTTACCGGGACGCTTTTTTGTATAATATCAATAGTTCCATATGCTATTCTTTCTAGAGTATATCCGCTACCCGGATATTGTTCATTAGGATGTTGTAGTTCTAAGTCGTAAACAGCATTGAGAAAGTTATAATTCTGAGTCGTCTTAGCTGGTATCTTTAGTAAGGCATAGCCATTGTGCGTAGTTAAACTATAGTTAGGACTTCGCTCACAATTACTAAAAGATATAATCTGACCATCATTTGTCCTCATACGAAGATAAACAGCATAGTTAGATATGTTAATAGGATTTAGAGATACGTCCACATATCTGAAAGTAATTTCTAAAGCCGATCCATTTTCTATAGGAAAATTATATAATACTGCTGCCATAAATATCCTTAAGAGTATAGGTCTCTACTTCTATCTTCATTATAGGGTAACATAAAAGGATCAAATTTATTACCAACAAACGGACTAAGAATAGCCCTAACGGCACTGGCATTAGATACGTCCCAATGCTCTGTAAATTCTTGATATAGTTTACATGGTCCATGCTCCAATATTTCTTTCCATCCTGATAAACTATTAGCAACAGCTAATTGTGCTGGACCCAAACTAGCCCTAATTCCTTCCATGGCTGCTTTGGTTCTAAAATTACTCTGGTCTATAATACATGCAGTTTTAAGAGCTAATAGACTAATAAAAATACTATCATTATCTATGGTGGGGTCAGGACTTATAATATCATTCACCACATCAACCTCATAGGAATGATCTAAAACAACATCAAACTGAACATATGTAGCAGCAGTAGCGGCTACGTGTTGTATTCTTTCATCAGAATATTTATAGCTGGTCGAATCCAGATCATTTATCATAACTCTTACAATAGATGTAATAGTATCTTGCCAAGCCATAATAGGATCCTTTTGAGTTTATCTAGATAAATAATAGTCCATTGAAAGACTATACACCATACCTATGTATAAAAAAGAAGGGCTGGGTTTGACGCCAGCCCTTACTTCTTATGATCTAGTCATAATTGACACTATTAGAGAGCGCCAACTAGAACTCTACGATTGTCTAGAACAGCAAAACCCTGTTCGGCCCAGCCATAGAAACCAGCTCTCTTCTGACGATGTAATGTTTCGTCTTCGAAGATTTGAACTTCTTCACGAACTGGCATGATAAAGGAATCGCTCTTGCGTAAGTCGAGACCGACAACAATTTCTACCTTGTCATCAGCTGCACCATTATCTGGTAGAGTACCATTGAGAGTGTTGCTATAGAATAGCTGATACTCTTGGCCAACGCCGAGTTCATCTAGATCATGGAGGTTCACGCCAAAGATTCTGTTAACAGCACCGTCAGCAGCTGTATAAATCTCACGACGAGTAATATCGTCAACGAGATCCAAGCCCCAATTACGGATGTCTTCCATACTTTCTGGAGAGACATATAGATCGGTGAGAATACCTCTGTTATTGCTAGCAGAGTTACCGCCACCATTTCTACGCATAACTGTCTTCATCAAGCTTACTAATCTCTTAGTAAACTGACCAGCAGAAGCGTCACTGTCATAAACAACGATGTTGCGGTCAACACCAGCAGCAAGGATGGTGTGCCAGCCGTCATCGTTCATCTTCTTGACAAATTGACCTTCTAGAACTTCCATAGCACGACCAACTACGTCCCAGCGAGCATCACGAGCATACTTTAGTAGCCAGTCGATACTAGCGCCAATGTCGTAGGTTGGTACCATGACGTAATCACCTTCGACATGACGTTCTGGAATATAGCCATGATTAGGAATTGTGTAAGCCACAAAGTCCTTCTCTGTGCCAGGAGCAAGAAAGTCAAGTGGAAACTCTGGAGTAGCACTTTGAGCAAGTCTGATTGGCTCGAAAATACCGTCTAGGATATTGCCACTTAAAAGGGCTTGTCTTAGAGGTAGTTCGAGAGCCTTAGCAAACTCGTGAGTTGCTGCCAAAGATGTTTCTCTATTCATCGAGCCGGAACGAACTAAAAGATCAGTTAGTTCCGAGTTGGGTTGAAAAGTTTTGTTGTTGCCTGCCATTGTATAATCTCCCTTTGTGATGAAAATGAATTATAGATTTACTGAAACTTTAGCGTAACCGTTGGAATCTACTGCACTTAAGAACTGACCAATCTTGACGGCACCTGTAGCCTGTGTTGTGCTGATATAGCCACTGTTGGCAACATAAGCATCGGCACCGGCTGATGGAGTACCACCAACAAGATTAGTAGTTACTTGACCTTGACGCAATAGTGTAACCTTACCTCCAACTTGTACTTCGTCTTTGTGCCAATTGATGTGTTGTCTTGTTAGATCAAGATCAACAACGTCATTGAGTAGAATACCAACTGGTTTAGCTCCAGAAGCATTGGCAGCATAAGCTACAACAGCATTAGCATCATCCATGGAGACGCCAACACCACTACTGGAAACAACCACACTAGCAACACCACCACGAGTAGCAGTGGAATTCATGAAAAATGAAACATCTGATAGAAGTTCGATACGATCTGGTTTTAGAGCCATTTTTGAATCTCCGATTAAAGGGTTATTTGGATGTGCCTAATCTGCTATTAACAAAATCTACTAGAGCTGCACGTGTAGACGAAACAGCATTCTCAACTTCAGCTTCTCCAACTGATAGATTAACATTTGCTTCAACTTCAGCAGTCTCTAGAACAGCAGGATCAACTGTTGTTTCTGAAGCCTTTTTCTTAGCTTTTTCTTCAGTATCATCTTCCTCTTTGGTCTTATCTTTAAGCCAAGGAGGCATTTTACCAGCTAAAGCTACGATTGCTTCAAAAGCTTCATCATCTACAGCTTCGAATTTCTCTACTGTGGATAAAGCTAGTTCGCTCTCTACTCCCTTTTCGGTAAGCTGAGCGACTCTCTTCATTTTCTTTTCTTTCTTCATGGCTTCTTCTTCAGCTTTCTTATAAGCTGCAACTGCTTCGAGAGCAGTATCAAGTTCAGCCTTCATCTTCTTCATTTCTTCGTCTTTCTTAGACATGTCATGTTTTGTCTTAGCAATTGCATCATTAAGCTCAGAGATAGTTTGTGTTAAACTTTGAATTTCTTCTTCTTTGGCCTTGATGGAATCGTTGACCTCTTCCGTGGATACAGAAGCTACTTCAGTTACAGTTACTTCTTCTACGGGAGCGGTTGGGGTTTCTGTTGCTGGTACAACTTCTGCAACTGATGTTTCTTCTTTCATTGTACTATTCTCCACTTGATTAAGGTTGGACTGTTGTTTAGATACACCTGATAATTCAAAATTGTCATTTTTTTCCAAAATGATATTATCATTTTTATTCAATAAGTTATCTTTAGTAAAAATTATACTATCTGGATTTGCTGGTTTGTCAACAAACCCTTTGCCCGAAAAGGTGATATTTCTTAAAACACGACCTATTTTATAGTTGTCATGTTCGCCCATACCACCATATGCTCTAAGGTATTTTGTTAAATATGCAGTAGCTTCATTGCGACTAAGAACTTTATATTCTCCAGTACTCTTATTTAAGAGACCATAATCAAACCCCTTAAAAAAGCATTCCATACTAACATATTTATTGCCGTTTTCTATTTCGGCTATTAATTTTGCAGATCTCTCTTTTAGATCTGGTGTTGTATAACCAGTATAAATAACCGATCCTGTGAGTATGTGATAGGTATCGGGAAGATTTTCTACTGGTGTGGATTCATCTATTAAAAGACCATCCATAGTTACTGGCCAATTAGATGTTATGTGGCCAACTATATCATTCTCATTGTGTTCTAAGTTGGTCGGCTTATCTTCTGGAGTGTTTTTGGCTTCCCATACTTCTGCTTTGTCAAAAATATCGTCATTTTTATTCCAGTTTGAAGTAACAAGAATAGATTGAACATAGTAAAGATCTAAATCATTAACAGAAGCTAAACTTTTAATATGTTTTGTTTTACTGGAGGATGAGCATGGCTCGGCATAAGAAGCATAAATGATCGAGGCCGAGGCTTTAATTTTTTCTTCCAATCCGTCTAGTTTTTCTTGTTCAAATATTTTCATAAAATTATTCTCCATTATTCTCTGTATACAAATATGAGTAGAATGAAGCTTTGGCCTGTTTCTGTTCTTCTACTGTTAAAGTTTTGTTAAGTTGTGCAGAAAGGTCTTTGAGCCAATTATTATACCCCAGAAATATAATTTTTTGCTGTTCTTCATTAATAATACCAAATGCTTTCATGATATTAGCTTGGTCTAATTGTGAAAATGGTGCTGTTGAGAACAATACTTTGGCCTTGACCTCTTCTAATTCTTTTGACTCTTCACTAGATAATGATCGTAGATTTTTCTTTTTGTAAAACTCTAATAATATAGGATTAATAATATCACTAATTTTTTCTTGTGCTTCATTCGCCCATACCATTAGCGTGGCGCCAGTTTGTGGTTTAAACACTTTCGTTTTTCGTGGCGAAGAATCTTTTGAGTTCTTGGGGCGACCTTGACCCGGTACTCCTGGCAAAGATTCTGGCGAATCTTTTGCCAACTGCGTTGGGTTAGCATTCGGCAACGACGCTGTTTTCATTTCTAGTGCCGTTTTTTCTCCGCTCTTCTTTTTGTCTAGGTCTAGACCCACCTGACTAGGAGTAACAGTACCACCTTGTAATGCTATTTTCTTCAGAGCATTTTCTATTTGTGGATCGTGCCACGGACCAGATTTTCTTACCATACGTTCACTATTCCTATCTCTAGATTCTCTATTTAGTCTAGTCTTTTCCATATCTGGATCGAAACCAAATCTATTCTGTAACATTTCATCAGAAATCAGATTTCTATCTGCTAATTGAATTAGTAAAGCTTTCTCGCTATCTTCATTACTTAAATCCATTCTATCAAATTCAATCTTAGCTGAGTATCTGAATCCCATAGCTTTCTGTACCAATGCCATTTCTTTTTCCCAAAAATCTATAATGACATCTCTACCATACTGTAGTCTTTGTGTTAGAGTCTTTAAACTAATGAAATTATTCGTCGTTCCAGCTGCTCCGAATGTACCAGTTAGAGTTGGAGGAATACCTAGTCCAGCATATACAGAATTCAAATGCGGAACATATTTGCCTTCTCCAAGGAATTGATGTACTGTGGTTTTAGATTCGATTAGTTCGATGTCTGGACCCCAAACTAAATCCATGGTGCCTCCACCAACGTTATTGCCTAAAATTTGAGCTAGCTTGGCAGTAGCAGCTTTTGTTGGAGCAATTTTATGTTCTAGATTACCTAGCTTAAAAATTCTAATATTTGATATAGCGCCATCAAGAGCCGCCATATCTGCTAGCTTTAGTTTTTCTATAACAATAATATCATCCATAATCGCATAAATCATGGGATAGGCCCATGCTTGCCAATCGTCTTTTTTATAGTGATATACTACTGTCTTATCAGAATCTAATAAATAGGGTTTTTTATTTTTTGCTGCTTCTATTATCTGAGGAGGTAATGATTCGACAATCTTTTTTTCGGCATCATTTTTGGGACTATTTATTAATTTTCTCAGTGCGGCTGGTAGACTTAATTGATAGGTTTTATTAGATACGAAAGAAGCTAATGCTCCTCCGGATACATCTACATAAAAAGGATCTATAAAAGTATATTTCCAAGGAATCTCTCGTTTTTCTATTTTTAATTGATCTACATCTTGAACGATTAAGTCTGGACTGGAAACAGCTTTATATAGATGATCTGCAACTTTAACGCTTAATTTAGCGGTTTGTCTATTAATAACTAAATTACCTGTTTTGTATAAGTTATTTAAAAATCTCTCGCTACGTTCTTTAGCTCCAACTTTTTTAAACCATTGTCTATAAAATCTTTCGATTCTTTTATTCTTATGAACAGGTCTTATTCCTTGAACGGCAAAGTCTGCCATCAAATCGATAACGTTTTTAACTAATCCGACTCTTTGATAAATATCTTCTGCTTTTTTAATAACGTTCTTGACCTGAGAAGGAACTTCTTCATCTGGCCTAAAATAGTAGTAATCAGCACGGGTTAATCCCGGTCTACCACCTGTATTTGTATCAAGATTAGAATAGTCTAAACGGTAACGCCTAGAACCTTCGGCTTTTTGTATGCCTGTATATTCGTCTAAAGATTCTGACGATTTATTGAGAGCATCCTGCTTACTACTAAGGTCATCACCCCATGTGACGTATGCTTCTGACTTTTCTGGTGTGGCGTCAGGAATTGAACTATTTTTTGGTATTCTTTTGCTCATATTAATTTATAATGCCATTGTAATATTATTGTAATCGGATTACTTAGTAAATACACCTATTCTCTATAGATTCCCTTATATATATCATCGTTTACTGCTGAAGTAAACCATTCTGGTCCTTTGTATAAAGCTCCTGTTTGATTGACAACATTTCTGCGATTATCTCCTATGAGATCATATTCTATCGGAGCTAGTGATATTCTGGATTGTCTGGCCAACATATTGGCTATCACAAGAGAACTATATCTATCTTTTCTGAGTCTACCCTTTTTACCGTTTGGTAGTTTAACTTCTGGAGTATCCCATCTGTCTCTAGCGTTTGGTCCGGTGCTTGTTTGTGTCATCACTATAGTAGTCAATTCGTTTTTAAGTTCTTCTATTTCTAGTATGCATTCGCTTAAACTATCATAAATATTATGGGTCAAATCAGTAGTCATAATATCTTTACCTTCTGCGTCTAATGCCAAACCTAATGTTAATCCATCAAATCTTGGGAATAATAATGTTTTGTCTTCTAAGTCTTTTCTTAATCCGTGATTAGCTTGGCTTGTCCAGTCCGCCTTGGCGAACTGTACTAATTCTATTAGATGTTGTCCCGGTTGTGAATCTGTATCTCTGCTCTTATCATAGTTAATAGCTGGCCAAATTAATGTTTCTCCTTCTTCTAGCTTAGAAGGATCGTGTAAAGCTTCTTCAATAGCGACACCACCACCCTGAGCATCCATACCAATACGAGAGCATGGAAAAATCTTCATAAGATTGCGTATTTTTCTGGCACAAAAACCATAGAAATCATATTCTTTAACTAATCCTGTTTTTTGTCTTTCTTTAAAATTATTGCGATTGGTTGTCCAACAATATACAACACGAGCATGATCTTGATAAACTTCAAGAATTACGATACTAAAATTATCTTGTTCGGATGCTGGATCAACACCATAAATATACTGTCTAGAAGAATTACCATGTATCACTGCGTCGAAAACTATAGGATTTGAATTGATAATTATTGGTTTAGTATCATTAACAACACAACTTTCTATAAGGCTTCTCTTGAAGAATCCATCACTATCAGCTGTAAAACAAGCTCCATACTCCATGTTATATATACCGGTATGAATAGTAGCTTTAGCTCTACTAACCTGTTTATCATCCATGAAACCTTTCGGTATTAATTCATATGGAATACGAATAATAGAATAATCTTTCCAATTAAAATTACTAGGAACTTCACCCTTAAAAATTTCTTCTAGTTTTTGAATATTGCCTTTACTTTCTATAATAGCTTTATATCTATTCCAATATTGGGCGAAATGTTTAAAGGAATAATCAGCAGTACCAGATATGATTGCTTGATTACCCATTTTGTCATTAAGTATTTCTAGTTCCTCATTCCATAATCCTGCCTCAATCATAGCGGCTTTTTTAGCTTGTTCCTTTACGTTTTGGATCGGACTAGCAGAAACAGCAGCGAAGCCTGATACTACAGTTTCATAGATGTCGGGGCTAATAGATGCAAATTCGTCTGCAATAATGATATGCGCTCTAAGACCTCTGATTTTACTCCCATCGCCCATAGGAACAGCAATAGTCCAGCTGTCGCCCAAGCGAATAGTACATCTATCAACGTCACGGCGTGGTCCATCATCATTGCCATTGTATATACTTCTTAAAATTGGACTATTGCGCCACATAGTTTCCATGTATTCAAATATAATCTTACTCTGTCTAAAAGCTGCGCCCACAATAACTATTTTTGTACCAGGATAAAAAGTACATCGTAATAAAGAATATAAAGCCAAAAGAAACGACTTACCCCAACCACGACTAGCAATATACATAGGAAATGCTCGTGTCCAAAATTCTTGCAAAATTAAAACTTGAATAGGATGTAATTCTATATTAAATAAAAGATTGCATGTAGATCCTATGTATTTTGGATCTCGCAATAGTCTTAACAAATGCAGATCCGGATTTTCTATATCCTTTTCTGATCTGTGTATCATCGGATTGTTTGAACTTAAAGACAGTAGCGATAAATCGCCAAGTCCTAGCCAAGCATCTTCAAATATCTTTTTCTGACTTGCCTTCAAGCTCATAAACTCTTCTCATGATAGCGATAGCCATTTTTTCTGCATTAGATGGACATCCACAAAATAAAACCTTAATATTAAAATAAACCTGTAATTCTGTTAGATGCTTTAAAATAAATGCTGGTGAAATTTTTAGTTTATCCCACATTTTTTTGGGAACATTGGAGCCTATTGGATACTGCAACACATCCTCTAGATCGAACTCTAAAAGTATGAAGGGATATTTATAAGTTGTCATCCTGTTAATAACATCTTTAAATCTTTTTTCTGTGATATTATTAGCTATTTCACTTACGCTTTTTTTACGTTCAATACATAACAAGTGCTCAAAACCCTCCATTGAGTAATCTCCAGTATCTAACTTTCTGGATGCTACTTCGTGTCTAGGAAAATCCCACGGTTGCTGTTCTCGTGTATCAACGATAATTTTTATATTGTTATAATCTATCATATTTTTTTCTGTTGTATGATTCGTAAAAATACAGCTTCGTAAGAATCTTCCATTCCTTGTATCATTTTGTGATGCTGTTTACATAGCGTAATACCGTTATTAACATCATATCTTAACCCTGGAAAATTAGCCCATGTTTTAATATGATGAGCATTTAACTTCTTATTGTTAACACATCCTGGCCATTGGCAAGTAAAATGATCCCTTTTATAAACGTCTTTTCTCCATTTCTTATAAATTGGATCTTCAAAATTTCTATACATAGCTATAACTTTTAATATCGGACTCTACCATATCTACTACTAATTCATCAAATGATATTTCTGGTTCCCATCCCAATACATCTTTGGCCTTGTCTGGCAAACCCTTTAAATATTCAACTTCTGCTGGCCTATACAAAGATGGATCTATTTCTACATATTCTTTGTAGTCTAGATTTACATGATTAAAAGCAGCTTTAAGAAAATCTAATACTGTTCTGGTTTCACCCGTAGCTATAACATAGTCATCAGGAACATCATGCTGCATCATCATCCACATTGCTCTTACATAATCCTTGGCATGTCCCCAGTCTCTATGAATATTAATATTTCCTAGTTTTAAAGAGCCTTCACTATTAATGTTATTAATTAATTTACCAATATATTTAGTAATTTTACGAGTAACAAAATTTTCTCCACGACGAGGACTTTCATGATTGAATAAAATACCTGAACAACCAAATATTCCGTAGCCTTCTCTATAAATTTGTACCATTCTATGAGCAGCTACTTTGGATACTCCGTATGGACTTTGTGGTAAAAGTTCAGTATTTTCGTTTTGATATGTTTCATTTGTAGCATAATTTACAGATACATTTCTACCGAACATTTCACTAGTACTAGCCTGATAGAATTTTGTAGCAGAGGAATAATTTCTGATAGCTTCCAGGATATTTATGACTCCTGTGGCATTGATTTCCATTGTTGTACTAGGTTGCTTAAAGCTGGTGGCTACATGACTTTGAGCAGCTAAATTATAGAACTCTTCTGGTTGAAATCTGTTTATGCTTTGAGATACGTCTGATGGATCCGTGAGGTCGAATTCTTCTAGTTGAAAATTAGGGTTATGGATTATATTATTTAGTCTATGAAAGTTATTAGAGCTGCTTCGTCTGTATAATCCAATTACAGTATATCCTTTAGATAATAACCATTCAGATAAATATGATCCGTCTTGACCAGTAACTCCTGTTACCATAGCTATATGATTGTGTTTCTGAGTTTTCATATTAGTCCACACTCTCCGGTGTTAAAAAGGGTTTATCCAAGGATCCATCGTTATACTGATGTAGCTCAAACATCTTTTGTTTGGCTTTTTCTGTTGCTAGAGCCAAAATCTCCATCTGGCGTCCTTCTTTTTCTCGGATTTCTTCTTCTTCTAGCATTCGTATTAATCCTACCCAGCTACTTTTGCCGTCTTCTACTCTTTTGATTCGTTGTTCACGAGTTGCCTTAAGATCTTTGCTAATCTTTTGCTGTTCATTAAGCAGCTTGGTATATTCATTAGTATAATTAGCGATACTGTTGCGGGCAAACCCAAGTTGTGTCTCAAGGTTGGCCAGTTTTGGAATATCTCTTTGATCTTCTGGTTTAGCATATTCATCATCCACCAGTTTTTGTAGTTTTTCGGTATCCGTAATATGACGTTTACGTTCTTTCATGCTACGATTAATCAAAATATCGATAGTTATAAATTGTTTGATTTGTAGTTCTTCTGCCGGTAAAACGTCTTCTCTGAACTGTTTTATAAGACCTATCCATGTATCCTCGAAATACTTTAATTCCCCGCTAGATTCGTCAAATTGACGCTGTATCTCCTCCCAAAAGGTTTTTGATCGCAGCTTATATCTAAGAGTTTCGTCGTCTCTTTTTTCGTCCGGCGATACGAATAGCTTTTGTTCTTCAATATAGCGTTTGATTGGAGCTGTACTACGATTTAGCTGATCCGCTATGGTTTCTATAGATAAAGAGGATACATTTTCTCTTATAAACTTTTCTTCATCTAATGATAGCTGTCCACGTTTTTTATTCATAGTCGGCTATTATTTCCTGTATATATTTCTGTAATTTTTTAATATCGGCCTTATGAACCTTTGTTCCATGCTTCAAACGTAAATAAATTTCCCTATACTCGCCTTGTAGGTGTTCTTCTAGTTTTTGGATCAGTTCTTTATTGCCCATTATGTACTGGAAGTCTTCATTGTCTTTATTACGAAGCAATGATTGGTCTTCTATGGTTGTGGGTTTCATAATGTTCTTTTTACTATCATTTCTATTATACCACTTCTTATAAAGCTCACAGTCCATCTGGTTGGCAAATTCTGTACATTGGTTATTGGAGTTCTGGAAATGTTTGTCATAAAAAGGACAGGTTAAACATGGTTTATCTGGTCTTTTATAATTATCCCTTTTATAGTTGAATAAACGATTTCTAACGTGAGTCCACAGGAAGTTTTCCAAAGGTCTTTTTTGGTCATATTTCTCCAATCCTTCTAGGGCAAAGATGGCTGCCTGCTGATACATATCCTCGTAGCTATGATAGCCGAATTTAAATTTATGGCCTAATCGTTTACTAATGTTATCAAGTACTCTTAGAAATTCTTCTTCGGTAACATTATTCGGTAGGTTCGTTTTGCTCGCTTTTCTTTTTTTCTTCATCTTGTAAAAGCTCTGCTATACTTTTTCCTTCTTCTAGTTGTAGTTCTTCCTGGGTGACAATGCCATCTTCTGTAGCAAAAGCTTTAACATCAAGAACTGATGGTACTATTTTAATATCGTCAAAATTGCTCATAAGAGTTTCCTCTCCAGTAGTTAGTATAGACTATAATATTTTTTTGTACACTTTTTGTCAATAAGAACCTTTAAAAATAAAAATTTACCCAACATCTTGCATAATATTAGCAAAAAGATACTATACTGTAGGTTTGATGGATTTTTTACAAGGAGATTACTTAATATGGCTACCTACAAGAAATGGACCCAAACGGATCTAGAATTTATTCAAAACAACCAGCAGCTTTATAGTGACGACGAATTGGCCGTTAAACTAAGCCAAATTTGTGGCCAAAATATTACAACTGCTATGGTTAGACGCCAAAGGCGAAAGCTGCATATTGAAAAACCAAAGGGTAGGCGTCCGAAGAATAGGGCTGCTAGTGTGGTAAATGCTAGTGCTCAACCAACGTCTAATTAAATAGGCACAAGGAATGTGTGGGATCGTCGCATACAAGGGCGGGCAGAAATGCTTGCCCTTTTTGCTTGAAGGATTAAAAAAACTAGAATATCGGGGCTATGATAGCGCCGGTATTAGTTACATATTGTTCCATCAGATAAAAACCCATAAACAGGCTGGTTGTGTGGCTGATCTAGAAGGAATAGTGACTAAGGAAAATAGTGTCACGGCACGAATTGGTATAGGTCATACACGCTGGGCAACTCATGGAAAACCATGTTCAAGAAATGCTCATCCTCATAATACTAAAGATAATCGTTTAAGTATTGTTCATAATGGTATTATTGAAAACTATTTAACTCTGAAAGAGGAACTTTTGCAGAAGGGTTATTATTTTAAGAGTGATACTGATAGTGAGGTATTTTTATACTTAATTTATGACTATTTAATTAAAGAGGCGAAAGATCTGTGCGAAGCTGTTAAACTAGCTTCTGAAAGAGTCACAGGGGCATATGCTATCGTTTTATTAGATAGTACAACTCCTGATACTTTGGTTTGTGCAAAGAAGGGAAGTCCATTGGTTGTGGGAGAAAAGGGAAATGAATTTTTTGTGGCCTCTGACGGAATTGCTATTCATGAGCATTGTGATCAAATTATAGTTTTAGAAGACAATACCATTTGTAAGATATCTAATAAAATAGAATTAATGAATATGGATGGTACTATTTTGTCTCCTTGTAATATACGAAAATTGCATTATCAACTATTCAATCTAGAGAAGGGTGAGTTTGATCACTTTATGTTAAAAGAAATATACGAACAACCACGTTGCATAGAAGATTGTACTAGTGGGCGAATTGATGGATATCGCATAGTTCTTGGGGGACTTTTAGGATACGAAGAAAGACTAGCCAATGCCAAACACATAACCATATTAGGTTGTGGAACTAGCTGGCACGCTGGATTATTAGCAAAGTATTATCTTGAAGAATTTTGTCATATTAAAGTTAGTGTGGAATATGCTAGTGAATTCAGATATCGTAAACCATTTATTATGCAGGATGATGTGATTATTGGGATTAGTCAAAGTGGGGAAACTGCTGATACTATAAGCGCTTTAGAATTAGCTAAAAGTAAGGGGGCTTTTGTAATTGGTATTTGTAATACTCCTAATTCTTCTATGGTTCATCTTACAGATTGTGGGGTATTTCTCAGAGCTGGTATGGAAATTGGTGTGGCTAGCACAAAAGCATTTACAACTCAGGTAGTATCATTATTAATGCTGAGTTTGTGGATAGAACAAAATAAAACTAATAGATCATTAGATATAGAATATCGAAAAGCTCTATTGAATGATTTGCGAGCATTGCCAGATATTATGAGAGAGTCTTTGAATGGAAATTATATTAATCAATTAGCCAAGCGTTTTGTCAAATCAAAGAATTGTTTATATTTAGGGCGTCAATATAATTTTCCTGTGGCTCTTGAAGGAGCGTTAAAATTAAAAGAAATTAGCTATGTTCATGCTGAGGGATATCCTGCGGCAGAAATGAAACATGGGCCTATAGCATTAATTGATAAGAATATGCCTGTGATTGTTATTTCTAACCATAAAAATTATTATGACAAAATTTATAGCAATATACAGGAGATCAAGGCAAGAGAAGGAAAGATTATTACTGTTGGGAATGACAAGTCATCAGTATCCGACTATGATATTATAGTTCCAAGAATTATTGATCCGCTATCTCCTTTAATATCTATTATGCCTTTGCAATTATTTGCATATTATAGTGCGGTATTAAGAGGATGCAATGTGGATAAACCACGTAATTTAGCCAAAAGCGTAACCGTAGAATGAAAGGAATCTCTATGAAGAATCTGTTATTAAGTTTAGTATTAGTGTTTTGTTGTAGCTCTGTTTATGGTCAGCAGGTTGTTGTGCCTGTTACTACTTATGTTCCTCAAACAGTTGTAACTCCAGTCTATAGTACGGTCTATCAACCGGTAACAACCTATTACTATTATAATCCTGTGGTAGCTGCTCCTTTATATGTTGCTCCTCCATATGTTAATTATGTTGTGCAGGAAAGAAGGTGCATTTTTGGTTGTCAGAGAACTTATGTAAATGTTATCCCAAATTATCCGATGTGGAACTATGGATATCAAAATATTAGAGCCTTCTGATAATATCTCTCAGTATTTAGAATGTGTGGCCTCGCTAAATAATAGCGGGGTCTCACTATCTAATGAGGAAAGTATTAAATTTGCTTTAGAGTCGAGACCAACCAATATTTTAACGTGGGTGGGTTTGGTAGAAGATAATATTGTGGCTACGGCCTCAACTATTATGGAATGTAAGTTAAGATATAATCAGTTGTGTTGTCATATTGAGGATGTGGGCGTTCATCCATCACAACGAGGAAAAGGATACGGAAAAGAAATTGTGGATCATTGTATTCGGGTGGCAAAAAGGAATAAGTGCTATAAGGTTAAGTTAAATTGTAATCCTAATCTTGTGGATTTTTATGGCAAAATTGGCTTTATTGACGGTGGAATGCATATGATTTTAAATCCGATTGACACCTGAAATTTTTCTGATAAATTGCGAGAAGTTCAGATTTATCATAACTTTTCGTAAGGACACGACCATGAACAAAAAAGTTCTAGGATTAGAGCAATTAGAGACTAGGGCCCTGTTATCTGTTTCTTCTAACGACCCTTTACTAAATAATCAGTGGGGGTTACAGAGTATATCATCCTTTGGATCATGGAGTCAATCAACCGGTTCTAAAAATGTAGTAGTCGCTGTTATAGATAGTGGAACAGATTTGACGCACCAGGATCTTAAAGATAATTTATGGATAAACCCTTTTGAAATAGCTGGTGACGGTATAGATAATGAAAATAATGGTTATATAGATGATATTTATGGGTGGAATTTTTCTAATAATACTAGCAACGTACAAGATAATTATGGACATGGCACTCATGTTGCTGGTATAATTGGTGCAGTAGGAGATAATTCGTTAGGTATTGCTGGAGTAAATTGGAAAGTTAGTATCATGAGTTTAAAATTCATGGATGACAGAGGAATCGGAGACACTGGTGGGGCAATTCGAGCAATGGAGTATGCTCTGATGATGAAAAATGTTTATGGGGTTAATGTGGTTGTGGCTAATGCTAGCTGGGGTGGGGGAACTGGCTTTAGTAATATGTTGTATGGAGAAATTCAAAAATTAAATGATAGTGGAATTGTGTTGACTGTTGCTGCTGGAAATAATGGTAGTAATAATGATATTACATTAAGATATCCTAGTTGCTATGATATAGATAATATTATTAGTGTCGGGGCTTTAAGTTATGATAAAGTAAATCTTGCAGGGTTTTCTAACTATGGTTCAACCACAGTAGATTTAGCTGCTCCGGGAAGTATGATATATTCTACGTTGCCATGGAATAGTTATGGATATTTAAGCGGAACTAGCATGGCTGCTCCATTTGTAACCGGAGCCGTAGCACTATTAAATAGCATCCAACCATTAAGTGTTGCAGAAGTTAAGGGTGTGATCTTTGGGGCGGTCGATAAATTACCGGAATTATTTGGAAAGGTGGCTACTGGTGGAAAACTAAATATAGAAGCGGCTGTTGACAGTCTCTTGGGAATACCATACGTTCATAATCAAGCTCCAATTGGTGGCATTAATTATCAAACATTAAAAATTGTTAGTGGATGGGTCAAAGATCCAGACGGTACTAATCCGCTTAATTTGCAGCTATGGATAGATGATACTCTGGTTACTTCAAAAATATCTGGGTCTGATGGAACTTTTATTTTTAATCTGGGAGGTCTGGTAGTAGGAGACCATGTTATAAATATAAAGGCTATGGACTCTCAGAGCGGGTCGTGGAGCACCATTGCTACGACAAAGGTTGTAATTCCTCCTCCTGTGGTTCGTGTAGGACTATTAACTACTAGTAGAATTGCAGGATGGGCGTATAGTGATAGAAGCGGAAGTTCTCCTGTAGTAGTAAGAATTCTTATAAACGATAGGCTCGTGGCTGGTCAGTGGGCCAATCAGTATCGACAAGCATTAAAGTATAGTTTAGGATCGGCGTATCATGGTTTTAATATAAGTTTGAATAGAATCTGGTTTCGTAGAGGAGACAATGTTATAAAGGTAGTGGTATTCGATCCAGTATCGAAACAAGCGTCTCTGGTTGGAGAGTATCGTATAAGGAAATAAGGGCAACCTTTAAGGTTTAGGTAGTACATATTCATATAATAGCCCCCTACTATGTTTGCACCACCGCCGCCTCGACACAAAAAACGCCGATATCCTTACTAAAACAGAAAAACCCCCCTAAGTTGTTGGGGCATAAGTACTTACGACGATTTTAATCCGCCCGATTGTTCGTAAGTGTTTGATAAATAAGGACTTAGGATAATTACAGAAAAATTTTTTTCTAAGGTATTGACACGAGAAAAGCCGATATGTATAATACGTTCAACACAAGAGGAGATGATAAAAATGGTTACCTTGAACACCCGAGACGAGTTGGTTGAGTTCCTGTACGGTGCGGATAGCACTTCTCCCGATACCTTGGTTGGGATTGCTCGCATCGGTGGCGAGTTGCTCGAAGAGGCTCTGAACGACGAGTACGGATATATTCAGTATTTTTTCCCGATGGGCGATGAGGGAGAGTTTATCGAGGTGAATGAGAACGGTGAGGTGGTTGCTGACGGACTGTACTACTGATCAGTATTGACACGCTAAAAAATCTTGATAGAATATACGTATAAGAAAGAGAGAAATAAAATGACGATTCAAGTGCAAAATACGGTTCGACGGTTGGTTGCTCGACACGGCTACTCGGCTACGTTTGTTCAGCATCTCGGAGAGGGTATTGTTCTGTACAGTATCGGCGGTATCATGTATCGTATTCGTGGTGATGGTACGATTCTCTAAACAAGCGTACAGTATTGACAGCCTAGAATAATCTTATAGAATACAATCACTAAGGAGAAAAGAACATGACCAAGCACAACAACAACCTGAGCAAGATTTTCGCTGCTATGACTGCTGGTAAGTATATTGGTGTGATCGACCCCAAGGGCAACGCTCACTGCGGGCTGGTGAATAGCATCATGAGAGAAGACGGAAGCGGAAAGAATTGGATTGTGACGATTAGTAATCGTTGTGTGAATGAAAAAGTTTTTATCTACGCTTGCTAAGGGCTTGATTGTTCAGAATCCATAGTGTAGAATACCGAAAAAGGAGTTGCTCATGATTAGGCTGATTATCGACCTGTGTTTTGCTTCCACCATCACTATGCTGTTGTTCTATGTGTTTAGGCAGATCGAAATAATCTATAATGACCACATGTGACCTAAGTGGTGATCTGATAAAGACTTACGACTAGCGGGGCGGCTCGGATTCGACGTAAGTACTTATGAGATATAGGGTTATGACGATATAGCAATTGGTGTGCCAAACATACTCAAAATACAGAAAAATTTTGTCAAAATTTCTTGACATAAAAATCTAGATTTTTCTCTTGCAAACTCAAGTAGGGGCTGGTATAATGTCGATATAAGAAGTAAGAGAGAAAGAGAGAGAAGAAAATGAGAAAGCCTCCTAAGACTTCGACGATCAAGGGTAAGATCAACGCCTACGCCTACAAGTGTGGCTTCACGTTCCACCCCCAAACGGATGGGACGTATGCCCTGTTCGACATTCACATGGGATACTACGTTTGCCGTGGTTCTCATGATCGGGTTGTGCAGTTCGTGGTAGATGAGTTGTGGGCTAAGTATCATCGGCTTACCAATGCCTACACGACTTGACAGCCAAGCGTGGATACGGTAGGATACAACCACAGAAAGAGAGAACAGATGAATACCAGCTATTTTCAGCCATCATTCGACACTATGCAAACCAGCACGATTCAGTTGACTCTGCGTGAGGCACAGCTTCAACTCCCCCATGCGAAGGGTGCTCTAAAAGAGGTGCTATGCGAGGTGATTCGGGCTGCTGCTACTGAACTGCGGTTCAGGTATCGGGAGAGCATCCGCTCTATAACGTAAAACCTTAGCCCATAAAGACTTACGAAAAGCGGGGCGCGCCGCGTTTGACGTAAGTGCTTATCTGACAACCACTTATGGCTTGTATAAAAATCTTTTTAAGGTATTGACAGGAATATGCCGATAAGTATAATAGACACAACACAAGAGGAAAGGAAAACCATGGAAAACGTCATTCGGGTCTACTTCACTTCGGATTGCTGCGGCTGTGAGATGACCTTCGCCCAAGTGGATTATGGTATTTGCCCGAAGTGCTGCGAACACTGCGAAGTGATTGGAGAAGAAGTTGTCGAAGATTGTGGAGAGTATTGACAGGACCAGCGAGAGACGATATACTAGACTCTCCAAAGAGGAAAAAGAAATGACTTTTGTGGATTTGGCTCTACTGTGTGCATGTGCAGGACTCACCTATATTCTGCATGAAGTTTTTTGTGCGATGGGCGAGATGTATCGTGAATGGCTGGAAAACCTTTTTAACTGAAAGAAAAAATGACACACGCAGAAGCAACGAAGATGGTTTTGGGTAAGCGTAATCGTGGACAACGAAAGGTTGGCAACAACACCTATGCCTACATTCAAGCAGATGGTAGCGTTGCAATCGAGTTGCACGGTACGAATGTTGTAGTAATCTATCCCGATGATACTGTGATGCTGAATAGTGGTGGATGGCGTACACACACCACGAAGAAGCGTATCAACCAGTATTCACCCGTACAGGTATACCAGAAGAACTATGAGTGGTACCTGAACGATGGTACACCGTTTGAAGACCGTATGGTTGTGGGTTGACATAAAGCCTTGTCCGTAAAGAACTTACGGCGAGGCCGGCCGCTCCGATTTGACGTAACTACTTACACACCAACACTTTAAGTCTAAAAAAATTTCTTCAGTTTTCACTGTTGACAAGTCGATAATAGATGTATAGAATACAGGCAACAAGAAAGAAAGGCTAGAATGTACGAGATTGGTGACAAGGTTCGGCTTGGTGGAATCACTGGAAAGATTGTTGATTGGTACTTCGACGAGGGTGATGTATGGGTGGTCGATCTGGCCGGTGTGCAATGCGAGTGCAGCACAACCGAACTGCAAAAAGGCTATATGCCCCATGAGTGGGAAGTGGCTTGTGGGGCTTGACAACATTGAAACCATCTACTAGAATCGTACTAAGAAAGAGAGAAAAAGATGTTGAAGAAGTTTGTGGATGCTAAGGCTAGGATTTGGGGTAGTGAGGCTCATGCCTGTACGATTGTGTTTGAAGTAGGAAAGGGTAAGTTTTATGCTGAGTGTGACTCAACCCTTGACCGTAGGCTCTTGAAAGATAAGAACTATGAAGAAGTTCTGAACGATATGTTCTACGATTATTGTTGTGAAAACGCTTCTTGGATGGGCGTATCCTAAACCGAAAGGGGAAACATGAGTGAAGCAGAGGTGGAGATGTGGGCAACCTTGGCAATATGGTTTATTGGGGCTTGGTTTGTTGGCTCTACGGTTGGTTGGTGGATTTTCTTGCAAACATTTAGGCTTGTTGACAACTATCTTCAAGATAGGTATTTTGCGAAAATGGGGTGGAAAAAAATGAAAGACGATAGTGGGAAAACTTGGTATGTAGGACGCGAAAACTAATCGTAACTGCTTGCCGCATATAGACTTACAACGAGGAGGGCGGGCAAATTTTGACGTAAGTGCTTAAGCCACAAGAACTTATGACGCACTAGCAAATAGTATGCCAAATGCTCAAAAAGCAGGCAAAAGTTTTGTCAAAAAATCTTGACACAAAAATTTCTAGATTTCTCTTGCAACCTCAAGAATCCATGGTATAATGTCGATATAAGAGAAAGAAAGAGAGAGAAAAGATGGAAAAGGTCACTAGCGTCAACAGTTTCATCGCTTCCCTGCCGAAGATTCGCAAGCGTCGAATCTGGAGCGTCATCATCGACGGTAAGGTGGTTCAGGGTGTTTCGGCTACCGACAATCGGAAGGAAACCGCCGAAGCGTACATCGCAAGCAAGTACCCTGGACAAGTGTTCACCCTGAAGTTCTCCCACTGGAAGATTTGAGGGCTTGACAAGCGGTAGACAGGTTGCTAGAATCCACACACAAGAAAGAGAGACAAAGATGAAAACGAAGTTTGCCATTATTGAGAACGCCAAGCGTCAGGCCCGTATGGTTTTCAAGGGTATCGCGATTCCCATGCTGGTAGAGATTCCCGATGATCGAATCACCGAAGATACCGACTACGTTTACGGAGTTGCAGACCAGAAGCGGTATGTGGTTTCTGAAAAGGTTTTGAAGTTCAATCGGAAAGCACTGCGTCGGCTCGGCAAAATTCGTGTCGAGAAGGCCGATCCTCGGCTTATTGGTGGAGACGATACCATGATCGTGAAGGTTGGCAAGCCGGGCAGCAAAGAGCGTGTGGAAGCGTTGAAGGCTCAGTACGAAGCCATTACGGCATATGGCGAAGAAATCAGCCCATTTGCATGGAAGGACGAAAACTAAAAATGTTTACTGCTGAACACACCCCTCGATACGGGGATACTGTGATGCTGGACGGTCAAAAGGTTGTGGTGAAATGTTTCATGGGTGTCTTGGCCGATGAGATTTATGGTACAAAAGATGCTTGGGCATCAGTACAGTATGATGACGGTAGGACTGTCCACTGTTCCCTATACGATCTGCAACCCTGTAAATAGAAAGACTATAAAATGTTCAGTGCCTTAATGTTCATCATCGGATATGTCGGTTTTGCCTATTGTGTAATCAGTCCGTTCTACAATAACAAAAATTGACGCAAACCCTTGCGACGTAAAGACTTACGATGCAGGGGCGCGCCCCGGCTGGTCGTAAGTTGTTGCAGGATAGGGATTTAGGTGAAATTATTTGTGCTAAAGATGTTAGCGGGAATTAGCCGATAATATACATAGAAAGGAACCTTTTATGTTCTCTATGATATTTCTGGCTGGGTTGTTCGGTTATGGTCTGGGATTTGAGGGAGTCGAAAAAGGGAAAGTCTATATTGGTGTGTATACCCCTCGTTGTGAGTATGGATGGGTGGTCAGTGAAAAAGAGATTTATTTGGACACAATTTTTGAGAAGCGTATTGACAAGTAGGACGGCCGAGTGTAGACTAGATTAGAGAAAGGAAGACCATGACACGCGAAACCATCAACTATCAGATCATAAGCCTGCGATACGATATCGACAATTATCGACAGGCTAGGATGTTCGGCAAGGTGGCTGAATTGAGGCTGGAAATTGCGAGGTTGGAGGCTGTTCTTAGACTCATGAAATAAGGGCTTGACAATGACACACTTTCCGCATATGATGGCTTTTGTTCTCACCACCCCAAAGGAAAACAGTATGCTGGATTTCGACGCAGTAAACCGGATCCTTGACGAGATGGCAGAGCAGGGTATTCTTGAGCCGATGGTTGAGCCGATTGATGATCCTAGTGTCCAAGTCGATTTTTACGATTGGGCTGAGGTGGTGGGGATTAGTGACCAGATCGAACCGGACGTAGAGTTTACGGTTTGACGCAAAGCCTTGCCGCATAAGCACTTGCGGTGAGGCCGGCCGGCCCCGCGAAACGTAAGTCCTTATGTCTCAACAGTTTACGTCAACAAAAAATTTTTAGATTTTCTCTTGACAGGCTAAAGTTGAGATGCTAGACTTGACGATATAAGAAGTAGAGAAAGTGAGAGTGAAAGATGAGTCGATACGACCAATGGAATGACGAAGATTCTGATGATGGATATGATGCTGCGCGAGAAGCATATGATCTGGGATATGGCCCTCCTGTGAATGATCGTCAGCGTCGTGAAGAAGAGGAACTCCGAGAAGAATATCGCCGAAACGGCTGGTAGGGCTTGACAGCCTAAAGTTTTTCTGGTAGACTGCCGATACAAGAAAGAGAGGAAGATGATGAGTCACCCTGACCCCCTGTTCGATCCCGATAACGCTTATGAGGACGATGACATGGCCTACGTTGGCGACGAAGAAGATTCTAACTATGACGATTACAACGACTTTTACGACGAGGATGATAATAGTGGAGAGGTGGACTGGGTTGATGAGGATATTAATGATGATATGGACGGAGATCACGAGTCCGGCCTTGCGTCATGCGGTTGGGGAACAGATGAGGATTACGGCTACTACGGAGATGACCGAGAGGATTTCCATGCCGATGATGCAATCGGTTATGTTGATTACAACGAAGATGGCCCCTACTACGATTGAACCCAAGGAGAGCACAGTATGAACACGCATCGCTTCTATGATATTCTCGTAGAGAATGATAATGGTGATGAGATTGCCGTTGATCGTGAGTTTCTGTTAGAGTTGCCAGAACATGATATGAGTACAGCAGTTGAAAGGCAGGAGTTTCTCGGTATCATGTTCGATACTGTTGTGGCTGCTAGTGGACTGAATGTATGTTCATTCAAGAGCGAGCCTGTACGCTTGAATACTGTTGGAGATTTCTGATCGTAAACCCTTGCTGCTACAGCACTTGTGGCAAGCGGGGCCGCTCGGATTAGTTCTAAGTCTTTTGCTGCCAATGACTTATGACAAAAAAATTCTTACAGGTTGTGCTTGACTTTGGTCGATAATATGGTAGAGTAAAGAACATGAGCAAACGCAAGAAAAACATGGTGTTGGTATTGAACGTGCGTCAAGTATGGGAAATAGGCAAAGGTCACAACCCCCACCTTGGAGGTAGTGGTAAGCACGATAACCGTCCCAAGCGTCTTCGGACTCGCGGGGCGAACAATCGAAAGGCAATAGGAGATGGCTGGTAGTCTCTGCTAATCCTTCGGATTCGGCTACAATGGCTTGTAGTCAGCACTTGACAGAATAATCTTTCTAAAGTAGAATGGTGCAAGCATGAGTTTCAGTGAGAAAATCTTGTTTCTGGCGAGTTTTTTGGGCGGTTGTGTGGCAACCTATCTTATAAACTAAAAGGAAAAGAGCCATGGATGGTTATGTGATTTTCGGTTTGGGTATGGCTGCTGGGATTCTGGTATCCTATTTGATGAGCGATCTTGTATTTGAACATAAGGAGTTTGGAGATGAAGGTGAATGTGATAATTACTGATACGCTGGGTGGTGAAGCTAATTATGGTTGGGTTAACCGATATGGATTTGATCTACCCAATGAAGCCTCACAGCGTACTATTACATATTACGCGAAGAAAGCTGTTGGTATGACAAACGTAAAGGCTGACACCTATGACTATGGTGAGAGCCTAACCATCAAGCCTCGTGGATATAATCAGGTTATTTTTGTGGATTTTGAGTGAACGCAAAGCCTTATCCCTAAAGCACTTAGGGTGAGGCGGAGCGGCCCGATTTGTCGTAAGTTCTTATCTGCCATAGGTTTAGAACAAAAAATAATTTTTTCACTAAATCTATTGACAATAGCCGATACTCTTGTAGAATAGCCATAACTACAGGAGAATAATGATGTTCACGATGCGTGACTTTCATAAGATCAAGAACGGAATCAAGTGTTTGGAGCCGGAAACCTATTTTTGCCCCAAACTGAACAAGTTAGCGTATACTCTTTCTCGTCTTGACCCGTATGCTATTGGTCAATGCGGCGAGAAACTGATGGCTCGTCGGCTGCGTCAAAACGGATATGATGTCAAGAGGCATGGTGGTACGAAATCTTTTGACATTCTTTTGAACGACAACATTCGTTGCGAAGTCAAGACTGCTAAGATGTTTCCCAAACACACCAAGAAAGGCTCCAAGAGCATTTGCGTTTTCAGTGGTGTCAAGCCTGAATGTTTCGATATTTTGTTCATGATTTTTATTACTCCTAATGGACTAGTGACAAAATGGAGTGAGCAAAAGCATGTCAAGAAGTATACGCAAAATCTGACTCGACAAGATAGCGGGTATTATCTCTATTTTGATGCGACTTGTGATAATGCCAATATGGCATACAACGACGACATTCGAGATTTTTTCAAGTTCTACCCAAATTCTCTAAAGAAGGTAGGTACTGTTGGTCGATAATAGATATAGAACAAGAGGACAAGCCTTACGCAACTGAACGGGATAGATTTCTAAAGTTTCCGCTTGACAAATGACGATAATAGATGTAGAATGGTTGGAGTTGTGGTTCTAGTTTTTCTAACGAAAGGGTTGATATGAGCGATTTGACGTTTGTGATTGGTGGTATTGTTGTTGTTGCTACTGCTGTGATTGCATTCCTGACGTATTCTGTGTACGGTGGTGTGCATGGATCACTGAGTACAGCAAAGGTTGGCGAAGTGTATAACTTTGTTTATGAACAGCCCGCAAAGGGCGATCCTGAGCGTTATCTTGCTAAGGTTCTGGATGTTCATACTCTGGACAGTGCAAGTATCCGAAGACTGAATACCCGTAGTGCGTATCGTCGTAATGATCCGCAGTTTGTGCGTACCAGTCATCTTGTTACTTGCAAGATGCCGAATGGCAGTGTTCGTAACTTCTACGCAGAGCGTACTACCAACTGTCGTAGACCTTTGCTGGCTGGTGCTTTGTTCAAGAGCGGTTTGGCCGCGATGATGTTCTAGTATCAAATGTCGAGCCAAGCCCTAAGGTGTTGCTATTGCAGCACTTAGGGTAAGGCCGCGCCGCCCCGCATGACGTAAGTCCTTATCCGACAAGGGTTTAGATAGCGAAACTTTTTCTAAGGTTTTTCCTCTTGACAAGCCGATAATACATGATAGAATCGGTGAACACAAGGAGAAAAAAGATGTTGACTCGATATGCTATGACTGATGCGGTTGACCGAAATGTTGTCGGTGACGATGTGGTGTTTAGCGGTATCAGTGTGGGTGGTCGTCCGTTTAGCATTACCACAAAACTGAGTGATGCTAACGAATGGCTGAATGGCGGTTTGATTCAAAACTGCTTCCCGTATCTCAATGCCGATGATCGTGAGATTCTCATGACCGGTATTGACGCAGAAACGTGGGATGAGATGTTTGGGGGCGTGGAGGAAGATGAATGACAATGTATACTTGGGCCGTGGTCAAAGACTGTCGGCTGGTTGGATATGTCAAAGCGTTTAGCGAATGGGACGCTATACGTATGGCTAACATGAAGTATGGCGATAGATTGTTTGTAGAACGAGTGTATATTGGGGATTGGATCGCTGACGCTAAAGAGGTAAAAAATGAGCCTGTCTGAAGAAGAAAAGAGTCTGATTGCGGATCATGTCGCTGCTTTTGCTATGAGAATGATTCTTTCTATTGGCAAAACAGAGCAAGAGATTCATGCTGACTTGGATGACTTTCATCAGTTTTTCTGCAAGGCTTTGGAAGCAGCCAAGCGTGATGCTCGCTATGAAGCATTGACCACAACCCTAAACTGAAAGGTTTATATGCCTAACTGGTGCATGAACAAGTTGACGGTTTCCCATCCTAATAAGGATATGGTTGATAGGTTTGAGAAAGCCTACAATCTAGGTAAGGCTTGTAGTGAGTTTTTGCCGTTGCCGGAGGGCGAAGATTGGTATAACTGGCAAATCAACAACTGGGGAACCAAGTGGGATATTGGGGCCGATGTTGGCACAGAAAAAGAGGAACGATATGGTTTGAAAGCCACTAGGGTTGATAACGAGGTTTGTTGCTCTTTTGATAGTGCCTGGAGTCCTCCTGTCGGTTTATATGAGAAACTTGTAGAATTAGGATATAATGTACGAGCAACCTATTGGGAACCGGGGATGGCTTTCTGTGGTATATGGGATAATGGTGCTGATAACTACTGCGACTACAATAGTAAGGATATGATTCCTGTAGCATTGTGGAACGAGTATGATATGCAGGAGTTTTTCAAAGACGATGAGGAAGTAAACGCCTAGATCGTCCCTTCGCCCTAAGTGCTTTGCCCAAGGGTACTTAGGACGAGGGTGGCCCGCCGAGTTTGTCGTAAGTGCTTGTGTATCATAGGGTTACATCAATACAAAAAATTTTTGGAATTCCTACAGATGGCTCTTGACAAGTGACGATAATAGATGTAGAATGATTGAGTAAGACAAAACAAACTTTCGTAGGTCCATGCGACGGGACTAGATTAGGATAAGCCATTACGATAAACCCCGCATGTCTCGGCAGAGATGGGGTTGACAACGGGCTTATACGTTGTATAGTAATGCTAATCTATGGGGGATGGCGTCCTCATTACGACCAATATAATGCGTGAGTCTAGCGACTAGATTGGGATAACCTGTACGATAAACCTACGGTCTGTTATGCAGCGTGGGGTTGCCTAACGGGGTTATACGTTAGGATAGTATACCAATCTACTAAGGTGCGAATCCTTGGTCACGCTCCAATACAATCCGGTATTATCCTTCATCGGGTAATAGAGTGAATTAACACTGCAACAATGCGCTTGCATTTTATCTTTCATCGGGTAGAATCACTGAAACAACAGCCGGATACCAAACAACCAGTAACCGTTCCAAGAGCCAGACCAAATAGGGTTATATGCGCAATACCACCTTATTTGCAGGGAGGATTTCCGTGGACGGTTTCCACCAGTGTTTACCTTGCTCCAAGGGTTCATAATATCGGAGTATTGGTGGGTTATAGAATCGGGGCGTAAAAGATTCGCTGGTTACAAACAGGGGTCGGATAGAAACCACCAAATGACGGTCTGTGGTTGGTTAATGCGTGATACCGGACATTAATCGTAAAACTATCGCTGGATATAACTCAAATGGCAGAGTTCCACTCAGAGATGAGAGGAGTTACAGGTTCGAATCCTGTTATCTGGTAAGTCGATCCATTAACAGCCGGTATTTTAATACTCTTGACAGATAGAAAATAGATGGTAGAATGCTGGAAAAGGAGAGATCATGACCATTGCAGAGTTTATTGAGCAGTTGAAGAACTATCCGTCCGATATGCGGGTTCTTACGCTTGGATATGAGGGTGGATATAATGATGTCGGATTGAAGACTGACGAGATTGTTTTCAATGTGAACGATAAGGATAGGTGGTATTATGGTCCTCATGAGTCTGTGAGCCATATGGATGGAGATAAGGGTGAGAAGTGCTTGATTATTGGGAGGGGAAAATGAAAGGTTACGCTATTATCTGTGAGTATGGGGCTGGTTGTATCCATGAAGAAACCCAGATGGTCTGTAAAACCAGAAAGATTGCCGAAGCATGGTTTGATGCTATGGACAATACGCTAAGACCGGTTAGAATAGAAGAGATTGAGATAGAGACTAAGTTGCCTAGTAAGCCTAAGAAGAAGAAAAAGAAGAAAGTAAAATGAATTGGCATTATGGCGATCCTATTATAGATGATGAGTATCTGTGTTGCGTTGCTGGATATGATTGTCCTATGGTTCTTATGTGGGATAAGGATAGGGGTGGATGGGGGCAGTGGACGCATGGTGAATTTGACGATGGTTTGCCAGAATGGACGCCCTTTGTTAATGAGGGAACCATGAAGATTGACAGTCATGGCGTCGTATGCTATACTAGTTTTGGTGAGATTCCTATGCCGGAGAATTGGTAATGAAAACTACAACGATTGAACTGACCAAAACCGAACTGAACTATCTGTATAATCTGGTATGTGAGAATATGGAACGCGGAGAGTATTGGGGCAATCAGAAACAGTTTATGAAGATGCAGGAGAATGTATTTAATAAGCTGATGGATGGAAATACTGAGGAGACTTCCTGATGGAATGGATTAGTTTCTTTGAGAAGCAACCAGAGCACGGGCAGGGTATCTGGTACTATGGTGAGCATATTGGCGTGTGGGCTGGAGAGTATTCTTATTCTGAGAATGATCCGTTCAGTCCACATCTGATTTTTTGTCATGAATCTCCCGGCTTGGTTGACCGAATGGATGCTCCGTGGTGGATGCCAGATGATGGTGTGATGAGCAGACCGATTAAGCCTGCAAAAGACTACCCAGAGGATTATCCTAATGGCTAAAAACTTTAGAGACTTAAATACTGTGGAAGCTTGTGATATGAATCGTGAGCAAGCCATTATCTATGTTCTGAATTTTCTTAACTCTCGTATGAGTGCAATGAGTAATGCTCAGAGAAACAAGGTTAAAGAATTGATTGGGCTGCATGAGATATCAGCTCCTGAACTTGTGAACAAGTATATAGAATTGGTGCGAGACAATGCTTAAAACACTTAGCGATATTTGTCCGTGTGGCAAATGTGATGTTCTAGTATACAAATATGACCATGACTATGGTATTATATGGCACTTCTGTGCAAACTGCCATTGGTGGTATGTTGCTAACTAGTGATCACATAAAGACTTAGGACAAGTTCGGCGGGCCGAAATCGTCGTAAGTGCTTATAGTTCAACACTTTGCGATTTTCTAAAGACTTCTCTTGACTCTTGCCGATAATAGATGTATACTAAGGCAGACGATAGATGAGGGCCGCTGGCAGAATGATATCAAAGAAGCCACGGTTAAATGCAAAGCCGAGTATGGCATAACCCAATCTATCTGTCTTGTCTAATCCTTCGGATTCGGATAGGGTGGATGTAGTCAGCCAGTGTATAGGGTCTATTGACAACAACTGAACGATAGAGTATAGTATAAGTATGAAACAGAAACCTTTGTATGGAGAAGTGAGATTTCATTTGGGTGGTGGATCCCACTATATGCACTGGCAAATTAAAGTTAAGCAGGGAGGAAAGACTGTTGAGGTTTGCTATTATGATCCTGCTGAATATCAGTTGGAGATGAGGGGTTGTAAGTTGTGGAATAGGCCGAATAAGGCTAAACAGGTATTTGAGGCTGGTGTGCATGATGTGAGTGGATGGGTAAGGTGTGATGAGGTGATGTTGCGTAAGGACTTTTACCCGATTTTGCCTATTGACAATCTGGAAAAGTTGTTCTATAATCCACTTCGTGATCCGCACTGGCGACGAGAAAGTGACAACAACGAGTTTATTTGGGACAATAGTGAATATGATACCTTGATTACTCATGGCAAACAGGTATATGTTCTAGAAGAACGCAACGGAAATTTTGACGGCATTTACGAGATAGACCCTAAGTATACAGAAAGTTTTGGAATATGATCAAGATTGATTTGAGTGTGCGTGAGGCCCTGAACCTTGTATCCAACGGCTGCAATCTGGACATGTACGAGAAGATCGTGTGTGCCTTGGAGATGGCGCTGGGTGTGAATCAGCGTCGTATGGTGACAATCACCGGAGGTATGAGTACAAACAACCGTATTCACTGTATCAAGGCTATCCGACTGCACACCGGATGGGGTCTGAAAGAAGCCAAGGATTGGACGGATGTGATTGTTGGTCACTACGACCAGTTCGGTAAGTGGCGTGATAGTGGCACCAATCGAAATACGATGACTCTGAAAACGCCGGAAGCGGCAGAGGCACTGCTGCGTGATCTGACCACTTTGGGTTGTGAGGGTTATCTTTCATGACCTAAAGCCTTGTCCCTAAAGAACTTAGGACTAGGCAGGCGGGCCGGGTTCGACGTAAGTCCTTACGGCTAAACGACTTAGGACAAAAGAAAAAATTTTTGAGTAACTCCTCAAGTTCGGCCTTGACAATGCCGATAATATACTGTAGAATGATGGAACACGAAGCAAGTGGCTGCCACGATGCCAACGAAAGAAACCTTCATGGCAGACTTGACAAGTGGCTATCAGTAGCGTATACTGGTAGTATGTGATTGGTAACTGTAACACTTTTGGAAAGGTTGATTACTATGAAGAAGTTTTCTTTTGCGGTTGATATTGTTGCGGACGAACTGGATCGTGACAGTGTTGTTGATTCGATTCGTGAGTGCCTGAGTGGTTCGCTGTCCAGCGACATTCACGCTAATGTCAAGGCTGGTGAGGTCAAGGCGTTTAGCGAGCAAGGTTATAAGGTGTGGCGTGCCCGCGTCACTGGCGTAACTGCCGAACAGGCTGGTGACGCTCACGATGGCAAGGTTGCCAAGGAGGAGGCAATCGCCTAACATCAACAAACTGGACTATGCCAGTATAAATAGATTTTAGGCATAGTGCGGCGGGATAACTCCCGCGTAATGATAGTCCGTTGCAAGACTTAAAGGTGCAACCTAGAAGAGCCTAACCAGCCAATAATAGGATGGTGACCTTGAAGTTATTGGGCTTCTAGAGTATATTACTTATGGAGATGGTAGCCGATAACACCATAAAACCGCAAATGCCTCCGTGGGACGCCACGGGGGCTTGCGGCGTTGAGTGGGTTATGTTATAATAGCAATGCGGCCCCATAGTTAAACGGATATAACACGGGATTTCTAATCCTGTATTAGAGGTTCGATTCCTCTTGGGGCTATTATGAAAAACGATGCTGAAACTACTGAGCAGTTTTTAAAACTGTGTGAAGTACTCCTAAGTTCTTTAAGGGTAAAGACTTAGAACAAATTCGGGCGGCCGGGTTCGTCGTAAGTGCTGACCCCATAAGACTTTACGACAAATCTTTTTCTCTCTAAAGTTTTCCTCTTGACTGTGCCGATAATCTAGTGTAGAATCGAGAGACACGCTAGGAGAAAACCATGAAAACGGCAGATGGTAACGATAAGTTGGGCAAGGGTTGTGTTGTTGTTTCTCGTCCTGTTGGGGACACTTGTCCTCCTGATTGTGATTATCTTGACAACGGTTGCTATGCAGAGCAAACTGAGAAGCAGTATAAGAACGCTCGTACTGCTGGTTTTGCTAATGTCGTGACCGAGAAGAATAAAATCCGTGCTATGATTCTGGACGCAAAGCGTCGTGAGAAGTCTATTCGGTGGCATGAGCGTGGCGATTGGTTTCTCAATGGTGAACTTGACCTAGACTATGTTGCCAACGTGACATGGGCTTGTGAGAGTATCCTGGCCGATGGCGATACGCTGCCCGATATGTGGTTCTATACTCATATCTACGATTCCCGGCTTGTGAGTCTGCAAAAGTATATGAATGTATACGCTAGTGTGCATGATGATAACGACATGGGCGAAGCACTGGCCCAAGGTTTCAAACTGTTCGCATGGTGTGATAGCGATATGAAGGTTGCACCTAAGCGTCCGAAAAACAAGGCAAAGGCCGACGCATGGCGGAAAGCGTTGCCGAAACTGGTTGTTCTCAATGCGACTAAGTTTGTGGTTTGTCCAGAAATCCGTCGCGGTCGCTCGGTTATCACTTGCACCGGAACTAAAGATAGTATATCATGCGATATGTGCGTCAAGGGTCTGGCTAACGTATTGTTTCCTGCACACTAAGGATAAAATATGAAAAGTTATGCTTGGGAATATCTCGACCTTAGAGAAGTTTGTGACTATAACGAGTTGGACTATGGTAGTGTGATGGAAGCCATTTCTAATAGTGATATTAGTTTTGGTACCAATACAGACACTCTTATTAGTCAGGAAACGCTACAGTCTATACTTGACGATAATGATTTTGATATTATTGTAGAGTTTGGAAAGTACGATAATACTGTTGTGATTAGCCTTGGGAGTTGATAATGCCTAGTTCTTATGTTGGATTGTATGATGATGCAGGAAGTAGGAATACTTTCTTTAGGATTGTTGGGAATAAGAGGCTTGGTTTTAAATGTTTTCAGGATAAAGACAACGCTGACTTTGCCCATCGTATTCAGAGTGGGTTGGCCGATATGGCTATGGCTCCAAAAGTTTATGGGGATGTTGGACGTATACGTTACGCGGGAGAGTTGACGGAGTGGGGTTATCTCACTGAGGTTGCGAAGCCTATGGCCGAATGTTATGATGAAGAATATTGTGACGGAGAATGTTTTGATAGTGAATGTTCTAACTCAATCAATATTCAATCTGTTGTATGGACGCTAGAAAAGTATCATGGATTATCTTATGTAGATGCTCATCGTGCTAACTTTGGATGGATCAAACGCAAAAGCGGCAATATACTTGTTCCAATAGATTTTGGCGTTGAAAGTTTCGGTTTTGTTGATGAAGAAATATGGGGAGCAATTGATTGGGATTGTTTGACTGAACATAGTTGTAACTGTACCGCTTGCAGATATGAGAGTATATAATGGCTAAATACTATATTAAGTGTGGCACTTTAGAGTTGATTTATTCCACAGGTAAAAAGCCGTTCGGTGCGGCAGTAGATGCTTTGTGGGAAACAAATCAGTTCGATGTACTGGATGAATATTTCTATGTAGATGAAAGAGGATTCAAGGATTATGCTACAGCGCTACCCGATACGAAAGTCTATAAAAGTACGAAGGTGATACAAAAAGCTGGCTGGACTATGGAGAAATAACTATGTGGGTTATAGTTGACGATAAAAAGATTAGACACTTGTGGGAATGTCCATCGTGCGATAATCATGCGTATGTAGAACCTTGGTATTATTCTGAAATGGGAGAACCAGTGTGTACGGATTGCGATGACATTATGGAATACATACGGACTGAGCAAGACCTTTGACACAAGTCCTTGACCCTAAAGCACTTAGGGCAAGGGCGGCCGGCCGGATTCGTCATAAGTGCTTATCTCGCAACACTTTAGAGCAAATCAAAAATCTTCTCAAGTCCTGGCTGGACGATTGCCGATAAATATGGTATGATGACACGAAGAACAGCAAGAAGGGGCGAAAGAATGATCCAGTGGCTCGGGGTTTTGATTGCTATTTTTGGTTTGGCTTATAATGGTGTAAAAGACTATCAGAAAGGCGATATCAAGTTACCCAAACTTCCTCAAAAGCAGGTCTTGACAAAGCCGGTTTATCCGATACAATACTGTTTGATGGCTTACGATCCTAATATCGACAAGGTTTTCTATCTGCACGAAAATGGACAATGGCATGACTATGCACCACAACAACGACGATACTCGACAACCCCGACGCACAATCAAAATCAAAGTCAAGCCTCAATGGCAACTGCCTACGGGACACAGAGAGGATCGGGTCAACACTACATACGATAGTCGCTCCAAACGTCGCCGTACTAGAAACGATATTGACAGGGAGTGGCGACAAGAGTATGATATCTAAGATTGCCGATGTAGCACAACGGTAGTGCAATTGATTTGTAATCAATAGGTTGAAGGTTCAAATCCTTTCGTCGGCTCTCCGGGATGGTGAAACGGTATCACAGAGGACTTTGGATCCTTTATTCTACGTTCAAATCGTAGTCCCGGAATTATTGGCGAGTAGCACAACGGTAGTGCAAGCGGCTGTTAACCGCTAGGTTACAGGTTCGAATCCTGTCTCGCCAGTTGGAATCTTGGCCGAGTGGTTTAAGGCAGCGGTTTACTAAACCGCCGAGGGTTAAAATCCTCCGGGGGTTCGAATCCCTCAGATTCCGCTAAAGTTTCCCTTGACAAAGGTCGATATACAGAGTAGAATACAAAACACGGGGCGTAAGGTAAGCCGGTAGCATCCGCGACTCTTATAAGGTCGTCATAGGTACGTTCGACTCGTACACGCCCTACTTCTAATGCTTCGGAGGCTGACGTTGAGTTGCGAGGCTGGCCCCATAGTATAATGGTTCGTATATCGGGCTTTCATCCCGAAGATCGGAGTTCGATTCTCCGTGGGGTCACTTGACAAAAACAAATCATAAGATATAATGTTTAAACGGGCCTTTGGCGCAATTGGCAGCGCAGTAGACTTTTAATCTATTGGTTCTGGGTTCGAGTCCCAGAAGGCCCACTTGACAAAAGCGGCTGATTGGTGTATGATGGTATCAAAGGAGAGTTGATTATGAGAGAGAATGATTACGAATACGATTACCACAATCTAGCCGAAGATGCTGATTATATTGAAGATGAAATCTACTATGACGATGGAACCGATGAAGCATGGATGACTGACGCTGATGATGACGAGAGTCAACCATACAATACAGAGTTCCAGAGTTACTACTCTGACATTGACGAACTTGACGATTGATCTTCTCTCGGACGGATGCAACTTGGTGGGACAAGTTATTATCATCTCTTTATTCCTTTCTTTCTAGTACGTTCGAATCGTACCATCCGTTTTTATGAATCTTATGAATCAATCTATAGAAGATGTTCGTCGCACTGATGATGGCAAGATTATTCAGGGTGCTAGTCATACGTGTCGAGTTTTGAACCACAAGAACCGGAATAAGATTATTATCAAAGCAGTTTGTGATTTGCGACCAATCGCTAATACATTTGATAGTATTGCTTGCTGTGGTGTAAGCGGACTGATGGTGGTTCCTCAGATAGCAGAACTGCTAAATAAAAATATTGTAGTTATTCGTAAGCCAGACGAAAAACGATACAGCGATTTTTATATTGAAGGAGTTTCTCCTTTTAGATATATTGTAGTAGATGATCTTATTTGTTCTGGGGATACTTTCAAATGGATTCGTCAAGCTATATACGAAGATAATCCCAAAGCAATATGTAATGGATTGTATTGCTATATTCCAGATGAATGTGCGTACACTACAGAAACAGCCAAAATGTTTCAACAACGCTACAAGACCCCATTCCTAAATCCAAGTCCGCCAAGGACTTAGGATCAGGCGGGGCGCCCCGGCTGAACGTAAGTGCTTACGCCACAACGACTTACGACAATCACAAAATTTTCTCAAGACACCCCCTTGACAATGCCGATAATAGATGGTAGAATCGAAGGACGTAACGAAGGTTCAGTAACACGAAAGGGATAGATATGCCTGCTGCTGTTGAAAAGATGATGTTTGTTGGTGCGACCCCGTGGCACGGTCTGGGGAACCAGTTGGATGAGGCTCCCACTGTTTCGGAGGCGATTACCGCCGCTGGTCTGGATTGGGAAGTTGGTCTGAAAGACCTGTTTACCCAAGAGGGGACGCCCGTTCCCGCCCGTGCAACGTACCGCAAGACTGATAACTCTATTCTGGGGGTTGTTGGTCCGCGATACACTCCGCTGCAAAACAGCGATGCGTTCGATTGGTTCCAGCCGTTTCTTGACGCTGGCGAGTGCCAGTTGCACACTGCCGGTTCGCTGCATAGCGGCCAGAAGGTTTGGGTGCTTGCCCAACTCAACCGTGACAATAGCGAAATCGTCAAGGGTGACGAGGTTTGCAAGTTCATTTTGCTGTCGAACAGTCACGACGGCACAACCGCCATTCGTGTCGGCTATACGCCGATCCGGGTTGTGTGCGTCAACACGCTCGCCGCTGCTCACAGCAAGCATAGCGGCAGCAAACTGATCCGTATTCGTCACACCCGCTCCAGCAAGACCAATCTGGAACAAGTCCGTGACATTATGGACAACATCAATGCGGAGTTCGAAGCGACTGCTGAACAGTATCGGTTCCTCGCGTCGAAGAACTTCAATCAGGCCGACGTTCGTCGGTATGTCAAGGTACTGCTGGGCATCGAAGGTACTGCGGACGAGGAGATCAAGACTCGCACCCGCAATATCATGGACGAGATCCTTACTCTCGTCGAAGGTCCGAAGCAGGCTGCGGTTGGGGTTCGTGGAACGTGGTGGGCTGCCTACAACGGTTTCAACGAATACCTGAACTACAGCAAGGGTCGCACGTCGGACAACCGGCTCGACTCGCTCTGGTTCGGCCAGAATGCGAACGACAACTCCAAGGCATTGGACACTGCATTGCAGTTCGCCAACGCCATCTAACGCTCTCCTTTCGTGGTGCGTGGCTCGGGGAAGCCGTCCCTCAGGGGTGGGGGGCGGCTTCTCCTTTTTTATGATGGTGGATTTGACGTAAGTGGTTGCCACTAAAGGACTTAGGGAGATCCCGGCCCGCGAATTTAGTCGTAAGTTTAATGGTGGCAATGACTTACGTAAATTTTGTAAAAGAATCTCGCAAGTTCCCTATAGACAAGGGGTTGGGGATGACGATACAATGGAGTAGACGTAAGGTGAGTGGTGGCAATGGGTTAGGTAAAAATAATAATAGTGAATGTAATAAGGGTCAGGATGTTATTCTAGCCCTAGATTGTCCTATCTAATCCAACGGGTTCGCTCATGATGCTCATAGTCAGTCCAGTAAAGCCAGCCAATGATCGTAAGTCCATGAACCACAAGACCTTGCGTCAAGTCGAATCGTGTGTTATACTGTACATAGTAACAAGCGATGTAACAAATAAATAATCTACTGAGATTGATTCTCAGGAAGATAAAAATAGACTATATTATTCTTTATAAATCATAGTCTGCAAAATGTTGGGGACCCTTTGAGTTATGCAGAAAGGAAGTATGACTAGAAAAACAGTTAAGTATTACAATGCTCTAATTAAGATTACTGTATATCCAGAAGCTGATAATCCCGATAGTATTCCTACTAATGTTGAGGATGCTATTGATAATATGTTTGGGGAAGAGAATGTGTGGGGGAATGGTACTGTGTGGTTGGAACTGAAAAAGTTTACCCAAAAAAGAAAGAAGCGGGTCAAGAAATGAAGTTGATCAAGATTACTATGGAACTTGGTATTGAGGATGATCTTGTTTCTAATAACAAGGAAGAGATTGCTAACTATCTTACTAATATGCTTTATGGTGATCCTGATTTCTTTGGAGAATTTGGCCCAGAAAATATAGTGGAAGTTAGAGAATTGGAGGATTGATTTGGTTGCTATAGTTTGTATTATACTTATGATGTGTCTTTTAAGTACCGAACCCCGCAGACGCTAGGATGGTATGCAAAAAAATAGTACGGTTGCTGTAATAAGTGCTAATAAATTATTACTATTGAAACGAGGACCAACTGCTCCTTGGATGCCTGAGAAATATTGTTTGCCTGGCGGAGGCGTAGAAGATAATGAGACTCTTATTGATGCTGCTATAAGAGAACTACGAGAGGAAACTAATATAAGACTAAATGCCCTTGAGCTTACTCCTATGGAAGTTAAGTATCATTCGGGATATAGTAAAACTGTTTTTGTTTGTAATCAAGTTGGTCTTTATGAGGTTGATCTTAACTGGGAACATTCCTCCTATGTGTGGGCTTCTTATAAAGACTGTTTTAAGTTAGAACTGGTTCCTGGTTTGGGTACTACTATTAAGACCCTGTGCCATTGGGGTTTTCTGATCTAAATCCTTTATACTCAACACCTTGTGGCGACCGATAGGTATGGTATACTGGTAGTGTAGCTCGACAGTACAAAACATCTTACGGAGATAGCTATGACATACGATCCTGAATACAACAGCTTTCGTTTCAACGTTCGTGATATGGAAATTATACTAGATGCCCTGAGTTATGTCAACTGGAATGATAAGTCTCTTAGCCAAGGCGACAGAGATTATATTGATGGTTTGTATGAGAGTCTTGATAATGCTGGTAGTTTTGCGTAGAAGTCCGGTGATTACAATGTATATTACTTTCTTTTTCACACCTGTCACCCAAGGAACTTCTTATGCTTATGCTCATTATCCTGTTCTGTCTCGTGTCTGCAATGGAGTGCTGATTGATACATAAGATACTATAGAGTTATATGTATCTTGTATTCTTACTCTTTAGTAGTTTAATACCAACTCTGCATAATACATAAAGTTTTGCTAAGCACTGTCAAGCTCAGAAACTTTTAAAGAGATATGCGCTATGTAAACTACATGAGCAAGAAGACACAAAATCAAACATGTCTGAGGGTTCGAAATCTATTATAGCTCAACCAGAGGTATCTGTATGGCCGGTTTTTATATTCTTGGTGGCGTCCTCCTGCTCTTTTTAATAGGAGCATCCTGTATCGTTATAGACATGATGCGTCCGTCCGAACCAGAAAGAATTCTTATTAAGAGATCGCCAAGAAGATTCAATAACTATGACGACATAGACTAATCAAATAAAAAAACAAATTGTCATATCTCACCACCATGGTATAATGTGATTTGTCAACGGAGCTGATCGTCACCTGAGTAATCGGGGGACAATTGGAATCATGGGCGAATTGTTTTTAACTTTTTAACCATGAGGTGATTTATGAAGGCTAGAGTTATTAATCAGGTTACTCGTAGGGAGATTCAGAGAAAGTATATTGATCAGATTTTAGGTGAATTAGATTTTATGCAGATAAAAGATCGTTTAAGAGACTATCTGCAAAAGGAAAAAGATAAAGAGTCTAATTATGCCTTGGAGTCAGAGATTCGAAAAGAGGCTCCAGAAATTCTAGTAGATAATTGGGAAGATTTTAGTGGGCCTGCTACTCTAACACAGGAGTATGAACATCATGCCTAGAATCTTTCATAGAATATTATCCTTTGAAATAGAAGGGGAAATATATGATCAGGATACTAAACCTGAAGATATAATCAAGAACTATATTTTTAGATTCAAAGATTATAACGACGGTAGAGATAAAAGTTTCCTAGAACTTGAACATAAGGATCATAGGGGCAAGATTACTAAATGTAGTAGTCGTCCCAAAATTAGTAAGGCAAAAAAGCCCGACACTGAGTTCTTTGTAATTTAAAGTGAGGTGCTTTATGAACGATAGTTTTCCATTAGTTTATTGGTATAGTGTTGGTGGATTAGTATTGTTAGCTTTACTATCATCATACTTTCTATACAATTTTTGGTATAAGCCTAAGAAAAGTTTGTAATAACTACCATTAAGTTTGGTTAACATCAAGTCCGGCAATTAGTCTCAGCTAATCTGCCGGATTTGGTCTTTGTGGTCGTAGTCAGCGAGTTTAGAGAACCCTTTAAGATTTTGGGAATTGACAACAAATCCCGTCTTTCTAGTATAGGTTAGTAAATGAATGATTCGTGCCAAGGACGGCACATTCTTTTTAACCAAGGAGTTATTTTTATGAAGAATTTTCTATTAGTAATCGCACTACTTTGTGTTGGCTCAACCTCTATGGCTGGTGAATGTGTCAACGGCACTTGTTCGCTACGAAGTCGTGTTGTTAATGTTACCCGTGAGGTTGTTAGTGTTCCAGTAACAGTAACACGACGCACCGTACAGGCTACGCGAAATGTAGGACGAAAAACAGTCAATCGTATTCGTGATGTTGTTCGTTGAAAATCATGGTTGATAATCTGAAGGGTTAGGACAACTTGTCGGATTATAGATCATAACGAAAAGATCGCCCCCGAAAAAACTCGGGGGTCTTTTCTTAAAAGGAATTACTTTATCATGGAGGATAAATGATGAGAATTTTTATGGTTGCATTTGCCGTTATTTTTTGTACTAGTTTAGTCGCGGAGGCGGCGAGGCCCAGGTACTATAGTCAGCCGACCATGAAGGTCCAAAGTTATAGTAACTATTATGTTTCGGGAAATGATCAGGAAAGATGTCAAGCAGAAGCAAATTATATGGCAGCTAATAATATTACTGGTCATGTATGGGGAACTATTGGTAGTTTTGAAGGGGTAGGTTATGGTTCTAGTGCCAATTGTAACACATGTGTTCCCGGTAACAATATGAGCCTAACAGGAGATGCTAGTGCTCAAGGTCGTAACGGAATGTGGTATAGAGTAAGAAGCTGGAGATGATAATATAACGTATAAGCATACCCCTGGTATCTCTTCTCTCACCCACCTATCTATCAGGGGATATGCTTGTACTACCTAATATTATGGGATCGGTTTTTATGGTTACAGTCAGTCAGTTAGTATGATTATAGGAATAGTTTTAAACAAAGAAATTAGCTGTGAGAGTATTTGTGCTCATGTTCAAGACTTGGTAAATAAGCACAGATTAACAACTCCAGATTTAAGTAGTAGTATTTTGACCATAGAAATCAAAAATATGGTGGATGCTGGTGACCATCATATTCCTAAAATAACTTATGAAGATTTTAGTAGTCCCACCTAAAGCACCGGATTTGCCCCAGATGCCTACAGTCAGTTAATATGAATATATTTAGCATCTTACGAACCATTGGTTTTTTGATTCTAGGAATTATAATAGTAGAGAGTATTGTATACCTAGCTAATCAATGGTTAATCAATTATGTTAGTTCATCAGATAATAGCACAGACCCCGACAATAGTTAGACGGCCAATATGTCCAACATTTGTGCATGATGATACTACCAGACTAATCATATTCCTAATAGCAATACCAATCCTCATAGGAATACACTGGGCGATCTTGAGGTATTTTAATGGACAATAATGATCCCCTAATTAAATATGGTCATGTTATCATTCTTCTCTGCATAACCATCATGTGGGGATTGGTTTCGTATTTAGAGTATTTTCTTTATAAGGATGAAAATGATGAGTAGTTCAAAAATTGTAGAATTTCATAAACCTTTTATCAAAAACCTGATTCTTTTGGGGCTAGTTACAATAGTTTCTATGATTTCTACCAAATATATTGTAGAATATATTATTAATCACCACTATCAATCCCACCAATATACCTCTTCTGAATCCCAGAAATAAGTCGTTTAACTGGTTTGTTAGCTAATATGATCTATTTGTTAACTAATCAAATTAAAATTCACTTATTATCTTACGCCGTGGTGAAAATTGGATTAAAGGCCAATAGTGCGAATGGCCGATAAACCCTCTTGACAGACCCTATCCCTTCTGGTATACTGTCTATAACTAGTAGTAGGAAAAGTAGTAATAAATAGGGGATTTATGTATAAGAATGTATTGTTGACCGATAAAGAAATTGCTCTGGTTAAAAGGGTTATTGGAGATACTCTCCATGAAAAAGTACATATTGATCGTACTAATTTGACCATTATCTATAACCGTCTAAGGGCTATTGTGCCTACTAAAAAGTATAATCAAAGCATTAATTAATCTAAATGGGAAACAAATCCCCAAAGAATCAAAGAAATGAATAAACAATGGGCGACATACCCACAAAAACACAACTTTGGGGCAAACCACAGGGAAATGAATTTCTCTTTGAGAATTATATTATGAGACATGAATTTGAAGGAGTTAGTGTAATAGGCTATTTTCAAATTATACAAGAAGCGTGTGATGCTTATAGAGAATGGGTGGAGGAAAATAAATAATGAGTTTGGCAACTAAAGATTCTTATAGGGCAGATATTTACAACTTTGATGTTGAACAGAACGGGAATTTGTCAACTTTAACTATTAACAATGTTATTTCTTGGCAATGGTTGCAAATGCAGTTGACTAAGGATGAGATTAAGGGGCTTGCTAATTTTTTTAACCAATTTGTGGAGGAAAACTAATGACTAAGTTTATTCGTGCGGTAATGTTTGCTGTTGTTATGGGCGGATCTATTGGAGATATTATGGTTCGTCCTAATATTGCTATGGCTATTGATGATAATGAGATTAATAAGATTTTGAAGGCTAAGGAGATTGTTAGGAGTATGGTTAACTTCCCTGATACTCTTGTATTTCATGAGTTTTATACTAAGGTGAGTGGAAACACTGTTACTTTAAAGTTTACTGCTAAAAATGCTTTTGGAGTGCCTGAGACATTTATTAAGGATATCAAGGTAAACTAAATAGAAAAAAATGAATCTTATTCAATGTTTTAGTAATATCGTTGGTCACAAAGAGGCTCAAGAGATTGTTACTGATCTTAATCAGATGAAATCTAGTTTATCTGAGGGTTTTTATATTAAGTATGATAGAAATCAGGACTATTCTAAAGATGATAACTATTTGGTTATAGGAAATGTTACGCAAAAAGATTGGGATGAACTTAATCTTGACATTGACTTTATGGAAATTGGGATTCTCTAAAGGCGACCGTTGACAAATGTCGATTACTCTGGTATGCTTAGACGTATACCTTGGAGGCCCATATGAAATATCACTATGTTACTGTACAGATTGTTATGAGGGATTGTGAGTCTGAGACAGATGCTAGAAGGAATTGTGTTAAACTTTTACCTTGCCATCCAGACGAAACCACTAAACATATGGAATCTTGGGAAATTACTAAAATAAGGAGTTCCGACAATGGGAATGGGTAGTTTTGCTGTTGGATCTTTTGTTATCGAATATAAGGACTTGAAGAAACTTTGTCCTGCCCAAATTAAGGCTATTGAAAAGGCTCCACACTTTAAAAGCGTTGGTTGGTATAGTATTGGTCGATGGTTAGCATGGGATAATCCAGAAGAAGTTATCGAGCCTATTTATGAATGTGCTAACGACGATGAACAGGCTACAGAAGAAATTTTTGAACAATATGAAAGTCTAATTCAATCCCTTAAGAATACTTTTAATAAGAAAACCGGCCTTACTCTTTATTTTGATAGTTATGATGAGGAAGGTGGCGACCGCTATGATAATCCCGGCGATAAGGATGGGTGTATTTTTTGCGTGGATGGTATGGTTCAACTAACTCCTGCCGGGAAAAGGTTTAAAGACATTATTACTGAACGTAAGTGGACACAATTTGGGTGAAATATGATTTATCTTTATCTTAATGAAACTGAAAAGTTGGCTGAGATTGTATCTGAGTTGGTAAAATTGGGGATGGGTGTTGTGGCTGAACTCCATGGAAATAAGTGGCATATTGAGGTCACTCAATGACATTGCATGACTATTTATTGAAAAACCTAGAACAAACAGTAATGATAGCATTGTCTGTTGACAATCAAAGTCCTGTCCAGTACAATTATTGGAACTGGTTTCATGATAAAAGCCAATTACATCTTCTAAAAGAAGATTATTCAATAGGTCATATCTTGCATACTGGATCGGTGACTATGAATGATGACGGTAGTATAAATCATGTTAGTAAATACCATCCTAAAGAATGTATTTTAAACTTTTATTTTGGTGGAGTAAGATAACTGTATTCTTGTAAGGCGGCAAGAAATCGTGGAGGTTTTTTGCTTATGGATTATGAATATAGAAATGTTGATACCGACATAGAACTACTGAAAGCGGCTAAAATGTATTGGGAAGAGGGAGCAACAAAGCAGGACGTATATGATATGCTTGCTAACAAATGTTATACTCCTTGGGAAGCAGATAGGGCTTTAAATGACTACTATTATATTTATGTAAATTCACCCAATCTGTTAAAGTATACCATCATAGCTTCTTGTATCAATGTTATATTTTTAGTAACTTGCTGCTGGATTGGAGTCTTGATTAAATGACTGGTATAAATATACAGGCTCCGTGGAGCCAACTTTTAATTAATGGTCAGAAATGTGTTGAGACACGCTCATATCCACTCCCTAAAAACTACGAAGGAGTTCCTCTTGCATTAGTTGAAACTCCAGGCAAATATGGTCAATTTAAATCTCGTATTATTGGAACAATAACTTTTAGTCATAGTTTTTGTTATCCAGACGAGCATATATGGGCGTCTGACTATAATAGACATATGGTGGAAAAATCAGATGAAAATTATGGTTGGAAACCAAATAAATTAAAGTATGGTTGGGTGGTATCTCAGGTTACTAAATTTGACCACCCTATACTAGCACCAAAACGCAAAGGCATAGTTTTTACTCAAAAAATTGATGTATCATGAATTGTCATAGCGTTAAATTTAAGGTTGTAAAAAATCCGCAGAGCCAAGATTTACAGCTTGAGATTTATCGTCCTTATGGAGATGATGATAAGCACTGGATGATGATTGATAGACTTAATGATCTGACAATAGAAGAATTAAAATGTCTTACAGAATATCTTTTATCCTTATTTAAAAAACCAAAATAAAATGTCAAACACAGACACAGCAACAAAATTGTTTTATACTTGGTCAGATCTAGATAATGATGTAGAATATATTCGCAATAAACTAATAGGTAAATTATGGATTCCTGACTATATTGTTGGAGTTAAAAGAGGTGGTCTTATTCCAGCAATAAAACTTAGTCATTCACTGGATAAACCTATGATTATGATGAGTTGTCAAACTAGAGACGATAGTGACAACGAAGTTAAACTATTAGAAGCAGAAAAATTATCTATAAATAGTAATATACTGATAGTAGATGATATATGTGATAGTGGTATTACAATGTCTAAAATCATAACAGAATTTATGAGTCGCGGACACCACTCTGTCAAAACCTGTTCATTATTTTATAATACTGAACAGAACTTTATAGTAGACTATCCGGTAAGAAGTTTAGATCGTTCTCAAAATAAAGACTGGATAGTGTTTCCTTGGGAGGTATAATGACATCAGAAACATATTTTTTTAATGACACAAATACATCTAATGCTATTCTTTTTAGATCAATTAAGAATGGACAATATGGACTAAGTATTGTTAATGAATACGATGGTATACGCCAAGAATATGTGATAGAATCCAGTCCAAATGATTTTCTAGAATTTGCTAGATTTATTCAACAATATTTTCAAACACAACAGTAAGATGGGAAATTACTTATATCGAAAACTATTAATTTTAGCAAGGGCAATAGATCATAGAGTTGGCAAAGATGACTATGATGCTCCAGATATACCTATTCTTACACAGATAGAAGCATGGACAGCCTTTTGGATAAAATTAAGTATTATTCTAATTAATTTCATAACATGTGGTTTTATTATAGCTAATACTATTCATCACTGGTAAAGGAACGAGATATGCCATCATTTTTAACTGTTTCTGGACAAAAAATTACACTTAGAATGTATGGAAACAAAACCTTTCTATTGTCTATTGTGGAAACCAATGGCGAAGCAAAAAACATAGAAATGGATATAGGAAATATAACAGCCTTATCAGCTATACTAAATAGTTTAGTGTTTGAACATAATGATATATGAAATATCTGGACACTTTTGAATCTTGGGGTCAAATTTTTAAAATCTGTAGAGCAGAAGATGGATATATTTTATGGATTCACAAGCACGATAAAGCATATAAATTTCAATTGGATCATAATGAACTTCAAAACTTAATTGACTTTATGCAGGACTTTATAAAAGAGGATGGGTATTGTGATGAAAAAAGGATTGATTGAATGTTTAGTTGGTCTAAGCATTATGTCTGTCGGTGTATATTTCGTCGTATTACAAGGCGGATGGTATCTGCTTTTAGGTATATTTTGTTTGATGTGGGCCAACAATATTGGTCTAAAATATAATGCCAAAACCACTAACCAAAGAATTTCTAGTCAGTCGGAAAATTTGCTGCGGACATAAATGTTTGAATTGTCCATATTTACCGAAACATAAAAAGGGATCAATCAAAATAAAAACTTGACTACTCCGTAGTGGCCCCATTATTTTTAAAGTTTAGGGTTGACACTGACGATAACCGTGTTATACTACCTCTAGCACTGGAGGCCGATATGAATACAGAAATCGTTGCAGTTTATCATTATGACCATCATAGTTTAGCGTCTAATTCACTATTTGAGATTATTGCTAATTATGATTCGTGGGAAGACTATGATCGACGAAATGTGTCGTTTTATGATATCTATGATAAAAATGGTGTTTGTGTCAATGAAGGAGATCCTTTCTATGAACTTCCTTCTTGGGAAACTGTTCGTAAATTTTATAGACCAGAAAGCAGGACATAAAATATGAAAGATAGATTCGATCTTGAGGATAAAATTAATAAAACGAGTATTTTTGCTGATCATCTTAGAGATTTATCTGCTAGTATACTAGAGCATGATCTTTCAAAAGATCAAATCAGTAATGCTTTGGAAGGTTTGGCTGTTTTAATTGAATCTCACGAAAGAGTTTTGTTTGATACTTTTATACAGGCGTTGAAACTGGACTCGTACAGAGAGGATAATATTGCCATATGAATGAAAAAGCACACCAACTTGTTTGCGATTTTTATAATAGTGTTTGGGAATACATGAAGGATGAATATAAACCCAAGTGGTCTAAACTCTATAATAGTGAAGAAATCCTAGATGATATGATTTATTTAACTGGAGAATATTACTTTGGGGGTAATACTGTTCCTTTCACGGCAGGCCAAATAGTGGATTTACTGAAAAGTAAATACGGAAAATGAAAGCATCTTTAGAAGATGATCTGTTCAAGACAGAATGGATCAGATACAAGTGTAGGGAAAGGGAAACCTATGCTCAAAATTTGTATGCTGCTATGTGCAACAATAGATTTTTTAAAAACGATGATGAATGGACTTGTTCTTGGAGATATGCTGGAGGATTAGTTTCTCAACTCATCAATGATGACTCTAAACTAAATATGGTTAGAGACTCTATGGATTATATGGACTGGTATTGTTCTGGCATAGCATCAAATAGTATTGATGGATATGTGTCTGAGGGTTTTGTTACATCAGAAATATCCAATGATCTCCTCAATCTAGGATGGGTTGCAAAACCATATGAAGACATATAAAAAACAATATCGTAAGATTGAAGACAAAGTATACTGTGATAGATGTAAGACTTGTTGCACCAATGATATTTTTGGTAGTGAATATGCTACTTTAGAGGCATTGTGGGGCTATGGGTCAAAACACGATGGAGAAAAATATGAACTTCAAATGTGTGAGAATTGTTTTTTTGAAACACTACAATGGATCAAGAGCAAACAATTAGGCTAGTTTAATGATAAAATATGTAGATAAAATACTAATTATTAATCATCCAGACCATAAAGATAGGAGAAAATATCAGGAGGATCAGGCAAAAATTTATGATCTAAATTATCAGTTTGTATCTGCCGTTCCTGTTGATAGCAGTAATGGTTTTCAAAACAAATCTTTGAAATCCTGTTTTCTGTCTCATATCAAAGCATTAAAAATTGCTCATGATACTCAAGAACTTTGTTTGATTTTGGAAGACGATGCTCGTCTTGTAGATATTAGTGAAATTAACTTATATCTAAATAGTCTATTAAATGATTATTTACAATATAATGTATGGGATATGATTTATTTTTATCCTTCAATGCATGATAGTAATTTTTCTGTAGATATTAATCAATATTCTACTAGAGATACCAAAGTAACAAATCTTCATGCCTACTTAGTAAATCCTAGGAAAATCTTCTACCTGATTGAAGCTTTAGAATATCATTTCAGTAGAATTGATAATGATACTAATAATGATTATACTAAAGATGTCAAAAGATCTCATATAGATCATGTTATTGCTAATTATATACATCCTAAAATGAGAGTATTTTGTCCTAAAACTAATCTGATTTTTCAATGGAGAAAAGAATTTGGTAGCACTTTAGGCTGGGGCTGTAGAGTAGAAGACAAAACATATCCGTTTATTGTAGAAAATTAAACTTTATGAATAAAAAACAAACTATTTCTGTGAACGATGATCTAATGATAGAGATTCATCATAATCCCCATCTAAATTATAAACCATTTCAATTTAGAGTTTATGGATACAATTCTTATTCAGAGCATAGACTAGATGTAAAAGATATGGTTAACTTAGCAGAAACTATTGCCGATTTTGCGTTTGACAATTCAGATGCTCTAGGATATAATGATTCTTTTACCGGACTAGCAAGATTATGGCATCACAGACGCAACGAAGTATTAGAAATCTTGGATCAAAAAGATGACGCAACTAACAGTAATAGGTGATGTTCATGGGAAATATGACAAGTATGAGCAGATAGCTAGAAAAAGAGATTATACTGTTCAACTAGGGGATCTAGGCTTTAAATATAATTGTCTAAATAATTTATCGTTTAAGAGACACAAAGTTATTGGTGGCAATCATGATAATTATGACATTATTCATTTATTCCCCAACTATTTAGGAGATTATGGACAATGTTCTTTAGGTGGTATTGATTTCTTTTTTTATCGTGGAGCATATTCTATAGATAGACAATATCGTACCGTTGGTATTGATTGGTGGGAAAAAGAACAATTAACCATCGAAGACTTTATGGCAGCTAGAGAATTATACAGAAAAATAAAACCTAAAATTGTTATCACGCACGATTGTCCTAGCAGTATCGCCGCTCAAATGCTTTTGCCTCACCAAAGAGTTTATGAGAACATGACAGGATGGGCATTAAATGAATTGTTTAATATCCATCAGCCAGACTTGTGGATATTTGGACATTGGCATGATTCTCGCACTATACAGTATGGTAATACAAAGTTTGTGTGCCTTGACGAGTTAGAAACATATGATATACTACATCAGGCCGATTGAATTTTATGAAAAATACTGAGAAATATGATAAACTTAAACTAACAGTAGAAAAATTGTGTTTGGAAGCGATAGACGCTCAAAAACAGAGAGAATCTACAGTTGGTTATGGGCTGGATGATTATACAGAAGGCAGGATTGTCGGTGGTGCTGCGTTGGCACGGAAAATAATTAGGGCGATTAGAAACAATACCTTTTAAAGAAAGATTAATTATATGAAGAGTAGTAGTTATTTTGTGGTTGCGGCATTTGCTAGTTTTGTTTTTAGTGTATCTCTTTGGTTTTTGGGAGACGCTGATATTAATCGTGATCAAGCAATTTTTGTTGGGTTATGGGTTCCAAGTATTCTTAGTCTAGGAAATCTGGTGAAATGAGTAATTTTGTTATCTTTGCGGTTGGCTTAATCATTACTCTCATTGCGGGAATGGGAGTTATTACTAGCCAAGTTTTTATAGGGTATAAGAAATTTAAACTTCCAGAAATAAATACTTATACTGATACTGTAATTGAACCGAAAGGTTAGGATCGCGGGTATTCCTTTAATCAATAGCCGTAGACTTTTAGCGAGGTTTTGTGTAAGACTGAAGAACCTCGCTTCAATACAACAAGGATTTTTTAATGGCAAATTTTGAAGATTGGCTCAATGAAATAGAGGGGTTTTCGTTACGTTCTGAACGAGCCTACGATGATCTGGTTAAAAACCCAAAAGACCCAGTAGACAACTGGCAAGAAATTAAAACGTGGCTAGAGGCGGCATACCATCAAGGCTGGGATGATGCCAAGGATGCGATCAGAGAGAGTTTAAGATAATGTTTGAACCAGAATGGATGGAGTATTTTCAAAGAGAATCTCCTTTTTCATACTACTGTGTTTTATTTATTCAATTTTTACTGATAATATTATCATATTGTTCGTATGCTGTTTTATGTTTTGTATTAATTTTACCTATATTTATGATATATTCTGGTACTAAATCTATTAAGATTCAATTTAAAGAAAACAAAGAACACAAAAAGAAAAGAAAACAAAAAGAACAAGAAGAAAAAACTCATGAAAATCTATATTTGAATCGTTTAGACAAAAATCTCAACAATAAAAAGAAGAAATAATGGAATATCCTAGTTTACAATGGATGAGTGATATACATTACAAATGTGAATATGGATATTTTATGCTTAAAGAGCATAATCGTTGGATCTTTTTACCTTTTGAATATGAATTTGATGCTGATTTGTTATTGAGCATAATCAATACATTAAAAAATCTTAACGAGAATACTTCAAATGAACTATGAAGAGTTTGTTAAACTTGTAGATCAGACCAGTAAGAATTTCAACTGGAGATATGGACAGGCTTTAATGAATGTTCTTCATGGAGTTTGGCCCTCAAAATATCATGAACTGACAGATTTAGAGCTAGACTGTTATTATAGAGAAGATTTAGTAGCAGCAACTTTAAAGTTTCTTAAAAACGAATGGAAACCCACAAATGAGCAATACAGAAAATAACTTACCGGATAGTAAAATTCCTTGGTGGGACAATCATTATGAAGATATTTATAGTGATGATCCAGAGGACGGATATCCATATGATATGGGAACAAAGATACAAGAATAATACTCAGTATGTCTAAAAACTGGCATGATTTGGCAATACAATCAAAATTTATTCTGAAACAAGCATTAGACTTAAAACCAAACGAAGCTTGGCCTTATATTATATTTGCAGATAATTATTGTTCTTCCTGTGAAGAAAGATTCGCAATGTTATTAAAGGCTTGGCAAATAGATCCAACGAATACTAGATGTGAAGAAACACTAGCCTCATTATCAAAAACCTCATTTATTAGTAATAGTCTAAAAGATCAGTATAATTTTATTAAAACAACACATATTGATATTCATAAAAAATATGCGATACCAATCAAATGTTCTATTAAAAAAGAGTTAGAAAATAAAATAAATTTTTCCATAGAAAACCAAAGAATAAATTTGCACGAAAATCAACACTATAATACTATACTAGATTTTATTATAGACAATAAATGGAATCTTAATCTAGGTTATAGTCATGAGTTTTTAGCTGGAGACCAAACATTTGTCTATGGAGCTGGTTGTATTACGATTGATAGAATATCTAAAAAAATTATTTATATAGATAATAAATCCGGACACTTTCAACCAAATATAAATAAGTTTAATAGTCAAATTTTACAATATTTCAAACTTTTTTACGATGTATCAAAAATTTCGATAATGTACTATGATACATCTAGTCACTTACCGATATGCTGCGGTGTTCCATCAATTTTACTGTTATAATATATGAGTCATAATTTTTGGGAAAATAGACACAATAATATTAATTATCGACATACACGCATATGTCCACAATTAATGGCTTTTATAGACGATATCAAACAATATCAAGGAAAACCCACAATACTTGATCATGGTTGTGGAACAGGAAGGGTAGCAAAATTTATTACAGACAATTTATTTTGCAATTTAATTATTAATGATATATCAAATATTGCTATACATAATACTATCAAACTTTTGGGCTATAAAGTACAAAATTTTTGCGGTCATCTAGAAGAAATGGAACCACCAACAACAAAATTTGATTTCCTAATATCGCATAGAGTTTTACATACAATAAAAACAGAAAGTCTGCAAAAAACCATACAGTTCATTGAACAACACTCAAATAAGATTTTTATATCCGCTAGATCTAAAAGCTGCCAAGAATATGAACATGCACTAGCAAATTATCAGCAGATAAAACAAGACGAGTTCTTGTCTTTAAATAATAAATATATACATTTTTTTGATGAAGAATCTTTAATTAATATTTTTTCTATTATAAAAATAACAGAATTAGGATATTTTACAGAATTATCGGGTATTAGAAACAAAGAAAACACATACATATACATTATAGCTGAAACAAAATAGTCCATAATAACACTTAACAAGGTCTTTTTAAGAGAGTTAACTACTATGAGTTGGAATCACAGAATAATCCGACATATTGAGCCTAGAACCCATATGGATGATGCTATTTATTATGCTATTCATGAGGTCTATTATGATGAGAATGGTAAGGTGAATGGTTTGACAGAAGAACCCATTAGGATTATGGAAGAAAGCCTAGAAGATTTGAAAGTTACTCTGCAAAGACTAATAGAGTCTTTTGATAATCCGGTCATTGACTATGATACGGGACAGGATATAATTAATCAAGAGCGGAATTAACCGCCGCCACCGACTTGATCACCGGGAGGTAATGTCCTTGACCTCTGTTTCCCGTATTTAGGGTTTCAACGTCAGATGATTGGGGCATTTTCAATACAAGGAAATTTATGAAAATAGATTGGGTGGGCTGGAGTATAACTAATTTGTTTTATTTTGGAACACGATTTAATAGCGGGGTTCCATATAAGTTTGTTCGTATTGGCCCACTAATGTTTAAGAAATACCTATGATAATTAATATACCAAAAGAATTAGCTACTCTAGACAGAAGTGATTTTACGGAGGTTTGTGAATTTGTAGACAAAATAGTTGCTGATATTGAGGAAATTCTTACTGAGATTGGAAGTGAAGAAGCATTGGCTTTAACTAAAGATTATATGATAGATTTAATTAATCCAGACTTACTAGACTTTGACAAAGAGGAAACATGAAAGGTCCGTTGATTTATTACGAAATTAAAGATATGTATGGTACTGATCTGAGCAGCACAAAACTTGCTACAGAATTACGAAAGTCTGTGCTTGAAGAAATTGAATTGGGTTTTAATGTAGAGATTGATTTCAAGGATGTTCGTAGCATAACTAATGGATGGGGACGAAATCTAATCGGTAAAATAGCTAAGGATCAAGGTGTGGACTTTGTTAAGAAACACATTCTCTTGTCCAATATGAATAAGAATGTACGAAGAAATCTGTTAGAAGGAATATCTGATATACTGGAAGTATAATGATTAATGGACAAACTCTTATAAATTTGGGATATAAGCCATCTAAATGGTTTAAGGATGTAATTGGTTATGCTAATGCTAATCAATTGACTAACGATGCTATGGTTTCATACATAGAATCTATAGTACCTAAAACTATTGATCCATACAATGAACCTATATTTTTTCATCAAAATATTATAGCCGATAATGAGCATGAACAACAAAATGTTGATGCTGTAGTTTCTGCTATGAATAGTATACTAACTTTGCCCACAGCAGTAGATGCTGCAATAATGCCAGACGCTTGTCCATCTGGCCCAAACGATATTCCGGTTGGAGGAATAGTTGTTACAAAAAATGCTATTCATCCTAGTATGCACAGTGCAGACATTTGTTGCTCTATGATGGCTACAGATTTGGGTTTTACAAGCCCTAGCGTGGCTCTGGAGGCCGCTTTTAAAATTACCCATTTTGGAGTAGGTGGACGAATATCGAACCACAGATGGCTTCCTAGCGATCTTAAAGATAAAATCAGTAGCAATTACTATCTCAATAGTGCTAAAAGCATAAACTATGCCGAATATCACCTTGGTACGCAAGGAGATGGTAATCATTTTCTGTTCATAGGAATCAGGGAAAGTGATAATCATACCATAATGGTAACTCATCATGGCAGTAGAGGATTTGGTGCTAATCTTTACAAAGAAGGATTGTATAAGGCTCAACAGTTTAGAGAAGAATTAAGTCCTCGTAGCAATTCCAAGCATCCTTGGATTCCTTTTGATACAAAAGAGGGACAAGATTATTGGGATGCTTTACAAATAGTAAGAGAATGGACAAAACTTAATCATACTATTTTACACGACTTAGTAAGACTTAAAGTATTTAAAACAATAGATGTTGAAACTTTCTGGAATGAACATAACTTTGTGTTCAAGAAGGATGATCTATTTTATCATGCAAAAGGGGCGACTCCTTTGGACGATGTTTTTGTTCCAGACTCATATAATGGATTACGATTAATTCCCATGAATATGAGAGATGGTATTCTCATTGTTAAGGGAGAAACTACACATACTAATCTTGGGTTTGCTCCGCATGGGGCTGGGCGTAACTATAGTCGATCAGACCATAGACGGTCTAAATTAGATTCAACAGGTAAAACAAAAGAACAAATTGTACAAGAAGAAACAGCCGGACTTGACGTAAGATTCTTTTCTGGACAATCAGACATTACGGAATTACCATCAGCATATAAAGACGCCAACAAGGTTAAAGAACAGATAAAACACTTTAATCTTGGAGCTATTGTTGATGAGATAAAGCCTTATGGTTGTATTATGGCTGGGGAAATAGATAAGCCTTGGAGAAAAAAGAAATGCTAGAATTTATAGGACGACTATCACTAAGCATAGCTTTATCATGTGTTGTTTCTCTTGCTCTTTCTATGGGGATTACTTTTCTTCTATTCACTATTGCTCATGCTTTTGAGTGGAATTATAAAGGCGATATCTACTGGATTTTTAATGTGTCTATAGTTACTCTGGTGTTGAGTTGGATAGTTAGTTTTGGCTATTTTATGAGCGTAATCAAATGAGACTGATTAGCGAAAGATATTCACGAACCGATGGAAACATATTCCTATCTTGTATAGTAGAATACTCGGATAGAAAGTTTAAGATTACAACATCTCCAACTAAACTTCATATCTGGTCAGGATTAAATGGCTGGTTATACATAGATAATGGGGATAGTTGTACCACAACCAAAGAATATATAGACCAATTTCTTCATATTATGAAAGCGTTCTCTAATGAAAAAGAAAACTAAAAAATCAACCAAGCGTAAACAAAAGATTGATGTTGTATTAGAGTCGCTACTTAATCTTGAAAGAGTAGTCAAAGAATTAGTTGCTCAAATTGAACAATTAAGATACAGTCAGTCTCGTTTTAAAGATGTTGAAATAGATCCAAAGAAATATTGGCCTAATACTGAACCTCCTTTTAAATTTAAAGATATAATGTGGAACGATAATTCAAGTAGTCAGTGGGAAGCCATTGATAAAGGATTACAGTGAATAAACTTACTATAGCAATAGATTATGATGATACATATACTGCCGATCCTGTATTTTGGAATAGGGTAATACAATTAGCAAAAGAGCATAATCATAACATGATATGTGTTACTGCAAGAAGTCATGAAAATCGTCATGAACTCATTAATTCTTTGCCAGAAGGTATGACAACTTATTTTTCTCATGATGAACCCAAAGCAGATTATATTAAAAGACAAAACATAGTAGTCGATATTTGGATTGATGATAGTCCTGGCTGGATTGTAGGAATTACATAATATAAAGTGATTTTATGCCAAGAAAACAAACCAAATGTATAGAAGATAACTGTGATAAATTAACCCATGGAATACGATGTAGACGACATTCCGCTGACCATAAACGTAAATTTGCTTCTATTAGAGATATGCAAAGACATCATAGTTTAGTTAAAAAATATAATTTAACTTTAGAAGAGTTTTACATATACTGGCAGGCATTTAGAGGACAGTGCGGAATATGCGGAAAAGATATGAAACATCCTGAACATAGAAAAGGACAATCTTTGGATGTTGTAGCCGTAGATCATGATCATACCACAGGAAAAGTTAGAGGACTATTGTGTAATGCCTGTAATAAAGGGTTAGGGTTTTTTAAAGACTCAAAAGAGCTTTTAGACAAAGCAATTAAGTGGCTACAATGAGAAAACTTGCATCTATTAAAAGAATATCTGATATTACTAGAATTCCAGAAGCAGATAAAATATGCGCCTATAATATTGGTGGATGGACGGTTGTTGATGCTGTTGGAAAATATAAAATTGATGATCTTGTAATTATGATAGAAATAGATTCTTGGGTTCCTACCACCATAGCACCATTTCTGACAAAGAAAGATAAAAACCCAAGCGAATATAATGGAGTTCAAGGAGAAAAAATTCGTAGCATTAAACTAAAAGGACAAATTTCTCAAGGACTATTGCTCCCAATATCTGTACTGCCTAATCCTACCGAGTTGAAGATTGGAGATGATGTAACAGACTTGCTGGGTATTCAGAAATATGAGCCGCCAATTCCAGCACAGATAGTGGGCGATGCACGAAGTTTTAGTTGGCCCATAAGTAAGACCGATGAAGTGCGAGTACAATTAGATGATGAGTATGGATTTATTGAGAGCTTAACTGGAAACCCATACTATATTAGTTTAAAATTGGATGGTACAAGCTCCTCATTCTTGATTGACCCTAAAGATGGAACCTATCATGTTTGTGGACGTAATTATAGTTATCGTAGATCCCATGACCATTCATTCTGGAAAATATCTGAAAGATATAATATTGAGCAAGGATTAAGGAACTTTTGGGAAAAGGGTCACAGACTAGCATTGCAGGGAGAGGTTGTTGGGCCGGGAATACAAAAAAACCCATTAGGATTATCTCATGCTGATCTTTACATATTTAATGTGATAGATATTAGAACTGGTCAGAAGTTATGTTTAGATAAATCTTTGATTGTAACTTCTCAACTTGGTTTGAATTTTGTTCCTATAGTTGACAAAGGCTCAAGTTTCAGTTATACTAAGACCGATCTACTAGAGATGGCGAAAGGCAAATATAGCGAACACTTCAACTCTGCAAAACCAAATCAAGATCGTGAAGGAATAGTAATTCGGAGCTTTTGTGGAGAAGTTAGTTTTAAAGCTATCAATAATGACTTTTTGTTGAAAGAATAAAATGGAAGAAAAGGCACTAGGCAAAATTGAGAAGGTTAGTTTT